GAAGGTGCAACGACTATCGAAATCCAGTTAATTCTGAGAGAGTAGAGTACACTCAAGCGAGTGGAAGCGCGAAGCATCCTATTATATAGAGATAAATAAATGGAAGAAATAAGACAATCCGATATTGATAGATTTATAGATAAAGTAAGACTTCTTGAAACTGGATGTTGGAAATGGATTGGTGGAGGTACTAAATATGGTATATTTTGGCTAAATCGTCGAAATATCTCAGCCCATAAATTTTCATATATGATATATAAAGGTGAAATTCCTCCTGGAAAATTTGTATGTCATACTTGTGATAATAAATGGTGTGTAAATCCAAATCATTTATTTCTTGGAACAAATCAAGAAAATATTCAAGATTTAATTGATAAAGGTAAAGGAGATGTATTGGGTCATCTTGGATCAAAAAATGGCCAGTCAGTATTAATTGAAGAAGATGTTATTAAAATAAAAGAGAAAATGTTACTTGGATCTAAAAATTGTCGACTTGCTGAAGAATTTAATGTTTGTGTTGGTACAATTTCAGCAATTCGAACTGGCAGAACATGGAGTCACATAACCCTTTAAGAAAAAATATAATAGGATGATGATATAGTCTAGTCTGCATAGAAATATGCAGCGGCATAGAACTTATATGCGGGTAAGGAGTCGCGATCCTTATTGAATGAGACGACAAGGTAGATCTAAAGATGGTTCAATAGGTTCAGGATCTCGTTTAGGGCATAAATTTCATGTGCTCCCTAATAGTAATATTAGGGTAATAAATACTTTTAATTCAGGGAAACTCCTAACATTTAAGTTGAGGACAATCCTGAGCGAAGCCGCTTAATGCGGAACGTGCAACGACTATCCCCATTTGGGGAGTACATCTCTAGTGAGGTGGAAACGGAGTACATCCTATAATATGGGATGAAGAGATAGTCTGATCTATATGGAAACATATAGCGGCATAGAACTTATATGCGGATAAAGATTAACGACCTTTATTGAACACAATCATGATGGAATTTGATGGTCTATTTGCACACAATGTTCCACGAGTAGTTAAAGAATTCAGAACTGTTAAAAATGATGATAAATCATTAAAGCCGGAATTAACACTCCAAATATTGACTACTGGAGATTATGATCTTCCAGCAACTCGGTCTGGAAAAAGTTATACTAAATTGACAATTGATAGTTTGATTGCATTTATTAATCATTAATGTTATTGGGTGGGCATTCAAACTCACCCAATAATACTCATTATCTAAGGAATTTATAATGTCCATGAAACGGAAAGTTGTATATACTTATTTTCCTACATTTACACAAATTTTGGAAGATGATCGTACAATTATTAATCGATATATTGATATGTCATTCACTACTCTTAACCGAAATACATTTATAATATTAACCGTTAAACAAGAATTTAAACATAATGATAATTTATTTATTGAAAATCTTAAAACATATTCATATTTTAGAGATGAATTACCTATTAGATTGCATCCAGCAATAGATGGATTATCAAGAGAAGATATTGTTGGAAAGACAGCTGAACTTTTTGCCGTTAGTCTATTTAATGATATATACCAATTTAAAAATGAAAATTGGTTAATTGAATATTTTCCTGAAGTAATTACACCTGAAGTTAAATCTAAAGATGTAATATTTAATGAATTAAATGAAATAAAAAGACGAATTAATGAAGGAGAGAAATTTGAAGATATCACGAATTGATGAATTAGTATCACTTATCGAATACCATGATAATCAATATTGGAACTTAAATGATCCTAAAATTTCTGATGAAGATTATGATAAACTACTTAACGAATTAAAGACACTAAATCCCCAACACCCATTGGGTAATAAAATTAATTCTCCTATTAAATGTGCATTAGGTAAAATTAAACATAAAACGCCAATGCTATCTCTTGATAAGTTCTATTCAGTAGAAGAGATTTTAAATTGGTGTGATTCGGTTTCTCGAAATGTAGAAGAAGTATTTCGGTTAGAACCAAAATTGGATGGAATTGCTGCTAGACATTATGTTCGATCTGCTGGCAATCTTATTGCTACTCGTGGAGATGATGGGATTAACGGCGAAAACATAAGTGATAAATGGGTTACTATTCTATATGAGAATTTTAACGGCGACATTCCAATATCTCAACTAACTGAGGATGCTCTTGGTGAGATATTGATGAAAAAATCTACTTTTGAAAAAATGAAATCGGTATTGCTCCGTAAAAATGGCGAACCGTATAAGTATCCAAGAAGTGCATGTGTTGGTATTTTATCTAGAGATGGAATTCAAGTTAATGCAGATCAAGTATTATCTTTTGTTGATTATAATAAGTTTTCAGCTAAGTTGACTTTGAATCAACTTCATGCTATTGATTGGGTATCTTATATTAATAATGTCAAAAATTGGGATTATCCTACCGATGGATTAGTTATTAAACTTGATGATGCTGCATATAGTGATTCATTAGGATTCACAAATCATCATCCAAAAGGTCAGATGGCTTTAAAATTTGATAATCCATTTGTACATACAAAATTAGTTAATGTTATTTGGCAAATTGGAAAAAATAAGTTAACTCCAGTTGGAATTGTAGAGCCGGTTGTCATTGCTGGAGCAACAGTAACCAGAGTGTCTTTACATAATGCAAAAAATATTATAGATAGAGATATTCAAATTGGAGACATTGTTAAACTTGAACGAGCTGGAGAGATAATTCCATATGTTAAATCTTCTGTTCCAGGAGAAGTTCGAGTAAGAATAACAATTGATATCTGTCCTGAATGTGGAACTGCATTAATATATAACAATCCAGATTTATTGTGTCCAAATATACAATGTCAAGGCAAATTAGTGAGATTGCTCGGAGATGCGGTTAAACGTATTGGTATTGATAATTTAGGAGAACCTACAATTGAAAAAATGATTGATATTCTTAATGTAGAATGTTTATTTGATATTCTAACATTAGAACCCAAAGAGTTATTTCAATTACCAGGATTTGCTGAAGTATCTGTCATGAAACTTTATCTTGAAATGCAAAGAGTAATCACAAACCCAATTGAAGATTGGAAGTTTTTATCTGCACTAAATCTAAAAGGAATTGGCGCTGGATTATGCAAATCTATATTTAAACAAATTAAATTTGATCAATTATTTAAAATGAGTGTAGATGATTTAGTTGATCTAAATCAACTTGGATATGATCGAGCACTTGTTCTTGTTAATGGATTGAATTCTGAAAAAGAACATATAGATTCATTATTGAGTATATTGACTGTTGTTGATACATTTTCAACAGCAACAAATGCCCCAGTTGGAGTTGTGTGTTTTACTGGTAAATCGGATATTAAACGTGACGATTGGGTTAAATTGGCGAATTCTGCAAATTATGAATTCTCTAAATCAATAACAAGTTCAGTTACTATTTTAGTATCTGATAATCCAAATAGTAATAAGAATAAAATGAAAAAAGCGAGAGATAAAGGAATTCATATCATGAGTTATGATGATTTTAATTGCCTAGTTTCAAATAAGGTATAAATCTTAATGCCACAAATACTATATCATCATATAAACATCACGAATAAAGATAGTGAAATTGAATATCTTAAAGAATTACAACATGAAGGCTTCTTTATAATTGGTATTGAAATAACAGATCCAGATATTGAAGAATATTGTCCATTATCAATAGATCCGCAACATTCATTAAATTATACAGCAAATAATAGAACTTCAATTGAATATGTGTTTAATTATCAATTAGATATTTTACCAATATTAAGTTCATTTTCAAAAATATTTATGATAACGATAAAACCAGATATGGATTCAATAGGATCTATGGCGGTATTGTCATTGTTATTAAATAATTCACTTAAACTTAATGGAGATCTTATACTTCGATTAAAAGCAATTGCTAAATCAGATAGACATGGACGAATAAATTGGAAAAATCGACAAGAAGATTACTTCCATTTTGAGAACTATAATATATATGGGCTTCCATGTGGATTGACATATATGACTGCAAATCATAGAATGACAACTGAAGAGAAAGTCAATAATATGATTGAATATCTAGAAACTGGAGATTTTCCAAATTTAGAAAAATATAATAGAATTATAATTAAAAATATACAGAAGTATAATAATTCGACAAATGTAAAAGTTATTGTTAATAAGAAGTTAAGTTTTGTTGAATCAAAACATCGTGGAGCTATATCATGTGGATATAAATATACACCATGTGTTATTGCTAAAAATGAACAATTTAAATTTGGTAAAGGATTAACTAGATGTATTGGTAAAAAAATAACAATTGCCCAATACGAAGATAAACCATTTATGGATTTAAATAGTATTAAATCTGAATTAAACAAGATAGAAAGTGGATGGGGTGGAAGTTCTGTAATTATTGGAAGCCCGCAGAGTCATCCTTGTAAAATTGATGATGATGTAATAATTGAGATTACTAAGAAGTATTTAAATTAACCTAAGAGAAGAGGTGACTACTATAGTCACCTCTTTATCTATTTTTTTGGAGGCACAAATGGCAATTACTAATGGTGCGCCATTAAAATATGAAGTTGAGATTGAGATTGCTGGAGATAAAACAAATGATATAAATTCATGGGTAATTTTCCGATGCCCATTGGCTAAAACATCTTCTTATGCAATAATAGATTTTCAAATACAATCATTAAAAGCCAGTCATTTATCTTCTGATATTGCAGTTGGTAAATTTCCAGAAATTAAAGTACGAACATATATTGTTGATTCTACAGTATCTAAATTTGGTAATACTCCTGGAGAAAGGGTTATTGATTTAGGATATCGAAATTATATTGCAATATTTGCAAGTACTAATGAACATTCAGCAATAAATTCTGAATATTCTCAACTTACATTATATCTTGTAAATCCAATTTTATATTATTTAAATAGTACTAATTCATATAATAAAATATTAGAAAATATAAATGGTTTGGGAATTATTACTGGATTTGAAGGGTATTTAAAATCTACATTTGGGGCTCGTACTTTTGATTTCATTAAGGTTGGAGAGAGCACTAATAAGAATGAATTTCTATATGAACAAATCCTTATTCGTCTGGAGAATGATCTTCAGATTCCTACTTGGGCGATACAGATATATAAAGTATTTAATTCATATTCTTTTTATTTTTTTGACGATTTCAAGATTGATGAAAGTACAAAATCCGATATTGTTGGATTCTTAATTAATATTGGAGATATTAAAGTATTTCCAAAATATGAATCATTACTAGATGCCAAAATCGCAGATGTTGTTATTGGAAATAAATTTATTTCAGCTACTCCAATTGGAGACAGATTTAAACGATTAGATCAAACATCAACTTCTATGATTTTTAAAGGAGCAAATTGTGAATTCTCGTATAAAAAAGCAGAAGGCCAAGCACAAGTACCAACAACGAATATATCAAATTCTAAAAGTCAAAAACTAGGACTAGGACGATCTGTTAAATCTGTAGAACCGAGTTTAAGTATTCAAAGTAAACCTCCTACACACCAAACTCTAATATATGCTCCGGATGATATATCTAATTCTAAATCGAGACTAGAAAAATCTAAATTGGATTTGAAAGAGAACATTGAAGGTGTTTATAGATATTATATGCGTGATGCTCATCTTGATTTTTTACAATTTGGAAAATCATATAATTTGAGTCCATTGACACCACATGAATATATATACACACCAATTAATATAGTTAATATTTTTATACGAGATTCAGGGAAAGTACCAATATTGGTACATAATATGCATTATCAAATGCTTAAATTTAAAGGCGAAAGCTGATGGGGTGAAACAATGGCAATTATTGTAAGTAAATCTAGACGTGGATTATTTAACCTTGATGAGTGGGAAACATTTGCTGGAAAAGATGGAAACGGTCCAGTTGATACTCGTGTATTTCTAAGATGTCGAAACCCTTCATGTTGGAGGATTTGGAGTTTAGCAAGAAACACATATGCTGAAATTAATATAGATACCCATCCAATGCAATGTGATGAATGTGGTAAGTTTAATATTACCGCATCTTGGTGTGATTTGAAAGATAGACCAAAAACATATATTGGAGGCGCGAATCCTCCATATTCAGAATATGTCGCATATTCCGCAGCATGGACTAGAATTCAAACAGCAAGAAATCATCAACCTAAACCAATAGAACCAAATCCAGCGGATTTAGATCTAATAATGCATGAAATCCATTTTAATTCGACATATATGAAAGACCATCCGGAATTACAAGATGGTCATGTTCAGGAATTATGGCATGAATATATTGAAAAATTTCCTGGTGCTGGATTTGATGATGCTACTAAACGTCCGCGTTGGAATAATGAGTTCTATCGTGCAATTTTGTTTATGGTTATTCAAACCGAAGTTATCATACCTGATCCTGTAGTATAGGATAATAAATTATGGGGAATAATGCATATATTGGTGGTACTGGTGGATCTGGTGGATCTGGTAGAGGTCCAATATTCGATGAAACTCAATTTCAATTAGGTGTTGGAACTCGCGGTGTACGAAGTTTTAATGAATTGACTAAATTTAATGTAAAAAATGTATATATTGGATGTCTAAGATGTCTTGAAACTTGGATACTACCAAAAACTGAATGGGATTTAAATATGCCAGTTATTTGTCCGCACTGTTTAGGGCAGTCTCTTAGTCATGAATATTGTATTGCTAATGCAACTCCTTCAGTTTTTAGACGAAATAATGATGGAATTATTGTTAAACAGCCAATTAATGAAGCATATAAACGTGCTGTAATTAAACGAGTAGTAACTGTACAATCTATCATTTAATTTTATAGTGTTGGTGGATTTATTTTATTCACCAACACTATTATTTTTTCATAGTTCATATAGATATTATATACAAACATCAATTATGAATGTTATATTTATTCTTTTTTTGAGACAATTATAAAAAGATATAAGGATTTTACTTTAATGAAAATGAAACCTATTTCTGAAATTAAAATTTTAGTTGTTGGTGATATTATGTTAGACAAATATGTTGTTGGCTCTGTCGATCGGATATCACCAGAAGCTCCAGTCCCGGTTATTAATGTTATGAATGAATACTATACTCCTGGTGGATGTGGTAATGTAATTCGAAATTTGCAAACATTAGGAATTGCTGTCACCTGCATTAGTCAAATTGGAAATGATAGTATGGGAGACCTATTATTATCTTTAATTTCAGATAATAATTTCACTTCTTGTATCTTTAAATCAGACACAATACCAACAACAATTAAAGAACGAATTATTGCCGATTACAGACAGACTCAAATGTTGCGAATTGATAGAGAAAAACATTCATATTTAGATATAGATAATATCGAATTTCCTAAAGAAGAATTTGATGTTATTATTATTTCAGATTATAATAAAGGTGTAGTCACATCTAATTTAATGTACCATCTTAAATCTACATATCCAAACACTAAGATTATTGTAGATCCTAAACCAGTTAATTCAACATTATATAATGATGTATTTATGTTAACTCCAAATGCTAAAGAATTTAAGGAGATGGAAGAAGGATATTTTCCATGTAACGTTGAATATATTATAAAAACTTTAGGTAAAGATGGAATGATGGTTTATAGTAGCTTTTACCATAATTTAAGCCATAAGATTCCATCAATTCCGGTTGATGTATTTAATGTAACTGGTTGTGGAGATACTGTAATTGCAATTATCAGTGCTTGTATAACTATGGGATTTAATATAACTGCCAGTGCAAAAATTGCTAATGGTTGTGCTGGATACGTTGCATCTGTTCCTGGAACTACAACAGTTCCATTAGAAGTGTTTAATCACCAAATTGAAATTCATACTTGTAGTTAATGGCAGACCATTGAAATTGTAATTTTTATTAATAGGAGGGTTAATGCAACATTACTTTAAATTTCGTCCAGCTTACACAGCAATAAAGACAGTTTTAGAAAAAGGGAAATATAAACGAATAATCATTTATGTTGATTTACCGTCGATTGCTAGAGGATTTTATAATGCAGATGTTGTGCATTTAGAAATCGATAATTATATTCAAACACAATCGGCTCCAACATTATTTTTTGAAGAAGCTAGACAATTTTATAATGCATTAAGAGATCAATTTATTTCGTACAATCCATATTTCATTACATTTTTTGATAATGGACAATGTATTCAGAATAAAACAATTTCTAAATCATACAAAGGTGAACGAAGTTCTGTCGTTTCAAATTTAGTTATAGACGATGATAATAAAGCATTATTTAAATCTATAAAATCATATTATTTTAATGAATTTGGAAACCAATTTAATATTCAAAATCTATCTGGAGTTATAGATACTGAAGATTATGAAGGTGATTTTGTTCCATATTATTTCATTAAAAATAATTACATGGACAGTTTAAATGATGATTGCTTAAACTTGATTTTATCTACAGATAAAGATTTACTTCAAACATGTAAATTTAAAAATACGATAATGTGTGCTACTGTATATAAAAAATCAATAGGTAAGATGGAGTTTAATCTATTATGGGATGATAATGCAATTTCATATATATACAAACCATTTAAACGTGGATTTCTTAATTCCGAATACATTCCATTAATATTATCACTTGCTGGAGATAAGGCAGATAATATTTCTGGAATAAAAGGTGTTGGTAATGCTAAAGCAATTTTACTAATTACTACTAATGTATTGCCACCTTATATTTATAAATCAACACCTTTACCTGCAAAACTTGAAGAACATCGAGATCTAATTATCAAAAATTTAAAATTAATTTCATTTGATGGTCAATTAGAGCGAATTCCACTAACACAACTGAACAAATGTTTTACTAGATTTTCTCAAAGGAGTATATAAATGGACATTTCTGATAGCAATAAAATTATTCGCGATATGATAAATGATTTATTGAAAAGTGGATGGTTAAAAACCCATATTGGAAAAGTGCTTCTTGGCGCTAATGGACAGGCTCACCTTAATCATTTCCTTAAAGAAAGTGATGATGGTGAATTTAATGATTTTGGAATTAAACCATTATCAAAAATTGGAAATGTTATTGGATATGATGTACATGTTTCATTTGTTCCAAATCAATATACTATTGAGGAAACTATAGATCGAGACGAAACAATTGTAGATTCTTTGAAGTTTGAGAAAAAACAAGAAGCATTACAAAAATTTGAAGAGACCATAAAGATTCTTAATAACTATAATTTAGATTTTAATAATACCTTAAAAGCGGCATTATTGAACTATCTCAATAATAATATTAAAAATAATTCCAACATTACACTTGGTGTAAATCGAAATCAAATTGATCTAGTTTTAGATGAAGTGTTGGGGATTTAAAGGAATGGTATCATGTCTAAAAGTCACCAAAATTGGAATTCATTATTTAGATATATAAAATCTAAATTAGGGTCTCCAATCAATCTTCTTGAATTGTCAGATAAAGATATATATGATATTGTTGTTGAAGATGTTCTACCACCATTATCGCAATATATTGGACAGCCACTTTGGATTAGATTAGATAAAAGTAATTTAAAAGCAAATACAGTTGAAGGTGAAACATTACTTACTGCTGAACGATATATAATTCCAGTTCCAGATGACTATGTAATAGTTGATGTTCAGGAAGTATACTGGAATAATGTTGGAATTGGTGGATCTGATTTAGAAATGGGATCGACTGTTGGATATGGAATGTCAAATCCAATGGATACTGCAATGGCTAGTTATTATAATGACATTGTTAAAAGTATGGAAGTAGTTCCAACATTTCAATATATTCCACCTAAGGAATTATTGATAGATGTGTCTCTAAGGTCTAAATCGATAATTATCGAATGTAAAGCCGAGCATTCAGATCTATCTACAATTCCTAGTGATTTTTATTATGAATTTGTTAGAGAATCTGCATTAGCTCATGTTTATGAAGCTGTTGCTAATATTCGAAAAAAATATAAACAACTTAACACCCCATTCGGTCAAATTGAATTAAATTGGGAAGATTTAGAAACAAAAGCAGATCGAATTAATCAGACTATTCAGGAAAAATTAGATGCTCTGCCTCCAGATAGATTGATTGAATTTATATAAAAAAGTCGATATAGGAATTTATATAGGAATTTTATAGGAGATATTATTATGTGGAATCAGAATAATCAGAATAGTCAGAATGGTGGAAATTTTCAGAATAACCAGAACTCTGGAAATTATCAGAATAATAACCAGAATGCTGGAAATTATCAAAATCCATCTCCTGGAAGACAGCAGAATGGGAAAGTATACAATGAAAAACTTCAACAGTTATTCAATTGGGGATTTCCATCAAATCATTTATTGACAGTTGGTGTTTCTCAAAGAATACCAAATATAACTGGAGGAAACCAACGTCAAGATTTAAAGGAAAAAATAATTTGTTTTGTTACACTAGCTCCTGGGGCTGGGGCTGGTAGTGATCGAACTTATGATTTTCAACAGAAAATTAGTCAAAAATTTAGTACACGTGAAATTGGAAGTTTGGCTGATATTTTGTATCAATGTGCTGTTGGAAATGATGTTTTAGTATTACCATACTCTAAATTTAGTAATAGTACTGGTCAATCTAAAACATTATCTGTTTGGGTATCTCAGAAACAAACCCAAATTGCAGGGAATGTTGTTAATGTAAGAAATATTAACATTACAATTTCGTATACAAATAAATATACGATTAGCATGACTTGCGATCAAGCATTTGGTATGGCTAAAATACTTAATAAATTATTTGATCGCGCAATAGAATGTGAATTGGATATTCAACGACAAAATCCAATGATTAATTTTGATGGAAATTCATCAAATAATAATAATCAATCATTTTCACAATCTCCACAGACTGGAGGCATGATGTCTCCTGGATTCACAACACAACCATCAGGCAATGTGTCTCCTGGATTTACATCTCAACCAATAAATAATAACTTTAATGCTCCCACATCCACACCTTCCCCTGTCCCTGGTTTTGTATTATCAAACAACACAGGATTCTCCCAATCTGGAAATTCTAATCCAGGTATGGTTGCAAATAATCAGAATGCAATGAATCATCCATCTAATCAGAATATTGGTGGTATTGGAACTCCAAGTGATCAAATTAAGACAGTTGGAGCACAGTTTTCAAACATGTTACAGCAAATGAATTAGTTTATGGAGGAAGTATGTCTATTGTAGAATTGGTGCGAAACATTATCGCATGCCTTATTGAAGATCCGGCTGAAATTAAAATTGAAGAGAGCTCTGGTCAGAGAACTATTGTTATTACAATTACAGTTCCAAAAGATGAGATCGGTAAAATTATCGGTAAGAAAGGTAAAATTGCCAGTGCAATCAGAACAATTTGTGAAAACATCGCAGCCAAAGATAACAAACGTGTAAATATTCATATTATTGATTAATTAATCATAATTATATTTTAGTTGTGTTATTTGTTAGACATCATAAAAAGATGATTCCCATAATTGGGGATCATCTCTTTAACAATTTTGGAGGTACTATGAATGACTTAATATCCTTTGATGAATCATTAATTGATGAAACAAATACAATTGATATTGTATTTGAGCAAATTTCTACAGAATTACAATATCCAACCCATCTCAAAAGTAGACGAATTAGACAGCAGTTATTTGAAGATTGTGGAAAAGTTGCATTTATTAAACCAGATACATTAGAATATCCAATTATAGATCCAAAAAATAGATCTGCCGTAGAATCATGTACACCAGATTGTAAATTACTAATACTTAATTATAATGAAATTAGATCTAATCGAAATAAAATTAGTGGAGCTGGAACTCTTCTTGAGAATATTAAAGATTTAATTCAGCAGAATTCATGTTCATCAAAAATTAAAATTGCCTTTGAATCATGTGAAGAAATAAATTTAGATCAAATTTTATTCTATTTCAGATGAGGAAATTCATATGAGTAATATCAATGAATTAATAAAAACCGCATTTCAAACATTTAAAGTTCCAAGATTAATGGAACAATTAATAGATCCGATTGCAATTTTAGAATTGGCAAGACCAGATTTAAAAGATAATGAATTTGCAGTTAAATCTATAGATAAACATCGAGAAAAAAAACTTAATCCTAAAAGTAATAGAATAAAGACATTTAAAACATCTAAATGGGTTATAACATATATATCCCCAGAACATCGAACTCTTAAAAATTTACCAAGGGATTCAAGTAAGAAACCTAAGGTAAGATTTCAAGATTGGTTAGAATTTACAAATACTTCCAGATCAAATTATTCAGTTGGATTAGGATGTGATGGTAAATGGTATGGATATTCTCATCGAGCAATACATGGATATAAAATTGGAGATAGTGTAAAGCCTGGTGATATGGGTAATAAGTATGATGATCCTAAGAAATCTACCGAAAAAAAATTCGAACCATATATAATTAAAACTGATGATGAAGCTTTTGAACATGCTGAACGCTTTGCTAAAAGTGTTAGTTGATATTACTTGTTTCGGAGAATTTTCCATGAAATATAAATTAAATAGAACTGGTGGCATAAAGCAATACAAATTAAATAAAACAAATGCCGACGGAGAGCTTATACCAAATTTAAAAATTAGAAGATGTTATATATGTCACACATTATTATCAATATATAATACTGGTGGAACATGTTTTTCATGTACTCATGGAGCAATATTTGATTCTAATGATGGTCCAGTTGTTGTTCATTCTAGAAGTGGAAGTAGTGGTTTGATTAAAACGGTATAATTGAATTTGATGTTTTGGAGGTTTAAATTGAAATATGTTTATGTTGGTGGAACTCCAGTTAAAGATGTAGAAAGACATACATTTAAATTAACGACAAATGATAATTTATTCAATTCATTTGGTATTGAAAATGGAAATACAACTGTTCGTAAAAGAACTGATTTTACGATGGAAACTCTAAAACAAGCTAGAACGTGTTTGATATCTATAATCGGAGGATTGAATCAGAAGAATTTTGGATTAGATACATTAAGTATAATCACAAAAAGCATATCTGAGTTTCAAAAGAATTTTACTAAACCAAGTGGAAGTACATTATATATCGATTCTGGTGGATACAGTATTATCGTTGGAGATGTACCACCTACAGATATTTTAAAATTTATAGATTGTTATATTCATTATCTTTCAGAAGAACGAGATACATATGATTATATGTTTAGTTTAGACATTCCTGTGTTTTTAGCACATCCGCAATATAATACTATTAAAACAATTTATGATTTTAATAAAATTTCATTATCAAAATCAATTGAAGTATTTAAAGAATATCCTGAAGTTGCTGAAAAATTCTATTTCATTTACCAATTCAAACTTAGTGGTCAATATAAAATTTGGAAACAATTATATGATGAATTAGAACTCAAAAAGTACATTTCTTGTTGGGGAATAGGGGGAATGGTTGGTCTTAGAGGGATTCTTCGAAATGACCCTAATTCAATTGATATTAATTTTAGTCCAATAACAGCAATGTCATACCGATCATTTATTGATTATCTAGATTCAGATGGTTTAGATAAATTTAATTTTAAATTACATGCTCTTGGCGTTTATATCAAATATGATAGATTTCATATTTGGCTTCTTGAAAAATTATTTGAGCGGTATAGATTATCATTAGGATTAAAGCCTGAATTATCTTGCCATTTAACATATGATTCAATTAATTATTTTAGAACTGCCGAATTAAAAGTAAGATCATTGGAAGTATTTGAATTTACTGGAGATGACATTATAATTCATCCATTATTAAAAAACCTAGATTCAAGAATATATAAGTCTGTATATGGTGATAAATATGATGATATTCTTAAAGAATTAGTACATCTAAATAATGATGAGAATTTAGGAAATGTTGATTCTTTTGTTCCTATTAATGTATTTAGTAATTTACAATTAGATACATTTTTTGAATGGACAATCAATTCAATTGGATTAGTTGAAGATTTCTTTAATTGTAATCATTTTGAACAATTTAAATTGCAAGTTTATCCAAAATTATTAAATTTAAACCTTCGTTGGCCATTAATATATACACCTAAAATGATTAGATGTATAAAGGAAAATTTAAGAATAACTTATATATTTCATCATTGGTATATGACTAGTCGAGATCCAATAAAATTAGATCATTTGATTGAATCGTTTGTTAAAAAGATTGGGTTTCCAGGAGGATTAAAATGACAGATATTATTAAAGAGATTTCTGAAGATCATATTTCTGTAATTAAAAATACAATTGACTCATCGCATGATAAAATTATAGAAATTGTAAATCTTATAAAGTATACATTCGATAATAATAGAAAAGTATTTATCTTTGGTAATGGTGGGTCTGCAAGTGATGCTAATCATGTCGCTGCTGAATTTTTAAATCGATTTGAGATCGAAAGAAGACCACTGCCAGTAATTTCACTTAATTCGGATGTTGCAACATTAACCGCAATTAGCAATGATTACTCATTTAGTGAAGTGTTCACAAAACAATTATTTGCAATGTCAACTAAAGGTGATTTGGCTATTGGGATTTCAACAAGTGGTCAATCTAATAATGTTATGGAAGCATTGGGATTAGCTAAAAGTCAGTTAAGGATGAGTACAATCCTATTCACTGGAAAATTAGATGGCCCAGATTATGTTGACATAACATTTAATGTAAATTCAACAGTGACTGCGAGAATACAAGAAACCCATATACTCACTTGGCATATCATCTGTAAAATGATTGATGATTTATTTAAATAGGACATATTTTTATGAAAGCAGTTTCAGATATACCCATTGGAAAACTATTTCAATTTAATAAATTTAATACTGATTCTGAATTGAAATATGGATTTAGGATTGATGAAAGGCTTGATTCTAATACTATTGTGATAGGCCAAATTAGTCAGACTATCTTTGCAAATCCAAATCATAAATATTTTAATATGTTATTTGATATTAATTGTTTTAATTCAATGACCACACCAGAATATGAAAAAACGATACTTCGGAATATAAATGTTGGTAGTATCATATGTTCTAACAGATCTATTAAATTTAACCCATACTTATTAGTATCAAATACAACATTTAGAAATTCAATACTTTTAATTGAATTTAATTTAGTCAAGATTCATGATCATATATTAGTTAAAGACATTACACCAGAAATTGATGTATATGATTTTAAATTTCAAACAGAAGTTGCAGAATATACGAAATGCATTAATTGTGGATCCAACACTCTTGTGCTCGATAATAATTTTAAATCCAATATGGAAACTACATATAAATGTGAGAATTGTGGAATGTATATTGGACTTTCATGGTAGGAGAAATATGATGGATAATTTTACAATTTTATATGAAACTGTAATGTCTAAATTGCCAGAAAAAGTTAGAGGTGAAATTAGAAAGAAGTCGGTTAAAAATACAATGCCGGATGATGCATTTCTACTTCCAGCAGAAAAACTATTTCCTATAAAATCTCCAGGAAAATCAGAATACAATTGCAAATTAATATATGCTGCATATGTTCGAGCTACACAATTGAGCTCTACAAATCCAGAATATGAAAAAATAGCAATTCAAGCAAAACAACTAATGAAACAAAATGATTGTAGCAAACGCATAAAATTAAAACTTGAAAGTTCATTAGTCAACGATGAAAGTTTAAAGACTGTATTATCTGTTATTAATAATGGAGATTTAGTTAAACGTCCAATTTCAACATCTAAAGTATGCATGTGTACTAATTGTCTTTCTAAAATAACGGTAGATAAAAATGCAAATTGTGATACAATGGTGTGTAATAAATGTCATGAGATGATGTCTCCAATGCCAGAAGATGATAAACCAGCATTTGAGGGTGTATCGAAAAATAAATCATCTAAAATATATAGATGTCCATTGTGCGGTACAAAAAGTTCTATTAATGGAAAATGTGTGAAATGTGATGGAATTATGATTCCAATGATAGAGAATTCTAATTCAATTTCATTAGATGAGAATTTCCTAGATAGAAATGCATATGCATGTACTGCTTGTGAAACTGTTGTATCTAAAGTTGTTTTTGAGAATGAAAAAGGCATCTGTCCGAAATGTGGTGATATGTTTCATATCTTGGAAGATAAAACTATATATGATAATAGTAAACGATTTAATTGTGTAAGATGTAATACAACAACTGCCTATGATAAAATCGTCAATGACACGTGTCCTGTATGTCATGGATTAATGATAGTTCATGCAGTTCCAAAATATAAGAAACTTAAAGGGCTTCCTACTGCAGATTAAAGGAGATAAAATGATAAATATTGTTAATTCTGAAATTAAAATTGTACAGATAATCAAAACAGTTCAAGGTGAAGGTAAATATTCTGGCATTCCATGTATTATGATCCGATTTAAAGGATGTAATCTTAAATGCCCCTGGTGTGATACTAAGTGGGCGAATGATTCAGATGGAGAATATATATTATCTTCTGAAACTGAACAATCTATAATATCTACGATTATCGAGTTATCCAAAAATGAAACTGGGATTCAAGTGATAGATCATATTGTAATTACTGGTGGAGAACCATTAATTCATATTAATAATATACATTTTCAAACATTTATTGAAGACCTTAAGATAAAATTCAAAATAGTGCAATTCGAAACTAATGGATCTCTATTTATGAATATTATCAAATCAAAACTATTTATGGGACCAGGATATCATTTTAATATCAGTCCTAAATTAGATGAAATTTGTTATCCTAGTCATAATATGCATAATAAATGTTTAACAGATCTTATCTCATTGCATAATGTTGATAGTTTGCATCGATTTGAAAGAGATTCATATGATATAAAATTTGTCGATGATTTTACCGAAACTGGACGTTTAAAGATTTTAAATTTTGTAAAATCAATAGATACTAATTCAACACCAGATATTTATATAATGCCATTAACTGATGTTCGGCCAGAAAATGTAGATGATCTACGTGATTATAAAATGCAACATATTGAACGGTGTAAAAAAACATTAAAATTTTGTTTGGATTATGGATTTATATTTTCTCCAAGAATACATATTATGATGTTCGATACTGAATGTGAATATATCTAAATAATATAAGAGGGGATAGATCAATTATCCCCTCTTAAAGGAGTTTTATGAAATTACATCTATTAGATGTTGATGCATATATTGAAAAAAATAAACTCAAATGTGTAACTAATACATCTATATTTTCTCCAAGTGGATTTACATTTGATCCTAATGGACGGTGGTCAGAAGAAATATTTGGACGTGCAGGATCTACTGAGAGAAAAAATACATTCGGATATATTAAATTAAACTCTCCAATTATAAATCCTACAGTCTATGATTTAATTATAACTACATCTCCAACTTTACGAAGTATGATCTTAAATAAATCCAAGTTTATTATTGAAGATGGTGTTTTGTTAGAGAGTGAAAGTGGTGGTAGTGGTATTGCTTTTTTTGTTGACAATATCAAGAATATCGATTTTGAATTAAATTGTAAAAAACAAAAGATGGATGTTGCTGCATTTCTTAATGCCAATAAGAGTAAACTAAAACTTAATAATTTTTTAGTATTACCGGCTGGTATTAGAGATCTGAGTTTATCCCGATCAGCAAGTAAACAATTTTCTTCTGAAATTAATGATATGTATGAGAAACTTATAACTATCAATTCACAATTAACAATTACAATTGTAGATATTATGGATGAATTACTTATATATGTACAGAAAATTGCACTTCAAATATATAAATGGTTACAGAATAATGTTAAAGGAAAACAAGGCGTTTTCCGAGGAACAATGTTAAAGAAGACTTTGGATTATTCGGCTAGAATAATTGCAGTTTCTGATCCAGATATACCATTAGGTACAATTGGTATTCCATGGCATACTATAATAACTCTGTATGAACCTTATTTTTTTAATATTGTATTGAAAAAAGATGCAATGTTACGAGAGTTAATTAAACAACATTTAGCTATTCCAGAAACTGAAATCTTAAGTTTTAATAATTTAAAAACGTTTAGTGCTAAAGTAACCGCAGATCCAGATAATATTCCAACTGAATTGAAATTATTATTAATATCTTGCGCTAAACAAATTACCGAAGGTAAAGATATCTTATGTAAAAGAGATCCAGTTGTCGATAGAGCGAGATATTATGCAGCATCAATACAAGTTTCAGAAAGTGGACGTGCTGCTACTGTAAATAGTTTATCTGTATCACCACAGGGCCTTGATTTTGATGGTGATCAACTTGCATTATTTCCAATATTTACAAAGCAGGCTTTAGAAGAAGCTAAAAAAATGAATCCGGCAAAATCAAAATCAGCATGGATGAATCCATTAAATTCAAACTCACATCATTATACATTAACATTAGATTCGATTGCTACAATTTATTTAGCTACTCTTGAATAAAGGCTGTTTATTATGATAAACATTAATGATATTATTCATGAAGTTTTAGCACCTACAAATACATCATATGGTAATAGATATTCAGTATTAAGGAATTCTGGAGCGACTAATTCTCCAAATCTTAATTTAACTTCAGTTTCTGATAAATTTAATCGGACCGCATCTAAATTTGAAGATACCCTGTGGCAGACTTCTATTATTAACCATATCAGATCAAAACATGATGTATTTGTTAACGTCAGTCCCGCTGGAGGAAAATCATATCCGGTTAAAAATGCTTGGATTAACTTAATTAAACAATGTGACATTAATGCCCAATTACATCAAATACCAAAGATTATGTGGATTTGTGAAACTAAACCACTTGCAGGGGAAGTTTTCAGATCGTTAAAGATTGAATTATATGATGGTATGAAGATGGATGGAGATGTTGTTGGCCCAGATGATTTTCCTAGAGTTTTAATGCCAAATATATCTACATATCCAGTTGCTGGAGATACAAATATTGTAAATCGATTTGTTGATAGATTGGTTGGATTAAAAATGGAAGGTCATAATGATCTAATAACTTCTAATACTTTAGCATGTGTTTGTACATATACATATCCACCAGAGGTATTAAAAACTTTTCATCCTGAAATTCTAGTTATTGATGAAGTTCAAGAGAGATTCAATCCAGTCAATCCTAAATTTAGTGAAGACCGACAACGAGAAATGCTTTATGGATTAAGTGATAAAATTGAAGCATTAAAGAAAACAATAAGTGCGGCTCCTAGAAATTGTAGCATACTCCTTTTAACTGGATCTATGCATCCGCAAACAAGTGTTGGTATTATAAATTATTTAAATAAAAAGTTCAACCGAAAATTCTTTACTATTGGTGGCCAAATTGCAATGAACCGAGCAATGATACATGCAATTCCAGATATTCGAATGGGAGATGGTGTTGCTAATGCAAAAAAGATCATTCCACAAGTAGTTCAGATGATTGAGTCAAAACAAGTTGGAAATCTCATTGCTATCTTTAGTAAGAATAAAATATTAAATATATCTGAAGAAATTTGTAAACGGGTTAAAAAAAGAAGCATAGAAGAAACTGTTGGATTAGTTTCTAGGTTTTCTAATAATTATTCTAATACATCGAATAAAATTCCGATTGATAATAAATATGGAAGACATGCAGATCCATCAGGAACCAGAACTAACTTTCATCATCATCCAGAAATTAGGTCAACTACAATTCCTAGAAATCTACATATTGATGATGCTAAAAATAAAGAAACATCATTAGAAAATATAGCTCTCCATTTAAAAGAGATGGTTATGGGTACGGCTGGATTAGATCAACAATTAGGAAATGCAATATTACATGGGCATGCTTGGATAATGTCTGGAGATAAAGATGGGGTTGTTGGTGGAAGAGAATATAATAGAATGGATATTCTTGTCGTTGATGAATTATTTAAACGGGGTAAAATAAATGTAGTTTTTGCAACTACTGCTGTTGGAATTGGTGTTAATTTACGTGTGCGTAATTTATTTATACCATCTACTAAAATTATGGATAATGAGATGGATGTTTCTTCATTAATTCAGTTAGTTAATCGTGCTGGCAGAACTTCTGGTGAAATTGGTACAATTTATTGTCTTCCACAAAGTATATCTAAAATCACAAAGATAGTAAATAGTGGAGATCCATCTCAAATGGTTGATATAATACCAACAACTAATTCAACAACATCTGTTAATTCAAGTTTGGATGCAAGATTTTCTGAATATGGATTATTGTCATTATTATTTACAGGTTTTTAATAATAGTCATACATTTAAATATATAAATTATTTGTAATAATATATTAATTTACAGGAGATAACATAACATGACCAATCGTAGTAATAATGCAAAGCTCATTTACTCAACTCTCTATATGAATCCAGATGAAACTACTGCAGAAGATGTTCATCGTCGAATTGCTGGATTTATTGGATATGACTCAAATCTTCCAGAATCCTTGAATAATTCTCCAAAATTAGTAGATACATTCATTAACATGTTAGATAATAATGAATTTAGACCAAATACACCATGTATGATTAATGCCAATGGTAATTTTAATTCAGATGTTAAAGATCATGATAAAAATTTAGTTGCTTGTTTTGTTGTTGATTTAGACGACTCTATGGATTCTATTAGGGAACTGTGGAATACATGCGCAAAGGTATATGCTGGTGGTGGTGGTACTGGATTTGCAATATCTAATCTTAGAGAAAAAGAATCTCCTATATCTATTGGTGGGGCTGCAAGTGGTCCTATTGAATATTTAAAAGTTATCCAGAGCATATCAGATACCGTTAAATCTGGTGGTAAATCTCGTCGTGCTGCAAATTTAGCATCATTTTGGTACAAACATCCTGATATTTTTGAATTTATTAGTTGTAAGCAGGATTTTGGATTTTCTGCAATTAATAATAGCATTCTTGTTGATGATGTTTTTATGAATTATGTCTATGCAAATGATATGGATGCTAAGATTGATCTTGTTTCACCTAATAAAAATAAAGTAATACGAACAACTACTGTCGGTGAAATTTGGAATGCAATAGTTAAAAATGCATGGTTTAATGGAGATCCTGGATTATTATTTAAAACGATTGCAAATGATTTCAACCCACTACCATCTTATGGAGAAATGCAGGCTGCGAATCCATGTCTTCCTGCTTGGGCTCCAGTATTAACTCCTGATGGATATAAACATTTTATTTGTATTAAAAATGAAGTGTTTATAAATAATAAAACTTGTACATGTTCCGATGTAATTCGAACTGGAACTAATCGAATGGTGTATGAGATTATTTTACAAAGTGGATTGGTATTATATGGAACTAAAGAACATAAAATATCCACAGATATAGATGATGTTGAATTCCAAAATTTAAAAGTAAATGATAATGTGAAAGTTGATTATAGTTCTATTCCAATCAAATCAAATAAATCGATAGACTATAATCAGGGATATTTAATTGGGTATTTATTTTCTAATGATGGTTATTTTTCTAATGATTTGGTTTCATTCAGTGTAGATTCATCTAAACTTAAACTATCAGAAACTTGCAATGATATATTATATTCAATTTTAGATATTAAACCTATGTTTATTCCTGAATCTGATAATTCTAAAATTTTTAAATGGATTATTGAATCAACTCGCACGATTGATTTAATTGAAAAAATATTAGGGTGTTCAGATTTGGATGATTTCGATTTAATATCTAGGTCTTTAGAGTTTCAAGTTGGGTTTGTAGATGCAATGATTAATCATGAAGGGGTTTTAGATTCTCAAGAATTTTATATAATTCGTCCATTTGGGACTCATGAAAGTTTAACATTATGCGCAATGCAATTAATATTAATGTCTCGTGGTGTGTATTCAGAATTAGTAACTATAGAGCATCCTAATACCAATTTGACTTCTTGGAAATTAAATATCCCAGATATAAATACCCTCATTTCTAATTTTATAGTCTATGAACCATCTGTTCGATCCGAAATTAAAAATTTAAACGCCGCTTGGGATTTAAGTAATTATGGTGAAATTTCTAGATTAAAACAATACCAACCAATTAAAGATATTAAACCATTATTTAGAGATGATGTGTATGATATTACAGTTTCAGATGGAAATCATTTTGTAACTGGTGGTGTTGTAGTTCATAATTGTGGAGAAGTTATACTGCCAAATAATTCATGTTGTGATTTAGGATCGATAAATTTAAATAAAGTATTAACTCTTGATAATCATATTGATTGGGAAAAATTAAAAACAATTACAGAATATAGTGTTATATTCCTAGATAATATAATATCAAAAACATCATATCCTAATTCTGATTTTAAAGAGATGATGTCGATTAAAAGTAGACCTATTGGAATTGGTATAATGGGGCTTGCTGATATATTTTATCGAATGAAGATTTCATATGGATCGGATGAATCTATTAAATTATTTAGTGATATTTGTAAATTTATTACAGTCACAGCATTTACAAAATCAATCAGTATTGCAAAAGATCTTGGAGAATCTTTAAATATAACAGATCAAGATAAACCTAAATTTAGAAAATTGCTTGAATATTATGGAGTTGGAAATGATGCATTGATAGATTTTGATACTTATGGTATTAGAAATAGCAATGTCACATCAATTGCACCTACTGGTTCTATATCAATTTCCAGTGAATGTTCATATGCATTTGAACCTCATATGGCTTTAGTTTGGGAAAAGAAATTAACTGATCGTGAAATTACATTATCTTTTGTTAATCAAGAATTTCTTAATGAGTGCGATAAACGAAATATTGAAATGACAGATAGACTTAAGAGGCAGATCATTATAAATGGTGGTAGTATTCAAAAACTTGATTTTCCATCTGATATGAAAGAATTATATATAACTGCACATGATATTGGATGGAAACGTAAATTAGATATGCAAGCTGCTGGACAGAGATACATTACCCTTGCAATATCTTCAACTTGTAATCTCCCAAATTCAGCAACTCAAGAAGATGTTTCAAATGCATATAAATATGCATGGAAAAATAAACTTAAAGGAGTTACTGTTTATAGAGATGGTTCACATTTAGATCAACCAGTATCCTTTGGTGAATTAGAAGTTAAATTAGAATCTATGATATTGCCTAAAAAACGAAGTGGACATACAATTGTAGTTGCCACTGCAAATGGAAATTTATATATTACTGGTAATAAAGTCGATGATAAATTAGTTGAAGTATTTCTTACTATGGGAAAAGGTGGGCAAGTTGAAAATTTGCTATTGAATACACTATCTAAAATTATAAGTAAATCCCTTCAATATCATATACCACCACAAGTTCTTTTTGATCAAATGGAAGAAGAAGGTGGACAGAAGTTTTGGTTTAAATTAGATGAATTGAAAGACATTTCATGTTCTGCAGATTCATTAGTTGATGGAATTGCTAAAATCATTAAATATCATTTTTTAGATCAAGAAGTTGATGGTCATAAACTTTATGATACTGAAATATGCTCTACTGTTAAAGTATATGATATATGTCCGGTTTGTAAAAAACATACATTAGATAAAGCAACTGGATGTCGAGGAGGAGTTTGTATTGATCCTAATTGTGCATATGCTTCATGTGGATAAAATTTTTATAAATGTAATATAGATATAATATTATATACACTGATATTTTTAATATCTGATAATATCCTGGAATAATTAATTTTATTCCAGGATTAACTATTTTTGGAGTGATTATGCCTAATACAACAATTATTGCCTTAGATCAGGTATATGATGAACTGAAAAAAAGAGAAGTGAATATTACGGATATATATTCATTTGTTCATCCAAAAAAAACTAAAAATAAAACAATTAACATGTCATTAGGTCGATGTTGGATTAATCTTATACTTCCAGATGTAATTCCATTAATTTCTGAAGTGTGCAATAAGAAAAAGTTAAATCAAATGTGTAACTTAATATTAGAGAAACTATCAAGCGAAGAAGCTGCAAATGCAATGACAATACTAAATAAAGAATCATTTAAGATGTCTTCAATATTACCAGTTACATTCGATATTGATGCGTGCATTACTCCAGATTCAATTATAGCTGAACGAAATATTAGATTAACCAAAGATACTCCAATTGAAGATTTTGCCCCAACATTATCCAATATTTCTGAGAAATATTTAAATGATCAATTATCGGATACTGGTATTGGACAGATTATTAAATCTGGAGCAAAAGGCAGTGCTACTGATTTTGGGGTGTTGACTATTGCAAAAGGAGCAACCATTGATATTGAAGGAAATATCAGTGAACCAATTTTATCTGCATTAACTGAAGGATATACTGGAAAGGAATATTATGCTGCTGGAGCTGAAGCTCGAAGATCATTATATATTCGTGGGGTTGGTACTGCAAAACCAGGACATTTGGCTAGAACTGTAACCTTTGCAAATGCCAATATCCTAATTGATCCAAATAAAGATGATTGTGGAACAAAAAAATATTTTGAATTATTTGTAAAACCTACAATGATTAATGGGTTATTTGGAAGATGGATGTATAATGACCACACTGGTGCTCTTGAATTAATAACAAAAGATACAAAAATTGTAAATAAAAAGATTAATTTAAGATCTCCACTCTTCTGCAAATCGAAAGTTGGAATTTGCAAAACCTGTTATGGTCAACTATGTGATAAATTAGATACAAAACATATTGGACTTGTTGCTGGAGCAGCAATCAATTCAGCAGGCATCGAAGGTTATGCTATGAAAGCTAGACATCAGAGTGTACAAGTTAAATTAAAACCAGTAAATTTTATAGTTGATTTGTTATAGGATATATATGGAACATCATTCAAATAACCAAGCTCATAGTATAACTGCATCTACTACTCAAATAAAATCATCTTGCGTATTTCTAGTATCCATGATAGAACATTCACAAACACGTCCATTATTTATATGCGATAACGCTACGTTTGGGTTATCCTATTTTAATATTTGGAAAATAGAAAATGGATATGATTCATATCTATCTAAAATTGAACCAATCGCACGAATTAACCCAATTGAAAATAAAGATACCGTTACTGAATATATTATTAATAATGTAAAAGGAGTTTAATATGTCTGAGATTATAATTATAGAAGTAATGCCACAACTAATTAGAAATGAAGAAGATACTAAATATATATATCCTACAGAATTTCAAAATAAAGTATTTCTATTTGAGTCTGATTATATTGTATTTTCAACAAACAGTTGTCTTGCAATTCCAAAAGTGATGTTTGATACTGTTCTTGAGAATTTTTCAAGTCCAATTTCAGAACAAGATTCTGGCATTATTGAATTAACAGAATTCAATAAAACTGTACTCTCTGAAATTGCTGAATTGAAAGATATGATTAAATTAACAGACACTTCAAAATTCATGACTATTGATGAAGTTAATGAGATAATTGCAACTTCATTTCAAAATATTAATCGTGTAATCGAAAATCAAAATGATAAATTAAGTAGAACTATTGATTTGGGATCATTTCAAGAATGGAGGGATGCGATAGATCATGGTATTAAAGAGATGTTTGATGCTCAAATTGCAGCTCTTCCATCAGATACCATTGGTGGGATTATGAAACTTGAGCAGGTTGTTGATGAATTGCAAAAAAATGTTGAATTAATACAAGCATCTATCGATGACGATGATGATGAAGTTCTCGATGATCTTCAACAGCAAATTAATAGTAGATTTAATAAATTAACAAACGATATTAATAAAGTACTATTGTCTCAACATGAAGCCATTCAAAAAAATAAGAATGACGGTGGATCAATTCCATCTAAATTATCTTTAGGTAATCTATTAATTCTTAAAGAAGGTGGATATTCTGTTGAAGAAATCAAACAATTACGAGATTCGAACTTAATTTAAATGAGGTTAATATGATCTCACCTGAAGTCGTATTTATAATTGAAAAAAATGCAATTATTGCGAAAACACAATGTTCTATTAGTATAGATGAGCGAGAATATGATGACCGCACATTTATTGAAAATGTAAGTAAGATATCATTGCCAGGAATTTTACAATTTTATGTTCCTGAATTTGAAGATTTTGTAGAAATTAAACTAAGCTATGAAGTTGATTTATTGAAAACATCGGATGTTATTCGAGATAAAAATACAATAACTATTACATATAATGAAGGGGATACTGTTTTAACAAAAGAATATATTCAAGATGATGTTGATATTGGATTATTAATGCGGTTACTTCAAGCTCAAATTGCATATATTAAAGATCCAGCAATTATATTTAATATGATTCATGATATATTACCGTCTATTGATCTTGTTCATTTTGAAGTTATTGTATCTAATATGTTTCGACAAAAAGATGATCCGAGTATAAAATGTAGAATTTCTGGAAATTATAAAAATTCAATTGTCATTGGACAAAATAACCAACCATATGAAGATAGTTGGGCAAGTGCTATGGCATTTCAGTATATAAATCGGGCAATCATTCACGGACTTGTTGGTGGAAAAGACACTGATAAGAATCCAATTGAAAATGTATTAACTGAGAATTTTAAAGGATTATAATTGAATAACTCCGAACTCAAAGAAATTTTTGTAAAAGATATTAAAGCTCGAGGTGGAGATCCATGGATTGGAGTAGATTTAGATGGAACTTTATCTCATTTTGATATAGAGTATAGAGAAATATTTTATATTGGTCCTATAATTAAACCAATGAGAGATCGAATATTAAATTGGATTAGTGAAGGCATTACAGTTAAAATATTTACTGCTAGAGTTTCATATCCAATGCATAATCCAAAATTAATAACAGATCATATTCAAAATTGGTTAGAAACTAATGGATTACCACGATTAGAAATAACAAATGTAAAAGATTTAGATTGTTTTGAGATTTGGGATGATATTGCTAAAACTGTTATTTTAAATACTGGAATGGTTGATGAGAACTATGAAGATCCAGATATAGACATTATCTTTTAATACATAGGGGATATTATATATCCCCTATATTAATTTTTTTGGAGGATCTTATGGATAATAAACAATATGTTACTATTACCGTTGATTATAAACTAATAGGCGGATTAGATGAAGAACCAAAAAAGAAGAAGAAAGATAAAGATGATGCAAAGGTTCCAATCAATATTGAAGATGTCGATGGTTTGGATTATATTACTGAATAGAGGGATATTATGGATGAAGATCCTAGACCTAATAGATCGAAAGCAAAAGGTGGTTGTTATGAACGAAAAGTATCTCGAACTCTCAATAAGTGGATTTTTGATGGACAAGATATATTATACAGACATGAAACTTCTGGAGCCCAGAAATCTGTATATGTAGGTGATATTGTTCCTAGAAATGCGGATTTATTTAATTGGAAGTTTTTTCCATTTGCAATTGAAGTAAAGAACGGATATAAAGAAAATTTACCAACGTTAATGAATCAAAGTTTAATTCGTAAATGGATTGTTAAATTACTTCAAGAACGAACGAACACTCAAAGAATTCCAATATTAATTTGTCAATTTCATCACCAAAAACCAATATTATTAACAAACATATCATTACAAATATATGCAAATGTAATTATCAATCAACCATATTTAGATACTATTGAATCATTTTATGTGTATGATTTTAATCAGATTGTAGAACTTCCATTTAAAGATATAATACCATCATGGTTTGATGAAGTAGTTAGAATTGTAGATACAGAGCCTAAATCAGTTCCAGTAGAAGATAAAATTGTAGAGACTCAGAATGATAAAAAAATAATAACAAATAATAAATTTATACAAAAGAAACAAACAAATGAAGAGATAGGATCTATTATTGATTTTATTTTAAATTAATACCATGTGAGGACTATCAAAATGAATTTAACACAAATGAATCGAACTTCTAGATTCACTAAATTAAATATTACAAATCCTACAATTATACATCTTATACCTGATTTCGGACTTCAAGTAAGTGATGTGATTTTTAATAGTGGATTAAACTTGACTAATTGTCGGGCATTAGTAACAAAATCTAAAATATTAAGATTGGGAAACAAGACATTTAATGCTAAAAAGTTATTTCAAGACACTAAATCGAAATTGCAAAGTAGAGATTCTGGAAACCCAAGTATTCGAGTTATTGATTCAATTCCAGATGATATTAAAAAACAATATCTATGTGTAGACCACACAATAACAAGTCAAGCAACTCAACATATTACTGAATTGACAAATGCCAATCGCGGATTGTTTTTTTTATTCCAACAATTAACGAAAGAGTTTAAATATATCAAAGCTCAGTATCCGAAATATGAAAATGCATTATTATTTATGTTTAGTGCAAAACACATTCCAAGCATATCAATGTATAGTCTATTAAAAAAATTATCTGTGATTCCACCTAAATCTCTATTGTCAGACTTCAATGCATTTGATAAACATGCTATAGTATCTGTAAACGATATCAATGATGTAAGTATGATAATGCCGATATTAGGTGTGGAATTAGATGGAAAAATGCACATGTATAATCAAAATATAGCAATTATTCCTTCAATAATGTCTAATTCAGCTCCAATAATCACTACTCAAATTAACTCTGCTAAAGATGAGATTAAAAAATCCGAAGAGTTTCAAATAAAAAATATCAGTAACCTAATAAATCCCAATAATATAAATTCTATCAGTTCTAATGATTCTGCTAAAGTAAAAATTAAATCTCCAATCACTAAGATATTACCACATGAAAAATTAGAAATGAATTCTAGTCAACTCTCTGATATATTGAATAAATATAAAATAAAAGATGTTGCTGTGCAGAATAATATTAAAACTGCAATTGATAATTATTTAGATTCGGCTGAACTTGTTAATGATGAAGATCTTGAATTAACGATACTTCGTGCAGCGCATATGACTATTTTTGGTACTCCAGATTTAAATAAAGAATATATTGACAATCCACGTAAATTAATTATGAAATTAGAAGATGTGAATACATTTTCTAAAGATATTAATATTCCTAAAATGGTTATGTCTGATTATATGTTAGATCCTGCCGAAAATATTGGATTGAAACAAATAACTGGATTAGTTAGACAAGAGTATGAATTTTCAGATAATATTCATGTAAATATTAAAAAATTATTTGGAGCTCTTGAAAATCGAGCAGATAATCCAATTAAAATTGTTGACTTTAAACCAACATATCAAGATAATAATCTCAATAGAGTTATTGATTATGAGGTTACTTTAAAAAATCAAACTGGAGGATTTAAAGATGAATATAAAGTTCATATTAAAGTTCCAGCACTAGTTAATGATCGATATTTTAAATTAAATGGAAAAAAATATATACTTTCAAACCAACAATATTTCATACCAGTAACTAAGACTAAATCAGACGAATGTCGTCTATTAACACCATATGCAATTATGACTATTGATGTTGTTAATATGAGATATAATTTATCTGATACAGATAAAATTATTGAATATATTATGGTTAGATATCCAGAATTAATTAAATCTGTTCAAAAAGATTCAGTTAAAAGAATAACAAGTGTTTCTTTTAAAAATGGTAGTGAAATTAATTTAATTTCAGAACCGGCATATTCTGATAATGAAAAACAATTGGTTACTGAACACAATAAATTGATTCTCAAAACCAACGATGGAAATCATACAATTCCAATTGGTAAATCAGAATATATTTTTAACCAATTAGTTGAATTAATTCAAACTGTAAATCCTACCGAAACTCTACATAAAACAAAAAAATCAATACCATATCTTCAAATATATATGTCCGGCATTAAAACATCATTGCTTATATATTTATGGCAACAGTTAGGATTAATAAATGCTCTTGTTAAATTAGAATTGGATTATGATATTGTATCAGAGGACCAAGAAATTCCAGAAAAACATTTGGCATTTCAATTATCAGATGGTAAAAAATTAATAATAAAAACCATTTATAAGCGAGATGAATTACTTGCAAATGGACTTCTTCAAATTGATAAAAAGAAATTTCAATTTAGATCTGATGAATTGAATGATAAAACTATAATTGATAGTTTTATTACATCTAAATGTGGATCTAGAGCTATTTATCATTTAAATAATAATACTGAAAATATGATAGATCCAATCACTAAAGAGATTCAAGAACATCAAGATAAACCAACAAAAATCATTAATATTATTTTAGATGAGATGCTTCCAAAACTTCTTAATGATGCTCCTAATAGTTTAACTGATTTAAATATTTATCGAAGTAGACAAGCTGAAGTAATGTTTCATCTTATGTATAAGAACTTAATGATGGCGCACAATGAATATAAACGAAATCTCGAATATAAAGGGGATGATGCTAAACTATTTATTTCTGATAATTATATTGTAGATTGTTTATTAGGAGTTCATGCGCATTCGAGAGGTAGCAGTGCATTAGAATTAACACAAACATATAGTCCAGTTGCCGAATTAAAAAGTGCAAGTAAATTAATTAAAACGGGTTACCAAAGTGGCCCCTTCATATAGTGATATATGTCGAATAATCTGGTGAATTCAGGGAATCCCCTAACGAGTTATGTCGAGGGCAATCCTGAGCCAAGCCCAATTCGCAATTGGGAAGGTGCAACGACTATCCTGAAAAGGAGTACACTCAAGCGAGTGGAAGCGCCAGACATCTTGTTTAAATAAGGAAAATTAAATGGAATTAAATGGAACTGTTATTGAGCAATATATGATAGATATTTTTTGGCAGAGAATTAAGTTTCCAGATAACTTAATTGATAAATGTTGGGAAGTTTCCGGATCAAAAGATAAAGATGGATATCCTAATATTTCTGTTAAGAATCGAACTCGGAAAGCCCATAGGTTTTCATTTGTTATACATAATCCTGAAATTGATATTTCTAATAAAATTATAAGACATACTTGTGATAATCCTGGATGTGTTAACCCAAATCAGTTATTGATAGGGACACCAGAAGATAATATTATGGATATGATGGAGAGAAATCGTCAATTAAAAGGTAGTTCTAATGGATATAGTATTTTGACTGAAGATATTATTGAAGAAATTTTATATAATATAATATCTAATAAAATACATTCTATAAATGATATAATGTCTATATATAAACTTTCAAGACCACATATTCATCAAATATTAAATGGTGATATTTGGACTCAAGTCACCACTCCATATTTACAAAAATATAAACTGACATTATTGCAAGTAAAACATATGATAGTGAAAAACAAGATGATGATATAGTCTATTCTTATGAGAAATCATAAGCTGGGATGATTCCCGGGAAGAGATTTGCGATCTTTTCTGAATATATAGCCAGGCGGTATTCCAGGCAAATTAAGTTTTAAAAAGGAACATCGAAATCTAAATCCCACATACTATGGAAATATTGGAGCAAATAGTACGACAGAATATGCTGATGTTGGTATTGTAAACCATATGAATTTAAATCCAATATTATGTAATAAGTATGGAAATTTTGGAATTAAAGACATATCCAAATGCGATGGATGGGATTTAGTATCATTAGATGAATCATTAGTTCCTTTTATTAATGAAATGGAGGCAACTCGAGCAGTTCTTGCTTATACTCATAGATCTCAAGTATCCCCAATCACTAATGGTGAAATTCCAATTATTGCTACTGGAGCTGAATTTATTATTCCACAATTATCATCTCAAAGATTCATTCAGAGAGCTAGTAAATCTGGAACTGTCACATCAATTAAACCAAATGAATATGTTAATGTTAAATATACTGATAATAAAACTGAATTTATTGACATTTCTCCACGATTAGCAACGACTAAACGGGCATCTCATGTTAATATTAGATTGAATACTTTAAAAGTTGGAGATTCATTTGAGAAAAATCAAGCAATTGCTTGGTCTAATAATTTTAATGGGGATGGATATTCTGCTGGACGAAATTTAATAATGGCAATCATGAACTATAGAGGTTTTTCGCACGAGGATTAAAGTATTGGTCCTCGCTAAATCTGGTGAATTCAGGGAACATCCTAACGTAAAGTCGAGGACAATCCTGAGCCAAGCCCTCAACGCTAGGGGGAAGGTGCAACGACTATCCCGAAAGGGAGTACACTCAAGCGAGTGGAAGCGCCAGACATTTTATATGTTATCCATATTTATTATGGAGTTAAATTAATGAATATTACACAACCTATGATAGATTGTTTTTGGAAACAAATTAAATTTACAGAAACATGTTGGTTTTGGAATGGCTCATTAGATCGTATTGATAATGAACGAGGATATTGGAAAGATAACATTAAATTATCTTCATTTTCTGAACAAGGACAAAATCGAAGAACAACTAAATTAAAAAAAGAAGATGTAATTTATATTCGAAATTCATATCAAAATCGAGAAAAAACACAAAAAGAATTAGCAATTATATTTAATATTTCAGAAGTATCCATCTGTAACATTATTAATCGTAAGCGATGGAAAAACATATAAAATGATGATATAGTCTAGTCTGCATAGAAATATGCAGCTGCAGGTGATGCTGCGGATATGGGATTAGCGATCCCATATTGAATATAACGGGGTACGTATTGACTGATAAATCGGCCGATGAATTTCCAACAGAGGGTGTAGAAGAAATTGTTGTAATTGTCCCAGATAATACCAAAGTTCTTAATATTATTAGTACTATTGGAAGAGTCACTGAAAATAAAGAATCACTATTAGAATTCACATATTCTGGAGATGTTGAGGATTATATTGAAAAATATAATATCATCAGTGAAGATGATGAAGAAGTTGATTCAGAATTTGCAATATTTGATTCTTTACATGAAGGTATTAAGGTGAAATCTCCTGGAGGAGAGATTATCAAAATTAAAGTATTTTTAAATAATAGAAGCCACGTTGACCCAAGTGTTCTTGAATTATGGAAGCAAGTTACTCTTGATTTGAAAGACCGACATAAAAAATATTCTACAAATGCAATAACTGAAAAGGATAAACTTCGAGCAACCGATAATATTGATTTAAGTCAATTAAAGATTGGATTGCATAAACATCGTGGAATTGAATTTGAAGGTGCTAAGATTTGTTACTATATTAAAAAATCTAAAAGTCTACTTGTTGGTGATAAAATGGCTAATAGATATGGGGCTAAAGGGATTGTTACTAAAATTATACCCAATGAATTCTCGCCATATTCAGAATATACAGGAAAGATCGATATCTTTCTATCTCCAACTGGTGTATTAGGTCGTAAAAATCTTGCAGTAATGAAAGAGATATATCTTGGGAAAGTTTTTTATAACCTTCCAAAAATTATTCAGGTAAAATTAGAAGACCCATCTATAACAACTAAAGAAATTAAAGATTTAATTATTACTATTTATGGATTATTAGATGCAAGTAAAGATGGAAAATATTTGCGTTCGATTCGAGAGAAATTAAGTGGATATACTGATATTCAAATTAGATCTGGACTTAAAGATAAATCAATTAAATTAAATTATATTATCGAACCGTTTACAAATCTTCCAATGAAGAAAGTTAAAGAAGCTGCTAAAGTTTTAGACATTCCACTTGATGAATATGTATATATTCCAGAATTAGAGACATGGACAAAGAAGAAGGTTCCAGTTGGAATACAATATATGTCTTGTTTAGAACAATTATCTACTGATTATGAATCTCTAAGATCTACTGGATCTTATGTTTCTCTTACTGGTCAACCTAAAAAAGGTAAAGCAAATCAAGGTGGGCAATCTGTAGGTAACTTAGATATTTATAATTTATTAACATATGATGTTCCAAGTATTCTGGAAGAATTAATGACTGTTAGATCTGATGATTTTTCTAGTAAGCGGGAGGTTATTACTAATATTATCCAAACTGGAGAAAGTGATCTTCCTAAATCAACTGGAGATGCAAATACTAAAAATTTATACGATGTCCATATGATTGCTATGGGATTAGATGTGAAATAATTTTACATAATTTAATATAGATATAATAAAACATATCACATTTTATTTGATGGAGATATGTTTTATTATATGACAACTAAAGGAGAAATGTAATGGAGTCAGTAAAATCTGTAATTGATCTAGATTTATCTCATAAGAATGAAAGTTTAAAACCAATCCCAAAAGAATTAATTTTAAAATTTGTTAGTGAAATTGTTACTCATATTGGAACTAAAGGACATAATGATTTTAACATAAACCCACAATCGGATGGTTCTTGTAGAATATCTATTTTTACAAATAAATTATCTGAGAGTGAATCAATTTTGGATGCAATTGTAAGTATATTTTCATCTGGATTATCCAAGTTCATTGAAAGTGAAACTGGAGAAAGTTGCAAAAAATATAATAGATCGCTCACAATGTTTGAAAGTCAAGTTGAAGAAAATGCTGTAATTATTTTTATGAATTAGGAGAAATATATGTCTACCAATCTACAAACTGATCAAATGCCTTTCCAAAATCAAACAAATCCTCTTGGATTTGGGCAGCAGAATCCAATGATGTTTCAGCAAGCGCCTGTAACTCAGCAAGCTCCTATGATGGCTCCTGCAACTCCTCAAGCTCCTATGATGGCACCTGTAACTGAACAAGGTAATATGATGCCTCCTATGATGGCACCTGTAACTGAACAAGCTCCTATGATGGCACCTATGATGGCACCTGCAACTCCACAAGCTCCTATGATGGCACCTATGATGGCACCTGCAACTCCACAAGCTCCTATGATGGCACCTGTACCTGAACAATCTAATATGGTTGCTCCTGTAATTTCTCAGGCACCTATGATGGATAATATGGTTGCTCCTGTAATTTCTCAGGCTCCTATGATGGACAATATGGTTGCTCCTGTAATTTCTCAGGCTCCTATGATGGCTCAACAGATGCCAACTACAACTGCTCCTGAAGCTCCAATGCCGATGCCATCTCAGATGATGCAGGTTCCAATTCCTCAACAGGGACAGACATCACCTCCGATATATCAGCAGCAGATGATGAATCCGATGGGTTCTTCTCAACCAATTTCAACTTCAGATCCAATAACAAATGTAAATGCAAATCCATCATTTGTTCCATATATGAATAATGGAGAAGTTTTAATTTGTAAATTTAGTCCTGCGAAATTCGATGCGTTTGTTAAAGTATTGTCTCATATGGATGATAAAAATGCAATTGTTATTAGGAATTCTGAGATTTGTCAGGCAATCAATAATGGAACTGCAATAGTAAAAACTAGTGTAGCAAGTCTCATTGATAGTACAAATTCTCAAATTAATTTACATATACTTAATCCAAAAAAATATATCAAGCTCTTTAAGAACATTAAAGGAGCTTCAGATATTCATATTCTTGATGATTCAATTAATTCTAGATTTATTGTTACTAATGGAGATCTTACAATATATCTCCCAAAACAGATTGAAGCATTTGAACATGATACCCAACCACCAGATTTGTCGACTGCAGTTTTAATTGGACAGACATATACAATTGAAAAAGATGTGAGATCTACAATTATTAGCATGTCTAGTGATTCTGCATATTTGGATTTATTGATACATCAAAATCAATTTAAAGCTGTATATATTCCAGAAACTGCAATTTATAGTTTCAAGGAATTTATTAAAGAACAAATTACAGATGCTAAAGCAGATCTTAGATTAAGAGCTTATTCATTTTTGAAAATTTCAGGAGAAGAATATCAAGTATCTATTGGAGAAATTTCTGGAACGTATTGGATCATCACAATTGTTAATACTGGATTTTCTGCAATTCATATTCTTGAATGCATTCAACCTGTTAGTGATGATAATTTGATAATTTAATAATATTAATAGATTTGATATAGATATTAATAGTTACAGAAGAGGCGGTGGATAATATTTTTTATATTTGTTCATCGCCTCTTTTTAAAGGCGGTTAATGAATGAATGAATATAAAACTATATTTCAAAATCCACCATTAAATACTATCGATAATACATATTATATCGATAATTATAATAATTTTATTTTATCTCAAGGAGTAAAAGACCAATATGAAAACTTAGATCAACTAGGAATTAATTTTATTGACCAAAAAACAATATCAGATGATATATACATTGAACTTCTGATGTATGTTCATGAAAACTACTTTCCAATAATGAATATTGAGATGATTTTTGAAACACCAAAATTATTACCAATAATTGGAAGTTATGTATATCATTTCATTTGTTTGGATTTAATTAATATTATTCTTCCAAAATGTTTAATGTATTTTGATATTGAAGATCCACAGGAATTATATTCAGTATCTTCAGATGCATTAATTCTGACGATATTACAGAATATTGTGATTCCTAAAATTGAGATGCTCAAAATACTAAACACTAAAAAATCAGACATTGCTATGTACAATGAATTACTTAAATGGACATTCTATGTTGATATTTTAGATAATGATTGTCAATTCCTTTGTGAAAAATTAATATTTCCAATAGTTGGAAAGTATGAGATGGATATCTTATGTAAAAATACATAACATCCAAATTGATTAATCATCACTAGGAGAAATAGTATTATGGTCACTGGAATTGTGATTGGACTTGGTAAATGTATAGCTATAATTGTACTTAATCTTATATATATAGGATTAGCGGTATTAATTAGTGGCACATATATGGTAATTGACGGTGTAATTTGTGGCTTTAGATCATAATTTAAAAATACATTAAATGGAGATATAAAAATGACCGAATTATATTATGAAGATCAGATGCGAGATTCTCTTAGTAAATTAAAAGTAATTGAAGATCAATTAACAATATTAACATCCCAGAAGGAATTACTTCGGGAGCAACTTAAAAAATGGTTGGAAGTAAATAACTTGACTGAGTATGATGGTTTTGATTCTGACAATTCTCAGTTATGGCGTTTGCAAACCATATCTTCTACACGAAGGTCTGCAAATTTTGATTATATCGAGACCGTTCTTGAACCGCTCCAATTAAAAGAAGCTATCAAATATACAGAATCTAGCACATTTAGATGCACTAAAGTTAAAGTCCTGAAATCAAAAACACAAAAAGCTCCAATAGGGAAGTAAAAATTATGTATATAATAGAGAAAGAATTTTCATTTGAATATGCACATCGATTGGTTTTACCATATGACAGCCCATGTACAAATGTTCATGGTCATAGTGCTAAAGTTGTTGTTGCGATTACATCTGAAAAAATCAATAAGTCAGGAATGATTCTTGATTTTTCTGATCTGAAAAATATTATCAATTCAATTATTGATAAATTCGATCATAGTATTATAATATGGAAAGATGATCCATTCATAGATAATTTTAAATTGAATCCAATCTATTTTGGTTGTATCAATATTATTGATTCTAATCCAACTTCAGAGAATCTTTCAAGGATTATTGCATTTGAATTATATAATATTTTAAAGTCTAAGGAGTTTGGAGAAGTATATCCAGATATTGATTGTAAAACTATTACTCAGATTGCAATTACATTCTTTGAAACTGCCAAAAATAGTGCAAAATATATACTAGATATTTAATTATGATTTCTGAGAGAGTTAATGTATGTTTGATATCAATAATTATCCGAGTATCATTCTACATTTAAAAACAATCTCAAGGCGATATCATATTCATTCATCGGGTTGGATTGAGTGTTTTTGTCCATATTGTGATGATGGAACAAGAAAACTCAATCCTTCCCATGGACACTTTTACATTGGTTCTAATATTGCATATTGTCATTGTTTTAGATGTGGTATTAAGTTAGGGTTATATAAGTTTTTAATAGACACGTCATTTTCAGATACATCCTTAATTGAACAATTAAAACATCTTTCCGGATTTGTATATAACAAATCTAAAATATCTGGAATAAAAACTCATAATACTTCAAGAATACAAATTTTTGAAAAGATAAACAATCAATATAATTGGATGAAAAATAATCATCCAGATCAACTTCAACGGTATTTTACATATCTTAAAAGCCGATGCTTAGATATAGATCCATTTAAATTTTTTTTACTACCATCATATAAGAATAATAATCTTCAAGTTCAATTTTTGAATTATAATGGTGAACTGATAACTGCTAGGAACATTGATAATGCTAAAGTTAGATATGAAATTTTTGGAAGTCAAAAATATTATTACTTTCAAGATCTATTAAATGTCGATATTTATAATTCTATAATTATAACTGAAGGTGCCTTTGATATTATTAATTTATATAATTATTATTATCCTTTTAAGGATTCTTTCTTTATCTGTATTGGAGGAAATAATTATAAAGGTATTGTAACAGATATAATTAATTCATTACTGTTAATTGGGAAGTATATAATCCGAATTGTTTTAGATAGAGGATTAAAATTTCAAACACAAATAATTAATAGCATTTTAAATGCCGTAAATATCTTAAATCCAGAGATTATACTTGAATTCTATTTACCATCTCTAAGTAAAGATGTTTCTGAATTAATGTTATTAGTTAGAATATAATGGAGTAAATGCTTATGTCAAGAGATTTAATTTTTGGTTACATCCAATCAAAGGCCCTACATCCTAAAAATCCTAAAAAGAAAGTAACTGAAACTGTTAAACGAGTACAACTCTCGAAAATATCTATTGATAATATTAATAGATTCGATCATATATCGTGCTTTTCACCAAACATTAATTTATATGCAACATTTAGTTGGGATGAAGAACTTCAAAAAGTAGCTGCAATATTTATGATAACTGATTATTCGGATTATGGATTTTTCCAAACTCAGGTATTGAATTGGTGTTATCCATATTTAAGGGAAATTGATATAAAGTATATAAATATTAAATCTATATACAATTCAATAACAACCATTCCACAAAATATAATTAGTAATATCCAAGTAGCATTTAGTGCCCGCAATATTGGTATTGAATTTGCTGCAGATATTGATGATAATACTCTGCATTTTAATTCAACGATAATACCATCATCAATATCTCCAACAAATATTAAAACTAAATTAAAACCATGGTTATTGACTACACAAAAAATGCACAGTTTTATCGAATCTAATTATAAATTTTTATCTGATGTCAATTCTCTATTATCCTGGATTAAATCTGAATTTAATCTTATGTTTGATTATACTGTTGATGGTGGATCTCAATTTCGAGAATTAAAATGCCTTAAATTAACATCGATGGATTTTGATGCTGTCTACGCTGAATATCACCAAATTAAACAATATGGTGATAGTTATCGTGAATGTCAAGATGATTTTAAAGTATTATTAACTCTCTTTAATAGTAAAAAATCTCAAATGATATATACATTGAAAGGCATTAAAATATTTTTAAATTATAACATGGTATATGTTAAATTTCTAATATTTAATTTTAAACTATCATCATCTTCAGATAATGAATTTGCATTAATATGGAGTTTGATAAAACACTCAGGACAATTAGAAACCCTTCATGGATGTATAGAAAAAACCCAATTAACATATGAATAATAAATACTAAAGGTTATATTGAATGAAAAATGCAATACCACATTTGTATGCTGAATATGGAAGATATTCTGATGCATTTCGAGCAATCCCATATATATATGATTGCCTTAAACCAGTTGAGCGAAGATTATTGTATACTCTTTGGAGTTTAGCTAGAAGCACCAAAACTATTAAATCTGCACGAATAATCGGAGAATTAGTGGGTAAATATCATCCACATGGTGATGGTAGTGCGTATGCTACATTGGTTAGAATGGTTCGATTAAATTTTGCAATTGGACAAGGAAACTGGGGAGCGGATCAATATGATGAAATATCCGCAGCAGCATTTAGGTATACTGAGGTTAAATCTAATCCTTTAATTGTTAAAATTGGTTTTGAGTTTATTAAATTTGTTGACTTTCATGATCCTGAGAATTTAGGATATGAACAACCATTATTTCTCCCATGTCCAGTTCCAATTGGACTAATTGGAGATAGATTTATTTCTGGTATTAGTTTTAATACAACAATGTTACCTAGATATAAAATTGAAGATCTTATATCTAGACTTAAATATTTACTTCAGAAAGAACATGATCCAAATACACAACCAGTAACTATTATTCCTAATTTTGAACATTGTGATGTATATGAATCTATGCCTGGAGAATTTGAAAAGATATTAACAGTAGGTGTAGGTAATATATATGTTATTCCAAAAATGGACATTCAATCAGATGGTGTTCATATTCTTGGATTTCCAGTAGATAGGTTCGCTTCACTTGCATCTAATACAGAAAATTTGAAGAAACCTCAGCAACGAAAATATTTTGTTGTTGATGGTACAACTCATGGAATTCTTGATGTTGTGTGTATTCCAAAAGATGGGGTTGTTGATCAAGAATTTATAGATTTGATATTTAATATTATAAAACAACAAGTTAAATTTAAGTGTAATGTTGTTATACCAGATCAAACTGTAGAATTAAAATCTATCGATAATTTAATTAAATCTTCATATGGATTATGGTATCAAGCATATGAAAGACAGCTAATGTCTCAAAAACATGATCTATTAGAAAAATTATTTGAATTAACTGTAATTAGTGTAGTACAACAAATTCTACAAGATTTTAAAATAAAATCAAAAGTGGATTTGATTCAGATATATGAAACAAATCCAGCATATCAAGTTCCTAATATCGGAAGCATTAATATTGATGATGTTTGTAAACGATATACAATTGATGCATTATTGAATCATTCGGTAAGTAGTATAAAGCATCAAACTCAATTAAATGTGGTCGATTTAACATTATCAAATATGTATAATTCAGCATATTTAAAGATGGATGGATTATTGTCTTAAGAGGTGTGATATGATGTAGATAATATAATTTATCTGCATCATATCATTTATTAATATTTCAAGATTGAAATATTTATTTTTTTCTTTAAATAACAAGTACACATATTTCTAATTCTATAAGTTCTATATTCCAATTTATATTATTTATTTGAAACTCTACATATGTTATTTCGCTGTGTAAATGGTTATTGTAAGAATAATCATAGTATTGTGTGGAGACATTTAGATTGAAAAAAATAGTAAGATATTCAGATCTAACAGAATATGAAAAATGCATTATATGTAATGGTTGTGGAGGAAAGGGATCTTGGGTTAGACCACCAAATGGGTATAAATATAAATTATTTTGTGATCAACATGATTTTAATTATCAACTTGGTGGTTCTTTATACGATAAAATAAAATCTGATGTACAATTACTAATTGCAATCGTTAAATATGGCATTAAACTGCAGAATTTTATAGATGTGATCTTGGGCATGATGTACTTTGTCGGGATATCCATTGGTGGTCATTATTATTTTAATTGGGATGGAGATGGCGATACACTTGATATTGACGAAAAATTAGAGATTTAATGAGGATTCATATGAAAGGAATTATATTAGCTGGTGGAAGTGGAAGTCGATTACGACCAATAACACTTGTCATAAATAAACAATTATTACCAGTATATGATAAGCCGATGATTTATTATCCATTATCAAATATGATACTATCTGGAATTACTGAAATTTTAATTATCAGCACTCATATTGGAGTTCCACTATTCAGGAAATTATTTGGAGATGGGGAAGAATTAGGAATTTCAATATCATATGCTATGCAACATGAGGCATATGGGATTGCAGATGCATTTATAATTGGACAAAATTTCATTAAAAATGATACTGTATGTTTGATGTTAGGAGATAATATATTCCATGGAGATGGATTATCTAATATTCTTCAGAAAGCAACTAAATTAAAATCTGGAGGTTTAGTATTTGGATATAAGGTCAGTGATCCAGAACGATATGGTGTATTAGAATTTAATCGTAATAATCAAGTCATTGGTATTGAAGAAAAACCAAAAATTCCGAAATCAAAATATGTCGTTCCTGGGATTTATTTTTATGACAATGATGTTGTTCGTATTGCAAAAGCATTAACTCGATCAGCTCGTGGAGAATTAGAAATTACAGACATTAATAATCACTATCTTAATATCAATAAATTGCAATGTGTTCCATTTAATCGAGGATTCACTTGGTTAGATATGGGCACTCATGAATCATTATCAGAAGCTTCATCATTTATTGAAATAATAGAAAAACGACAAGGATTAAAAATTGGATGCATTGAAGAATCTTCATGGAGAATGGGATATATATTGAATAAACATTTATTATTATTTTCTAAAAGGTATGATAATGCATATGGAAAATACCTATTAGATTTAAGTACTTCTTAATTGGAGATTATTATATAATGGGATTCAAATGCCTTAGATGTGGATATTGTTGCATTGCATCTGAAATGACAATACTTAACCCTAAATATCAACATTCAGAAATCAATACAGAAAAACCATTTTCATATATAAGTAAAATAATGACTAAATCTGCGGCAGATCCATGCCCATACCTTATTTGGAATGAAGAAACAAATACATCCACTTGTAGTGTATATGACAAGGAATGGTTTCCATCTACATTATGTAAACATTTCAATACAATATCAGATCAATCAATTTGGTTTCCTATAGATCTTCAATTACAAAATCAGGAGTGTATTGTTGGTAAATTTATTAAACTAAACTTCCCTCCATTATGGTGGAAAGATTGGTGGAATTGGTTACCACCTAATCTCTAAAATTTTATTCATTTTCATATAGATATAAAATTAAAACATGATTGAAATTGGATTTATACTCAAATTGAAATAGGAGATATTTTTATGAAATGTTTACATTGTGGACATTGTTGTGTAAACTATGGTGTTATGATTATCAATCCAAAATATAAGGATTCATATAATCCTGAAGATGTATCGAATTTTGATATTGAGGATTTGGCTCTTTTTAAAACAACTGGTATAATATGTCCATATCTAATTTGGATAAATGATGGTTATTTCTGTGAAGTGCATAAATACCCATGGTATAATTCAACCCCATGTTTTGATTTTACACAAATTGAATCTGGAAATACAGAATGTCGAGTAGGACGACATTTGGTTGATAAAACAATCACATCAAGTTCATATGATAAATTTTTAAAGGATACAATTGAATGGAAAAAGTCGCATCAATTATCATGACCCCGTCTATTGAAAGTGTTACACTGATAACAAAATTATTATCTGAGAAGTATCTGATTAATGCAATTAATCTTACTCCAGATAAAGGTGTTACATTAGCATATAGTAATAGAATAGATGCTATTAGTAACTATTTTGATATTAGACCACATCAAATGACATTTGGTGAATTTACATTTTTATCAGAAGATTATTTAACGCGAGAACTTTTTACAGATACAATATTACTCGCAATGGCTAAACAATTCAATTCACACATTTTCAGAGATTCATATAATACTGGAAAATATGAACATATATTTCCTTCATTATTAGCAAAAACCATCACAGTTGCCGTTGGTGGAAGTATTAGAATGTTGGTTCCATTTATACGAAGTACACTGAGAGATGTTGTTAAATGTGGCATTCAGTTAAATGCTCCATTTGAGCTATCATATTCCTGTTTGGACTCAATGGAAAGTCCATGTGGATTATGTAAAGGATGTAAAGATCGAATACAGGCATTTAGCGATAATCGGAGTTTAGATCCATTTTCACATCAGAGAATAAATGATTCTAATAAAGTTATTTCTGAATCTGGATTCGTACCTCCGATTTATACCAAAACTGAATTTAGTTCTGGGGCAAGCGATGCTATGGCTTCGGATCAGCGAGTTAATATACCAACTCCAAAATTATCTGAAATTGCAAGCGATGCAATGCCAGCCTCTCGAGGCATTGTATATACTAATGAACCTACAGAAAGTGATGTAACACAAACCATCATTTCTGAAGTTGAAACACCAGTAATTCCTGAGGATATTTAACATATTTCGGAGTCTATGGCCTATAAATTATTTTATAGGTCATAGACAATCTATTATTAATTATTAATTATTTTTTGGAGAATTTAAATGAATGATAAGAAAGTAGTATTATCTCTAAGTGGTGGAATGGATTCTGCAACTCTATTTGGATATTTTAAATCATTTGGATATGATGTATATCCAGTCATATTTAACTATGGATCAAAACATAATAAACATGAAATTAAATGTGCTCATGAATTGTGTGAATTTTATGGATCAAAGCCAGTCGAAATTGCACTTCCATATATAAATGAATTATTTAAATCCAATTTGTTATCATCTGGAGATAAAATTCCAGAAGGACATTATGAAGATGTCACTATGGATCAAACCGTAGTTCCTGGACGAAATATAATCTTTATTTCAAATATGATTGGATATGCTTGGAGTGTAGGTGCATCTAAAGTTGCTATTGGAGCGCATTCTGGAGATCATCATATTTATGCTGATTGTCGAGAAATATTTATTAATGCAATGGATGTTGCTGTTAGATTGGGAAGTGATAATAAAGTTCAACTAACTGCCCCGTTTATTAATATGAATAAAGGCGACATTGTTAGACTTGGATATTCATTTTTGACTAAAGTACCATATGAAAAGACTCGCACATGTTATTGTGCAGATGAGATTAGTTGTGGTAAATGTGGATCATGTACAGAACGTCTTGAAGCATTTTCTGTAAATAATTTAGTAGACCCTATTGAATATTGTAATTAATTATGATTATCATTAGTGGTGGTCAAATAGGTGCCGATTTAGCTGGATTAGAATTTGGATATATATCTGGATTTAAGACTGGTGGTGTTGCTCCTAAAGATTGGAGAACTAACATTGGTCCTAATTTGGATCTTAGAGATAAATATAAGTTAACAGAATCTAAGATATCTAGTTATAAACATCGAACATGGGAAAATGTTAGATTATCCACAGCTACTGTTAGATTATGTGTAGATTTTTTCTCTTCTGGTGAAATCTGCACATTGAATGCAATTCAAAATTATAACAGACCATATTTTGATGTATATTTACCAAATCCAGCTTCTCCTCAATATTTTTCAAATTGGTTAAGACACTTTAATGTTGAAATTTTAAATGTTGCTGGAAATACACAAGGCAAGCATGGATTTAATATATATCAAATGTCACTTGAATATTTAATTCAAACATTTTCATATTTTAACTCTGCGGAGAATAAATGAGAAATACATCTTGGTTTTACAAATATCAACCGAAAGTCATAGAAGATTATGTTTTTGAAACTGAAGAACAAAAGACAACCATTCTTGGATGGATTAATAATGGATTTATCCCCGGAAATGTTATCTTTGAAGGTCCTCCTGGAACTGGAAAAACTGCATTATCGGAATTAATCATTCAATCGATTATTAAATCCCAACAAGATTTAAACATCATTAGTGATCTTAGCGTTAAAAATATTGATACATTAACATCATGGTTGGAAAAACGTCCAGTTAAATCTAAACAAAAGATCATTTATCTTGAAGAATTTGATCGATTATCTAGTGCTGCGGCGAATAGTCTTAAAAATCGAAAGATGGAAAAATATCAAGAATATTGTTCTTTTATATGCACAACGAACCATTTGAATCGAATTGAGAGAGCGCTTCAGACTAGATTTACATATAAATTTAATCTGAGCAACCCAAATCCAGAAGGAACATATCATAGAATACGTTCAATTCTAACTCAGGAGAATGTTGAATGTGATAATAACCTTCTATACCAATTTATTCTAAAAAATATTAAAATTGGTATTCGAGATATAATCAATACGATTCAAGTCAATATAATTAATAATTCAATTGATTTTAATAATGTTGATATTCAACGAGCAGAACATGAAGAAGATATTATAAACAATACATTATCTATAATACATTCTCTAATGACTGGAATGGATATAAATGATAAAAATGTATGTTTAATTAATCCAACAAATAGTAAAATTGCAAGCCAATATACTAGTATATTGAATCTGATTCAATATAATAATAATATTAATTATGCCAACATATTTATTCGAATCTCAGAAAATCTTAATTTTCTACCAATTCAAAAAATAGTTAATGAATATTTATCATCCCTTGAACATAAAAAATTACCACACATTCATTATATATCATTTATATATGATTGTATGAAATCAATTACAGATATCACAATATAAAGTGTTGTGGGGGTAGATTCTTTTATCCCCACAATACCATTAAAGGATAAAATGCAAAGTCTTGTAGATTTAATCCCATTATATGTTGAGATAACTAAAGATTGTCCGATTGGACAGATTGGTCCACCATTTACATATTATCATTCGGATGAATTGAAAAGTAATATTTTAGCTAGAAATTTATTTGAAGTTGATATTAAATCTGCATTCCCTACAATTTGTACATTATATTTTGGAAAAGATCATCCATTTGTCAAACGTATATTTGAATTAGATGATAAATTACAACGAAATATATTCATTGCAACAACATTAAAAGCCCAATCTGAATTAGATAATGGTAAATATTTGAATGAATTGAACTTATGGAGTAAAATATTTGCAATTGGATATACATATTCTAGATATAAAAACATCACAATACTTCAATATGTAAAAGATGGGTTAATAATTAAAGGTGAATTATCAGATACAATTACAATTGAGATCGCATCATTTCTTGAATATATAAATAACAATAATATCATATTTCATGAAGAAGTTATTGATTATTATCTCAGATTCAATAAAACCACAATAATGAAATATGCCAATGACTTTACAATCAAAGGACATTTTCGGAATGTACCGACATATATTAAAGATGTGGTGATTCCAATGATATTTAATGGAGACATATATAATAGTTCAAAGTTATCTGAAATTAAATTAGTATATTCAGATAAATTTTTTCAAGTAATTCTTCATAGTAGATTAAGCCAAGAGTTAAATTATTATTATAATATTGGTAATAATCAATATTTAGATCGGTTTGGATCATTGTCTGATATATCAAAAACATTTCCAAAAATGTATTTATTGGACATAATATATCCAATATTGGCATTATTTAGAGTCAATCAACAGTCTTTATAAAAATATGGGTTTTATATAATACCAAAATATGTAGAGAGTGATTAAGTCCACCAATTAAGAAAAATCATTTCTTTTCTAATATTATATATAGATATAAATTAAATATAGAAACGTCTAAAAAATTTTTTGTTTGAAAAAATTTAAGGGGATACATTTGCATGGAAGAAATTCAAATTTTAGAGGATTTAGATCATGTTAAATTACGACCGGCAATGTATATTGGCAGTACATTTAGTCCAGATCATCTTGCTTATGAAATAGTTGATAATGCATTAGATGAACTTGCAAATGAATTTGCTAGTATAATAACGATAGACGTTCCAGAAAGTGGTCATATTATAGTTACTGATAATGGACGTGGAATCCCAGTTCATTTAGTTAATGTACATAATGTCCCAACAGATTCAATTGTTGCTTCATGTACAAAATTATTTTCTGGAGCCAAATTCAACTCAGACACATATAAGTTCTCAATAGGACTTCATGGGGTTGGATTGGTTGCAGTTAATGCTCTTTCTGAGTTTATGTCGGTTACCGTTAGAGATCGAATACATAAACATCAGTTCCATCATTATTATTTTTTAGATTCAGTTCTTACTGAACAGGAAATACTTGAAAATGATGACCCTAATATTATTTGGAGTACTCGAATTGAATTTAAAGCGAATCCAAAATATTTTAGTGTTTCTGATATTAATGTGACTCGAATCATCGATCGAATGACTTTAGTTAGTTCGAAATTAGCACATGCATCAATATTGGTTAATGGTCAATTGATACCAAACATATCATTACATGATTATGCAAAGTATCAATTAAAATTGCCAGATGAGATTCCGTTATTTCATATAACGGATAAAGGGTTGATTGATAAAAATATCAATATTTATTTTACATTTGATCCTAATGGTCCAGTAACACCAATTATTCTTGGTGATGTAAATTTACATATTTGTGGAGGAACATTCCAACGGAATTTTCAAAATTTTGTTTCTAAAACATTACTTCAACAACATCCTAAGTTGTCTAAATCTGAATCCTCAGGACATCTTAGAGCATATGTTAGTATTGTTACCCCAAATGTTGAATTTGATTCTAACTCTAAAGCTACAATGGTAAAAAGCATCTCTTCTGATTTAGATCGATGTTCAACATCTTTAATAATTGCATTGGGACAATCTTATATTAAAGATTGTATTCAAACTATTATTGATAGAAAAACTCATAAACGTGTAGTTAAACAAATTACAGTTAGTAAAAGAGTTACAGCTAAAGATGGATTTAAAGATCGACTAAATACATCAGGTGGTATTTTATATTTAATGGAAGGAAAATCTGCAGATGGATCACTATCTCAAATACGAGATAAATACACTGAAGCAATACTTCCAATTAGTGGAAAAATACTTAATGTTGTTAATAAATCAGTTGAAGAAGCAATCAGCTCAAAAAGATTCAAGTTTTTACTTGAAGTTTTAGGAGTCGATTTAAGTCAAAAGAATCAGAAAGAATTCAGATATGATACTATTAAAATATTATGTGATGCGGATCCAGATGGATTGCACATATCTGTATTATTGGTTCTTGGAATATGGTATTATGCTCCTGAGTTAATTAGACAAGGGAAAGTATATATTATACTTCCACCATTGTATGGTGTAGTAAAAAGTGGAACTTTTATTCCAATTTATCTTGAGCAAGATATTGCCAAATATCCTGGATGTGATGTTACACGATTTAAAGGAATTGGAGAAATGTCTCCAAAACAACTTGAAGTTGTAATTAGATATAATTTACGTGAATATGTTGTGACCCCACCTGCCACACCGGCAGATCAGGACAATATACTTCGATGTATAACTGATGTTGAAGTTAAACGAAAATTATGTAAAGACAAAAGATTCCAACTTCAGAACTTATTTAAATTTTTATAATTAAACAAATTAAACTTTAAGGAGAATTATTATGACTACCCATCCCTTCGCAACAACCGCACCCATGGCAGCACCTATGGCAGCCCCTATGGCAGCCCCTATGGCAGCCCCTATGGCAGCCCCTGTAGCCCCTATGGCAGCACCCGCACCTGTAGCCCCTATGGCAGCACCCGCAGCTGTAACCCCTATGGCAGCACCTATGGCAGCCCCCGGAGTAGCTCCTGTAGCTCCTATGGTTGCTCCTGCTGCTCCTGCAGTACCGACATCAGCCCCCGTTTCTAATGGAATTGATGCTAAAAAGGCTCCTCGTAAAAAGCCAAACCGTCAGATGACTAAAGAAGAGAGAAAGTATGTGATTGAGAATTATTCAGTAAAATCTACTTCTGAAATGGCTCAGGAACTTGGTCTTACTCGTCAGCAGGTATATCGCACAATTCATGAATCTCGTAACAAGATTAATGAGAGAATTGAAATTGCAGTTCAGGCTGGCGATGCCGCTACTGTTACAAAACTAACGACATATCGGGATACAAAGCTCATCACTAAACCTTTTCCTGGAACTATTGCTGGAAAGGGATCAAGTGTAGAGAATGTACTTGATGAATTGTTGAATGGTCTGTAATAGTAATAATATAATATAATATATTATATACTGGTTAGAAAAAGGTGGAGGAATTAATTTTCCTCCACCTTTTTACCATACCTTTTATTTTTTCATTAATTTTTTAGAGGTTCTAATATGGCTCAGAAAATACTATGTTTACATCATAATGATGCTGATGGATTTGGTAGTGCTGCTATTGTTGGACATTATTATGGAAAAGATAATGTACATTTTAAAAAGATAAATTATGAAGATGCTGTTGATCCGAACGATCTTCATGTCGATATGAAATTAATTATTGTTGATTTTAGTCTAAAGGAGATTGATTGGGAGTTAGTGCAATATTTCACTAAAGATATTATTTGGATTGACCATCATAAATCTATATTTGAAACTAATTCACCACATCATGTTGATGGGATTAGAGGTTCAAATAATGCGGCGATTGCTTTAACCTGGAAATATTTCTATCCAGATATCGAAATTCCACTATGGGTTAATTTAATTGAAGATCATGATCTTTGGAAGTTTAAATTAGACAATACAGAAGTATTTCAAAGTGGGTTATATTCCAAAGATCTTAATCCAACCTCCGAATTTTGGGATCTGTTATTTGATCATGAAGCATCAACAATAGATCAAGTATGTTCTATTGGAAAAATTATCCAAGAATATCAAATTAGAGGTAATAAATCTCTTCGAAAACAATTCAAGATTATTGATTTCTATGGATATAAATGTTGTTGCATAAATGCCCGTGGAAATTCTAAAATATTTGATTATGTTGAATCTGAAATACCATATGATATTGTCATGTGGTATTGGTTCGATGGAGAGTGTTGGTCATATCGATTAGCAATTAATAAAGACATCCCTAATGACAATATAGATATTTCTAAAATTTGTCAGAATTTCTTTAATAATGGACGACAAGGTGGTGGACATAAAGGGGTTGGAGGATTTTCTCAAATAAATTTAATCAGTGAACTTTCGTCCACATGGGAATTAAAAAATATTTAATCTAACACAAAAAAATATAGATATTATTATAATGTAATTCTAATGGTATCTATATTTTATATTTATAGGAGATTTTCTTAAATGCAACTTTCGACTTCCCAACAAGATGCAGTCTTTACAATTGATAGACCTACTATAATTTCTGCTGGAGCTGGTTCTGGAAAAACATTCACCCTAACTAAAAAGTTTGAATATCTAGTTTCTGCTTGTAACATTTCTCCTGAAAATATATTGGCTATTACGTTCACGAATAAAGCAGCTGATAGTTTAAAACGAAAATTATCAGATACTTTAAAGATTAAAGAATTTAGGTTTTCTTGGACTAGAACAATACATTCCGCATGTTTAAATATGATAAAACCATATGTCAGTTATATTGGATATCGAGAAAACCCATCAATATATACTGGATCGGATCAAAAGAAACTCTTACGTGGAATAATTAATTCATATAAAATCCAATCTAAAGATATATTAATGTCTGTTATAAAGGTCATCTCATTATCTAAAGATTCTAAAAATCCACAAGAGTTTCTAACTCAATATATAGCTAAATATTTAAAAGAACCATCTAAATCTAATATAAGTTCACCAGAATGGAAAAATGTAGTTCCACATTTATTGGATATTTATAATGATTATATGTTTCGATTGAAAAATTCAAATGCATTTGATTATGATGATATTTTGTGGTTTGTTTATAAGTTACTATCTACAGATGACCATTTCAGAAACGATTATAAACGTAAGTTCGATTATATTTTCGTTGATGAATATCAAGACGTTAACTTTATTCAAAATGAAATAATCAAAATGTTATGTAGAGGTAATAATCTAACTGTTGTTGGAGATGATTTCCAAAGTGTATATCGCTTTCGTGGAAGTGATCCTAAATTCTTTATTGAATTTAGTAAATCATTTACAAATGCAGCGATGTTTAAACTTGAACAAAATTACAGAAGCGTTCAACCAATTGTTGAAGTTTCAAACCAATTAATTAAACATAATAAATTTCAAATTGAAAAAGTTTGTTTTTCAACAACACCATCTGATATTAAACCAACTATTGTTAAATTTGATTCGGATACAGATGAATCTACAGCAATTGCTAGGGCGATACTTGAATATAATGTGAACCCTAATGCAAGTTTAAATCATATCGCAATTCTATATAGAGCAAAGTTTATATCTCGTAGTATTGAAACATCATTAGCAGAACATAACATTCCATATGAAATCATTGGATCTGTTGGATTTTTTGAAAGACGAGAAATTAAAGATATATTATCATATATAATATTATCTCATAATCCAAATAATGAAATTTGTTTTGATCGTGTAATGAATGCCCCTAAACGTGGATTTGGGCGTGTTGCTATAGATGTAATCCTTCGATCTGAAGGTGAAGATTATTTTATGAAAATGGCAAATGTGATTAAATATAATATATTGACTAAAAAACAAACAAGTTCATTAGACCAATTATTAACTGTTATTTGTAAATTAAAACGATTGACTCCGGATGCTGCAATTCATAATATAATCCAATTAACTAATTATAAAGATTATATGAAAGGATTTAGTGTAGATGATGATGATTATCAAGATCGAATAGATAATATTATTGAACTTCAATCTTTAGCTGCTCAATTTTCAACAACAGAAGATTTTCTCGAATCATGCACCCTTTCTTCTCAAGATGAATCGGCAACTGAAGAAGAAGTACCTAAAGTAAAATTAATGACTGGTCACAGTAGTAAAGGTCTTGAGTTTCCAATTGTATTTATTATTGGATTAGAAGATGGAATGCTTCCTCATCATCGAGCATTAGCAGATGATAGAAATTCCAAATGTAGAGACAATCTTGAAGAAGAACGAAGATTATTTTATGTAATGATGACTAGAGCGATCACATCTCTTAATATCTCATTTTGTAAAAATCGGACTTGTTCTTTTTCAACGCACCCTAGTCGATTTATTAAAGATATTTCTTCATATTGTAATATTGTTAATACATGTGCTGAAAAAGATTAAAGGATCAATATATGGACGATATAAAAACTCGTAAACCAGTAATACGAAGTAATAAATCAAAAGGAATTTCGGTAATTAAAAAGAAAGATGGATATTTAGATCGAATGAAAGATTTAACTAAATATTTATCTAATCAAGATCCGAAATTATTACACCGAATTGTTGCTGATGAAGATATTGCTGATAAATTAAAATTTCGTGCAATAAACCATTTATTAAATCATCCTAAATTAATAAAATATATCAATACATATCTTAATGGATTATACGATTTCAATACATTTGAAGCTAAAGATTTGATTTTTACCATAGGTGAATTATGTAGAATTTATGGAATATATGATAGTAATGTATTATATTTCAGTAAATATAAACCTAATGAAAGCGAATCATTCTTTAATTTAATTGTTAGATATCGAAAAGAACTAAAATTACCTCCATGTTCGAATACTGAAATTAATGCACTATATATTTTATATTCACATAATATCATTACAGATGAAATACTAAACCGAATGAAAAGTACCTTAGATGGTGTTGATCCAAATAATTCAGAACCTGCTCAATCTAAACAATCATCGACATTTCAAATGTTTAGTCAAGCAACACAACAAAATGTAGAAGGTCCAAGAACATTTGATTCATTAACACCTCCAATTAAAGATTTCATTGGTACTGTAATGACATATATTCAAAATCGAACTATATGTAAAACTTGCCCATTAATGAAACGATCTCCAGTAATATTAGATACAAATTTAAAAGATATTGGACCTGTAGATCTATTGTTCTTTAATTTAAATCCAAATAATGATGATAAAGAATCTAGAATTGCACTATCTGGCAAAACTGGAGATGTTTTACGTCGGTTTTTATATCCATTAGTAGAAAAATATAAATTAACATATATGATTGTTAATTGTATTTTCTGCCATACTCAGTCAGAAAAAGACATCCCAAATATTAAAAATATTGGAAAAAATTGCAATGATATATTAGATGAAGTTGTTAGACATTTTCCACCTAAAATAAAAATACTATTAGGTAGTGGTCCCATGAAAGTGATGGGAATCAAAGGTGGTATTAGTAAGAATAATGGAAAGATAATTAATGATTATGTTTTACTATTAGAACCAGAATCCGTATTGGTTAATGCCAAAAATTTAACTAAATTTGAAACTGGAATGATTGAAATAGAACAGATTATAACTGGTAAAAATACAGATATGAAATTTCAATCAAATATAAAACCTAAAGCACAACCATTTAATATTCCACAAGATAAAATTATTAGTCGATTTGGTCCAGATCTTACTCTATTTAATATTGAAGTTCTAGATGAAAATGTTGTCTATATAATGAAAGACAAACATGGAAAAAAGAAGTATTTAATAGAGCCTGTTCAATTTCCAGTATTTATTAAAAGTGGAAAATATATGGAATGTGGATATATTGATCAGAATATGCAAGCATATTCTTTATTGACTCGAGAAGAAAAGGATGAACTTTCTAAAAAACTATATTATTATTTAAACCAATGTACTAAAAATTGTTAAAGGGTTTATTTTATGAATTGTCATGGAAGAAATTCAATAACTAAAGATTCGCTACATATTTGTTTTGAACAATTTCGGAATGGAGATGCTGCTTGTTCGGATTTTATGAAAACAATTCTAGGTGATGGTATTATTTATGATATAGAACCAACAATGCTTAATGAAACTGATGTTAGATATCAAGAAGAATTTGCTCATATTGACCATGATAGAAAATTAATTTATTGTTCATTACCAAATCCAAATTGGGTTAAAGATAATTTCAAATCATATTCAGATAATGTTACTGGAGTTTCAAACTCATTCTCAATTCATTGCCTTACAAATATGTATACTGTTAATTTATATATTCGTAATTTAAAAAGACATGAACATAATGGATGGAAGTTTATATTTAACACTCATAATTGTCCAGAAGAATATAGTTGTATAAATTCAATACCATGTACAATTGAAGATTTCATAGCAGATAATAAATGGTATAATTTCATAACTGATAGTGGATGGTATAATTATTTTGGTCCGGAATACCATAATAGAGATCTTATGTATTATGTTAAAGGATATAAGTGTGGAGCTCTTTCTCGAATACATGGGAAAATGTTGCATGATTCCGGACAAATAATAACGTTTAATTCTAGAGATTTACATAACATACCAATGGATAAATTAATCACCTCCATACGAAATAGAGATGATGAATTTTTTATAACCTTATTTGAAAAAGAATATTTAAAAGGATCGTAATAAAATTGGAGTATAAATATGTGGAGTTTAGTTCATAATAATGATATTAATAGATATTTAAGTAGGTATTCAGCTTTACATGAACATGCCGAATCTGTTGTTTTATATCAAAATGAAGAATATTCATTTCTGCCTAGATATTTTAAACAATCATTCCCATCTGAATTATTAATTCCACATATTGATGCTAATTGGTCTCCTGTTGAAATTAGTGGAATGGGATATATAAATACATTTAGATTACGAGAAGAACAAATACCAATTTGTCAGAAATTGATTAATGTTATTAATACCGGAGATAAAGTTGGTGTATTAAAAGCAAGACCAGGTGCTGGAAAGACAATAATGGCAATCTTTCTTAGTTGTCATTTAAAAAAGAAGACATTAATTGTTTTAGATAATAGTAAATTAGCAGAACAATGGATTAAAGCAATTTGTTCAATTGCAACCATCGATGGGGAATTAATTACAGAAGATCAAATTGGAATTATTCAAGGTCCTAAGTTTGATGTAAATCCACAAACCCCATTTACAATTGCAATGGTTCAAACTTTAATATCTAAAGTTAAACGACAGATGAATGAATTTTATATTAAAGTTCGAGATCAAGGGTTTGATTTAGTATATTTTGATGAATGCCATAAAGCATCCTGTGGACCTAAATATGCTAAAGCTTCATTATTGTTAAATACTAAAAATGTTATCGGATTAAGTGCAACTCCATTTGTTGTTGATATACATAAAATATTATTAAATAATACAATTGGAGATATTGTTGCAGAACATGGTGAATATAATTTAGTCCCAGTTATTAAATATGTTCATTATGATACACAATTAACAGATAAATATTATAGATTTGTAAAATATTCTGGAGATTTTCTTCAACAGAGATCCAGATACAATTCAATACTTCCTAAAAGTGAAACGTACAAAAGTATCATATTGCAAATAACAAAAGCAATGCTTGATGAAGGGCGTCGAATAATTATAATTGTATTTACAGTTAAACAACTTACTGAAATTAGCTCTTGGTTAACTGATATTGGAATTACAAATTGTCAATTATATAGTAAAAAGACTGAAATAAATAAAGATGTAGATAGAGTAGTTGTTGCCACATATGGATTTGCTGGAGCTGGATTTGATTATGAAGAATTGTCCGTTGCAATTATTGCCTCTCCATTAGCTGGTAAGAAAAGTTTAATTCAAGTTATTGGACGAATATTAAGATCATTTCCTGATAAATTACAACCAATTGTATTTGATTTAATTGACGATGGGTTTAAAGGGATGTTTACAAAAGATCTTAGTAATAAAATATCAATAGTACAAAATGAATTTAAATGTCGAATTGAACATTTGAATGTATAAATTTAGAGGGAATAATGACAGATAAACAAACACCAAATGAAGAAATAACTGAAATTGAAATATACTTTGATGATTTACTCCCATGTGCTCAACAGACTATTCTTAAAGAGTTAAATACAACTATTGAAATTGAAGGATGGAATGAATTTCCAATTTTTATATTAGAAAAACAATAATCAATTTTACCAATATTTAAGTGAGGAAATATGACATTACCATATAATTTTTGGGAAGCATCGAGCACACACCAGAAGTATGTTCCATATGGAGATAGTGTTTGTGAGAATTCATATTGTATGATTTTAACAAATGATATTAAATCATATGTAACATTTAATGATATTTGGTATTGGTTATCAAATCAATTTAAAGTTATTAAGTCTGAAGATAAAGAATACATATACTTTAATCAAAACCCACCATTAAAAATATTATCATATAATGAGACGTTGGATCGTTTGGAATTCAAAACCCCAGAATATTTGATGAGACATTATATTACAGATGATGTTGTTCGGTTAAACATAAGTAATTTTGATTATTTAGATGTAACAAATTATCATTCGTTATTAGATTATGATGGACAGAAATTAATTAAAATATTACCTAAAGATGCAGAATATTTACCAATAATTTGTCCTGAAATTAATATTTCAGATACGTTAGATTTTCAATATTATCTTCTTGGATTATGGATTCCATATGGAGAATTTTCTAAAGATTATAAACAATATCCAAGTTTAAATATCTCAAATTATAAAGAAGTTGTAGATTATCTTAAATCCCAATATAGCGACCATCAATCGTATCGAAGTACACTTCAAAATTTAATTACTGATATGGAAATTGAAGAATGTGATTCCGATAATCGATTAATTAGTATGAAACTAATGGGAGATTTACAAAATAATTTGGACCATTTTATGTCATTTTTTGGTGGATATTACACATCATCTGGTCAATTTAAAAATGGAAGCATTCTAATAACCTCTAATGTATCAATATTAAGTCAATTAAGATATTTACTCACATATCATAATATTTATTCATATATTTCTTCAGATCAGAAGTTTCTTATAATTCCAAAAATAGGTTGCAATTTATATGAATTCATATTGAAATTTCAGAACATCATTGATTCTAAAATGGAGGATTTAAATCCAGAACAGTCTTTAAGTTATGGATTAGATCCAATAACAAATAATACTATTGTATCAGATATTAACTATATTAAGATTAAAGATATTGCCCCTATTAAAGTTAATGCTAAATATCAATATAGGTATGAGGGGTATGTTTATGATTTTTCAGTTCCAGAAACACAAAATTTTGTAGTTAATGGATTTTTAGTTCATAATACAGATTCCATATATATTAATGTACCTCAAATTATTCCTACAGATCCTCAAGATGCAATTGTTCAGGCGGATAATATAAGTCGAGATGTTAATAAAATTATCGACCATACTGTTTTATCTGATTTGCTTCCTAAAATGGGAATACGACCAGAACATAATAGCATAATGTTCAAAACCGAATTAGTATGCGATGCATTATTGCTTCTTGATGTTAAGAAAAATTATGCATATCGTTTAATTGCTAAAGAAGGAAAAGCATTAAAAACACCAACAGTTAAATATACAAATTTAACTGTAGTTAAATCAGATACTGCACCATTCACTAAAGAATTTCTAGAATGTATAGTTGAGAAAATCATCATGAATCCAGAAAATCGCAAGAAAAATTTAATTGATTTAATTAATACTCTTGCAATTGAAATGCGTGGCAGAATTAATAAATGTCTAGTCGATCTAGAATTTAGTTACATTGCAATACCTAAAAAATGGGGTACTGGATATAGTAATGATTCAGTACCTTGGCAAGTTATAGCTGCTCAACTATATAATACAATTACAGATACCCAAACATTTAAACCAATGTCTGCATTTTTAATCATTGATATTAATATAGTAAATCCAGTTGAATTTGAATCGAAAATTGCAGCAGTTAAAAATAAACATAAATTATATATTGGTAACATTCCAATTAATAAGTTAACTAAATTAGCAATTCCATATTCATTTAATAAACCGGAATTTAGAAAAATCCTTGAGTATTATAATATTGAATTTGATATAAATGTAATTTGGGATACATTATTCAATAAAACGTGTAGGCGAATAATAGATGTTGTTAGAATTCAAAAATAAGGATGTTTAATGAAACCAACACAACATATGAAACAATTACCATATTCAGAAATATTACAATTATTAAAGGGTGGGGATATTTCGTCTTTTAATGTATATAATGCAGACATCCCAATTCACTCTCATTATTCGTCTGAATATTATCTTCAATATACACATGATATTATGGAAAATGATCAGATTATTAATCGATTATTTTTAGATATCGAAGTTCATATTGATACTGATGATGCAGATGGGCTTGGTCCACTTCAAAATGCCAATTTTCCAATAAATGCAATTACAATATGTGATACGCAAACTAAAATATTCAGAGCAAATTTCCTACTTATGCCACATGTAATGTCTAAATTTGGAATAAGTAATGATCCGAATTTTAATTTTGCCGCATTGATGGAATATTATAATACTAATTTCAAGAAAATTATGATTGAAAAGAGGTATATAGATGATAGTTACAGTATTCAAATAACTGCATTTGATGATGAAAGTAAATTATTATTGCAGGTCTGGCAAGACATACATGTCCTTGATCCCGAGATTCTGTCTGGATGGAATTCGGATGGTTTTGATTTTCCATATATTTACTATCGATTAGTTAAATTATTTGGTGAATCGGATACTCAACGAATAATGTCTAAATTTGGAATAGTTAGGGCAAATAAAGGGCATCGAATATCTATTCCAGAATTTAGCATTGCAGATTTATTATATTTGTATAAACCAAGGGATGAAGGTGGTTTGAATCTTGGTAAAAAACGAAGCCGATATACATTGGATAATATAGCTGAGGTTGAACTTGGTCTTAAAAAATTAGAATATAAGACTAAAAATGTAACTCTGGTTGAATTATATAATAATGATCCTGTAAATTTCCTATTATATAATATCATCGATGTTGCGTTATGCGTTCAATTGGATGTTAAATTAAAACATATAGATCTGTATAATTCTATTAGACGAGTTATGAAGACACCATTTCAACAAAGTATTGCTGGCTCTTCAGTAACGTTTGATTCATTCATTTATACATCCTTATGTAGTCAGAATAAATTTGTTAGATATGGAATAATTTCTGAAGGTAATAAGACTATTGAGCCTCAAGATGTTATTCAATTTCCTCAACCGAAAAATAAAAGAGGTATTCCACAAAAACCAGCTCAGATTAAATCAAAAGACTATAAAGTATTAATATCAAAATTTCCAGGAGCATTTGTTAAATTACCTAAAGCGACTATAATTAATGATGGTTCTTTAGTTATTGATATGGATGCAAAAGCACTATATCCATCAATGATTGGTATGAGTAATATCAGTTTTGATAGTTATGTTGCTAGAGTTATTGCTCCATGCGTTTATAAAATGCTTAATCTTCTAGATGTGTGTTTAGGCAAACAACCATATCCACAAATGCTATTTGTTAATTTAGAACAAATGACTTGGGCATATGTAAACCTTAAAAAACCACAGAAACAGGATCAAACTGCAACTAGCATTTATTATACATTGCTTAGATTATTTGATATCTTAGCTAAAAGTGGGATGACATTACAGCAAATTTTCAATCCACAAACAGATCAAGCTGCTCTATTACAAAGAACTACATTATTCCCATTAATAGATTTGATCAATTGGATTCATCCAGATAATCGTGGACATAATAAATTTGCATATGATTATCTATTTATGGATTGGACTACTGGAGATTTGCAGAAAAAATATGATTCAATATATATCATAAATAATGTAGGTGGAGTTAATTCTACAATTTCAAAAGTAGATATTAATGTAGGTATAAAATTCATTCAGCAATATATAATAACATTAGCTGGAACATTATTTCTTCCACATGAACAGCACTTAGGATTATTTACGGATTTTCTACAAACAATGGCTGATCTTCGAAAGAAATATAAAGATATGCGACAAGCTTCCGATGAAGGTAGTTATGCATATCGACTGAACGATAACCGACAAAATTCGGTTAAAGTAATTATGAATACGACTAAACTATTGGTCCTCATATTGGTAACAATATGTAGCAAACTTTGTGAACTCAGTGGATATCTAAACAGGTCAAGCTGTAGGCAATTCTGAGCCAAGCCCAATTCGCCAATTGGGAAGGTGCAACGACTATCGAAACCACGTTAGGAATAACGGAAGGGAGTAGAGTACACTCAAGCGAGTGGAAGCGCAAAGCATCCTATTTAAGTTGTGGAGTATATATGAATAAATGTAAATATTCTGATAATAATGTGAATAAATTTTGGAGTAGAATAATTATACCAGAAGATTTAACTAATTGTTGGATTTATTCTGGAACTGAAACAAATAGTGGACATGGTATGTTTTGGGCAGGAAAGAATATTCTCGCCCATCGATTTTCATGGGAGTTCTATAATGGTGAAATCCCTAAAGGAAAATTAGTATTACATGATTGTGATATTCCAAATTGCATTAATCCAAGTCATTTATATCTTGGTACACATCAAGATAATATGGATGATATGGTAAATCGAGATCGATCTTGTTATGGATCATTAAGCGGAAAATCAATATTAACTGAAAATATAGTTATTGATATGATTACTCGAATATATAATGATGAATTTAAAGATGTTAATCATATTGCCGAAATATTTAATATATCTCCTGAAAATATACGGGACATTTTAAATGGTAGAACATGGAACCATATTTTGGTTAATTTGGTTGTACCACTTACTGAAATTAAGAATAAAGTAATTGGCAATCAACGAAGCGGCCCATCAACATTAACCCCATCAAATATTGAACATATTCGAGAATTAATAAGCAATGGTGTTCCAGTTTTAGAAATTGCGAATATGTTTGATGTTAGTAAAGTAACAATTTACAATATTAAAAACAATAAATATTATAAGAAAATCTTAAATAGGATGATGATATAGTCTACTCTGCATGGAAACATGCAGCTGCAGGTAATGCTGCGGATAAGGAGTCGCGAACCTTATTGAATATAAAGGTATGGGTTATATGGATTGAGTACATTTAGGTACTCAAATCATTGGTTGGCTCAATCCATTACTAATAATGGAGAGTTAACAATTAAACTTGCTCAGTATGTTACTGATCAACACTTAACACATCAATATGGATAAAAAGGAGAATTATTATGGCGGATCTAAAAAAATCACAGGAAGCATTTTTTGGCGCAATTGAAGCAATGAATAAAAAAGAAACATTTATTAACTCCGACCCGGAACTAAATAAATCCCTTCTTAAAGATCGAGTACTTGCAGAAATGAAACATCTATTTACTGCTGTTGATGCTAAAGATTCGAAAGGAATTGCAAAAGCCACAGTCAATATGTCAAATTATTGCATGTGTCTTGCAATTAGTATGGGAAAGATTGATGTTAATGGACCTGAAATTATTGCTGCGAAATAGCGATTAATATTAAATCGGCATGGATATTCATTCATGCCGATTTAATAAATTCATATAGATATTATATTAAAACCAACCAATATATGGAGGAGCGCCTATGATATAATGAAAAAACCATTTTTATTATTAATGAAACATATAATGACTTATTATAAAATTGTTTCTACTTTTTAGAAAAATAAATTACAGGACTATATATGGAACATATGATTAAAAAATTACAAACTGATGGTGTTGAATTTAATTTTGAAGTTTGTGATTGGGGTTCTTGTCAATATTCTGGAGCATTTGCTATATTTAATTTATTTAAACATATCAGAACTACATTTAGTATTAATGATACAATTACAATTCTAAATAAAGGACTTGGATGGGATATTAATATTGATAATATTAAACGTAAAAGTTTAATTAAAATTAAATTTGATATTATACAAGAACACTTTATTCCACATATTCTAGATCTAGAAATAATCTCAAATGATGATAATTTATTAGAATCTGAATTAAGTGGAGCATCGACGACAATTGCGAATATTGCAAATTGTAAAGATGTTGATTGTATATTTCATGTTCTTCGAAAACAATCATGGGATTTATGGACGACCGCAGATGTATTATTTTGGTCCGGATTTACTGGGATTGTAGATTCTAAAGTTAAGATTAATAGGTGTCCTGGAATTGGTCCAGAATTTAATAAAATTATTCAAGCAGCTAACTTCCGTACTGGAATGTACTGTGCACTTCTGGAAGAGTTTGAATTAATTAAAAACCCAAGTTTTTCATTTTCTAATTTTGATACTTGAAGTTTTGTTCATTCTGATAAATTTACTTGTTAAATAACTAAAAAAATAAAGATATAATAAAGGTAAATATGGGAATACCACAAAATCCATTTGAACCTGGAGGACTTGTGTCTTCTGATACAGATACTATTATTCCTAAAATAACTCCATTGAGTTCGAATATATTTGCAATTGCAAATCCAACAGTCAATTCTTCAAATTCATACAACCCCCAACCAATATTAGAAGAATATACACAATCGACATCTCCAACATTTATACCTCCAGTAGGAACTCCTGCACCTATAATTATTCCTATGGCTGGACCAAATATAAATGTTATTGAAACTAAACCAGAAGATCCGTTTAAATTAGATACAATTAATGATGTTATAATAATGAATAAAGTTGTAGATTTACAGACCGATGATGGTATTACATATGCCATCATTAATGATGAACCGGCTGAAATATCAGATACGGTAATAACCCAAGAAGATAGGCCAAATGCGCCTATATTTGAAAATGGAGGCATAACTATGCAGAATCAAAATGGCTTTTCCGCTCCAGCACAATCAACTCCAGGATTTGTCCCTCAGCAAGGAGCTGGTACAGCTGCCCCAGGTGGATTTGCTCCCCAACCAATATCTCCAAACACATTTAACCCACAGCCTGCTCAGGGAGGTGGATTTAACCCACAGCCTGCTCAGGGAGGTGGATTTAACCCACAGCCTGCTCAGGTACAGGGTGGATTTAACCCACAGCCTGCGCAGGTACAGGGTGGATTTAACCCACAGCCAGATCAGGGAGGTGGATTCACTCCACAGTTTGCTCCTGATCCAAACACAACATTTAATCCCCAGGGAGGAGGTAATTTCGCTCCTACACAGAATCAAAATGCATTTGGTAATGCTCATGGTAATAATGCTGGAGGTGGGCAACAGCAGCAGAATAAATATAATATCGTAGATATGTTTTGGTTTATAAATAAGAAACTATTTGCACAGAAGCCACTTGGACAAAATGAAGCTGGAATCATAACTGTTGGATATAATGCATCCTTTAATAATATGCGTTTTTCATTACATGGATTTCAGGAAGGAAGTACTAATGCTTCTTCAATTATTATGTCGAATTGCCCGAGATTGGCAACATGTAATATATATAGCGAGACTGTATGTGATCTGATTGCAAAAAAAGGAAGTGGAGTTGGTGTTGTTGCATATGAAAGAGTAATAAAGGCTGGTAATTGGACCCCTAATCAGACAGCACTGATGTGGGATGCTAATGGGATTATTGTACAGACAACAACTGGCCAGAATCAAACGTTCACATTTCAATTTTCAGATGAGCAAGTATTTGCCCTTGAAAAAGCATTTGATTTCATGATGAATGGTGTGGCTTGGACATTGTCTATGCAGAGTGTATTCTCAAGATAATATAAATAGGTTGGGTAGATGATTATGTCATCTACCCAACAATATAATAAAATTTATTTCGAAAAATAAATACCTAAATTATTATTTTTTAAGAAAATAATTAGGAGTTTGAATGGATAAGTATTGTATAATTAGTGGATATTATTCACCTGATATGGATAAACAAAGACAAGACTTTTTTAATATTTGGTATAATAATACTATAAAATATGCGAATCCAAAAGAAATTATAATAATCAATGCTGACTCTAAAAAACCTAAAGGAGCAAAAGGAGAATGGATTGACACCCATAATTTTTTACACTGTCAAGCATCTGATAATGATCCAATAAAATTTTGTGGTTGGTCTGTTGGATTTCTTATGGGAATAACAATTGCATATGCTAGAAATTGTGATGTCATATATAAAGAGCAAGATGTTCTTGCATTTGGAAATTGGGTAAACGATATGTATTTACATATGAAATCTTTAAATTTGAAAATGTTAATTGGTGATAGTCCACATTTTTGTTATAAAGTAGAACAGGGATTAATCATAATTAAACATGAATTCATACCAAAATTTATATCGGATTGGTTATCTATTCCAGAATTCGATACTGGAGTACCTGATCTTAGAAAGCGCCCAGAAGTGAAATTTAATGAAGTTAAACAGAAAAATGAAAATGATATTGGATTCATACCATTTGGATTTGGAGCCCATACCCCAGAAAGTCAACTTGATTTTGATGTAGAAACATTTTGGATACATCGCCAATTTTCTAAAATGACACATAAATATATAAATGATTTGAAACAGAAAAGGTTAATTTAATATAAGGGTATAATAATGAACACTTGTAATATATGTGGATTTAAAGGTCAGTTTCAACCATATGGGACGGTTTTAAGATTGAATGCATTATGTCCAGTTTGTAAAAGTTTAGAACGTAAACGATTATTATATTTTATATTACAAGATATCATAAAAGAAATGCCATCTCCAATAAGTGTGTTGCATTTTGCACCAAGTAAAGGATTGTATGATTTCTTCAAAAAAAATGATAAAATTATATATGATCCTAAAGATTTAGATCCCACTAAATTTATAAATATGGATGTTGATAAGTTTAATATATGTACGGATACTAAAACTATACCATCAAATCATTTCGATTTAATTATCAGCACTCATGTATTAGAACATGTACCATGTTCATATATTGATGTTCTTAAAGAATTTAATAGAATATTAAGTTATAATGGCAAACACATTATATGTGTTCCAATGAAAGGTGAATTCACTAAAGAAGACATGTCTGATATATCTACTGCCGAGCGGATAACCCGATTTGGTGGAAGGGACCATTATCGTACATTTGGATCATCTGATTTTATCAAATGTCTAACTGAAATATTTAGTGAAGTTACTATAAGTAATAAATATAATACTTTTACACCATTAGAAGTTCAAGAATATAATATACAGAATACTAACTTTTATATATGCAATAAAAGGAAATTAATATGATTAAGCTTGCAAAATTGGTCAGTGGTGAATTTGTTGTTGGAACTGCAATGGATAATTGTTTGACCAATGTTTTAAAAATTCAATTTTCATCAAATCCAATAGATGGTACAATGTCTAGAACTTTATTACCATATATGCACCCAATTGTAAATAATGTGGGTAAATTAATAACTTATGATAAGGTGATTCTAGTCCAAGATGCTCCGCTAGATATACAAAAAGAGTATCTATTTGTCATGCAACAAGCTCTTAAATCCCTGGAAACTAAAGAGCAAAAATCTGCTAAAGAACAAATGCCCATTGAACAAAAATCAGAACCGATCGTAGATCAAAAAGAACCTACAACATAAGAGGAAATTATAATGCGTGTAATTTTAGGAGAGTTAAATAGTGGTAAATTAATACTTGGAGAAATTCCAAATAGTGGAGCCGGACAAGTAACCACAGTTACAAATTGCATATCATTAAGATTGATACAAACTGGAAATTCTAAAATATCACAACAATTACTTCCATATTTCCATCCATTTAATGGAACTTTTGTAAATATTGCAATTGGCAATCTTATCACTCATGTTGTATTATCTGAAGGTGATTTATATAATGAATATATTAAAGTTAAATCTGGACTTATTATAACTTCTCAACTACCAGCACAATCTAGATTTTATATACCAACCACTTAATGGAGATCAAGATGAATCAAATTCTACCAGATATACAAAATGACGTTCCAGATATTAAAGTTGCTGTAGATAAAGTTGGTATTGATGATTTAATATTTCCAATTTATGTTCGAAATAAATCGAATGATACATTCCAACACAGCATTGCAAAAGTATCATGTTTTATTAATCTTTCTGCAGATAGAAAAGGAATTAATATGTCTAGAATTCCAATTGAATTGCAGAAACACATTTCAAAACCATTATCAAAAGATGTAATCGAAGAAATTTGTATTGAAATTAAAAAGATTTCTAAATGTGAAACATGTGATCTTGAATATGAATTTGAATATTTTACATCAAAATCATCTCCAGTAGTCGGATTAGCTGGACTCGTTAATAGTAAAGTTAGATTTATTGGACATATGAGTAAAGATAATGTATTTAATTTTAGGATATATGTTAAAGTTCTAACAACATCATGTTGTCCATGCTCTAGAGAAATTTCGGATAATGGAGCACATAATCAGAAATGTTATATTGAATTTGAAGTATTATGTAATCAAAATGGATTCATTTGGATTGAAGATCTAATTAAAATTGCAGATAGATCAGCAAGTTGTGAGATTTTCAGTGTACTTAAACGCCCAGATGAAAAATTTGTAACTGAAAAAATGTATAACAATGCAAAATTTGTAGAAGATGTTATCCGTTCATGTTATGTAAATCTTGAAACTGTTTCGGAAATAGATGAATTTAAAATTAGGGTAACTAGCGATGAGAGTATTCATATTCACAACGCGATTGCATCAATTGGATATTAGGAGATAATTAATGAAAGATATAATAACATATAGTAATTATGAAAAATTGATCACTATGATGGTCAATATAATTCATGCATCTGGGGACACATTCTCTGGAATACATGGATTGGTTAGAGGTGGATTGCCTATAGCAGTTCATATTTCACATCATCTTAACATACCAATGGTTAGTAATCTTATCAAATATAGTAATGATCATCCAGATGGACTTCTTCTTGTAGTTGATGATATAATTGATAGTGGACAGACATTTGATAGATTTCTTGAAATTAGTAAGATGAATAACATTAAGTTTAAATCAGCAGTAATGTTTGATAAATTAATATCTGATTATAGACCAGATTTTATGGTTGCAACAACGACAGAATGGATTGTATTTCCATGGGAAACTGTAGAAGAATTACCTAGTGAATATCATCAAGAATTATATTCAGATATATTTTCACAATAAAAAATTGGTTAATAGAATTGCACTAGATATAATATAAATATATTATATCTAGTGTAGTCATTTTTTTGAATGAAATATATAGGATGTACTTTAATGGTGAATGTCAATATTGAAAATATAGATGATGAATATTATGGAGATGGGATATGTAATTTGTGTGGATCTATAGTTATTGAAACTTCTCTTGAACCAAACGATCCAATAGAATTTATTTATTGTGACTATAAAACCAAATGTATAAATCCTAATTGTATTGAAAATAATTGGCATTATGTTTGTGATCAAGTTCATTCAACATATTACACATCATTTTTAGCATCTGTACATAGAAAATAAATATAATAATAGGAATTTATAAGAATGAGATTAGCAATAGTGACAATCGTTCTTGGACAAGACTCTCGAAAACAATTTAAAATCGCAAGACCATATTTTTTATCATATGCTAATAAAATTAAAGCAGAATTAATATTAATCACAAAAACAACAATCAATGGATATTCTAATCATTTTGAAAAATTCCAGATGAGGAATCTACTCAGGGATTATGATAGAATCTTGTATTTGGACTGTGATATTTTAATACATCCATTATGCCCAAATATTTTCGATATTGTTCCAGAAACACATGTTGGTGGAGTTTATGATAATGAAACCAATTCAAGTAATTTTAATAATCGCAAAAATGAAGTAATTAAAGTACAAAAAGGATTAGGTCCTGTATCTTGGAAAACTGGATATTTTAATAGTGGAGTTATTGTATTATCTAAAATTCACGATAATTTATTTAGTAACCCAGATTGGCGATATAAATATGAATCTGGATTTAAAGACCAAACACTCATAAATTATAATCTTCGATTATTTAATTTTCCATTTTTTAATCTAGATAAAAAATTCAATGGTATGCAAATTAATGGGTTTTCAAGTTGTGATGTTAATCCAAAAACATATATGCCTGGCAATAATAAACAAGATGCATTTATAATGCATTTTGCCAATGAAACAGACTCTAAACACGTTCAAATGCAAAAAGTATCACGAGTACTAACATCGATGGATATGGCTCAGGCATCAGTTCTTGAACCTACAAAAAAGATGAGAGCATTTTATGATATTTCTGAGATTGGTTGGTCGATGTATTTATCCGCACATGTTAGTTATTTAGAAAGCATTGGAGAACAGGTCGCCGTCATTGCTCCAAAATCTAAACATGTTCTATACTTAAATAAATGTACAAAAGTTTTACCAATGCCTTCTAAATTCTACGATGTATATAATAATTTACCATCTGATGGAAATCATTTATATGATCCGAGAACCAAAGATAGAATTAAAGATCATAATCAATTTAAATTGATATTTGAAGAAGCATATCCAGAGTATTCAATTGTTACAAATTATTCTAAATTTGAAAATGAAAGAATATTCTCTTCATATGATCATAGTGAATATGCAAGTTATATCTCAGATTTAATTTTTAATGATAATAAAGTAATATTAATATTTCCAAGATATCGACAAGATAAATTTAAATGTCGAAATATTCCATTAGACCAATGGCAAGAAATAATACTTAAATTATGCAGTACATTTCCAACATGTATAATTGTATCCATTGGTAGCACTTCTGGAGCATATAATATTAATTTTAATGATGTTCAAAATTATATTAATCTTGTAAATTATGATGATGAACATACACTAGATATTATGATTTCATTATGCAATACTAAACGAGCAATATGTGCTGTTGGAAGTCAATCTGGACCACCAAAATTAACCCTATTAAATAAAACCCCAACCTATATGTTTGGTGATGAAAAGTATCGTCATACACATATTGAAAATTGGAGTGGTACAAAGTGTGGTTTTTGGGATGTAATTTCGACTCCAGATAAATATATTATACCGCAATTTAAGAATATGGTTGTTGATATTATTAAATTTGCAAGTGATTGTTATGACTCTAATATAAAGGAAACTATATAATGTTTACTGATGTTAAAACTGAACTTGAAGTTGTGAAATATGGACTTAATAAACTGCTTAGTGATAAATCAGATCGTGATAAAATTTCATTTATGAAAGAATGTTTCAACTATGTAATTGTCGATAGATATAATTCTATAAAACTTCCAAAATTTGCCGTTAAACATAGAATTCAATAGGAGATATGAATGTTAATTCAGTTTATTCCAAAAGAAGATATTCCTCTTAATTACCGTCTTGGAGAATTTACACTACTTCAAGATACTGAATATGTATTAAATGAAGTTTGGGCTAAAGACATGAAAGGAGAATCATACCCACTTAATTTTTCCCCCTATAGCATTGATAATAATTGTAATGGTAAATCAATTCTATTTATTCGATCTTTAGGATTAGGAGATATTCTTTTTCTTTCTCCATTAATAAATTCAATTAAAATTAAATACCCTTCATGTAAAATTGGATTTGCTACAATTAAAGAACATCATTCTCTTTTAGATATTATTCCTGGAATTGATACTTGTGTTAATTATCCAATTTTAAAATCAGAATTCGATGGTTATGATTATCATATATATGTTGGTTCTCTTATTGAATCTGAAATTGAGAATGTTAAACAGAATGTATATGAAGTATATCATAATGCAATTGATAATAAAAATGTAACGGAAGAAGACTTTAGACCAATTGTAGATAAATCCATAACCAAACAAATTGAAATAATACCCAATAGAATTGGTATACATCCATTTGCTGGAGATCCAATACGACGTATAAATTTACATCAATGTTCTTTATTAGCTAAAATCTTACTTAATGTTGGATATGAGGTTTTCATATTTAGTGATATTCATGAAAAGTCTGAATTAAGTCATATGTTTGATTCAAATGTTAAATGGGCTATTGATTATGGATCTGATATTAAGATAACGGCAAAATTACTTAAATCTTGTTATAAAGTAGTAACTACAGATTCAATGATAGTCCATTTATGCCAAGCATTAGATGTTCCGACTATTGCAATATATGGTCCATTTGATCCAGATTCTCGAGTTAAATATTATAAGAATATTCGCATTATAGATATGAATCCGGATTGCCGATGTTCAACTCATCATCTTGGTAAATGTCCAAAAGGATATTATTCAATATCTCCATGTATGCTTTTAGATCCAGATATGATTGTTGATATGATAAAAAATGATAATGTATATGCTACTCCATTCGAATATGATAAAGTAAATGTAATTCGATTCAATCATAAAGGACATAAAAATGATCAAGACTAAAAAAATTAATTTATCTACTAAGTATAAATATGCATTCTATAAAATCACATCGACAGTACAGTTACCTGAAGATTTTGGTGGTATGATATTACCGAAATATGAAACTGTATTTATGCCAACAACATTAAATACAGATAGTAGAACATTATGTGATACTCTTGAAAATCAAATGAAACCATTATCCAATAATACAGTACTAAAGAATGAAAATCTTTTGATTATTCGGTATGGCGGTATTGGGGATATCATTGCATCTTTATTTGGAATTGCTGAATTAAAGGTAAAATATCCATCTATTAAAATTGGATTTGTGTGTTCAATAAAATATGCTTCTATTTTAAATTGTTTTCCAGGATTGGTTGATGAAGTATTTAATAGTGTTATTCCGAGTTCTAAATTAAAGAAATATAAATATTTTGCACATCTAGATAATGCTATTGAGAATCATCCAGAATCAAATTCAATTCCAATACAGGAATTATTCTCTAAATTACTGTATGTTGATCTAAATCCAAATATACTAGATTTTATTCATGCAACAAATATAACGTTGAATGATCGAGTTAGAGATGGTATTGGTATACAATATAAAACAAATGCACTAAATCGTGATTATAATCTTGATAATATGATCAAATTAATTCAAGAGATTCGAATTGCATATCCTAATAAAAAAATACATCTATTAGGTAAAGAAAATGATACAAGTAATGTAAATTACATTCAATCAAAAACAAATGGACAAGTAATTCCAAATGGTTGTGGTGGTCCAATTTTGAAATTACCACAAACTGTTGAATTGATAAGTACATTAGAACTTGTAATTGCTCCAGATAGTTCAATGTTACATATCGCTGGAGTATGCAACACTCCTATGATTGGATTATTTGGGGCATTTCCAGGAGAGCTCAGAATATCATATTATAATAATTCATTAGTAATGCAACCACAATGTAATTGTCCTCCATGCTTTAGACATTTTCCAATTAATTTCTGTAAGCATAATTTTGGAGAAGGAATGTGTGTTAATTCAATCGATCCAAAAGATATATTAACTCTTATTCGAATTATATTGACTTCAATATAGATTTTTATTATGTCTTTTACTAATTTATATATAGATATTAATATCAAGAAGGTATTTTGTTTATATTTATATTTATTATTAATTGGAGGCATTGAAAATGAATAAAAGTCGAATATATAAAAACGGATATGTAAGACAAAGTAATAAAAGTGTTAGTACTGAATATGCCGAAAAAATATTTAAGAATTCGAGAGTATTGACGGCTCCGAAAGCAAATGTATATACTCAAGAGCATGTCTTATTCAGTATCACTGTGGAATGTAGCAGATTTCTTTCTTTCACTGCAATTGATATTCACCGGGTATATAAAGCATATAATCGATTTTGGAAAATAGATGACTCGGATACACCATCTATTGAATATATAACGAATTATATGAAAACATTACAAAAAACTGCATTTGGTAAATTATTTATATCAATCAACAATAATGTTGATTATGATCATATTGATCGATATCAAATACAATCACCAATGTTTAATAAATATATACCATTTAATGGTGTGTCTACTTTATATGATATATTAGTGAATTCATCTGATGAAAATCATATATTAAGTAATAAAGCAAGAACTATGTTGGATTCGATTGTTAATAATACCGTTGATCTTCAACGGACTAAATCTGAAAGGTTAATTGATCTAGAGCGAGACTGGATTAATTTTAGTTATCATAATTCGAGTATGGTCGAAGATTCTAAATACCATCATATGTATGATTTATTTACTGTCAGGTCAAGAACTAGTTTGAGATCTAGAGGTAATAAAATTGGACAGATACTTTCACTTATTTTATCTTGGGTAGAACAAGGCAGTCTTATTATTACTTCAAACATGCTTAAAAAGCGAATTTTAATGTGGGAAGATTGTGATATGGTTAATCAGATTACAAGTCTTGATACCAAAATATTTATCACAACAGTACGAAAGATAACCAATTCATTGTTTGGCGAGATGTTTTTCTGTGAATCTGATATTAAATATGAAAATAAAACAGTTCCATTTGTTATGAATTCTGAGATTAGAAAACTGTTGACATTTGATTATAAAGATATTAAAGAACTGGCAATTGATCTAACTTCCTGCACGAACATTTGTAACATACATGAATTGTTGGAGAAGATGGTGGGTAAAGTTCCCATATCAGAAATGGTTTCATATCCAGAATCAGTTCCAGAATCAGTTCCAGAGTTAGAAATGGTTTCATATCCAGAATCAGTTCCAGAATCAGTTCCAGAATCAGTTCCAGAGTTAGAAATGGTTTCATATCCAGAATCAGTTCCAGAACCAGAAATGATTCCCGTTCCAGAATTAATTCCAGAGCCAGAGCCAGAACTGGATGATTATGTCATATATGTAAAACCAATAATACCCGAAGCATCACAAGAAATTCCAGAAATGGTTTCAGATCCAGATCTAGTTCCAGAGTCAGAGTTAGAAGATATTATATCCGGGGAAATTATTCCAGCCGATATTAATGAAATTACAATATTTATTCCAAAAGGGATAAAATGTATTAAATTGAAATTTGAATAGTAAAAGGAAAATATGCAGATTCGACATATCATAATAGATGATAATGGAAGTGCATCTACGAATATTGTAGATGATTTGGCTGAAATTGATATGGCTAAAGATGCTGTAATTGTATTTCAATCAGCTGCAATTCCACCGGTACATGAGGTTGAATTTAAAAATGATGAGTTTATAATTAACTCCGTTGAATCAATTCGACCGAAAATTATTCCTGGGACAAATCAGGTACAATTTACATTGTATTGTAGATTTAAAATGACACTTCCACATGGAGTTTTTCCGCAATTTGAAAGTGGAATTCCCGGACTTCAAATTGTAGAAGTTTCTCAGAATAAATTTACAGGTGTAATGGCAGATGATGTGATTCATATAAATGATCAGATATTCAGTATAACTGGAAAATCTGGATTTTATACATTATATCAATCAATGTGCGTCGAATTAGAAGTATTTAGAGCTAGCAAGTTTAATACTTCAAAATTCCCTGGATTAACAATCCCATATCACACACCATTCTTTAAATTTAGACTCGTTCCACATTTTGTTCAGAATCAACAGCAGTTGCGAGATGTATATATTATATGTAGTAAATATATATATGATCGTCTTCCTAATATGTAATTGTCGGAGTATAGTCTTAAATAGACTATACTCCAATTCTCTAATTTTTTTCTAATTAAAGGAAATTGAAATGTCTATTCATTATAGTTATTCTGAAATTGAAGAATTGGTGCAGGTATATCGCAGAAGTAAAGATCCAATTATTTTTACTAATGGGGTGTTTGATATGTTCCATTTTGGACATCTTGATCTACTCACCAGATGTAAAAAGAAATTCCCAAAATCAAGGCTGATTGTTGGAGTTAATTCGGATGCCTCCGTTAAATTAATTAAAGGTGAATTCCGTCCCATAATTTCTCAACATCATCGAGCAGAGATTATTAATGCATTAAATGTTGTAGATGCTGTTATTGTATTTGATGAACAAATCCCACAAGAATTGATTAAAATCATTTCTCCAGAGTATATTGTTAAAGGAGATTGTGAATATACACAGCGGCAGTTAAATGCGATGATTAAATTGATTACTACTGAAGTTAAACCAGAATTTATAAACTTTCCAAAAATTCCAGGATTATCAACGACTGTAATACTTACTAATATTCTCAGTACGATTCATTAAAAATGTTTCGAAATAGAGTATCGTTAGTAACATTGATAGAATTTGTTGATTTTGAGATTAAAAATACTAGATTAAAAGCATCTGGAGAACTATCTTGGACTCCATATGGAGTTACTTCTAATCAAAAAGCCCAATTATTTCCATTTATTGCATGGGATAAAGTTGCTGCTAAAATGGAAAAATTGCATTTATGTAAAGGGACTCTTATTGATTGTGAAGGACAATTAGAAATAGTATATATAAATACAGTTAAATTAATGATATTGAAGATAACAGATTTTCAATCTATTGATATATTGTATTCATTACCAAAAGCAAAACAAGTACATTTATCCCCTATAAATGATGAGAATGTATTTTCTATTAATGATTTCAATCGTGATAATCCGTTTCATACGGATACAGATAAATTCTGATCGGTAAAAAATGAGGGGTGACTAAAATGTCACCCCTCATTGTCTTTTTTTATTTACATTTTATATTTACACACCACCAGAAACATCATTTCGCATTTTCTCATATGTATGTTCATAATATGTAACATCTGAAAGCATGGCGATTGCCCGATCAACAACACCTTCATCCGCTCTAGTAAGTGGCCATCCATCGAAACTCCAAGTGATGTTATGTGCAGCAACATCATTTGTGCTGATTTCAGCATTTAGTGTATCATATGGAGGAGATTCTGGAAAAATTCCATGAAAGAAATAAACCTGCTCTAAATCATCAGGTTCAAATGTTTCACCTGGTTTAGAATGAGTTGGTTTTGTCAATACAACTAATGCAGATCCTTTATAGTTAGCAGGAATCCACTCATTTCCTGCCAATGGAGAAACTCCAGTATATGGATCAATTACAGATGTCCATAATTCAATTATATTATAAAGTGGTAAATTCTGATATTCTCTAAAAGATGTTGAAAATGTACGGTTTAATGTTTGTCCAACAACATATGAAGATCCAAGCCCACCTTGTCCCGGAACATCTGCTTTATTCAGATTTCGAGATGGTGGTGTGAATGATTCCGCCGTAGCATGCATCCATTGCGTTGCATTCTGTTTAGCTTGGGAATCAAATATCGCAGTTGGTGGATCTATAATGAGTTGCCAATAACCAGATACATATGGATGGTTCTGTCTATTATGTCCACCAAAATATCTAGTTAGTGGATCTGGCATTTCAACACCTTGGGCATCTAACATTCCATAAGATCCACTTAAATGAGTTTCTCTTAATCGTTCAAAAATTCGGCTCATGACTATCTCCTAACTGTAATTTATTAAGATACAAGAATATTAACGTGGATTCTTTCAATTGCTCTAATTGGAGTTATTGAAATAGTGCAATTGATTTCAGATCGGACATCATCAAAATTTACTATAACACTGAATGATTTAAGGGCAATAAATCTTTCAGATGCAGAACCTTCTACATATTGCTGTAGTAACCCATTTGTGCGCAAAGATGCTTGATTAATCCAATAATTTGAAGCTTTCCGCTGTAGAATATCTTTGAGTAATGTTGGAATCCGTTTCTTAAGAAAGTGTACAAATTTAACAACATGTAGGCGTTTCATTATTGATAGACGTTTCCATGTACTAAATTGACTTAAAATATAAACCCCATCTGGTTCAACAATAACAGGGTTCATTTCAGCTTCAATTAAATCCCCAAGCTTAGTCAAGTTTGCTTTATATGAGAGTTCAATTGATTCTGAAATCGCACCTTTCTCAATACCAGCAACTGGTTCAGCTAACCAATATTTAGAATCGACATATAAATGTTGTTCAATAGCATGAACTACTGGAGTTACTACAAAATCTTTTCCAGTATTAATATCTCGAACTTGTCTATATTGAATATATAATGCAGCATTCCAAGTATTCCATGGAACTAAAGTTGCTCGTGCAACTAAATCTTCATCTGCAGATTTTCTAACTGCTCCAGTATCTGCAAGAAGTAAACAATCTCCTCGAAGATCTACAAGCGTTCTCGCTGCATTTTGAATAGATACATTATATCCACCAGAAAGAACATAATCAAATAGATACCAGGGATAAATTTCCTGTACGATAAGTTCAATTGATCCATCAACACTCTTTAAACTTCCATCATATGCTTGAGCAATTAGACTTTCATATTGTTCATTACCAGGAAAATTAATGAGCCCATTATCAAAGTATAAATTCCCATTACTACCATTCTGCATAAAAAATCCACCTGAACCAACAGATTTCTTACCAAGAATAGTACCATCAGCAAATATTGTTTGTACTGCAAGTCTATTAACTACATCTGGTGCATACGGATATGCTATACCACTAAGACTGATTGTCATTAGATTTTGTGCAGCTGTAGATGATTTACATTTTAATATTTTACTATTAGAATTAAATACTGTTGGTAGATATAATTGAGTGCCTGCAAAAATATCTCGAATCACCTGACCTCCAGGCAATCTATCTACTAAGGATACAGACCATGGCCCTTCAAGCATTGTTGTTGTATTAGTATCTGCATTTTTTCGATATATTGCAACATCCATAAACATATTTGGATACAATACATTTCCATCACTATCTGTATACATTCTTTCTAATTCAGTATTTCTGACACCTTTTATGAATATATTATCATAATATTGTCCAGCACCAATAGCATAAAAATGCCATAATGTTTTACTATCAAATGCATCAAAATTTTCACTATCCATTATATTTGCTTTAGTAACAACATCATATGGAATAAATGTGCTTACATTAGATTCAATTGTAGGTCCAGAATATTGATCATCTAATGTAATTTGACTATCATCAGAATCAATACTAATAATTTGTCGCATTAAACTTGAATCGCTATCTTCTGGATAAATCCAATCACCAACTTGAACATTAACTAAAGATGTACTATCACAATCTACAATATTTGATTTATTAGTAAATGTGAATTCTCCTTCAAATGTTATTGAATCAACAAGAGGGTCATGTTGAATGATACTAGCATTTGAAATTGCCATACAATCTTGTATAGTTGTATTCATATTAAATTCTGGATTTAAAAGTGCAGGACGAACAACAAATAATTTTGAAGAATATTTTAGAAATTTTTCTGCAAGGTAATGTCCCTGTCCATGCTTCATGAAATCTGGACGTCCATACATATCATAGAAATCAGAAAGTGAATTAAGTTCGATTACTTGGTTATGTGGACCGCGATCACTTAAAATAACAACATATCCAGACCGTCCACTCTCGACGGATTCTGTTGCTAGTGAACGATCTTCTATTTCTACATATACTGCTGGAATTCTTTTATCTAAAGCCATTGAATCCTCCTAATTAAGATAATAATTGATTGTGTTCTTAGGTTATTTTTTTATTAACATAGAATATACCATTCGACGACAAATTCAGATCGTTTTAAAATATATTTTGGTGGAAAACAAATATGTGCAAATGAATGACAATCATGACCATCTGAGTAATATAACATCGCTTCATTAATCATTATATAATCATCGTCTTCAATTAAATAATTAGGTTCCATCATAGATTTAACACATACACATCTAACGTATGAATATACAGGACCGAAGTCACATTCAATGTCATTTGTTAAAATGACATCAATCATTCCACTTGGTTTAATTGGTTTAATGCAATATGGTGTTGGATCAATTCCACGAAGATCATCTCCTGGAGATGTGAGGAATAGTGGATCGATTGGATTCCCAGTCAATTTGATTGGAGAATATAAATCTCGATCACATACATTTGGTCCGATTAAATTTGTATATGCTCCAGAAGTTATTGCCCCACCACTACCTAATCCAAAATGGGTTATTTTAAATTCTCTAACATCTAAATCTGCCGGGTGATTTGTATCGAATAATCTTTGAGCAACAAATCTGCGTCCCGGAGATACTACAATATTTTCAAGAATTGATTCTTTAACAACCCCATCTACAATTACACGAACAACCCCTTTAACTAATCCATCATTTCGACCGAATTCTTTCAGTTCACCTAATATTGGAGATATATCATTAATGATATTGGTGTCATATGGATTATAGTATTTGAGGTTGTGCGCATTATTTTTATTTCCAAATTCAAGATTACTACAATTCATTTTAATCTCCTTGATTCATTAACATGTGATATTTTTTATAAACTGTTGAGAATAGTCCAAATGGACCTTCATATATTTTTTCAAATTGAATTTTCCATTGTCTATTTTCTGGAATTTCCCACACACCACTATCATATTCATTCTGTCCAATTATATCGGATATAGATATTATTTTTACAGGATATTTTGGATTATATCTAATTTCACGAGTATAAAAATAATCTCCAATTTTAAATTTATGGGCTCCAATATAATCGGTAATAATAAAATCTACCGTATTGACTTCATAATTATATTCAATTTCTTCACAAAAATATGCGTCATCTGATATTGTATATACAGTTGATGGGAATTCTCGAGTAACATACACATGATGTTTATCAAGTGGAGTTGCTGTATCAAATTTACTTTTTGATTGAATCAAATTAGTTTCTTGAAAAATGAATTGACAATGATATGGTTTAAAATAATTTAATAATTTATATGTTGTTGTCTTTTCAGCAGTCAATATTGACAGATCAAATATAGTAATCAACCATTCTTTATATTTTATAATTGTAGAATCTTCACTTTCTTTTAAGAAATTATATACTACTATTTGTATCTGTTGTAATATGTTGGTTATCTCAAAAATATTAAGTACTGTTTGTGGATTCGTTAATTTATCTCGAATATATTCATATAATAATGTATTGATGCTATATGATAATATTACAGTGAAACTATCTAAATTATCTGTTTGTATTGGTAATGTTTTAGAATATGGTTCTAAAATTTTAGTTTTATAAAATTCCCAAATTGCATCTGGAGTCGATAATGCTTCATATTCTTCAATTAAAGTAGATAAACTATTACTAAATCCATCTTCAACTATATATGGGTTCATATCAGTATTAACATTAAAGCATAATGAATCAGCACCTGATGGTGGTGTATGGCATACTTCCTTATTATAAAATGCAAATATATAATGCCATAGTTGGTAAATTTCACCAAATGTGGTTTTAAAAATGCCATCATTAAACGTTAAAATTATTGAATAATTTTTAATATGAGCAGCGACTGTTGTTGCAATAATTGAAGATATATCATTTGTGCCCTGAACATTAGCCATGTTGAATAAAATTAAATTTGATTTTAATGGTAATGTTATATTATTACTTACGTATAAATTATGTAATTGTTGTTTTGAAACAAAATATGTTGGAGTACCATCATATACAGTTTGGTAGTCTAATTCCATTTTTACATAATCTATTGTGAAATTACTTTGGATTAATTTAGGAAAAAACCACCAATCAAATACATTTTGTTTTTTTCGGAAGTCAATATATAATTCACTTATACTTACAGATTCTTGAAATTCAGTAACAATACTTTTAAATTGTTGTAATGTTCCTTTATTTCGACTATAATCTGAGAATTTATTTAATATTATTTGTTTATGATATGTTGGTATTTCAGATAATAATGATTTCGGATATCCTATTGATTGTAAAATTGTATCAAATAAAAATGGTTGAATTGAATGTTTTTCAAATAGAATTTTAAATCCTTCGGGGATATTCTCATATGCATCTTTAAAATACTCATCTTCTAGAAAACTAATTAATACACGATACACTGCATTATCTTTATATGGGTAATATTGTTCGACATATCGATAAAAGTATTCTTTCAAATATTCATATTTCATAGTACATTCCTTTACAATTTCTTTATAATGATGGTATATCGAATGTATTAATATCTGTAATTGTTAGTAATTTCTGCTTATCTATATCAATTCCATATGTATTTATATTAGGAAATTCCAAAAGTTCATATTGCGACCATTGAATTGTAGCAGCGGCAGTTTCAAATACATACCCATCGTGTTGAAGTAAGTTTATAATCTGAGATTTAATGATTGGAGATTTAATTAGTTTTAGAAGTTGATCTGTTTCAAAAACCATATCATTTCCAACATTAGTAATTAACTTTCCAGTTTCAATATCTAAACATATATCTGGATCGACAATATCTAAATATCTATTAATACCAAATGGTCTGTTCGTTGAAATAAATAAATGATTATAATTATGTCTATCTGTTAAGAAATCATAAATTATTCTATTTGGGACTATTGGAGCTACTTTTTTACCATTTAAAATAATATAATATAACTCCAATGTATTATTAAAATATGAAGATAGTGTATCGAATTTTAATTCTAACTGTTTTAGATAATTCATCATATTAATAAAAGCACTAGCAATTAAATATCTTTGACTTGCAAGAGAATATATATATTGATTGATAAAATTTAAATTCATAATGTTCATGATTGGTGCATATTCTAAAGTCAATTCATACCAATTAATATGTTCTGTTGACGTTTTACCATTGATTGCAACTCGAATATTAGTAACTCTAAATAATTCATTCCCATTTAATGGTGGATATGGAAACATAATAACATCATCAATGTGTGGTTCTCTAATAGAATATATAATTACATTAGTTGTTCCTTGAAACATCTGTCCAATTAAATCTGATTGATCTGAAACATCATTAATTAATTGGGCTACATAAAATAATGGAGTGTATTCATATACATCATACATAATCCCAGAATTATATTTATCATATGTACTTTGATTATCAATAACTCTACTAGATCCACTTAAATTAATATTTAAGTATCTGCAAAAAATGGATTGTCTATAAATATTTGCATATCTAGTTATTGATTGTAGATATTCGCCATAATATTGTTCTATTAATTGTGTTTCTGAAAATATATTATTAAACATATAAACCTCATTTAATGTCAATCTATAGTTATGTAATAAGGAATGTTAAAAATGCCAAATGTAATACCAACTCAAATTCTAATTTGTGAAGACAAATCTAATTTTTTATTTGTAACTGAACTTGATGATATATTAACTACAATGACAAATCTTAATATATCTAATAATATAATACATCCATCATTAGTTTTAGATGTTAATAGAAAATATCGAATTGAAAAAATGAAACAATTGATATGCGATGATTTAACCATTAATTATAAAAATAATCAAATACAATTAGATCCAATAAGTTCATTATTAAATGGAACCCCCATTGAAGCTAATTTTACCGGATTAATTCAATTTAATAAGAATAATAAAATTAATTTATTTCCAGAAATCAAATATAATGTACAATACCATATAGTTAATATAGAAACAACATACCATCCATCTGGATTTCAAATATTTCCAATAATGTTGGACTATGGATGTATTATAAATATGATAGATATTGTAGAAAAAGTACTTATTTTTCCAGTAATTACTAATAAATTAATCGGTCATACTAAAGACACTAGTTATTATAATCTTCATATGCTTCAAAAACTATGGCCAGAATTGAACTTTGAGTTTAATATTAAGAATAATGAGGTTTCAATATATTCTGATTTAAAAGATATTGGAATTAATATTAATTCTAATGGGATTTTTCGGTTACATCGAAATTTCGGAAGTGATGATTTAAAAATACATCAATTATATTCATGTTGATAAATCAGGGATAGGAAGATTCCTATCCCTGATTTTTTACCTACTATCTAATTACAATAATCTAACAATGTGAAACAACTGTCCAATCAAGTACATAATTTGCAGAATCAGTTTCACCAGAAAGCAATACTGTAAATCCAGTAGTTGTTTTGGCTATAATTGTTTGTGCATATATTGCCGGATTGGGATCGATAGTATTAATTAAGTTTGCAAGAACCGCATAATTAGTATCTGCAAATGCTGCGGCATATGTAACTGCAATACTCACAACACCACTACCAATTACGGTTGATTGAGATTTAATACTTCCATTAAATCCACCAGCAGCTCCAGTTTCACCAGGCGCTCCAGTTCCACCAGTTAGACCTTGATCACCTTGAGCTCCAGCGGCTCCAGTTTCACCAGCAACACCAGCTTCACCAGGCGCACCGGTTCCACCAGTATCTCCAGTCCACACACCACCATGGTCTCCAGTACCACCAGTACCACCAGTACCACCACCGGCTCCAAGATCTCCAGCAGCTCCAGTGGCTCCAGTTTCTCCAAGGAATGGTCCATAATCATACCAGTCGGTACCATCAAATGCGAGAGCATGTTTATCCATAACTCCAGCAATATTTGCTGGAAGCTGTTTATCAGTACGGGTATCTGTAAGAACTGTACAAATATACAAATCTTCTGGAGTAGCAGTACCAGCTTCTACAAGGGTGATTTGATTCTCATCAAATTCTATAAAATGTCTATCAACAAGGAAACCTTCTCCACGAGATCCAGTTGCTCCAGTAAGACCTTGATCACCTTGAGCTCCAGCGGCTCCAGTTAGACCTTGATCACCTTGAGCTCCAGCGGCTCCAGTAAGACCTTGCTCACCCTGAGCTCCAGTCCCACCAATCCCTCCAGTATCTCCAGTAAGACCTTGATCACCCTGAGCTCCAGTCCCACCAATCCCTCCAGTAAGACCTTGATCACCCTGATCACCTTTAGCTCCAGCAGCTCCAGTATCTCCCTTTTCACCTACTACAAATTCTCCCTGAGCTCCCTGAGCTCCAGTACCACCAGTACCACCATCAGCACCATCAGCACCATCAGCTCCAGTTCTGCCTACTTGAGACTGCCAAGCAGTTCCATTACAAGGGAAAAATCCAACTTCTCCAGGATTTAGAGTTTGGATTGTTACAGTCCCAGTACTATCTTTTACATTAATCACATTGGTAGTTCCAATATGAATAATATGAAATGATAATCCTGGAGATCCAGAAACTGCAGGTAATAGAATGCTTCTATCTGCACTACCAGGATCAATATATTGTTGTTGTTTATCTGTTATTTGAAGAGCTTTATTTTCTGAAATAGTCTCAGTATTTTGCCCCATCCAAAGATTGCCATTTCTAAATTTTGCCATGATTACCTCGCATTAGATACAAATCATCCATTCTAAAATGAAATTATTTGAATCAATTTCCCCTGAAAATATAATATTAAACCCATTGTTTAACTTCTTACCAATCAAATAACTATACACGGATGGAATCGGATCAATTCCATTTTGAAGGGTTGCAGTTATTGTATATTCATTAGTATTTAATATCTGTTCAATAGGAATGAATTTTGTCAATTCACTATATAGAATTGGAGTTCTTCCATGAATTATACTTGATCCAGCTCCAGTGCCACCAGTAGCTCCAGTGCCTGATGTTTTTCCAACTCCACCAGAACCTCCAGTTCCACCAGAAGTTCCAGTCCCACCAGTTATTCCATTTCCAGTTCCACCAGAACCACCAGATTGTCCAGTTCCTGATGTACCACCAATTCCTCCAGTATTGCCTGAACCTCCAGTAATTCCTGAACGTCCAGTTCCACCAGTTCCACCAGATCCAGTTCCACCAGATCCTCCAGTTTCTCCAGTTCCAGATGTTCCTCCAGAGCCTCCGGTTACTCCAATTCCACCAGATCCTCCAGTTTCTCCAGTTCCAGATGTACCTCCAGTTCCACCAGTATAGCCTACATTTCCAGTTCCTCCAGTAGCTCCGGTTCCTGAAGTTTCTCCAGTACCACCTGAACCACCTGAACCACCAGTAGCTCCTGTACCTGAAGTTTCTCCAGTACCACCTGAACCACCTGAACCTCCAGTAAGTCCTGAACGTCCAGTTCCACCAGTTCCACCAGATCCAGTTCCACCAGATCCTCCGGTTTCTCCAGTACCAGAAGTTTCTCCAGTACCACCAGTCAGACCTAAATGCCCAGTTCCACCAGTAGCTCCTGTACCTGAAGTCTCTCCAGTACCACCTGAACCACCTGAATCTCCAGTAGCTCCAGTACCTGAAGTTTCTCCAGTACCACCAGTTATACCTAAATGTCCAGTTCCACCAGTAGCTCCTGTACCTGAAGTTTCTCCAGTACCACCTGAACCACCAGTTTTTCCAGAACGTCCAGTACCTGAAGTATGTCCAGTTCCACCAGTTAACCCTAAATGTCCAGTTCCACCAGTAGCTCCTGTACCTGAAGTTTCTCCAGTACCACCCGAACCACCAGTTTTTCCTGAACCTCCAGTAGCTCCAGTACCGGATGTTTCTCCAGTTCCACCAGTTTTTCCACTTCCACCAGTTTTTCCAGTACCGGATGTCGCTCCAGTACCACCAGTTTTTCCGGATCCACCAGTAGCACCAGTTCCTGAAGTTTCTCCTGTACCACCAGTAGCACCAGTTTTTCCTGATCCACCAGTAGCACCAGTTCCTGAAGTTTCTCCAGTTCCACCAGTTTTTCCAGTTCCACCAGTAGCTCCTGTACCTGAAGTTTCTCCAGTGCCACCTGAACCACCTGAAGCTCCAGTTTTTCCAGTACCTGATGTATGTCCAGTTCCACCAGTTAAACCTAAATGTCCAGTTCCACCAGTAGCTCCTGTACCTGAAGTATATCCAGTCCCTCCAGTTTTTCCTACACTTCCACTTCCACCACTTCCACCAGTATCACCACTTTTACCTGAACCACCAGAACCACCGGAGGCACCAGTATCTCCACGAGATCCAGTCTGACCTCCATTACTTCCAGTTCCACCACTAGAACCACCACCATTAATGCATAGTGCTCGTCCAGTTAATGGTTGGTTCAGATATATTTGTAATTGGGTATCTGATATAAATAAAATTTTATCTGGCAAAAATACATAATTATCATCACTAACGCACTGAACAGATACATATTTAATACCTAATTTATGATAAACATCCCATATAGTGCTTTGGATTGGTTGAATATGAATATAAGATCCAGCGATAATTACTTGTCCAGTAGCTCCAGTACCTCCAGTAGCTCCGGATTTTCCAGTATATCCAATACCACCAGTAGATCCAGTTTGTCCAACACCAGGAAGGCCTCTAGCTCCAGTGCCACCAGTTGTTCCACTTAAACCACTTGCTCCGGCAATACCTTGTGGACCTTGCGGACCAACTGGCCCTCCGGCTGGTCCTGCAGGACCAATTGCTCCAGTTGCTCCAGTAGGTCCAATTAATCCAGTTCCAGGTAATCCAGGTAATCCAGAAGCTCCAGTATGTCCAGTTGTTCCAGTAAATCCTCTCGATCCAGTATTTCCTGTTGCTCCTGTTGCTCCTGTACCACCACTACCTGGTGGACCTTTTGCTCCAGTAGCTCCAGTTTCACCTTTTGGACCAATTGGACCTTGAACACCACCACCGTTTCCAGTACCTCCAGTATTGCCACCACCACTATTAATTACCGCTTTTCCAATTATATTAATATTAAATTCGATAATTAACGTATTGATATCTACATATTGAATTTTATGTGGAATTATGACTTGATCTTGAGAGTTGATACAAGTTACAGATGGATATTTACATATTAGATTGTGTGAAATATACCAACTATTACTAGACTGGGTTTGACTAAAAACATAGTAACCTCCAGTAACTTGTGTTCCAGTTCCACCAGATCCACCAGATCCACCAGATCCACCAGTAGGTCCAGATCCACCAGTTCTTCCAGCTCCAATAGATCCAGTTCCACCAGATCCACCAGATCCAGTTCCACCAGTTGCTCCAGTTGCTCCAGTTTGTCCACCATTACTTCCAGTTCCACCAGTAAGACCAACACCACCTCCACTAATACATGTGAGATGACCAACTAATGGTGCTGAAAAATGAACTTCAATATTATCAAGATCAACATATATAATATGATCTGGAATTATAGATTCGTTTATTGAATTAATACAAGTTACATTTGGATATAAAAAATGTAAATTGTGCTGAAATTTCCATATTTTAGCGGGTGTATATTGTGTATATAAATTACATCCTGCGATAGACTGCTGTCCAGTTCCACCAGATCCACCTGAACCACCAGTTTCTCCAGATCCACCTGAACCGCCAGAATCTCCAGTTTCTCCAGATCCACCGGTTCTACCAGTACCTCCAGATCCACCAGTACCTCCAGATCCAGTACCTCCAGTCGATCCTGTTTTTCCAGAACCGCCAGAACCTCCGGTGCGTCCTCCATCTCCTCCGGTGCCACCAGAATTTCCAGCAATTCCTCCACCACTAACACAAAGAGATCTACCATTAATTGGAATTGAAAAATATATTCGTAAACTGTTATCATCAACAAATTTAATAGCATCTGGAAGAATGACTTGGTCATTCATATCGATACATGTGACGTTAACATATTTAGATGCTAATAAATGGGTAACTTCCCAAATTGGAGATATTATATCTTGTCGAAAAACATTAACACCACCAATAGTAGCTTTTCCAGTTCCTCCAGTATGTCCAGACCCACCAGACCCACCAGATCCACCAGATCCACCAGATTTACCACCACCACTAACACATATACATCTTCCAGATTGTGCAGTTTCAAATGTTACTGTTAATGTATCTTCATTTATAACATATACTGAATTATATTTAAGTAAGTTATAACTTAAATCATAACATTCGATTGCAACTAATCTACTTCCTAATCCATGTTCAACATCCCAAACTATATTTGCATTTGGTTGGAAATGTGTAGATGCGCCACCAATAGCAACATATCCAGTTCCACCAGATCCACCAGAACCTCCTGAGCCTCCAGATGCTCCTGTAAATCCAGTTCCTCCTGAACCTCCTGAACCTCCAGTAAATCCAGAACCACCGGTAAATCCAGTTCCACCAGAACCGCCAGAGACTCCAGTATCTCCAGTTCCTCCAGTTGCTCCAGTTCGACCACCATCTCCACCAGTTCCACCAGAATTACCACCACCACTAATAATAATTGCTCTACCAATTATTGGGGTGTTAAAACTGATAGTTAAATTATATTTATCAGTATAGCTGATTTCTCCAGGAAGAATCTTTTTATTTTGAGAATTAATACATTCTACAGCTAAATATTGTTGACCTAATCCATGATGTATAATCCAAGACGATAATGGAGTTTGTTGGTTATGAATATGAACTCCACCAACAACGGTATTTCCAGTTCCTCCTGATCCACCTGATCCACCAGAACCTCCTGATCCACCAGAACCTCCTGATCCACCTGAACCACCAGTTTCTCCAGTTCCAGATGTTCCACCAGATCCACCTGAACCACCTGTATGTCCAGTTCCAGATGTTCCACCAGTTCCACCAGATCCACCAGATCCACCAGTATGTCCAGTTCCGGATGTTCCACCAGTTCCTCCAGATCCTCCTGAATCACCAGATCCACCAGATCCACCAGTATATCCAGATCCTCCTGATTCTCCAGTTAATCCAGTCCCTCCAGTTCCTCCAGTATGTCCAGTTCCAGATGTTCCACCTGAACCACCAGATCCTCCTGAACCTCCTGATCCACCTGAACCTCCTGATCCACCAGATCCTCCAGATCCTCCAGATCCACCAGTATGTCCAGTCCCAGATGTTCCACCAGATCCTCCTGAACCACCAGATCCTCCAGTATGTCCAGTCCCAGACGTTCCACCAGAACCACCTGAACCACCTGATCCACCTGATCCTCCTGAACCACCAGACCCACCAGATCCTCCTGAACCACCAGATCCTCCAGTATGTCCAGTCCCAGACGTTCCACCAGAACCACCTGAACCACCAGATCCACCAGAACCACCAGATCCACCTGAACCACCAGATCCACCAGATCCTCCAGATCCTCCAGTATGTCCAGTCCCAGATGTTCCACCAGATCCTCCTGAACCTCCAGTTTCTCCAGATCCACCAGATCCACCAGATCCACCTGATTCTCCAGAGCCACCAGAGCTTCCAGTTTCTCCAGTTCCAGATGTTCCACCAGAACCTCCTGAACCTCCAGTTTCTCCAGAACCACCAGTTCCTCCAGATCCACCAGATCCTCCAGATTCACCAGATCCTCCAGTATGTCCAGTTCCAGATGTTCCTCCAGATCCTCCTGAGCCTCCAGATCCACCGGAATCTCCAGTTCCTCCAGATCCACCAGAATCTCCAGTTCCTCCAGTTTCTCCAGTTTCTCCAGTTCCAGATGTTCCACCAGAACCACCAGAACCACCTGAGTCTCCAGTTCCTCCAGATCCACCGGATTCTCCAGAGCCTCCAGAGCCTCCAGTTTTTCCAGATCCACCAGAATCTCCAGATTTTCCAGTACCGCCTGATCCTCCTGATCCACCTGAATTTCCAGATCCACCAGATCCTCCAGTTTCTCCAGTTCCAGATGTTCCTCCAGATCCTCCTGAACCTCCAGATCCTCCAGTTTCTCCAGTTCCAGATGTTCCTCCAGATCCTCCTGAACCTCCAGTTTCTCCAGTTCCAGATGTACCACCAGACCCACCAGACCCACCAGTATATCCAGTTCCACCAGTTTCTCCAGTTTCTCCAGATCCACCAGAGCCTCCAGATCCACCAGTTTCTCCAGTTCCGGATGTTCCACCAGATCCTCCTGAACCTCCAGATCCTCCTGAAATTCCAGATCCTCCAGTCCCACCAGATCCTCCAGATCCTCCAGAAAATCCAGATCCTCCAGAATCTCCAGATTTTCCAGTACCTCCAGTACCTCCAGATCCACCGGAATCTCCAGATCCACCAGATCCACCAGTTTCTCCAGTTCCAGAGGTTCCACCAGAGCCTCCAGTTTCTCCAGTTCCACCAGAACCACCAGATTCTCCAGAACCACCAGATCCACCAGTCCAAACTCCACCAGTACCGCCAGTAGGTCCACTACCTCCAGATTCTCCAGTACGTCCAGATCCTCCGGTTTCTCCAATAAAAACTCCCCAATCTGACCATAAATTACCATCATACATTAATACATGTCGAGATAAATCATATTGCATATTTAATGGATTGTTTTTATTTTCTCGAGAATCAACAAAACAAGTTATGATATAAAAATCATGTATACTTGCTCCTGAATTAAGTTCAATATCAAATATAACATCATCTGTTAAATTATTATAATATTTGTCAAGTCTAAATGATTCACCATGCATTCCGGTGCCACCAGATCCACCGGAGCCTCCAGTTTCTCCAGTTCCAGATGTTCCTCCAGATCCACCGGATTCTCCAGAGCCTCCAGAGCCTCCACTTTCTCCAGTTCCACCTGAACCACCAGATTCACCTGAACCACCTGAACCTCCAGTATTACCGACACCTCCAGTTTCTCCAGAGCCTCCAGTTTCTCCAGTTCCAGATGTTCCACCAGAACCTCCTGAGCCTCCTGATTCTCCAGATCCACCAGATTCACCTGAATCGCCAGTTATACCTCGACCTCCACTCCCACCAGTATCTCCTATACCACCGGTTGCCCCAGTTCCCCCAGAATTTCCAATAACCCCGGAGCCACCAGTTTTTCCAGTTCCACCAGATCCTCCCGTTGTTTCTTCGGGAATACCAAATGTAAACTTGGATCTATCCATCATAACAGCTCCTTTAATGTGTTGTTGTAATCCAGGTCCCGTGACCTCCTAAAATGACCCATCGATGAGGTGCGACTAATGCAATGGTTATTGTAGAATATATTTCATGAATTATATCATTATATATAGTATCTCCAATTCCAGAATCGGCAATTTGATCTTCAACATCTGCTTCAATATGAACTGCTCCAGATCCAAGTTTGATGAATCGAAACCAAATACCTATATTTTCTTCAATTCCACTTGGCAAATTAAATAATTGTGAAGATGTGCTGTTACATGTAAATATTTTACCAACTTGTGATGGGGATATTATAATACCTTCATTTTCAATAGTGACCTGTTCTTTAATTGGAGCTGTTGACATTTCCCATTTAGTTGTATATTTAAAAAAGTCATCTTCATCAATAATATAAATCATCATTCCGAGAAATGGGATTATGAATGTCCAATCAATTCCATTATATTCAGCAATTTGATCATATTTATTAATCCAACTCCCAACAGAATTCACGCCAATTATGTATCGATCACCTTTAAGTGGAAATTGTGGTGGAGTAGATAAAATAGTTTTAACAGATTTTTGCCATTCATATTGAGAAAGTACAGGTACTTGTAAAAGAGTCATCCGTTATCTCTCCAATAATGAAATTATTAATTACTAATTGTGTGTTTAGTTTTATCTGTTCGTATTATTTTCTCTGCCGAAACTATATTTTTTGTAAATGAATTTTGTTCAGAGTCTTGTTGAGAACTATCTTCAGGTATTTTTGCTAAAGTTACAATTTTTGCTAATTCATATACAGATTTTAATTCCGATATAATTCTTAACTGTTCTGTTTTGAGTTGACCTAATCTAACTTCATGAACTTCAATTTCTCTATAAATATCAAATCCTTGGCCTTTTAATTCCAACTCTTTGATTTTCAATTCATTTATAGTTGTCATTATCTCTCCTGTAAAAAAATAGTGTGGGAGAATTAATCTCACACACTATTTATCTTTTATGGATTTACAATTGTTTCAATATCTGTAAAAATAATAGATCTAAGATCCCCATCATACACAGCACGAGAAGAATAAGCTAAAGCAGCTTCAGCAACTGTAACTGTTTTAGTACCATCCGTTAGAGATAAGTTTTCGGTAGTAGATGTAATACCACCACCAGTTGTAAATGATAGATTTCCAGAAAGTTCAAGCAATTTGAGCAATTTTACTTTTTCTGAAATAGTTATCAACTTATTATCTGTAGTTGTATCAAATAAAATCATATTACCAATGGACAATGCCGTTGCTGAATTATCTTTGATGCTTACAGCATTGGGGTTCGCTGATAGATCTAGATTACCAGTTAATTTCAATCCAGCAAATTCTACAGATGTTGCATCTGTGGTAAGATCCTGATCAATAAATGATGGAGCTTCGACAGTTAGATCTCCAGACATAGATAGTATTGCATCATCTAAAGTTTTGATAGTTACAATAGATGTGCTATCTGGAGATTTAATATCCCATCCGGTTCTATCAGATGCTACTTTGAAAAATGCTGCAATTGCGGCATCTTCTTCAATCTCAATACCAGCATTTGCACTTGTTATGCTATTACCACCCTTATTAAGGGTGACCAATTTATCTTCAACTGTCAATTCTGTAGAGTTAATAGTTGTTGTTGTTCCAGAGACAATAAAGTCTCCTTCTACAGTAAAATCTCCACCAATACTAACTAGTTCAGATCCAGTTGTAGAATCAATCTTGATGATCCCAGCCTTTTCAGCAGAATCAAAACTCAATGCAGAATTTGAATTTGATTTAATATCAATAGTGGTATTTATACTTTCTAAATCAATAGAACCACCATTAAGTTTAAATAGACCATTTGAAACAAACCCATGATCCAGTTCTACAGCTTCATTTCCATCTAGTGTATTGAATCTAAGAAGTCCAGTAGCACCACCTGTATCAAAAGAAAGAGAATCTGCAACGTTGTCTTTGAGATCCCAATCAATTGCATTTGTAGTTGTGATATCTCCAGCTAAAGAAAGTTCTCCAAGGCTATTCTTATTATCCCACTCAGTACCAGTAAATTTATAAAATGATCCTGAAGTTTTATTATATGTTTGCCAACCAGCAGATGGTGTGTCAAAATGCCAAGCAACACCATCATACCAAGCAATAGTATTTTCTTTACTGGCAAAAACCCCAACACCAACTGCACCAACAACAATTCGATCACCCTTAATTGGAGTTAGGACTGCTGGATCTGAAAATACACCATTGATTGGTTCTTGCCATGAAAAACTTTCTAGTACTGGGACGCGAAATTGAGTCATTGTAATTCCTCCAAAAATAAATGTTATATGTTATCAATACATGCATTGATTAACATCTTTTTAAGATCACCATCATATTGAATTGTATGTGCTATTCGTTCAATACTTTCATGTATACTACATTTAATTAACTCGCCATTTGATTCAGTTTTAATAGTTTGAGATTCGTTTTTAATATGCATCGAACTTCTAAATATTAAATTAGTATTATTTATGATATCTGTGGTTATTTCTCCACCAACAACACCATCAATAACTGTTCTTGCTGAATTAATATGAATGCCATTATTATGAAAAACTCCAGTTAAAATATTTGGAGTAATAGTTGCATCATTTGTAATTCTTAATGATAATCCATCACCAGCATTAACTAATTTTGAATTATTAATTTCTATAGAACCGGATATACTGTCAAATATTGAATTTTCATTAGTTCCAAAAACTTCAATATTATTACATTTTAATCTACCAGAACTTTGATGTGATATTGTTAATTCATTCACAACACCATTAATAATGCTATTACTGAGATTAACATCTCCAGATAAAATAGACAGGGCAGTTTCAATTGAAGGAGTTATGGTTAATGTTGATCCAATAAAATTATTATTGATTGAAATATTTCCTTCAATATCAATATTATTAAATCTAGATTTAGATGTTGTGTTTATCATTCCAATTAAGGTCATATCATAACATGAGCAAATACTATTATTTGTATTGCCAATGTTAATATTTCCAGATATTTTAGTTTGAATCTGTCCAGATCCTTTAATTGTAATATTATCTGGAATGATAACATCTTCTAAATATTCGCCACATGATATATTAATAATGCCATTTTCAGGAATATAATTAATTGCAGATGTAATAGTTTTAAATGGATTAATAATCGATCCAGTTTCAATATATTGATCATCTCTAGAATTATCAACATATATATTAGAGTGTGCAATTGTAAGTAATCTATTCAATTCATCAATTGCATCTTTAACGGATATGTTAGAATCATATATAATGTCATCTGAATTTAAATTAAATTGTTTCCAGATATTAGTTTCATAAATATATAATTTAGGTATACTATTAACATATACAATCATTCCAGAATCTGGTTGTTGAAAGATCCAATCAAATCCATCCCATTCTGCAATATTATTTTTTCTATCTATAAATATACTTTCTGCTTGAGGTTCTGAACTAATAAGACATCGATATCCAGGTATTAAATTGTTTCCAGGAAGATCTACAATCTCTAGTACTGGATCTTGCCATATTTTTTTTGATGAATTTGAAATTTTATCTGCAGTAGAACCAACATATTGATATGTTGAAATTTTAAATGAAGATGAATTCCACCCATACGCAGTTGGGTCATTATCAAATATTAATATCCCAGATACATAATCCCAATACCAACCGACACTTCCTCCAATGGGGATTTCAATATCATTACCATCGAATAATCGAACTGCATATTTATAACCATGTCTTGGATCTATAAATCCTGTAATTTTAGTTTCATTTTCTTTAAAAAACCAAACTAGTCCATTTGGCACAGTTATATCTTTTGTTAAACTAAATTTAGTATGAACTTTAACAATTGCAGTAGTTGTTGATGGTGGTGTTGTTGGAATTAAATCAATCCAAATATCAGAACCTTTTAAATTAAATGGTATTGTTGGAAATTCTTCATACCATTTTTTAGCAACAGATGTATATTGTCTAGATATGATCTTTTTAAATATGAGATCTAAAGTATCAGACATTTCCCCTCCTGCTTATTAATATAACCATGAAACACCAAATCCGCTTGAAATTGAACAATTATTATTCCTAAATGTAATTCGAACTATAATCATCATTTCTGAATTTGCCGTTGAAAATGTTGAGAATGTAAGGGCTCTATTATTGGTGATATGATTAATAAAACACCCATCCCCATCTATACCAGTAAATGAATATAAATTAAATTGTTTACCACCATCTAACCATCCAGTAATACCAGGTAATTTGACCTCAATATTAATATCCCCATTCCCAACCATAGCAATATTTTGGGAATTAAGTCCTGGTAATATCAATGTAACATTACTATGTGGGTCTGTAGATGCAAATGCTCTTAAATATACTTGATTATTGGTAAATTGAAAATTTAAACTTGGTGGAATATATGTTCTTAAATCTATAATGGGATATTGGACTTTCTGATTAAATAATAATGCATTTCCATTAGTTAACGGCAAATTTGAATCCCATTGATCAATTATTGATTCTGGAACTACATTATAATCTCCATTCGGAAGTCTATATTTTTCATCAACAAAATATTCAATTAGATTTGTAGATCTAGATGAAACTGTATTTATTAATAATTTTTTAGGTGTATTATTGATGATTGATGTTTTCCAAGGATGAAATAATGTAACTTTTAAATTACCATCAATTAGATATATATCATTACTATCAAGTATTACATCTTTATTAATGCTGAGATTTGAATTGACGTTGGGTGTTGTTGTTGGATTAATTATTAACTCTTGACTAACACCAGAGATATTAACCTTACATACATTCGTTGGATGATAGCAACTCTTATAAATATTCTCTGCAATAAAATTAATTGTTAATTTAGTCCCAATATTGTAGTATTGTATCCCGGATAAATACCTAAATATACCTTGTTTTAAACTCACACTTGGTATAGTAGAAAAAAGCATTTCAGTATTACTTGGGTCAAAATGTACTACAAATGGGTGAGATTGTTCAATTTGGTCATTATATGTATGAACTAAAATAAATTCATTTCGCCCATTCATTAATGATTGTGTATTTATTGAACAATTCATTTTTTGCCATGCATTGAAATTGTTATATCTACGAACATCAATTATTTCTAATTGGCCTGCGGTGTTTAAGAATGTAACCTTACCATTCTGGCAATCATTTCCAATTCCAGAATTATCCCAAAGATTTATATCTTGAATGACTGGATAGTTATTATCAGCATCTAATGTCGAATTGAAATTTGCATCAATATCTAATGTCGCTTGAATTGTTGGTTGTGCATTTCCAGCTTTATATATAACTTTTAATAATCCAATATTACCTTTTCGAAATCTAGTAGAATTTGTAATTCCAACGGTTGGAGTCGCATTAGATGCTCCAATTCCAGATGAAATATTTAACCATGGAGTTCCAGATATATTTGTTAATATATCTCCTGGAGTTGCATCTAAATACCAATCTGTAGATAATCCACTAGGAATTTTTCCGATTTTTAATATTGGATTTGAAGTTAAATCGATATCAGTAAGTCTATCAGATTCTGTAGGAGCTAATGTTTTAATGATATTATTAAAATCATCAATTATTTGAGAAACATTACTATTTGTATTTATGTCGACGATTCCAGGATTATATAATCCATCTGGAGAAGGACCCATCATCATTTGGCTGCAAGTTTGACCTTCGAGTGTAACTGAACAACCAGATTCTTTAATTAATTCCCCAGTAATAAATGATCCACTAGATAAAATTAATTCTCCTTGAACAGTCCAATCATTATATAATAATGAGTTATAACTATACACTTTTACATTATTTGGAATTCGACATGTTGTCGATCTAATTAAACATCCATTTCTTAAAGTTAATAGTATTTTATCATCATTATTGAAATTTAATTCATTTACTTGACATCCAATTAATTGTATATCTGATCCAATATTAGATGACCATAAATTTGGTTTAAATTGATCTTGATAGCTATTAATTTGAATTTCATTAATTACATGTGGACTTGAAATAATAGCGCTCGTTACATTGGATAATACTAAACACCCGCTGATTTTACTATTTTTTATAATAGGTCTGTTAATATTTTTTAAATAGACATCTGTTAAATCACAATTTATAAAGACGCATTCATTTTTTCCAAAATTAGTATCAGCATGCTCTCCAACTAATCTGATTGGTTTTTTAAATGTTAAGTTTTCAAATACAATTGATTTTAAATTTAGATTATTATATTCACTTATAAGTGAATTTTCATCAGATGGAGTTAAAATAGTTTGGTGTTCATCTGTACCACATAATACAATATTTTCAAGCCATTCTGAATGTAAAATAATTGTATCCGAGTACTCTCCAGGTGATATTTTAATAATATGTCCAGTTGCAATTGTATTATTTTTTATAGAGCAGATATAATTGATAGCTTCTTGTATTGTTTTAAATGGAGCAACTAATGATCCGGTTGATGTATATTGATCTGAACGTGTTTTATCAACATAAACTGATCTATCAACTTTAATATCAATCGTTCCAGTACTTCCAGTACTTCCAGTACTTCCAGTGTCCCCAGTACCTCCAGTACTCCAAAATGTTCCTCCAAATGTATAAGTTTGATTTCGATCTTCAATAAAGATCTCCCAACCTATTTCTGGAATTTCAAAATTCCAATTTAATCCATCGAACCATGCAACTTCACCATTATGGTTTTCCCATGGATCGCCAGGAAGCATATCGTAATTTGGAACAATATATCTATCACCAAATTCTGCATTTTCAGGAGCATCTGAAAAGTCTAAACTTTTAACTGGAAGTTGGGTTGGCATTATATTTACTCCTTAATATTATAATCCAGTATTAACCGAAACTTCATATGAATCATCTTCAATAATAACTTGTAGCTGAATTTCATACTCAACATGATCTTGAAATTGTTTATTTTCGATTGAGATGTTTGATACCATAACTCCAATATCATAATCTCGTCCTAAAACTCCAGCAAGTAAGCCAACTTCATTACCAATTAATGTATTTCTTAATGATGTATCTCTGGTTTGTAATTGTTGTTTTAATTCACATCCAAACTTAACATCAAATGGATAGGATCCTGTCATGATATGTAAATAATTTTTCAAATATTGTATTATTAAATCATGTTTAGTTTTAATTGGTTCTAAATCATTATATATAGAAATTGTTGGAATTATATCGTATATATTGCTGATGTTTGGGTCTATCGGTTCATTTTCAAGATAATTTCTTAATAAATATTGGACTGCCGGAGGGAGATCATTAATTACATGATCATCTCCAGCAGTCCTAATACTTAGAGGAATTTGAGATAATATATCAGCTGGTAATGTTTTAAAATTAATATTACCACTTATCATAAATCTCACCTATTATTTTTATTGCGTTGAGCGTGTTGCTTTTGTTCATCTCGTCTTTCTTGAACTCTTGCAAGAATTAAATCTTGAAATAAACAATATGGTAATTCTAATATATCTTGCACACTTCCTTTATAATCAAATAATTTTTGAAAATTAAGTATAGTTTTGATATAGAAATCATAATGTTCTTGAGCTTCTTCTTCTTCAGTCCCGTTGAAGGAACCTCCTGAAAAGGTTCAATTCAATATCTACTATAAAATCAAACGTTTTCCGGCATTTCGGGCACGTCATGATTTTCTTGAAAACTGGTAGATACTTACTGAATTCTTTTCGATATGAATCAAGAACTTCTTCTACCATACTAAGCAGAAAATATGTGGATATTACAAGATGAATTTGATCTGTTTTATCCCAGGTATCTGGAGTAAGATCATCTTCAGTCTTAAATACTTGAATTCTTCTAGTAATGGATGCTAATTCTTCTGGAGAAGCAAAAATAGATCCAAATTTCTCAAAATTATGTCGGAGCTTTACTGCAGGGATTACTGAAAGTATATCAAAGTATTCAGCCGTTGTAGGTAGGCTAGTTTCAAATACAATTTTATATATATTTTCAATATTTACAATCTTTTCAACTGGAAATCTAAATTGATTATATGGGACATCTTTTTCCCAATTAGTCAATGTATCTTCATGAATTACATCATCTGCAAGAACTTCAACTGTGAATTCATGATTGCAATGTACACATGTTGCATGTTTATCGCCTAATGTTCCATATGAAGCTGCATAAATTCCCCATAGGAGAACCTTACGATCAATATGGGACATCAATTTAATAAATTCTTCAAATGGGATTGTTTGTCCATCTACTGTGGGAAACAAACAATGTTTATGAATTATTCCTGAAAGTTGTTGATCATAAGTATCTATGGCGGTTACAGTAGATCTTAATAAAAGATCATCAGATGCAACTAACGGGGTTGTGATTGCTCGAATATTTGCAATTGGACAAAATACTTCTCGTTGTTTAACTCTTGAAAGACTTTCGAGGTTTCGAAGAGCCTGCACATTATTTAACATTAGGAATTCTCCTTAATCAATTAGTAAAAAACTCCCAGAAATAGATAATGCTATTTCTGGGAGTTTCATCAATATACGATGACTAGTTATGGTAACCGAGTCTCAGGTCCAAGAAGATCATCAAGACCTTCGACATTAACAACTCCAATAGCCTGAGGAGCACATACTTCAAGAGCAGTTCTACTCTTGACAAATGTACGGCTAACAGAGTTTGTGATTTCATCAATAATATAAAGTGGTTTGTATACAAAATCAATAATAACTGCTCTAGATAGGTTATCTCCAGGAGCTTTATATACCTGGTAAATCTTATTATCATTAATTGCAGGACTTGTTAGAATTGTTTGTTTCATCATAGATCCACTGGGCTGATTAATATAACCACCTTCACCCTGAGTATATGAGCTTGTATTTACAGACCAATGTTGCATAGATTCAAGCATAGCTCCAGTTCTCAATCCAGTTACAAGAAACTGTGGAGTTGCTCTAAAGTTTCTATGAATGATTCTATTATTCATAGCAATTCTAGGAACAACTGATTGGAAAATAAGAGCAATAGAAGGGGGAGAAAGGATGGCAGCCATATCCTGGAAACTTGCCATATTTATATTCTGCACTGCACCCCAATATGCCATTTCTGCTTCATTTGCTTCAAGAAAGTATGCAAGATCGTGATCTTTATTGAGAAGCATCTGGGTTTTAATTGCTTCGGACATTGTTCTTACAAGATCGATATTATAAATATCCCTATAATCTTGAATTGTTTCTGTCTGAAGTTCAATCTCAAAATCTTCTCGAGTATCAACATTTATATCCCAACCAGAAATATTGATAGCAACCTTTACACGACCAACATCACCAGTTTTGGGTGAGTATACACACTTACAAGTACAATACAAAGCCATAAATGTAATTGCAGGAATTGTTCCAAAACTAACGCTATACTGAACGTTACCACTATCCCAATCAACATGACCAATAAGTGTACCAACACCCTCTCTACCAACACTATCTTTAAACTGAAATTCTTTATGTAGCTGACCACGAGCATCTGGTCTAATATTGAGCGAAACTAGAGTTGTAGTATCATTTACACCACCAGTATCTCCTTTCACTTCAATTGTGGAGATCATGAAATATCTCTGGTTAACTCTAGTTTTAGTATTATTTACTTCTCCAGTTGAAAACCCAGAAGATAATTCAAATAGATTATTTGAAGTATTTGGGATAATGTCAAGAGTCTCAGCTTTAGTTCTAATAAGATATTGAGCTCTGGGCATTGGGAATTTAGAAGTAGTACCATCTGTATTTTTAACAGACGCTGTCAACTCTACTTTTGGAATTGTAATTATACTTTTTCCAGTAGGATAAGTTGTTGCAAGACGACTTATGACGGGATCAGCATAAATGTCTGTCAAAATAGGAAAGTAAGTAACCGCATAACCAATTATTGATGCGGAAGGTCCAAGTTGGATACTTTCCTGTAGAAGATATTCACGCTCACGATCACAAACTGCCATAACTGCCGCTTTCTGATATGGTTCAAGCCCTTCTGTAAGAGATGTCATATATGCAGAAAATGCACCATCAGATGAAAGCATATCAATTGCACCAGCGGGTGTTTCCAATTCATCATGATCCTTTAGAAATGAATCATAATTTTCAAAAATCATATCACTCAAATTAAGATCTGTACTTTTCATGTGTTTAATTCCTCCAAATAAGTTTACTAATCATTAAATATTAAATGTGAAATATAACCGGTTTCATATTCATAAATACGTCTTCAACAACACGATCTATATAATCGTACATAGATTCATTACTTTCTTGAAATTGAATACGATCATATAATATTGTATTCTCTTGAAGCAGTTCATTATTCGAACATCCTTCAGTCAAAAATTCGGTTACATTTTCAGGTAAAAATTCCATAACTCTTGCTGTTGCGTGAGATGGATTTGTAACTGTATCATATGTTATTGGCCGAATTGGTCTAACCACTCTAGCTGGTCCACCAGATCCTTCCATTTCAACTCTACCGAACATTCGTAATGAAAAACCAATATCTGCTTTATCATGAACAATTAAATTATACATATCTGGTCCAAGAAATCCACTGAGGGTTTCAATTTCAGCAATTATCTTATTTTCCTGTATGTATAAATCTCGTATTAATGATCCGCAATTTTTCATTTCTACAGTCACCGCACGACGATTAGCCGCATCTTTATCTCCATTAATTGATGGATGATCAATTTCTTGAAATAGAGATCTAGATCTCGCTTTAGGTCGAAGAGTTTCAACTATGTCATTCCCGATAGCTTTACTATAAAATCTACCATTCTGGTTGCGTTCTTCAAGAGTTTGCATAACTGCTTTAAATGCAACTTTAGGATGACCAGAAGGAGATTTAGTAACATTTTCAAGAATTGTAATTTCTTCATTAGGTATTATATTGCAAATATCAAACATTATACCTAATGAATTCCTTGAGGATTTCATTGTATTTGTACTCCTTACATATTAGTCTCATCATCCAAATCATCTGATCTATTTGGAAGTTTAATCTTAAATTTTTCACTAATATATTCAATCAACATATCAATAAGTTTAATTGTTTCTGGATATGTAAATGTATTGTAGAATAATAACAATAGATCTATAAATTCAAAAATATTTATTACTTCGGGATCTAATCTATCGATTTTTATATTAGTTTCAAGATCATATCGAATTGATTTTAATCGACTATAAAGAACATATCGCTTTATATTCTCAAATTTAATTTCTGTACTTGGAATAGCTTCGGGTTGTTGCTGATCCTGTTGTTGCGGATCCTGTTGTTGTTGCTGTTGCGGATCCTGTTGTTGTTGCTGTTGTGGATCAGGTTGTTGTGGAGCCATATTAAATTCTTGAATATATTGATTGAACTTTTGATTTAAATCTAAATTATATTCACAAAAAAACATTAAAATTGGCCTCCATTAGCATCTTGCGGATCCGCAGTTGCTTGAGCTGCTAAAAATAATTTATATTCTTTAGCTTCTTTAGTAAATTCAGCCCAATCGATTGTTGGGAGATATCGTTTAAGAAAATAATAGGGATCGAAATCCATACTTGCTGTTTGAAACCCTTGTTGAATATTCATGATAGATCCCATAATTTGTTCAAGCATTTGCAATATCAATACTACTGGGGGCTTTAATGATAGTTGCGCATATTTTGATGGGATTTTTTTAAGTCCAAGAGTACTTGCAATTTTATCGGATAATTCATTCATTCCAAGTGTAAGTGTATGTTGAATTGAAACAATTTCAGTGGCAAATACAATATTACTATGTACTAATTGTTCTCTGAGTTCTACAACATCTGCATATCCTAAATATGGAGCTGGAACACCTGAAAGTGCGATTAATTCTCGTCTACTATCTTCAAGATCTGCAATTTTAATATTTGCATCTCCTAAAGCTTGTAATTCAACATCAACAAATTTTTGTCCTTTTTTAGAAATCATAACAATATCTCTAAAATCAGATAAAACTTTCGGTACACTTTTAAAAGATACTAAATCCTCAACAGTGGTTTTTTGATTACGAAGCTCTCTCTTTAATTTCTGAACTAAATTACTATGATGTTCTCTGGCACCTGTCTCTACAGTCCACTTACGAACTACAGATGCTCTTGATAATTTTGTTACAACATTTGCTAATTGTGATAATAAATATAATTTTCCAGGGTACACAAGAGGATCAATTATCGAACTTCCATATGGAAAAAAATCTACAGGATTGTGTCGAATCTGAATCATCCTAGATTTTGAAATGAATCTTACAGATAATTTATTTAATTTTGAGTTAGCTTTAGTTTTATAATTTGGATTTGACTGAATGAACAATTTCTTAGTTAAAAAAAATAAATCATCGCCTAACGTATCATGTAATAATCTTTCATATTGAATTTCTTTACTTTGCTTTTGTTCTGGACTTAAATTATCATCATTAGCAGATACTGTAATTTTAGATTTTTTAATAATGTCTTTAATCATACGATTAACTAATTTTTGAATGATTATTGAATTATCTTGTTTTTTAGATGATAAATTTGTTAATTGCCCAACAACTTGTGCAAATTGATTGCCTATAGATGATGTGTTTGTTACTTTAGAATGTTCCATGATTTCAACATATCCAAGCTCAGTATTATCATCTGTTAGCAATACACTAATATTATCTGGTTTATGGTACTTAAGATATATTCGATCTAATAATTTTTTGTTAAATGCTTTAGATGTGGTTTCAGTTTCAACACCTTCATATTTTGAAGTTTCATTTATATATGCATCTCGAATACCTTGAAGTTCTGGAGAATTTGTAATAGTCAAATTATCATCAACTTCAATCAACATAGAATATAATTGATCAACACCACCATTTAAAATTTTTTCATATTCATCTACATTTGTTTTATTTAAATTAATTTTACGTTCAATTGATGATAACGATTCAATGACCAACCTATCTTCAGTGGCTGTTGATTTATTAATCTTAGGCAATGTTACTATATCATCTTGCAAATCTACAATTTCAATAAAATAATCGCCTTTTCGTATTACATTCTGAATTATGCTATTTTTTAAATTAGCTTCAAGATTGAATTTATCAATCACATCATTCTGATATGTTTTGAAATAATTGAAATCCTGAGAATTACCTTTTCCACTATCTGTAATTTTAGAATATAAATATTTCCCAGTTAAAACATCTTGTTGTAGACTGTTATTGATATATGTCTGGACAATTCGTTTAATTAATTGTACTGAATTATATAATTCTTCATATATCTTATATCTGCTTAATCTATTAGCAGCTACTGTGATTTGATCTAATAAATTTTGATATCCGGCATCTGGACCATCGGATGTCTTATCCTTATCATTATGGTCCATAGATTGAATGAATTCATTTAAAGCAATATCAGTTAAATCAACTTCAACTTCAGATGATGGTTGAGTTTTAATACCTCCAATTAAAGTATCTACTCTAGACATCATATTTGATAGATCAGTATCTCCAAATAATGAACCAAGATTAAATTTCTTTCCCACTTTCAATTAGAACTCCTTTTTTTAGTGTGTGAATTAGATAATGTCAGTTCAATATTTTGTGTGAATAATGAATATAAAGTGCTGAAAATATAGTATACAACACCATCATTAGAATATACACATCTAAGTTTCTTTAAGTATGTTTTACTTAAATTCATTAATATAGTTTCAATATTGGATTTAACAATTTCATTAATATTATTTAAACTATTTTGGTTTTTTAAAGTGTCAAGACCATATAATTTAATTAATTTAGAAATTTGAGGTGTAATCGATTGGTGGTATATAAGATTAATCATAATATCTAATGGTTGAATAATTTGATCGAATTCAGATAATTGTTCAGTTTCATTATTCATATTCATCTCCAAAAAAAATTAAAAATGCACGGTTAAAATTATTTAACCGTGCTATTTTTTTCATTACATTAGGTTCAGTCTTGAGAGTTTATCTTCAATATCTCCAAGATTTTCAGCAATATCCATTCCAGATACATTATTTTCAGAATAGTTAATCATATTCTGGAGAAGAGTCTGGGCATCTCCAGATTCCTGAATAGCAACATCCTTTCTTAGATCATCTTCAAGACTGGAGATGTAGCTCTCGTTAACTCTTTTAAATCCTGAGATAATTGCACCATCGATGATATCATTTACAGTTGTTTCACTCATAATAATTTCCTCCGAAAAATTTAAATTAATTAATGTCAAACGGTTAGATCATATTGACTCAAATATCAATATGATACTATTTTTAAACGACAACTTCTTCTTATAAAAATAATCCACAATACATCACTTATATATTAATTAAGTGTAAATTATGGAAATCTTTTGGTATCTTACGTTTACAAGGCACCTTAAATTAGTGTTAATCTGTCATATTATATCTATTTAATTTTGTATATCTAATTAAGGATATATCAAATTAATATAGAATATATTAAATTAGATTAATATCAAATGATTTAGATTGATCTAATTGATTGCCACAATTTATACCAAGTAAATCAACGCTATTTTTTAATCTACTACTAGATTGTTTAAATCCATTAAGATCTGCAAAAAAGTCAGACAAACTTGAATATATTTTTAGATTGATTCCACTAAATAGGTGGAATTGAACAACATTTTTCTTTCCCTCTTTAGCCTTTGTTATCTTTATTTCAAATGGAACAATATGCTGTATAAACATTCCAGACATATCTGTTAATGATAAATTTTTATCAAGTTCATCATTTCTGCAAACATCATTCCTTACTTGAGCTGACAATAAATCCAATTCAGATCTCATTCGGATCATATAAATATAATCGCTATATCGAACTTTCTTATAACTATCTCCAATGAGATCATTGGACATCGCAATAGATGCATTCTCAGAAGTTCTTGTATTTTGTGTAATTGATATTATTGGAATTGAATATATTCTAGATGCCAACCGTAATTCTTGAATGATTACACCATGAGAATCATAATCATTATAGTTGGTATATTTAGAGTCCGATGGAACCATACGTTGTATTCAATAAGGATCGCAAATCCTTATTCGCATATAATATCTATGCAGCTGCATATTTCTATGCAGACTAGACTATCTCTTCAACCTTTTTATCATAATACCTCCTAATAGGTATTGAAGTTATAGGAGTTAGATAATTAATTAGGTAATTATCAAGGTGATCAACCGTGTCCTCCTAATTTACATGATAAAAATAGGTTGCCTCGCGCTTCCACTCGCTTGAGTGTACTCTACTCCCTTCCGTTATTCCTAACGTGGTTTCGATAGTCGTTGCACCTTCCCCATAGCGTTGGGGCTTGGCTCAGGATTACCATATTCTTTCGAACTTAGGCTTCCCCTGAATTCACGAGGTATTTTCAATAATATTACTATTATTGGGCGCTTAATTACAAACGTCTATATAATCCACCATAAGGCACTTAACATTATGCCCTTCAAGTTTGAGAATATCAATGAATTTAGTTGCATCGCTTGGTGAGAATGAGTTTTCATTACAATGTTTAATAATGACTTTACATCTATTATTTGTTGTATGAATAATACATTCATTTATTAATTGTGATAATAACTTAGTAACTTCTGTCATCAATGATGTTGTGTTTGAATTTAATGATTCTTGAGTTCTAACCAATGTACTTACTTTAATGAACAATCGTCGTATTTCTGTAGAATCTATATTTCCAAAAATAGACATAAATCGTCTTAATAGTTTATAAGCATCCGTAACTTCAATAAGGATCGTTACCCCTTACCCGCAGCATTATCTGCAGCTATATGTTTCCATATAGACGAGACCATATCATTACCCTAACATAATTAGATTGGATCTTTAATTAGACCTAATTCTGCTTTCAACTTTATTGAAAACCGCATAATAACCTCCGTATAAGTATATTGGGAGTGAGATAAGTAATACGGTACTTATCGAAGCTGGCCAGCTTTTGTCCTCCCGAAATATAGACATCATTATGCTAGGGTACTTCCCGTTTCCACTTCACTTGAAGTGTACTCCTCTGACGAGGATGGTCGTTGCACCTTCCTTATAAGAATAAGGCTTGGATCAGGATTGCCATAGGATTTCTCCCTTAGGTTTCCCTGAGTTAAAGAAGTGTTTCAATTATTATTACTAATAAAGGGGACAATATTTTATCCTCAAGAGTTATAAATACAAGTGTATCTTGTGGACCTATCATTGTCGGGTTATTGACAATGATATTTCTTAGCATATTTATCATGAAAATGGATTTTGCATGATTTGATGGACCTGTAATTAAATGAAATGTTGAACTCTCTAATCCACCAATTGCATTATCAATTAATGGATATCCACTTTTATAAAATGCATATCCTGAACTTAAAAATGATACTAAATTATTAACAACTTTTCCAACTGTACTTGGATCTGCTAATACCATATAATCTTCAAGTTGTTCACTTTTAGTTATCGTAGTTAAACTTGAAAGTTCATTATATGCAGTAGCAATTATATCTTTATACACTTTCACCATATTTAATACAGAAGAATCAATAGACTCCGAAGATGACATTAGATTCTGCAATGCAATTAAAGTTGGTTTAATATTATCAACTTCATTATATGTTTGTATTATATGGATGATTGTATCGAACTCACTTCGAAATCGATCAATGCTTGTTATTCGATCATTACTAACATTCTTCAATAATTTTTCAGTGTATAAATCTCGTTTTGGAAAATGTTGAAGTACATTATCATATGTTACTAATCGACTAGTTATATCTTCTCTTAATTCTAATATTTGATATGCAAGTCTAGTTGATGATTGAAGTGTAGTTTTCGGTACTTTTGTAAATTGACTATTAGGTGCTTTTCTAATATCTTTTTGAACATCATTTAAAAATTTACGAATGAATTTAACGACATCTGCAGATTTAGTAGAACTTGTTGAAAAATCAGCTTGATATAATGTTGTGTTAATTATAGATGATATAAATGATTCACTAACAAATCCAGAAAGGAATGTTGATAAAAGTTTATCATCTGAAGGTTGAATTTGATTTTGTTGCGATGTTAATTGTAATTTTGTAGGATCAATTATTTTAGGTTGAGTTGGAATAGACATCACACTAGACATCGGAGGTATTGCAGATTTATCTGGAATTTTTTTATTATCTGAAACTAAATCATGATTAATTACAATTGGTTGTTGTTCTATTATTAATGGTTCGGATGAACTTCCAATATCAGCAAGTGTATTTGGATCAATTATAGATACTTGTTGTTCTTGATTTATTGGAACGGTAGACGTGGGTGAATTAACAATTGGAGTCAAATTTGGTGGTTGAGGAACCTGTATTAATTGTACTGTATTGATACCATTAATGATATTGTTTTGTGGCATAAATTCTCCATATAGTTAATAAAAAATATTCATTATTTCATTCTTATAATCATTAATATCTATATCACTTTGTTATAATGAATAAGCAGTGAGAATTCCCTCTAAATATTTTGTAATCATAGTGGACTTAAATATATTATCTAAAACAATTTCAGAAACCGCACCATTTACATGATTCGAAGAAACTTGTAACAGCTCATCATCCGTTACCTCAAATTTATTATCCCCCACATATAAATTAAATTGTTGGTTTAAGTCATCAATATGTACGTTGAATAATTTTCCATTTAAAATGTCTTTCATAATTATTAAGATTAAATATGATCTGATATGATCTACATGTTTAAATATGTCCGTTTTCATTAGATAATTATCATTAACGGCAAAATTCAATATGGGTAATATATCATCGATTATCCAAGCTGTAACTGCTTTATCATTGAAAAATTCTAAAAGCATTTTCTGATAATATATAAATGCCGTTAATTTTAATAAATCTTCATTATGTGTAATTGGATGATCTATTATCCATTGTTTAATGAATTGTGGATTTGTTATTGACATTTTAGACATATACTCATCAATATTAAATCCATTTCCAAATTCATGAACTAATTCTTTAGAATACCACTTATGAGATAATACATATGAATTAATAAAGAATAATGGAGTTTGACTAAATTGAAATGATATTTGTTCTAATGTAGTTAATTTAGGAGATTGTTCCGTTAAATATGATATTAGATTAGATATGATTAATTCTTCTTGCTGTATATACCATCCAGTTTGATTATCAGCATAATATTCACCTAACTTTGAATACAATCCATTATGTAATAAATCACCTGCATATATATATGAATTATGGTTAAAGTAATCAAACAATATCTGTGTATTGATATCTAATGAATTGCTTGTGGAATGATATGTTAATATTATATCTTTTAATTTTAGTATACTTACACGAAGACTAGATAATGTATATTCAGTTAAATGAGAAGATATATTACCACCCATTTGAAATATATTAACTAAACTAAATTTAATAATATCATCCGTTATTTCATTTAAATTATCACTAATATAACTTTCAAATTGAATTGCTAAACTTTCTTTATTGATAGAATCGATTGTAGGTAATATATTATTCATAGTTGAATAATACGAAGATCCAAATATACTCAATTTAGACACAACATTTAACATATGATAAAATGGATAAACTGCAACTTCAGAAAAATTTAGAGTTGTAGGAAATGAATCTTGATTAATCATATATCCAAAACATTCAGAACTATCAGTAAAATAATCAATTGATATTAAATATGAAGATTTCAGTTCTGTATATAAATGTTGTAGTGCTTGAAAGTATTGTAAATTCGGACCTAATAGGTTATATGTTTGGAATATTTGAATATATATCTGATCTTGTTCTGGAGGCAAATCTGATAATAATTTAATAATATCTGAAATATCACAACATGTTATAATTTTAACTGGACTGAATCCAACTTTACATGCAATTCCATTTACAATTTCTTTTTTACTAAGAGATGTGAAAATTTTTTGATTTTTCAATGGTACATTATATAATCGTTCTTTAAAATCTAAATTTTCAGTTGGTAATAATGTTTGGCCGTTCTGTAACGATGAATATAAATATTGAATTGATTCCGCCATTGTATTAAATTTATATGTTGGATTTTGGGTAGTATTTAAGTATTTTGAAAAATATTCTGCGAAATAAGTCATTTACTTTGTCTCCCCTGAAAGATTACTAAGACCTCTAGTAACATTCTCAATTAATAATGAACTGTGAGTTGTTCCTAGAACCAACTTTTCACTAACATCATTTGCCATAACAACACTGATTGGAGCTGGTCTAAGAGATTGAATAATATTACCAATTGTAGTTATTGTAGGTGATTCGGTTATATAGTCCTCAGAAAATGGTTTTGTTGCATCATCCATAGTGGCAATATCTTTAAATTTTGGAACACATGCGGCAAATCCAGCAGCTAATGGACGTATTGTTATGTTTATATCTAATATTAATGGTTGTTTATAAATATTATATGCAGTTTCTCGACCTCCACGCCGAACATTAATTCCTTCAATATATCCTAAATTGATATTTGAAGTTCCATATCCATGTATACGTAATGGTCGTGGTAATCCATAAGACATACCATCATTTGTCGTTGGAGATCCTAATAATAATAAATATATTAATTGTTCTGTAATATAATATTTTACAGATTCTGGATCACCATATGGGCTAACTAATTTAACAGCTAATGTCAATGATGGATTATATGAAGATGATGTCCATATTTTAGGTAGACTGATTTTTTTCCCTTGAAAAATCATTTCAGCGGCAGTTCCAATAACAGCATTTCCAGCATCCTGAACTGCTTGTTTAACTGCTCCATCTCCAATAAAATTCATTGCACCATTAAATGTATCTTGAGCCACCCCTTTAGTAAAATCGGAAGTTGCTGTTATGACATTCTGTCCATTCGATCCAACACTTTTACCTAAACTAGTTGCACTTTTTATACTTCTAATGATATTACTCATGCCTTCTAAACTAGATAGCCCAGTTTCAATTACGTTTGGAGAGTAATCATTACTAAAATTATCATTAGCTACAGAATCATCAGTCAGCCATAATCTTAATCCAAGTGCTGGAGTTGATAAGTTATATGCGGCACATAAGTTTTTATAATCTTCAGTTGCACTTGAAAAATCATAACTTATTGCCCATCCATTCTTATTTATTTTAGATAGATCTAAATTATAATCACACGGAAGTAAATCAGTTACAGATAAATGAGAACGGATATGTTTTGTTGTTCGGCCATCTAAATCTATCTCTGGTCTTAATTTTATAAGGTTTCCAATATCTTTTAAAGTATTAGAAGTTTTAAAGTTATCCATATATCTCCTTATTCAATATTGAGGGTGTTAATAATATACACCCTCAATATTAAAATAATTACCTTAAAATTTGAAATGGACTCTGTCCCATTGCAAATGATGTGATTCCAGATTCAATACTAATGATTGTATTCTTAAATATACTATCTATCATATTTTCTGCAAATCCATTAATGGATCTCAAATTATGGGTATTAACAGTACCTTGATCAACTCCAGGAGATGAAAATGCTGGTGGAGGAGCTTGTGGAGGAATATTAACTTGAGCTTGTTTCCTTAAATCCATCTTTCCAGTAATAGTTTCCTCATACTTAGGAACATGTACAGCATTAGTCATTTCAACCGGATCAATTTTACCAACTGTTGATTGAGAATCTATATTCATATTTACATTTCGAAGTTTTGCAATTTCATCAGAAAATGTATATATTGCAGTTGATAATCGTCCAATAACAATATTAGAATTTTCTTGAGAATATGAATTTTGTTCAATAACACGGGATTGATTATGCTCTGTAAAACTTTTCTGAAGTAAATCTCCAAAAATATTTTGGAATTGAGAACTATCTAATGGGACTATGGCTTCATTAGGATGGATTTCTGCAGGAATACTATCATAATCTCCATCAAACATATGTCGTCTATTAATTGGATATGGTTTATAATAAGCTCCAGTTCGGGCATGTACAATATATTTCGGATCACCAGTAAGCATTTGCTTTGCAATTGTACGGGCTCTATTTTTAGTCGGTCCACGTCCATAATCACTATTTAATATTTCAGCAGCAGCATATTTCCAATTCTTTTCCCTAATTCCTTTTCGCATTTCTTTAAATCCACGAACACCACCACCACCCATATTAAATACCATATCAATTAATGCACCCTGTCTAACACCATCCCCTTCAAGCATGTTAAATTCTTCAATTCTTCTTGCTTCATTAACTGCAGTTTGGAAATCTTTTGCAAATAATACATCTATTTGATCTTGACTAATGGGTTCTTTAAAATGCTCTCCTTTTAAAATAAAATGCCCAACCCCGATTGATCTTCCATTTGCATCTGGATAAGACGTGGCCCAATTACCTTCATGACTTCGAATTTGAGATTTAAATGCTTGTTCAAGATTGGGACCAAGTGGAGTTTGTATTGCATATGAAGTTTCTCCACCAAGGGATTCTTTAATTGCATTTATTGGAGTTGAATTTGAAATTGCTTGAGCTGGCGCCGAATTAACAATTGCTTGAGCTGTGTCTGAGTTTGCAATTTTTGTTCCTATAGATTTTGCGGTATCTACTGTAGATTTAATTATTGGAGATTTATATGCTTCTTCAGCTCGGGATTTTAGTTTCTCTATAAATGGAAGGGCTTTCCATTCTTCAGAATTTCGATCAATAGGTAATTTCTTTGGAGGCTTTCCTAATTCAGGTGGAGTTGGAGTCATTGTTTCTTCTTTAAATTCTCCAAGAACTCCTTTATAATCTGATTTTGCTTTTTCTGAAGGAACTTTCGTCTCATTTGGAGTTACCCATAAATCTAATGTTTTATCAAGTACAATTTTATTCGCTTTTTTCAGTTCTGTAAATTTTCCAAAATCATTTCCAATTAAAATCTGAACGTCTTTACTGCATACTTTTTTTAGTGCTTCTAAAGAATCTTTACCTTGTTGTTCAAGTTCAGGACTAACAACTCCAGTCTTTTTTGCTAATTGAATATCATGATATATTAACCAACCTTCAATAGCAACTTGTGCTGCTATTGATGCAACTGAACCAAGCCCAAGAGTAAAGATTGGAACAAGACTCAATGCTCCAGATGCAAATTCAGCAGATGCTCCTGTATAGTCTCCATGCAATACGCGTTTAATTGCTAATCCAGTACCAACACCAACTCCAATTCCTGGAATTAATTTAGCTCCAACTTTACCAGTACCTTTAACTGTAGCTTTAATTACATTTCCACTTCCAGGTATTATACCTCCAACGGATTTAGCAGCATCTATTGCAAATTTACCAACTCCAGATGATTTAATAGCGGTTGTCGCTTTACCTCCATATTCAAGTGCAGTTTCTCCAATAGAAGTTGCAATTTTACCAACTTTAGTATTTTTAGCCGCAGCGACACCAGCAATAGTAGCTTTACCAACTGTGCTATTTTTTACTAATCCAGTTCCAGATTCTATAATTCCTTTTGCAAATGGAATTACTTTTTTACCAATAGCTGCCCCGAATGGAAGTGCTTTTTTAGCTATAGAACTTCCAATTCCAGCTGCTTTTTCGCTAAGAAATTTACCAGTTCCTCCACTAAGACGTCCGAGAATTCCTGAGATTCCAGATGTTATTGGTTTTAATAATCGGCTCAATCCATTTAATATTGAAGATCCAACTTTAAGATCAGCGCTCATTGGAGATGATTTACTTTTTATAAATGCAGCAGCGAGTGCAGCTGTAATAGATGTTGTCAGTGCTGGTACAAGAGCCCCTGTAATAGCCGCTAATGCACCTCCACTTAATAACGATTTAAGCAATCCTCCACCTGAAAATAATCCAGCTAATCCACTAAAAACATCTTTATTTTGTAAACTGCGTTCTGCAATTAATTTTAATTGTTCATATGCATCTGATAATCGAGTATCTAAATCGCCTGTAAATGATTCAAATGATTTATGATATGTTAAAGTAGAATCAATTTCTTGAACCTCTTTATTTTCACGTTGAGTATCTTTAAGTTCACGCAATTCATTAGTTACAGATGAATGTCCGAGTCCAGTTGTTGGTTTAGATACTACTTCACCATCATGTAAATGATATACTGCACCTTTTTTAGGAGTGATGACTTCTCGAGAATCTCCAGGTTTTAATGAATCTAATCTATTAATACCACGTTTAAATTCAGTAGAATCCCAGTCTTCTTCTTTATGTAATTTATGAAATCGAAATCGTTGTTTATTTAATTTCAATTTTCGTAATTTAAATCTTTCCAGATCTTCAATCTTAGATTGGTTATTTTGACCAACCATATCTGGAGCATCTTGTTTTATATTTGGGAGTTGTAATAATTTTGCTCGAGTAGGTTTTGGATCATTTGGATCATCTAACTTGGATGATGTTTGAATATTTTGTCCAATAAGATCTATAGGATCTTGATTTATCGGGATTTGTGATAGTTTTATACCATTAGATTTCGGGTCTTTCGGATCATCACTTGTTTGAGATGACAAATTTGATATAAGTTTTGGTATAATTGAAACAATATTGAGTATTGACTTAATGTCATTTTGATTGGAATTATAATCATCTGGAGTTTTAGGCATTCGAGTTATAATGGGAGGAGGTGTATTGATAATGTCAGAAACATAATCATCTGGAGTTTTAGGCATTCGAGTTATAATGGGAGGAGGTGTATTGATAATATCGGAATTATAATCATCTGGAGTTTTAGATTTAGATGCCAATCTTGAAATTACTGGAGATGGATTAATAATATCGGAAGTATAATCATCTGAAACATTAACATCTTTTGGTATTGATATTTTATTTGAATTAGAAAGTTTAATTAATTCAGCTAATTGAGCTTCATTTCTAATTTTAAATAAATCCAATGTAATGTTATTTTTCTTAACAATTCCAATTAAATCAATAATATTGTCTTGTGGTGTTGGTGGATTTAATTGATCTTCACCAAGATCTGGAGTTGGATTTTTAATATTATCTAATTTATTAGCAATTATATCCAGTTGAGTTTCATTTTTACTTCTGAATAAATCCAATGTAGTTTGATTACTAATATTATCTAATTTATTAGCAATTATATCCAGTTGAGTTTCATTTTTACTTCTGAATAAATCCAATGTAGTTTGATTACTAATATTATCTAATTTATTAGCAATTATATCCAGTTGAGTTTCATTTTTACTTCTGAATAAATCCAAAGTTTGAATTGTTGATTTTTTAAATTTTCTAATTTCTCGTATTAGTTTTTGTGCAATACGATCTGGTGATAATCCAGTTGATGAAGATTGGTTTTGTTTAATATTAATTGGTGCTACTAATTTAGCTTTTTCATTTTCTCCAAAAATTTCTTCAGCAGTTTTAATATTCCCAATTTTATATGGATCATCAAACACCCCAGACTGTCGGGATGTTCTAGTAGTTCTAAAATCAACAATGCCTTTTCCAAGTCCAGATAAAATACTTTTTCCAATATTACCTAATCGTCGTGATGGGTTCCGTTCACTATCATTTAGTGTAGCAAGCTCATCTCTAAATCCACGAAGTCCCCCAGAAATGCCAGATATGACTTCTTTAGTTGGTGTTAATTTTTGAATTTTTGAAACTAATTTTAATCGTCTTCCATATGTGCTGTCTAGCATCTTATTTTGTTCTGCTGTATATTTTGCTTTACGAAGCTCTTGCAGTTTATCATAACTTTTCTGATTATAATATTCTCCAGATATATCATCGTAAATTTTTCTAGAAGCACTTTCAGCAGTAGATGTTACAGTTCCACCTTTAATTCGAACTAACTCTTGAATATTTTTATCAATAGATGTAAGTAAATTAACTTCTTCTAAATTAGCTGTAGATATTTCATCTAATTTATTAGGCAATCCAATAGTAAAGAATAAATCTTTCTTTTCATCAATAGATTTAATTAATCCAAGTTTCTTCTTTAATATATTTGGATCTTTTTTATGTTCAGTTAATTCATCTCCAAGAACAAATCGCTTTGCTGAAGTTATTGCTTTATTAGTTAGACTCTTAATTGGATCCGTTATTGTCTTTATAGGACTCCACATAAACTTAGCTGTGGCTTGAAGCCCCTCAAGTGCTTGTCCAAGAATTGGAATGTTTTTCCAAAATCCAAAATCTTTTGGAGAAAATATAGGTTCACTAATATCTGTATTTTCGGATTTTTCAACACCTTGCTTAAACTGGTATCTTAACAAATCAAAAATTCCAGATTGCAATGTTATCATTTTTGCTTCTGGAGATTCACTACCACCAAGTAATGTATATGATGGTGTTGTTAATAATTTCAAATGAGGTAAAGATAATCCAGTTTCTCTTGATAATTTTTGTAATCGTTGAGGTCTATTATATTCAAGTTTTCGATTAAATGCCATCTCATCTACTTCATTTATGACAGTTCCACGACCTTTGCCTTCTAATATTAAAGTCATTAACTGTTGGATTGGAAATCTAGCGAGAAGTTGTTGCAATCCAATTACTGAACGATCAAATCCATATGATGAGACTTTTGCAGTTTTTTGAAATATACCAGGATCTTCATTTGCTTCAATTTTATCACGATTAATTGTGTGTCGATATTCATCTGTACTAGCATTTACATCTTTAGTTCGTTGATCTTCTGTATATTTAGTAGCACTCGCAATTATACTAATTGGGGATGTATGACTTTCAATCATCTTAAGTAATTCAATTTTAATCTGATCTGCTGCACTTAATTCATTGGCAGAAGTCAATTGACTAATTATAGAAGATAATCCTCTAGATCTACTAGTTTTCTTTTCAAGTGAAGAAGTAGATTCTTTTCCACCTCTTATTTTTTTACGCTTATTATCAGCTTTAGCATTTAATATTGCTCCAGCTATTGATGGTAATGCCAGGGTTAGAGCTCCAGCAATTACAGGAGCAGTTACTCCTGCAGCCAATCCAGTTGCTCCAACACCATTAAGTGCAGTTGCTCCAATTTTTCCAGTGAGCCCCTTAGTAACTCCCATCAATGCTGCTGCTTTTCCACTCATGGCCATCCCAGGAAGTTGGCTCATCCCAAATCCAAGAGTACCTGTAGTGGCTAACGCCGCCATTTTAACTGAATTTAATCCATTCATTAAAGATGCCGCTTTCCCAGTTGCTCCAAGTTGCTCTTTTTGCTGAATTTGAGTTTTTGCTCGTCTAGCATTTAGAGCCATTCTATTTCCTAGAGATGCGGCAGCCATCATTGGCATTGCAGTTCCAAGAGTAGCTGTTACTGGTGCTGCTACATTTAATCCACTTTGAACTGCACTTCCTAAAAGACCTCCTCCGAGTCTTTCTGTTATACCAAATTCTCTAAAATGGGCCCATTGTTCAGGAGACATATGTCGTCTACCATAAAACATATCGGATGCTGTTGATTTAAATCCCGGGTCAAATGCAGTATATTTATTTTGTGGAGATGAATGAGAAGAACTAACTCTACCCATATATCTTCTAGCCTGCTCAATATTTGAAAATTCAGAATCTAACTTCACATCAGTGGCACGGGTATTAAAATCTTTCCATTTAGCAGCATATCGTGCTTGACGATCTAGAGTTGCTTGTGGATTATAATACGAACTGTAATATGGTATATTTGCAATTCCAGCATATGTTGTTGCTTTACTTATTTTCCTAGATCTTGAATTTGCAGTTTCAATTTCTTTTTGACCATCTAATGAATTTTGAAGGTGAAGATCTTGTGCATTTCTATTTTCTCTATTTTGTCGAGCCTCTCTATTTTGTTGTAACCTTTCATCCTCTTTTAAAGTTTGCAAAGCTTGTGCTGTTTGTTCTCTTACTAATAATGATATTTCAGCATGTTGTTGTTTTTGATTATATTCTGGAAATTGCATTTGATTATTATATGGTTGTGGAATTGGACCATATCGTAATTGTTGTGCTGGTATATGATTTTGATTTTGATTATTTGGTTGCATTATTAATTCCTCATATTAAAAAAATATTGGTAAATCTGAAGAATGTATTGTTTCAGAATCTTCATCTGTGATATATTCGAATCCACCTTCATCTTCATTATACACCATATTTGATGAAATGGTTTTTAAATCTTTTATTCCTAAAATTGATGATTTTTCATTTTGTTGAAATTGGGTCTGAAATATACTAGAACTCAATAATGGTTGTATTTCTAATATCGATAATCGTTTTATATATGCACATAATGCACTAGCCATGAATAAATCATCATGTTTACCAGATTGTGCTGAAACAGTTCCATTATATTTCCGTTCAATTAAATGTAATTGAGCTATTAAATCATTACTTTTAATTAATTCTGGATCTTGAATTAAATTATCATATAAACAAGAAACCATAGTCCCTTTATTTTGTGCATTTGTATTAATACCAGATTGACTTTCAATTCTCTGTTTATGTACAATTCGACCTTTTTCAGACTTCATTACACTTTTTGTTGGGGTGTATACAAAATCCATATATCCAAACCCATCATCTGCATTTTCTAAATTTTCAATAATTGCAGCTCCAATAGAATTGTTCTCAATACAAAGTATAACTCTATCATTCATTATGCTACATAAATGTCTAGTTAAATACATTAACACTTCACTGTATTTTTTTAGTGATCCAAGTTTACCGAAATATTCTCCAACTTGAATAAAATTAGCATATGAAAATATTTCAATAGCATTATAATCTCCAATTAATGATTTTGCACTATCTACACCAACTAATAGAAAATCTCCAACATCAAATTGTTCGGTATAGAAATTTAATCTAGTTGCATGTGGCATTTTTAAATGACCAGTACTTTTTATTGGTTTTAATTTTGCCAAAAAATCATCATCAAAAATACAATTTGTCGAACCTACAAATTTAAGATCTAGCTCTTGATTGATTTTACGACTATCAAAGTTTAGATCTCGACATTGAGTTCTATACCAAGCTTCATCTTTTTCTGGATCTTCACTCCAATGATATCTAATATTAGCAAATCCATTTCGTTCTGGATTATCAATTATTTCAGCACCATCATCTGTAATTTGATCTACATCATCAAATAATTCCTCTCCTGGAACTGCAAATTGGTGCATATCATAAAACCATTCCGTTATATTCAATAAGGATCGCGACTCCCTTACCCGCAATATTCTGCTGCTATATATTTCTATATAGACTAGACTATATCTTCATCCTTTTAAATTATTTAAATATGTTTCCAAAGTTTATTGCTTCTAATGTTACTGATTGTAGATCTACTAACACCAAACATTTTTCCAAGTTCAACATTTGTATGATATGGTAATAGTTCTCTAATTTCATAAACATCCCGATCTAATAATTTAGAATTTCCATTACTCTCACCAGGACGAGATAAATTAAGAATTTTAATACGAATCATTTTTAATGATTGTGGATCAATATGATTCAATCTACTTCCATTTAAGATGCTTCTTAATCTTCGCTGAGAAATATTCCAATCATTAGAAATATCTGCTAAATCTATATATTTTCCAGATTCGATATTATTAATTATTTTTAAAACATCACCATCTGAAAGAATGCAATTTGGATTTGATGATCCGGTTAATGACCGATTTTTTAATACCATATCTTTAGAATTCAGTTCAGCATCTCCAATAAAAAAATGATATGGATTTACACATATTGGATTATCACATGTATGACAAACATATTGCTCAGATGTGATAATACCATTAAAACACATATATGAAAATCTATGCGCTCGAATATTATTTCCAAATATGTGAAATTGACCATATCCATCTGAAAATTTCCCATATAACCATTCCATGCATTCGTCAAAATTAACAGAACCATCTGGATTTCGGATAATATTAACTTTACTCCAAAATCTATCAATATCCTTTTGTGGATAATTTAGTACATTGTATTCCATAATTTTCTCCTGTTTCGAGAAAACATATAAATGGTGGAGGTAAGAATAAATTAGAAACAGTAATTTATTCAAGATGATCAGTCCTGTCCCTCCATAATGAAACTTTAAAAGGATGTCTCGCGCTTCGGATCCGCTTAGATCCTACTCCCTTCCGGGATAGTCGTTGAACCTTCACCATATAAGATTGCGAATCTTACGTATGAGCTTGGCTGCTGATTGTCCAATTCAAGTAATTTTTGACTCTCACGCTTGCCGTTTCCAGCTACGTTGTAGTTTACTTGACTCTAAGGAGTTTCCAGCAATTCACGAGATTATTCGATATACATTACTGTATAAAGCGGCCATATTAAAAACCGTCACCAATACTACCGTTAGGTGTAGAGGTAATTAACGTAAAATAAGGATACATATTCTTCTCTGCTTGAACCCTTGCTCTAGACAATGTGGGTTGAGCACTCCCATAGGCTTCAGAGATATGTCGAATGAATGCCGCCTCATCAATATATAAAATTGCACTTGTTAATGAACGCGCAAGAGTATCCGGGCTTGTTGTGGATGATGGGTAAAACACTTTCATTACAGCTCCATGTGTATATTCTAAAAATGTTTTTCTGTCACCTTTAAACTTTAATGGAGTTTGTAATTGTGGTGGTAAATGTTCATGTATAAATTTAACTTTATTCAAATTCTCGAATGCATAATCTTTAGTTGCATTTAGAATAATAGCTCGTGCATTTGGATAGAAATTATTAGCCCACTCAAGAATACATGCAGCAATTGTTGATTTTCCCAATTGTCTACTTGCCATCAATATACATCTATGGAATCGTATAACAGATCTTACCACTTGTTTAATTTTTCCATTCATTATACTTTTTTCATATTTAAGAATTCCTCCAATTTCTGGAATGAATACATAATTATAAATAAAATAAAATGGATTGATTTTACATTTATACCATTCTAAAGATTGTTCTTGTGCAGTCCATTTACTGGCCACATTATGAATGTGTTTAACATCAAATGGTTTTTGTATATTAGATAATGATATTATTGGACTTTTAATTATTGGAGGTTGGATTATTGTGGAATTAGATGATACTATTTTATTTGGATTAGCAGAAATGATGATTTTTCCATTCTCTATAATTGGAATAGATCCACCTGGGATGTGTGTAAATGGAGTTGAGTTCATATTTTCGCCTTTTCATAATTAATTTTTTTAATCTTATCTGAAATAGACAACCACCAAATATTCCATTTTGAATTCTGTCCAAGATTCATATATCTATACCAATTTATAGTTGCAATACAAATAAAAAATCTATTCGAATGATACATATATGAAGACATCACCCCTGTTAATTCATTGAGCTTTTGGACTATTTGTATAATTTCAGAAGCATCTGTAGTTATAAATTCAAATATAATATTACTTACATGAGTTCTATCAAAACCAGCAGAAGTTGAAATTAATTTAAATTTAACATCAATATCAAACAATGGAGCCACCATTGATTCAGACAGTACATTATCAAATTGAATGTTATTTAATTCATATTTAGGGAAAATTATATCATCACTTAATTTTGCTTGAGATAATTTCCCATATGCTGTAAAATATGCGAGATTAAAGTTTGTAGTAAATTTAGTAGGATATTGCATTTCATGCACCTATGGATTAAAAAAAAGGTCACTTACCGAAGCAAGCAACCTTTTATATTATTTACGAGCTTCACGTCTTGCCCGACAACTACTGCATCCACCCTTTCCATTATTTCGGATTCTTGCTTGATCTGCTGCCGAAATAGGTCTAGAATTTACACGTCTTGTTGGCGTAGTTGTTTTTGTAATTGTAGCAGGTTCAATTTCACCAGATGGGATTGAAGTTGCAACAGTGCTATTTTCTCTAGTAATTACAGGATGTAAGTCGGTTTGGGTTTGAGCTTTTTTTAATCTCAAAACTCCAACTGGAATTACTTTTTTAACAGTTTGCGAAGTCGGAATACTACTTGGACTTGGTTTTCGAATACGTATCATAAAATCTCCTAATTAGCAACTGCCTTTTTAATTCTAGTGGCTATATCTTGCCACCAATTTCTCCAACTATCATTATTTTGTCCATCAACATACCAATTTCTAGTAGCAACACATATTCTATAGTGGCCACCCATTCCAATATTTTTCATAGATTTAGTTTTAAACCTATTATTATTTAGAGTATTAACAATCTGCTCTAAATAATATACATCTTGATTTATCGGTTTAAATATAACATGGGAAATTCTATCAGCATCATGGCCAGAACATACAGATGTAATTTCAACTTCATCTATATTATTTAAATCATCCAACCATTTATTATCTAACTCAGAATCAACGAACATCCCATGATATAGTTTTTCAGTATTATTAAATTGACGTCTAATTGGATTAATTGGAAGTTTATTATATACAGTTTGATATGCCATTGTCATAGCATTCATCTTTCCAGTAGCATTTTGGTTATTATTTGGTTTAAATCTAAACATTCCCATATCAAATTCCTCATTCAAATGAAATTGTGACTTCAATATTATCTAAATCCCACCATATATAAAATGGACAATATGTAACTGAATCTAGTTTATTAAATTCACTAACAATTTGACGCTGATCGAAGACCTCAATATTAGCATCCATTAATTCCTGATTAAGAGAATCATAAATATGGACATCACAATATTTAATATATGGGAAATCGTGAATAATGTCTATTATTTGTGTTTTATAAAATGATACTTGTAATCCAGTGTAAGTGTCGTATAATTTTGTTGCAAGATTGACTTTAATATCATCTTCAACTGTTATACTATTAATTTCACTAGTTTTCGATTTATACATAACAACTAATACTTTTAATTTTAACGGCAAATGTAATTCGATATTATGAGATTGTATAGTTGTTGATTGAGTTATATTGGATCTAATTATTTCTGTATTTAAAAATCGAACTTGAACGTCATCGGAAATCATTCTATTTTCTTTAATTGAAAGTTTTCCAAAAGTATTTCTAAATTTCTCTTCATAAATCAATGGGTCTTTAATATACTGGGACATCAACATCACTGGTATATTGAGAATATAACTTTCTGCAGCCATTCCAGTTATTGGATTAAATGGACCCTCACCATTACATAAATCCCATTCAGTTGTAGGACATTCATATTGCTTTAGAGTTAATATATCTGTGATGTCTTCCATTAAACATACATTATCAATAGAATAATTAAATAGATGAATTCCAGAACTAAATAATTCAGCTTTAATATCCATACACACATCAATTATAGTACATTCAGAGGTATGATAATATTCATGTATGTTATCATCATATAATGACATGCATGCATTCACATTTAAAATTGGGATTTTTAAATGACATACAATATTTGATACATCTTGATATGATTGTATTGTAATTCTCGTGGAATTAATATCTGCTCGATATTGAAAATGTAAACTTAATGGAACTGGGCTAGCAGAAACTCCATCTGGTAATACAACATCCGTTCCAACAATAACATCAATTATTTTAAAATATGTTGAATATGTTTCTTTATAAATATATCCTTTATAGTCTCTCATTAATGAATCTAAAATATATAAAAATGGACTGATATATTCTTTTTCTCCATCTAAAGAATCCTGAATTATAATTGGCTTATATACAGTTGATGAATTTATTGGATTAAAATCTGAATGTAATACTGAAATTGATTTTGATGATATTGGTAATAAATATTTGTCTTTAAGTAATATAAATGCATATATTGTATTATCTATTGGATGGGTCTTTTTAAACATCAACAACATATCTGTAACATAATCTTCTAAAATATTATAAAAATCAGTTTCAGACATCATACTTTCTCTAGTCTGAACAAATTTTATAATATCATTTCTTAAATCTTCTCCAGTTAAAATATCAGTTCCGCTATCACCATAATCAACGTTCATGGAAATAAATGATGCTGGATCTGCAGAAAAAAATGCAGTACCTTCAGTTTCGGTATCAAATATTTTAGCAAGTCCAGTAATTGGAGTTAATGTATTAGAAGATATATTACCTTCGGTTCCTTTGGTGATTTTTAATTTTAATTTGATTTGGCTCTCAGGAATATATTTTCCATGGATTCCTGATCCAAATTCAAGAAGTAATTTATTATTTGGTAAATATCGAACAAAAATCACATCTTCAGAAGCCAATGTAAAATATTTAATATTTCGAACATCAAAAGAAACAAATTCATCTGAATTCGATAATTTAGCATCTACCTTGATTTCATAAACAGTACCATCTTGTTCAAGATCTATTATTTTTTGAAAATATGTACCCTCTGAATAAAATGGAATTGAAAATTCAATATTTAATGAAGAATATTGGTATATATCATTTATGGGTACAGTTTGGTCAGTCTCGCTATATGGAACATATACAACTTCACCAGATGATTTTGTTATTTGACATGATTGGTTTGTAATTGTATATATAGATTCCATCGTATATTCAAGAGCATTAAGTTTAAATGTCAAACCACTAATAATGATTTCTCGTCCAGATGGGTTTGCCGTTGGTGGTAAATTTAATTTATTTACTTTTAAACTTCCTGTAAGAGTTGCAGCATTGGCTATCATTGGATTATATCCAAAAATCGTTCCATGTAAATTTAGATTTTCATCTTGATCTGCAACTGCTAAAAAAGCTTCCCTGAATAGAGTATCGTAATATTGTTTAACATCAAATTGGGTATTTGCAAATAGATGAATAAAGAATCCAATAAATCCAACTTTAGATATTTGCAATCCTCTAGATTGTAATCTGTCTTTAATTTGAGGATAATAATAGTTAATAAAGTCCTCTGGAGAAGTCAAATCACCTAAATTTTGTAAAGATTCACTCATTCGTTATCCTCTTATGCATAATTAGAATATGCGTTACCATTATTAATAGTAGCTGAAAGGTTTCCAATTGGATCATCGACTTTAACTGCATTATCTCCATATGCAGCAAAACAAAGTTGTTTTAGTTCTTCATAAATCCATGGGTTTGTTTCTCGCAATGCCCCATATACGCATTGGCGATATAATGGACATGAATATGAAATTGGCAACATTGTTATTTCATTACTATCTCGCCGCCCAATAACTTCTTTATCTGGAAGTGTAATTGGAAAAATTCCTGTCGCTTTACCTACATAGACCAAGTCGCCCCATTTATTACCCCTAGATGGTTTAAATCTTGCAACATATGCCGATGTTGCATAATCAATTTCACCAAAACTACTCTCTTTTGGGTTTCTATATTTTTTAGCTGGAGCAACAACACCTCTTGATACATCTTCAATATAATCAATCCACATTTTATGCATACCAAAAGATTCAAGACGGGTAGTATCTATAAAGTTAATTTGAAGTTGTCCACTTGAAACCACCTCAGCACCATAACTTAAAGATCCGCTACCAGTTGGTATTGCAGATGTAGTCACACTTATTGGAGGAGGAGTAAAATCCATTGCCAGAAATGCAAACATTTTAGTGATTTGACCTAAATCAGAATCAGCAGCATATGATAATTTATATCCAGATAAATCTGGAGGCAACATAAATATCAAAACATATCCATTAATGTCTGGAGAAAATTTTCGACCTTGATCTGCATTATATCCCATCAACATATGATTGAAATAATTTAATACTTTATTATCAAATAAAGATGCATTTAATGTTCGGTCCATTAATGGATCATCAGCTGTAAGATCGTCAACTATAAAATCAGATTGTGCCATAATACATTACCTTTACTTAATAAAAATAAAAAAAATATCAGGATCAATAGTATTGACCGAAATATAAAGTGATCCTACCATTAATAACTTAATTATTAATGGTAGGATTTAATTATTTAGAACACAGAAACTTTTGAATATTATATGCAAAACCATAAAATATTATTGCTCTCCAACGACCACAAACCGGAGGTGAATAATCGCTATAAGAAACAGTTTTAATATGATCATCAAAAATCCGCTCAAGTAGTAAATCTGCAACATTCTTAACTTGAATTATTGTAGGTGAATGTTTAGATGATACAATACGTTTCTTAACTACAGAGAAAAATTTAGGTGAACATACTTCAACTTTATCTGTAATTTGAAGTTGCTTAAACATCAATTCAAGAATATCTCTAATATAATCAGCATATTGATTTGAATGAATTGAATTCAATAACAGTTTAATCTGTTCTGGTTTACTGCCATTTTCGTCACTAATAAACTTAATGAACTTAACATCGTATTTTGGTTGAAAATTCATTATAATATAATCTGAGATATTACTTACAAATTCATCATAATCATGAGATGTATATTGTTCAATAGATGACATCTCATTATCATCTCCTGGATTTAATGATGTTCTAGGAGTTGCAATCTTCAACCCTTTTTCTTTTGCTGCAAAATATAATGGAGCTAGTCCAGCTTTTGCTTCAGATCTACCAGTTACAATATTTGGAGACATATTTGATACGAATAATTGTCTAAGTCGATTCCAACATTGTTCAAATAATCGCTTAGATTTATATGAATCCTGTTTAACTGCATCGCCATATTTATCCAATAATGTATGACAATAGTGATTTAGAATTAACATGATTGGCATATCGAATTTTCTAGGAAGATATTTACCACTCATATTAGCAACTACATATCTCATAACATCTGGATCACAATATTTAATATAGTTCTGTCGTCTACCATTCCACAATCTAGTCAATATTAAAGCAATTGCAGAATTGCACATTGCTTTTTGTTGATTTCTTAAACCATATATAATAAATAGTAATAGTACATGGTAATATGGATCATTAACCATATATGCAGTAGGTGGAGTCTTCCAATGTGTTTGAAATGCATTTGACATTCTATGAATATCAATGCCCGCAATATTAGTAAGATTTAGTACTTCTATTTGTGGAATCTTAAACGTCATGCACCAACCAGTTTGTTGCGTGATGGCATCAGAATATACTTTTCTCAATAATTTATCAATTTCTAATTTAATTGTAGACATGAGAGAAGGATTTTTCTTACAATTATTATCAAGTTCAGTTATAATTTGATCGATAGGATACTTTCCTTGATCACCCATCATTACCATATTCATATCTCCTCATCATCTTTTAAGAATTAAATAATTGAAGCAACTACCTTCGAAATAGTCTCGGACTTTGTCATGAAATCATCCCACATTTCTTGCAATTTCTCTGGATCGAAAAATTCACTATATGATTCTGAAATCAGATATCCGTTAATCTCTTCTCGAATTATAGATGGGAAACATATATTCTCAATTAAATTTCTCATCACTGCAATTTTAATAGAAAATTCAACAGCTTCTTCAGCAGAAATTCCTTCATTGATTATGAAATCAGACGCCATACCTTTAACAACATTATGATATTGATTGCAGCGCTGTTCAGTTGTTAAATCATAATATTGCCGTTTAATGAAAGAATTAATGATAGACTTAGCAGATTCCTCAATAACCGAATCTGGCTCGGATTTACTTGCTAATTTATGGACTGAATAGATCTTAGGCTTAATATTAATATGTTCATAAATTTTATGTACTGTATTTAACATTGATCCTAATGCCAGTTGAACATCATCTATAAATTCATCTTTCAATTCAGAAATTAAAACATTATAAAATATACTATCAGTGAGTACCTTCTCCTCAAATCCTTCTATTGTAAATTCTTCAAGTATACTTCTATTAAGTCTTTTTTGTGAAGTAGATTCAACAATTAAATCTTGCTTAGATGCAGTTAATCTCTGTAATGCCTTTTTTGTATCTGAAATCTTATTCATATGATCTCGAAGCGTAAACATAAATTTCTCCTATTAACTTCGCGGTAAAATATCCTGTTGATGCTCAATAAATTGTTTCATTGCAGAATATTTAATTTTAATCGCACTATCCATATACATAAACTTATACCAACATGTCTGATCCGCATCATCCATTAGTATTAAATTTGGAACCTGTAATTGATTGGCCACAATTGTAATCAATCGTTTAACATCATTAAAATTTGGTATTACAACTTCTTTATCTAATACATCCCAAAAATCAGTTGGCTTTCTAAATGTTTTAGAATGAATATTTCGTATATTTCTAGTAGATATATACGAATATAAACCCTTCATCAAATTGAGTGGAATTACTAAACAGAAGTTAGGAAATTCTAATGCATCCTGTTTTTGAACTTCTACATCTGCATCAACTTCACTCATATATGAACATGTAAATGAAAAGAATGTCCATTTAAGTAAAAAATTGCATATAGTGAATAATGATTGTTCAATTGAATTTAAATCACTATAAAATTCAGATATGTCTGCAGGATTTAATGTATTATTATTATGTTGAGCATACGTCCGATTATTAAATGTGGTATTATCAACACCAATATATATATTGTGCATTCTTCCAGCATAGTTTCTATATCGTTCTACAAATGTTTGTGGATCTGAAATATTGGTAAACCAAGGTGCATTATCTGGAGATCTCTCTGGATATCTTCCCCACATTGAACTTAAAATTGTATTATTAAATTGTCCAGCAATTGATGATAATTTAGTCGTTAAGTTCGCAGTTGGGCGAGTAGGATCTAATGGATCTCCACTTCCAGAAATGATATTAGTCAACCAGGAATCAATAGTCTTTTCATGTGGTTTGATTCGTTGAGATAGATCAATAATTGCATTAATTGCTTTTTCAATATCATTACTATTATAAGTCAAATTTCCAGTCATATTTTTATTATAATCGGATAATGATTTTTCAATACTATTTGCAATATTGACATTTTCTTTACATATAGATACTAAATCTTTAACTTCTCTTGAGAGTGAACCTCCATGGTTTTTGACTTTAGAAATAACAGCACTTGTAATTTGTTGTGCTAAATTTAAGAAATCATCCATGCGATTTGTTGATATATCATCTATTACTGCTGCTACTTTTTTAGAGACATCACATCCAATCGGAGCTGGTCCACCAAGTATTGTAAGTAGTCGGTATGCTGGAACTATTATATTTTCTATATAAATATTAAATGTAGATATTGCCGCAGTGTAATGTTTATTTTGAATTGTCGTTGGAATAGACACTTCGCTAACACTTAAAGTCCTCCCTCTAGTTTCAATTCCATTATTTTCTGCAGCCCAACGTTGCTCATTCATACATATCCCAAAAAATATTTGAGCTTTTTTATGTTCAGTAGATAAATATGAATATAACTTATGATCTATATTTGATTTATTAACATTTTGACCATATATATTAAATGTAGATGAACTTTGTTTGCGAACTAACCTTTGTTTGGAATCGATACTATCTGTAGTTATATCATGTCCAATAATTCTATTTATCTTTTTAATTGAATTCTCATCGAGTATCAATTGTCTAAGCATATGTGCTGGTACATGATCTATAATATTAAAAATATAATCTAAATTAGAAGTTCCAGTAAGTGGAGTTCCAGTCATTATAGATACGAGTAAAATTAAATACATATATTCACTAGATACTGAATATGATTTAGTACCAACAATTAATGGTATTGATAATAAATTTGAAATCGTTATTGAAGATATTATTGGATTTAATCCATGAAATAATGGATTATTTTTTAATTGATCTTGAACGAATATATTAAATTGATCAATTTTATCTTGATATAACATTCGATATTCTTGGTTAGTCCAAGAGTCAATAGGAACATTATTATGGCTTATTGAATTTTGAGAATATAATGATTGTCTAATCACATCTGCTGGATTAATTGGATTTGATGTATTTTGTCCAAGAGCTCCAATATTTCGTTGAGCATCTGAAGTAATTCGCAATCCGTTATCATATTTAATTTCTGATATTAAAGATGCTGTGAAGAATAATCTTGCGATTTGGGTTTGTCGATTTAATGCCTCATCGCAAATAAATGGATATATAAAGATTAATCGTTGACCTCCCATACTATCATGAGCGGACATTCGTCCAGGTTGTCGTAAACTTTGAAAAGATCCGCCACCAAGTTGCATTAGAAACTCCTTATATTAACCAATTTCATTTTCTGGATCTACTCCTTGATAATTTTCAGGCATTACAGATGGTGGAGCTGGAGGAGGAGGAGGGTTTTTTAATTGTTCTAAAAGAATCTCAAATTCTTCAATTTCAAAATTAGTCATAGATTCAAAATTAAATGATCTATTACTTGCAGGATCAATTGGAGGAAATTGAAAATTATCATCCTCACATTTCCAAACAATATATCCATCGGAAGTACCAATTCCAGTTGAATATCCATCATCAGTAGCAGATTGTCCAGGTATTAATTTATATTTAATATATTGCATTATTTTTTCTCCAATGAGTAATATTTTAGAATCTTTGCTAAATATTTAGAATTATATTCTTTACTATAATTTAATATGATATCATTAATCATATTAGAAATTCGATCTCTATCTGTTGGATGTGATGAAAAATTAAATAATTTGAGAGCAGATGATAATACTCGAATTAATCGATTCGTACTATTCTCTCCTAAAAAAGTATGTTTTATTCTCCAAGTATGAAAAACTTTAATTAATTCATCTCCATAACCGCAACTAGTTGCAAATTTATCGGCTCCATATTCACCATAATGAGATGTCCATGTAAGGGGTCTTCCTACAATTACATATAATGGAAGTAAAAATCCAGTTAAAAGACCAACAATAAGTGCTGGCATTTTTAATTGTTCTAAATAATATTCAAAATTTTTAACATATAAATCAGACATATTTGCATATACTGCAATATGCCCCATTTCATGGAATATTATAGCGACTATACCAGGGGATGAAACTTCATCGAGAATCTCATATCCAATTAATAATTTAACAGATTTGATAGCACTGAAATTAAGATCATTTATATTTATTTTTAATTGACCAACATCATTAAAAATTGGAAGAACCGATACATTATAGGATAAGTCACCCATATGAATAATTTCAATATCAAATGGACATTTAAAAATTTTAGTAAGTTGTTTTTCGAGATTAATAATCCCAGTTGATCGGTCAGTTTTATTTCTTGATTTTTTAATCTGCGTTATATGATATTCTAATTTTCGAAATTCTGGCTTTGCATGTGTCCCTACTTCTGTAATATACATATTTAAAATATCCTATGTTCTTTTACAAATCTTTTTATACATACAGAAAAAGCAATCAGATTTAACAAATTTATTATCTTTAGGTGGTATGATGTTTTGATTTATATAATAATTGATAGTTTGATATTTTTCAATTACATAATTCTCATATGGTGTAACATCAATGACATTAAGATCAATGGTTAATGCTGTGATAAAATAAAATTTATTATGTTTTGAGTCTAATAATTTTTTAATTGCAGTTGCAGTTTTAATCGCTTGTGTTACAGATTCACTATCTGCAGACAATAGATCATGGGCAACATATATTAGTTGAATTGTATTTATATTATATTTTGATAATTTAGGAGGATCTGATCTTAAACTTTGTCTAGGTTGCTGTTGAGCTTCTTCAAGATGTTTCATCAATAAATATCGATAAAAAATTGCTTGATAAAAATCAGGAGTTCTTGGAGTTCTCGTATTAATAATTTTAGAATAATCGGAATATGTGCATGATTTGATTTCAACCAACACATTATTATTAATCAAATTATCAATTCTAGTAGATGCTCTTATACTTGGAATTTTTAACGAACATTCAGCTTCTGTGAATACTTTTGAATTAGTTTGAATGAATTCGTGTACAGCATTTCCAAGAGCAGCTCTAAAAACGACTGGTAACCAAACAGTATCGTATGAATCAACTGGATAATTAAGAATTTTATAAACAGTTTCACGAATACAATTACTAGCAATGTCATATCCACTAATAGTATTTGAATTTGTTATGATTTGATTATTACGATCATGTGCATTTTTAGCAACATCAGCAATAAAATCATTAACATCAAATAATATAGGTTGGGTTGGTATTGATTGAGGTTGTTGAATTTGAGGAGTCTGCATTGGAATTCCAGGTGTTTGAAATTGTGGATTTGAATTATTCATTTGAAGTATATTCGAAAGCATATTTATAAAATCCTTTATTAATTATTATTTAGTTCCACGATTAGATGAGATATCTGTAGATGATTTACCTCCAGAAACAAGCTTATTAATATTATCTTTTCCTCCAGTAACAGTTCCTTTGCCTAATTTTTTAATGGCCGTCGCTTTAGAAGAAATTGCAGCTTCTTTGCGACCTCGTACTCGGTATTTAGTCATGATCTGTTCTTTTAATTTCATGTATCGATCTTTAGCCATCTTATATTGATGGTATGTTGGATCTGAAGTACTCTTTGCAATATTAATTGCAAACTTTCCAGCTAATGTTCTCATCTTTTGTTTCTTATTTCGTCGAATAACAGAATTAAATTCCATTGAAATTCTCCTACTTAAATTTATAAATATTAATATCTATATTACAGTGATTATAATAACAAGTTAATATTTTGATTTATTTCCCATGGGTGAAGATTTATAAGGGGGCTTATAATTAGATTTATAATTAGATTCCGGCTTAGGGTGTATTAGAAGTTTAGGAGATGTTGGATTCTGAGATGTTGAATCTTTAATAACATTAGTATACTTATCTAACCATAATTTTTTTTCATCTGGTTTATTTTTGTAACATGCTTCAATAACTTCACTAACTAATTTAAAATGGTTCTTACATATACTAAAATATACAGAACATGAATCGGAAAGTGGTTGTTGAACTGTCAATAATGTTGTAGGTTCAGATAAAAGTTTAATATCATAAGCGTTATTTTGTTTTAAACATGTGAAATATGCATCTAAATATTGACGAGCAAATAATAATTGAGTATTTAAATAACATGTGAATACACAATCATATTGCTCGATTTGATTTTTTCGAATTTTAGAGTTTGATTTTGGATTAACATAAGAGAAATGAGTCGTTCCCAAAACTGCAAGATCAAGTCCACATCGTTTAACACAATTCTGATCTTCATTATATATTACGTGATTTATAATTGTAAATGCTTTAGTTTTTTTATCAATCTGAACTGCAGCAGATGTCATTAATTCATTTAATTTTCCTATTATTTTAGAAATTGATTTAAATACTGGTTTAGCCACATACTTAGCCCCACTCTCAATTTCAGATTTAAGTGTAATGAGTGCAGTAAGACCTGCTATAGCGCTAACCAGCTCAAATCCAGTAAATTCCATATTTAATTCAAGATCATCGTACATATGGGTATTTATATCCATAAAAGTTTCATTATATTCACCTTCAAGATATGAATCAATTAACCCATATGTAAGTTGATATTGTTTATATTTATCTAAATTAAACAACTCTATATATAGTTCTGGAAAATCTAATTTAACTTCATGAATTGTATCTATGATTGATTCATACAATTCAAATATAGCATCATCTTTATTTTTCCAAATCGAATACTTTCCAAGTTCAAAATCATTATAATATCCTTCACATAAAGTTTTAATAAATTTTTGATCCATACATATTACCTCGTATTATCTGCATGTTAATTTTAGTTGTGCTTCAATTTTAGTCCCTATACTATCTGTAGCAGATATTATTTTTTCAATATGGTTTCTTTTTTCACCTTGTAATGCTGGAAAATGATCGAGATTAATATCACCTCCGATATTAAATCCTTTATCATTCATAAAACTTTCAATCTGTAATACTGCTGGTTTATTCGAATATCCTAAACAATGTTGACTATAACATGTAGACAGATTAAGTAAAAGATCTAAACTTCCAAGATCAAGTTTAAGCCCAATACCAAACATCAAACTCCACAATCCAAACTCAAATGGATCAAAAATACATTCAAATACATTCGATGCATAATCCCAAAGAAGACTTCCAGCAACTTGTGGAAATTTACTAAAATCCAGAGTTGGTATTTGAGCCAATTTTGTTAAATCAAATGCAAATAAATCAATCACACTTCCACCAAGACATGACAATAGTGCTGAAACATCATCAATATTTCCTGAGATTCCACTATCAATAGAATCTCCAAAACTAGTAATTGCATTTATTTTTGCATCTAAACCAAACGGGTCCCATCCAACAATTCCAAAATTAATAAAATCTCCTAAATCATTCATATCAATAGATAATATTTCAAATTGATTATAAAATGGATCTAACCAACCACCCATCATTAATCGCATTTGCTCACATAACCAATTTGCATTGATTGGCAAACTTCCAGTAACGCAATCGGACAATCTATCGATTGCAGTTTCTCCAGCACGATGTATAGCAGTACCTACATTTTCAATAGGTGGCAAACTTGCCCAAACGTCCATGATTATATTCCTTTTAATTATAAGATAATATAGATAATAGATGTCTATATTATCTTATAACCTAATTATTATTTATTACCACGAATTCGTTCAACACCACTATTAATTTTTGGAGCCAATCCACCACCCCATACTTTATTTTTAATAAAATTGCCAATTTTTGGAAGTGATATTTTTGGAAATGATATTGCAGGTTTTGATGATCCAAATCCACTCTGAAATGATTTCCATTTACCACCATCGATACCTTCTAAAACTAATTGATTAATATCACTCATATTTTTATTCTCCTTATAATTCAACTCTAGTTCCATCTGGTACTGCTGGTTGCGGTACATAATCTTCAGATGGAGGAAGCTCCTGTGTTTGAAATATTGGTTCTTGTTGTATAATAGTTGGTGGAAGTTCTTGTGTTTGAAATATTGGTGTAGTTGGAATTAATTGAGGTTCTACAATTGGAATAGTAGATGTTACTCCTGGTATTCCAGCTCTAACTAATTCTATTGGAACTTCAATTTCAAGATCTGGATCGGAATCAACTTCAACATCTGAAGCATCTGAATGAACTATTGCAGGATTATTTTTAAATAATGCAACATTAATTCGTTGAGTTACCGAATATTGAACTGCAAGATCAAACCAATAGTGAAATTCTGGTTCGTCTCGATATTTTATGAAAATATTCCGTTCCATAAATTTTGGACTTTTCCAAAGAACAGCCTTTGTTTCCGGATCATATACGGTCAATACTTTAGAATTACCAGACGTAGATACGCATAATGGATAAACTAATTTCTTTTCATCTTTCCAATACTTTTTTTCAGTTCTAGTTAATTCTCGTAGAAAATAGTATTCACTATATAATGGAATTACACCCCAGTTTTTATCAAATACTAATGGTATACTATATTGTGATGGTGCTAATTTATTCTTTTCTGTATATACGTTAAGTACCCAACCATCTATTCCAAGGGGATCACTTGGTTTTAATTGAGTACTTTTCGATAAAAATAACCATTGTCTTAAATTATGTTGAAGTGCAGATACTGCAGTTGCAGCTTTAAAATTACCAAAATCACCTACAGTTTTCTCATTTGTTGAAGTTTGAAACCTAGTTTCAATTTTCATATTTGCTCGAACTTGGTCGATAGTGATAAGAGTGACCCGTTGCATTGATATTATTTGTTTTAATTTTGATAAATTTAAAGTTAACTCACGGGCTTTAACGTTATATTCAAGAAAGATCGTAACTCTTTCTTCGGGAATTATCCCTGCTATATATTTCTATATAGACTAGACTATATCTTTATCCAGATAGGTTCCATGCGGTACAATAATATAATCACCTGCTAAATGATTATCTGTACGTAAACATCGTTGTATTATAAATTTACCAAGTCCTAATTTAGCATTTATTAGTTTTGTAATTGTGGGAAATGTATTAATAAATTGTTTAGTTTTAGAATCATATAAATCTATTGCTCTCCATCCACGGTTATCGAGTCGACGCAATTTAACATCATCTCCATGATATGCAAAAATATAACCTTGACATGTTAGTTGATCTTGAGTACAACACCCAACTATAGTCGCTAAACACACATTGACTGATTTTGCAGCATTTTTTACAGATTCAAAGGTTTTAATGAATGTTCCATCTAAAGAATACATATCAACCTTAACTTTATGTTCATCTATAAATGCATTAGGTTTGGTATTATGAAGACAAAAAATATACCCACCTATGCTTTTCATTTTACCATTAACTACAGACCAAATATTTGTAGAATGGACATTTAATTCTCTGGAAGCTGATTCCATAGATTCATATGTATTAATAAATTGTAATTCTTTATTATACACATCAATTTTAATACCATATCTACTGCATCCTTCTCCACCTAAAGTAGAATTATATCCTTTACAATCTGAGAAACCAACATATGTTCTATATAATCCAATATAATCAGTTTCAACTTCAAGTAATTCACTTTCAGTAATTGGATAATTTGTATAATCATCAACATGTTCAATCACAAATGCATCAGTTCCATATTTTCGAATAGCTCTATGAAAATAAAATTCATATCCTATAGAATTTTCATTATGGCTTTCATTAATATGATGATTTAATCGATTGTTAATAGATGTAATTGTCTTTCCAATATATCGATTATTATTAATTGTATTTCTGATAATATAAATAAACATTAATTCTCCTAATATTGCTCTGGATACTTTGCGCTTCCATTTCACTTGAAATGTACTCCCTTCCGGGATAGTCGTTGAACCTTCCCCATATAAGTTAGCAGCTTATTTCTAGGGGGTTGGCTGCTGATTTTCCAATTCAGATAATTTTTGACTCTCACGCTTGCCGTTTCCAGCTACGTTGTAGTTTATCTGACTCTAAGGACGTTCCAGCAATTCACAAAGTTTTCGACATATATTACTATATGAAGGGCCAAAAAACTAGCCTATTATCTCATTTGGGTCAGTTGCTGCGGCATCCTTACTACTTGGAGTGGCTGCAATGGAGTCCCATATGATCATCATCTTAAATTCTCTTCCAGTTCGATTTTGAATATCAACTTTAACTTCAATGAGTTGAGTCATCAATTCAAAAACTTCTTTAACATTCAATTCTAATGGCTTATTAAGAAATCTCTTAGGATCAATACCAAAATTAGCAATACGAGTAGTTATATCATGATATGCAATGCTAGTATCAATCTCAACATTTGCCATTGTTGGATCACCACCAGAAGCTTCCTCAATATTAATATATACAACAACTGCAGATTCATGTGTTCTTAAAAATGAAGCTGCAAATTGCAATGCTATTGTACTTTTTCCAGTTTCAGGTGTACTTGAAAGTGCAATTGGAGCACTAGATGAAAATCCACCTCCAAGAAGAGCATCTAAAGTTCTTACACCAAAAGGAGTTATATATGGTGGAGGAGGAACTGCATGACCAAACTTAACAGTAATTAGTTTATCCATTGCAGTTTTAAGAATTTCAGAATGTGACATTGGGGTGGCCATTATTTTAAACTCCCTGTAGATTTCTTTGAATTTGATAAATTAGATAAATTATTAAGATTTGTTGAAGCGTTTGATAAAGAAAATTTAAGAGATATATGTAAACCATCTGTGGGTAATTTAAGTCTAAGCAAAGTTGGTCGATCTGTAACTCTTTGAAATCCAACTGATTTTAATAATGATTCTACATTTTCATCAATAACATGTAGAGAGATATATAAATGGGTTACATCTTTTAATACTGCATTTGAAAATAATTCTTTAAATAATTCTTGAATATAGTCTGGAGATCTATACTTTTCAACTAATCCAAAATTAACTATACCATCTTTTGAATTAGATTTAACAAAACATTCAATAAATCCAACATCTCGATTATGTAATGTTAGAATATATCTAAATTGCGAATTATCAAATGTATTTCTCGATCCTAATAAATCTTTAAATTTTCCTACAGCTACATAAAATCTCCGGACTTGGGATAATTCATTTCCGGATATATGAGTATTTGCATCCATATGATAATTCTCCTAAAGTTTAAAATCTGGATCTTCATTTAATTGCATTATTGACTCTTTAACTTTATTGGATTGAATATCATTTTTCCCAATAACTTCAGTTAATTGATGTAACATTGTTGCTAAAGTTGCCGGGGTTAAGGTTTGTTTCGACATATCATTTGTATCGACTCTATGAATATCAATTTCAGTTAATTTAGAAAGTTTTAATTTAAGATCATCTTGTTCTTTTCGGTATCTCTGTTTAAGATCCATACATTTAATATATAAATCTTCATACCTAGCATTAATTTCCATACATGTATTCATAAGCTGATAATACTGTCCTTTTTTTCCTGCATTAGGATCCGATTTAATCAACTGTTTGATATTATCAATTTGACTTGTTAAATTGATAATAAATTGTTGGATATGAGACATCCGATTATCTATATGTGTGATATCCCGTTCTAAATTAGTAAAATATGTAGAAAACTCATCTCTAATTTTATCTCGATGAGTTTTTTCTTCTTCAAATTTCTTTTCAGCCATTAGGAATCTCCTCGGAAGATAAGCCAATATCATTCAATACCAAATTAAGAAATTTTTGTAATTGATCGATAAAATTATCCCCATAAATACTAATTGAGGTTAATGTTGAAATATCATAATATTCTCCAGTGACTAATGAATTTACTAAATTTTCAGTAATGCGTTTTAATACTGGAATTATGACATCTTTATTGATTATATTTTTGAATCTATTATATAAGGTATCATATATAGCATTATTTAACTTAGCAACATCATTATCTTTAAATGATGACGTTTCAGAAATAACATGAATCGATTTCAATAATCTATACATCATAGGTAAATGATTTTGGAGATATTTAGTGTCATAATAATTAGTATTAAAGTGAATAAGAGATACTCTATTATGTGCAATTTGATATGATTTATTTAGGGAGAATAAATATAATCGTTGAACTTCATTAGGTACAATTATATTTCTGATCTTATTATATTGATCTGAAATATGTTGTACAGAATTAGATTCATTACACATCATTTTTAATTGAGCTAAATATATTGCTTCGACATAAATTTGGTATCTTTGAGATGGAAAATGTGTTATATCATTAAAGTTTAATAATTTATCTAATTTATCTTGAGTTTCATCAGATGCTTTGGATTTTAAATAAAAATAAAACATTCGATAAATAACTGTAGAATATAATTGTTCTACATCTTGCAATTCAAGGGGATCAAACTGTAATATTATATTTCGAATAAATAGATAAAGAATATCATTTCTAATAATACTAGGATCAATCTGTTGCATTTCCATAATATATTCCATAATATCATGGCTTTTAGATTCAATTTTTTCATATGTATTACGAATAGACCTATGAATTAATCGACGAGCATTAATAAGATGTTTAGCACATGCTGACATTAAATTAGGAATGAAAATGTCTATAATAAATTTCTCAGGATCAATATGCAATGTTGACTTATTATATCTAATTAATAAAATACCCAACATATGTAATAGATACATTTGTTGAATTGCATTATTATGTTTCAATACTTTAGGGCAACTGACTGTAAATAGTTGTTTAAAGAATTCAGGAAATGAATTATTAACTACAATTTTCTCTCCAATTGTTTTATAATTCTTTTGAATTTTCAGTAATCTGTCTAATTCAATTCTAATAGTCTGATTAAAAATCTCATCAAATATTTCTAAGGATCTATCATCATAACTCTTACTTGAGAATGCTAATGCAATTTCACAAGATTCGACTTCAGGTATATTATTTATATAATCATTCAGATACATCCAGACCCCTTATAAATTAATGTCCCCATATTTCAGGGGACATTATTAAAAGAACAAATATATCACACTTATTTAATATATGGTTCATCACCAAGGGAATTTTTAACATTTGTGCTTTTTATTACAGAACTATCATTGGCTCTTTTTACAGCAGTCATTGCATGATCAAACATCTTACCAGCTCCAAGTTTAACAACAGGAGGAGTACCACCATTATCTGGATTAGGGTTAGAAGGGCTTGTATTTCCGAGAGGAAGTTTTTCATTAGCAAAACTGGATTGATCCGTCCCATATGTTTTTTCAACTTTCTGAGCAGAATTATATTCTACTCCACCAAGATCACCACGATGTCCATCTGATTTATCATATCCTGGCTCGCCAAATAATTTATCATTAAGCATATCACCACCACCAACCAACCCTTTTTGTTCTAAAATTGCATTTGTTACAAGATCATTGATGTCCATTATATATCTCCTTATATTTAACAACTAATTAAATTTTTATTATAGAATTTCTTGAACTCGACCAACTTGACCATCTGTTAATCTAACCTTAATTCCTCTAGTATGTTTTGGTGATTTTGTTAATAATTTATCAACAATCCCAATAACTCTCCGATCAGTACCTTGATCCTTTTTGAGAACGATTGAAACTTTAGCTCCTGGATAAATGTTTTTACCTCGGGTATGAGATTCTAAAACTAATTGATTTATATCCATATTCATTTCTCTTGTTTAGACCAATCATATTTCATAATTTTATATGATTCAGGACCAGTCAATCGTTTGTTGAACTTAGATCTATCAAGTTCTCTCCAAGAAAATCCTTGATCTCTAAGTTTTTGATATTTCAATGAATATTGTGCCATATTAGAATGGACTAAATTGACAATATCGATTATATTTTTATAAGGGCCACTTATCCCCTTATACTTTTCAAACGAATGTTCAAAATAATTCCATCCACCATCAACTTTATATATAACAAATAAATGTGTTGATATCTTATATTGTTGGATATATATGAGTTTACATTTATACCCATGAGATGTAAGATGATCATATGCAAGAAGAGCTTGTTCATAACAAGTTCCAATTTTATATTTTTTGACATCTGGTGGCAATAATAATCTATAATCTTCCCACCATGTATCAAATGTAAAATATTTCTTATATGATTTATCCATCCATCCATATTCAATACAATCCATCCAACGAAGCAATTCATTTGGAATTGTATTGTTATTAGTTATGGTCATTTTAGTCCCTTACATTTAATTACAAAATCAGTATGCTTTGATGAACCACCATTATAAAGATCTTCAGTATGAATATCAACTGTTATAAAATGTGGATCTAATAAATTATGTAAACTGGTTAATGAGTGGTAATTATTATGCATATCCAGATAATTTCCATGACTATAACATGGAGTTTCTGCAATCAATATACAATCTGGATTTAATTTACATTTAAACTTATTAAAAAATTCACACAATTCAGCATTTGATACATGTTCAAGAACGTCAATCATATATGCAATATCAAATCCAGTTTCTATAATTTGATCAATATCAGTTACTGCTAGTTCATATAATTGAATATTTAAATTCCCAATATGTTGTTTGGCAAATTTTAATGCAGATGGACTATAATCAATACCACAACATGACTTCGCTCCATTCTCATAACAGTATTTCAATACTTCTCCACGTCCAAATCCAATATCAATAATAGATTTATTTTTAAAATCTACTAAATTTGCAGATTCAAATTTTCTATGACCAACCCCACCTTGATTGAATTCTTTAGCTCCATCAACACCACCAATTACTTTATTTGCATATTTTGAATATCCACCTAAATAGTAAACATCATCATATTGCCAAATAATGTCTTTTGAATTAATATCAACTTTTGTCATTTAATTATCCTTTTAATATCATCTCGCTAAATAGAAATCCAATAATGAAGATTTAAAATTACCATACATGTTAATTGCCCAAACTTTTTGCCACATTTTATTTGGAAGTTTAAAGTACCTAAGTATTGGTCCAATACAATTTCGTCCAATCATTTCATATAATTGTCCAGTATAAAGATCAATCTTTGAATCTCCAATAATTAAAATATGTATTGCCTGATCCATATTAAATGGTTTCGATTCAAAAAATTTTAATGTCTTTTCATTAACTTTAATATTTCGATCATTAATTATGGTTTCCCAATCATAAGTACTAAGTGGAAATGCCATATCTATTGGTCTAGTATTAAATACATAATATCGATCTCTAATAAATTCAACTACAAAATGCCAAGGTAAATACATTTGAGATTTCGAACCGTATAATTCAGAATAATGCGATTGTACTTGAGGTAAATCAAATTTTGCAGTATCTACAATTGGCAATGGAATTGGAAATATTGGATGATTGATTGTATCTGAAATAATTATACCTTTTGGTCTAGATTTTAATTTATTAACATCTGATTGAGAGTCTGTACTGATTAATTTAGATTGATATTGACTTTTTATAGAAAGACTTTCATTAATCATCTCCTTTGTAGTTTTAATATCTATAATTCTTTGTCCCTCACTAAAAATCCCAAATAGATTATCATCTGACCAATCAGTAGATATATACATTATATATTAGACCTTTATTGTTTATCAAATGTAAATTTCATTACACTAAATAATGTAGTAATTATAATAAATAGAATTCCAATAATCCAATAGAATTTATGTAATGTATCAATACCACTCCGAATTATTGGTATATCCGATTGTATTACTGGATTTATTTTATCAATTGCATCTTTAATGTGTTTAATATCAGTTACTGAATTCTGTATAATTTCAAGCCGTTCAGCTATATTTGGAATTTTATCACACAATGAAATGGCATCGTGGACCTTTCCTTTAGTTCGTATTAATAGATCTTCAAATTTCTCTAATTCTTTTAAAATTAATTTAATTTCAGAATCTTGCAATCTAGCACAAATTGAGTTGTTTTTAATTTCATCGAAACTATCTAAAGATTGACTTTTTAATACATCAATAGTCTGATCTGTCGTTATAGACGCATTGACTAATTCAGATATCACATCTTTAAGATCGGTTAATCCTAAAAATAATTTATCATCAGAATCTTTAATTTGTTCAATTAACAACAAAAATAATTTTTCTGTCAAATCAGACATAATAAACTCCTTATCTTGTCCGTATAGTTCTCACAATATCCCTTGCTGAAGATTGTACATCTTCTAAATTAATAGAAGTTTTTCTTTTTAGAGCCGCTAATGAATTGACTATACGGTTATATTTATCTTCAGTAATGTCAGAATTATATAATTTTTCACATTTAAGGAGTTTTTTCGATATAATGCTAATTTGAGTTTTAAGTAAATTATTTGCAGATTGTAAATCTTCAGTCTTCAATAATAAATCATTTCGATCAAGTGCATGTTTTGCTATTTGTTTTAATAATTGTGGATTACATTCTGCATCCAAATATATAAATTTAGAATCGAGTTCTTCAGTTAAACCTGATGAATCTTTAGCATCAACTATGACTTTTAAACTCGATGATTGTAATTTATTAATATGATTATAGATTTCAATCATTGAAAATTGCCGAATATTTTCATAATTTATAGTTTTTAAAACTGTCAATTCATTAGGATTAGATACATTAACTTGTTTAGTTAATGTTGATTTAACTTTAAATATTTTTGGGTTCAGGAATATCGTTGTGAATTTATTATTATAGTTCAATAATAACGAAGTTGCATTATCCAATGTTTTTGAAATTGATATCTTAAATCCTAATGGTTCTAATACTTTACGAATTTTTCCACAAACTAACATATCATCATTAATAATTAACATGTTATTAGAATGAATATCCATATTATTCTCCCTGGTTCAATTCTAATAATATATTATGAAATGTAACAACGTATACATTTATAAAATATTACATTTTCATTGAACGAATTAAACATCCATCCGCAACGGCATTAAGTTGGTCTTTAGCTGTACGAACTTCAGATATTGTGAATGGAAAATCATAATTATTAAGAATTTTAACAACGGCATCTGTGAAACCATCAGCTTTAGAAGTTCCACCAGATAGAACCATTGGAAGTTCAGATGGAAATTCAGATTCGATAGTATTTAATTGTCGAATGATACTATCTGTGGTGTATGATATTAAACTATTATAATAATGGATAATTGGTTCTTGAATTCGCCAATTCTTCTTAGGTCCAGTTTTATAATCAGTCAATGTAAAGTTCTTGGATTCTTTAATCTGAGTAATTCGATTAGGAACCATTCCAATCGCACTACTTGCCATTTGATCTATCCAATCTCCTCCACGTGTTAATGAAAAACTTAAAATTGGAATTGATCTGAATACTAGTGCAACATTTGTCATTCCAGCACCAAAAGAAATTCCAATACCAGAAAAATCAGAATCCCCACATTCAGAATATACAACTGCTACCGCTTCATTAATTGGTTTTGCAATATATCCTAATTGTGTAATTATCCGACCAAATACTCTCTCATGATAAAGAACATCAGTTTCAGAATCAATTGGATTTGCTGGAATTGAATAATAACAAATACTTCCAGGTGTACCTTCTCCAATCAACTCTTTAACCAATACAGTTAAAATATCAATTGAATCAATTTCAGAACTACTAATCATTCCTTTATACATTGGACGACTTACTGGTAAATTAAACATATTTGCAATTATATATGCATCTTCAGAAAGAAAATAAACAGAATCATCAAATTTAACATGAGACATTCGAGATAAATCTAAAGAATCAACATCACCCTTATCTGTTTTCAAAAATACATTTCTAAGACCTTTAGTTGTAATATCTCCATTAACCATTTTACTTGCAATTAAATTCATTGTACCAACATCTAAACCACAATGAATAGTCTTAATTATAGGCTTATCATTTTTAACCCCCACATTATTCTGATTAATTTTGTCACTTTCTTTATTAAGAGAATTCATGGAGTCCGCTGCTGTATTAATTTCGCTTTCAGTATCCATAACCTATCCTTTATTCTTTAATTGTGTTAATTGCTTTGCTACATCTGCTAAATTCCGCATAGGAACTGATGTTTTAGTTTGTCGAATATTGCCATTAGCTTCATTGATATTGACTGATGGAATAAATGAATTATCCATTAACGGCGATTTTGGTATTAATTGATCTGGTTTTGGAGAAGTTCCTGGTTTTGGATAATTAATTTTACTATTAATATCATCTCGTATATCTCCAGCACCTATTATTGGTTGGTTTTGAGTAATATTTAATGTTTGTATTTGTGACTCCATATTAGCCAATCCAGTAACAACTGCAGTCATGATTCCAGTAAGTTGAGATAAATTATCTGCAGTTCTTTTTTGAATATCATATTGGCCACAAAGTATACAAAATCCATCTTGCCATTGAACTTTATTACATCCAGGAGTTTTACATATTCCAGATTTATGAGCGACCATATTAAATGCCTTACGTAATAAATTAGAGATCATTTCTTATTTTTGGATGAAAGATGTCTATAAAATCAGATCTACCTAAACTTAACTGCATTTTAGTTAATTTGGTATTATCTACACTGTCATATATAAATACAAACTCATAAACATTCCCATCAGAATCAATAGTTGAAGATTTGAATTTACCATATGGCATTACACCAACATATGGTCCAATATTAATTGTAGGTGTATTCTCTTCATTATTTGGAATATCAATAAAGCTAAACCAAGAACATAACCAATTATACATTTGGGATTTATCTGAAATAAGAACATATGCTTCACTATTTGGTTTCCAGCATTGAAGGACATAATTCTCAAGTTCTTTAAATTCTTCAGTTTCAAATATAGGATTTTTAGACATTATGATTCCTTATTATTTAGGGATGACATCATTAGCTAGACGATTACTTGCATCTTCTCCACTTCTCAAATCAGAAATATCGAGAACTTTTCTAACCTCGGCGGTAACATTCAATCTTTGTTGACCATTTTCATAATTACTAATACATATTGGATTTATACTATCCAATTCAACAACTGCAGATTCAACCATTTCATTTATATTCATAATAACCCTCATATTCATATCATTAAAATTTCTCCACAATATTCAGCACCAAATACTGTAAAAAAATTAGCTAAAATTACACGATGACAAAATTCATTTGCTGGACAAAAACATACAAAAACAACAGTCTTTAAATTAAGAATTCGGTTCCACTCAGCCTGATTATTAGTATATGATTTTTCCATTAAAGATTTATATTGATTGAAATATGATTCTTGAGATAACCCATGATATTTAAATCCATATACCAATTCTTTTGTAGGGGCAAATACACTATTGCTTTTATATGTAATATCTAATCGATCTTCTCCACGATATTTAAATTGAGATGTTGAGATGCGAACCATATAAATAACCTCCTTGAAAAATACCGATGTAGTGTGGACTACATCGGTATTATGAATAATTAGTTATTTCGAAGCTCTAATCGAACTTGCATTAATATATTACCTAAAACATTTTCACCTACAATTAATGCACATTTAGGGCATTTGCAATTACCAAAATGATTATCGTGCCAATAATTTCCTTCTTCAATAAATTCATCATTGGTATTTATTAATTTGAATTTAAGAGGTTGATACATAAATTTTTTTCGAACTAATTCTATCATGATGTTGTTTTTTATCTTATCCCAATCTCGTCTTATTTGGATTTTATGTCCTAAATATTTACTTTCTTTGGGAGTTTTTGCATTTCTAATTAATTCACGATCCAATAATGAACATGCTTTAGTTGCTTGGAATGCATGCTCAACACTAGAATATTCATAACCATCTTGTAATATTATACATGGGAAGAAATTACTTAAGAATGAGTATTCATATTTAAATTGATTTATCATTAGCAACACCATCATTATCTTGATATAATTTTCTATTTAATTGATTTCTCTGAGTAAATTCTTTACATAAATCTTCGTGGAATTCTTTAATTCGAGATAGATATGTTTTTGATGGAACTGAAGTTGATATTTTAGTTTTTTCATTTTCAAGAAATGTTACAGTATCATATGAATATCGTATTCCATATTCAGATAACATCTTTCGTTTAACATCATCGATCGCCAAATCATAAATACATTGTGGCATCGATCCATATTTAGTTTTAATTAATCCAGTAAGCGAACCATCCTGTTTTGAATTATCTTCACTTCTAAACCAATATATATTTTTATCAGATATACTAGTATGAATTCTATTTTCTGATTGATCTTCAGCTATATCTTCTGCATTGTTCCATGGATTTGCTAAATTAAAACCATCATAATCACCATCATATTTAATTGTAACATTTCCATTACTAAATGATTCGATTATTGCTGGTTGTTTATGAAACCAAATCAATCTTCCAATCTCTTCATCGATATTTGCAAAATTAAATGGATGTTCTGGCATTGTTATTGTCAATTGTTGAATCTTAGATATAATATAATTAAGGTCATTAAAGGAAGATTCAAAAACACATTTTTTATTACATAATAATCTAGCAAATCCAAACGATCGAATGGTTGATTTATGGAGTTTATTATCTTGAGATATATTAATATCCCAACATATTCGATTTATTCCTAAGTCAATCCAAGGAATCCATTCAAATGAAGGAATTCTCACCTCGACATCTGAATTACTCACCTCATCAACAGCATCATATTTCAACCACAGATGATTATCACAATTATTAAGCCTTCCGTAATCATGAGTTTCATTAGGTCGTCTATATACAGACATTAATTTCTTATGCACAAGTACAGAATAGACTTTTTGAATTCCCTGAGCTTTAAATTGGGTTTCCATAAAAGAATCATATTCTTTAATAAAGGATTCATAGGAATGACAATCATCTTCATCAGTAAAATCAATTTTTTCAATATCAAAATCAGGAAACATAATATATCCTATTTAGTTAAGTATAAATTATTCTTCATAATCAGTCAGAGTGATCGAACTTAATTCAGATACTGGAGTAACTCCAATCGTACATGTTTTTGCTTCAGAATCTATGCCTGGACCAGATGTGCATCTGAACATAGATGGATTCCACCCAAATTCTTCATATGCACTACCATCATTATTAAATGGAACAAATATATCTCCAGTTGTTAGTTTAGATGCTTTTACTGGAACCCATTTAAACCAAGGAGAGCGACCTTCAACTCCAGGAGGATCTGCTGGTTTATCAGGATCGATTATCACTAACTTAATTAAACGATGACTTTCCATTATTTATATTTCTCCATAAACATTTGAGTTCTAGCTTTGGCGAGTGTATTATTTTGAAGCTTCTGTTGCATTTGTGAAGCATATCGTTCACTCATAGATCCAATCTCACGAAAAATAAAACTATTAACTTGTGGATCAGCAATATATTTTATTAGATCAAATAAAAAGAACATTGGAGGTGCAGCTCTCCCTTGTAATTTAAGTTTAGAAATTCCACATTCAGTAATTAATTTTTCAACCTCAAGAACTGATAATAAACATGAACTAGATACACATCTATCATATGTATTTGTTCTGCGTGGGCATAATGATTCTCTATAATTGTCATTATTATCTAAATGATTTAATGCTAAATTACTTAATGAATCATAATGGGCTTTTCTTAAAGTACAGTCAGATAAGCAATATTCATTTACTAAAATTTCAAGAGTATCACAATTCAATCTTTTAATTAAATTATATTTTCGATTAGCCTTTGGTGGTAAAACAACAATATCATATTGATCTTGTTTAGCGCTAAGATAATCATAATTATCATTATCTGGAATACAAGAATGGATTGTCTTAAATCTAGGAAAATTGGTTTTAATATAATCAAACATACAATCTTGAGAAATGATTATAGATACATTTTCAACTATCGAATCTAATGCTTTTAAAATTTGATTGCCATAATCATCTTGCAAATGGGAAGGATTCAATAAATGATTACTACATACTAAACTAAATCCAACATTAAGAGAATTGTATAATTTTAAAATTCGCTCAATCTCAGATAACTTAACATTATCTCCACCAGAAACTCGTCCACTATTCCAAATTAGATTATTGAATGAATCATATACCCATTCAATTTTTCCTCTCATAGAATTGTGAGTTTTATAATGATTAAGAGTTTGGGAAATAATACTTTCATGTCGGATGGCACCTGCAATTCTCCAAGTTACATTTGTATACATAGAATGTCCTTTTATTGAATATCAATTATCTAATAATATTGATGTTAGAATTTCCTCAAGTTGATCGAAATGTGTATATGGTATTATAACTAATTTCGTCGAATATGTAGACATATATTCGCGTTTAATTCGGTCATGATGTAATGTTTGGTAATGAACTTTTTTTGCATTGAATCCTTTATTAACAGGAGAATAATGGTGTTCTCCTTGATATTCAATACATAAGTTAATTTCAGGTAAATAAAAATCAAATCTTAATAATCCACCTTTTAATCCAATGCATCCTGAAAACTGTTGTTCTTGTATATATTTAATATTTTTTGAATCTAGAATTTCGGCAATTCTTTTTTCACCTTTAGATACCCGTTTACCATTATGATATCTTCGTTTTCGCCGTATCCGTTGAGAAGTTTGAGTCATTGTGATTGACCTATAATTAAATTTATGAAATATTTGATATAGATATTAAAATTCTAACAATAACAAAAAGGAGATATTGTTTATGAAATCAATAAAGAAATTAAGATGTGGGAATGATATTAAACTATTCCTTCCAACGGTTAGTGATGATTTTATTCTAAACAAGGAGACAATCATGGAATATATTACACAGGATGAAACAAAGGTATTTATAAATAAGTATGAATTTTCAGATAATTTTCAGATTCATTGGAATTTAATTCCTAATTATTATCTATTTAAAGAAATGATTGAAGATGAAGATTTTCTAGGAATAGTATCTGGGGTTTTTGATATTGAAGTGACAATATGAGGTTGGGTAACAGGACATATTATTGTCCTGTTACTTTTTTTAACTAACATATTGAAATCCATCTGGAGGTGGAACTATTTTAGTAGGAGATACTTCATATCCAGATATAAAAAAATAAACATCTCCATTTGGTTTAATAATTGCAGCTCCATATGGATTATGTAATATATTATCAACATGAAATGCTACAGTTCCATCTGGATGGGTTTCTTTTTTTATTGGTTTCAATACACCATTATCATCGGTAAGTTTTAAATTAGACATGATATTTATTTTTCCAGTATGCTATCTACAATTTGTATTGAAGGGCGAACACCAAATTGGTGCATATATTGTTTAACAAAGATTTCTTTTCGTTCTTGATTATTTGAATTTTTAAAATTCGGATCATTCTTCATTGCCTGAATAACCATATCATTAATTTGCTGCTGTTGCTGTTCTTGTTGTTGTTGCTGCTGCTCTGGAGTTTGTGGTTGCTGTTGATTCGGATCTTGTTGCTGTTGATTCGGATCTTGTTGCTGTTGATTCGGATCTTGTTTTGGTTTTGGTTTTGGTTTTGGTTTTTTTCCAGAAGATACTCCACCATTTGATCCAACATGAATATGAATATCTTGTTCAATAAATAGGGAATTGTTAACTAGATCATTAATTGATTTGATAATAGTCACCTATATTTTAATTTACAATCACATCTGGAGATCCTTGAGCTTGTGTGGATCCACAACTAACATCATCTCCAATAGTTTGTATATATTTACTATTAGAATAAACATCATGAACCCCAACATTAGATCCACTATGACATGAAGATCCACATCGATGAACTGGTCTTGTGTCTGAATATCTCACAACATGAATCTTATTAGCAAATACATCTTTACTCCAGGATGAACTCGCTCTTGGAGAAAAACAATGGCCACTACAAACATCTGAACGTCGAACTACTCCTGGCATATATCCTCCTTATATATAAAATATAATAACTGTTTATTTATACTTGTTATATCTATATTTTTTTTATCATGATAAAGGACTATTATTTAAATAAAAAAATTAATTAGGCGCCCCAAATGATAAAGTTGCCCAAAAATGATTAAGTGTAAGCTCGCATGGATATTTATTAAATTTTCTAATAATTAAAATGCAATCTGGTCCATGCATTGAACATAACTTACACTTATTAGACATATCACCATTAATTGTAGATTGAATTTTAGATGCAACAGATTTAGTTGATATGTAATAATTAGCATTAATCATGCCTACAATCAATTCAAAATCATTTTTTGCACCGCCAATATTACTCAATATTAATCCAATAGTCCTAAAAGCCAATTTAATAGCATGAATGGTGATGTGGAATATATTTATAATTAATTTCAATATATATTTTTTAATATCATATATACATTCTATAATCTGATCTTTAATATCAATTTTATTCAACAATCTATGCATTATAAATTCTCCTTTAATAAAAAAAAGGGTATGAGTCTCAGACATATATCATGTCTGAGACTCATCTCTAAACTTCGTTGGAGGCAAAGGTATAGAGATTACCTACATATATCTGTATGAAATTTAAGAAAATGCCTATAATTATGATAATTTAGACTCGAGCTCTCCAATTCGTTTATTCATATTATTGATGATATTTTCTAAGACTTGAAGTTTAGTAAGTGCATGATTATCTCTATTGCGAGAATTTTCAATTGCAGCTTTAGATGCAGCTCTTAAATCCTCAAGTTGGATATTATCTGTCTTTCTTAATTTTTTTGATTTTCCAGAATTTAACCAAATATTATTCTCATATGAATCAATAGTAACTGGCTTATTAAGTGTAGTTAGATTGAATTCACCTTTAGTTTCAATAATCAAATCGGAAGTTAGATTAAAATTTATACCACCATCAAAATTAATAGTGAGTGGAAACTCTGAAGAATTTTTAACTAAGATAGTGTTAGTATCTTTATCAAATGTAAGTGTAATAGCACCACCATCTAAATTAAATGCAAGAACATCAGTTGTCATAAAAAATACCTATATACTTAGAATAAATTAATAAATCCATAAACATGAGCCCGACTATCCCATGGGCGAATTTTAATATATGCATTTTGTTTAGCAGCATCACTAGCTGTAATTGTCTTACTACCACCACCAGATGCACCAATAGTTAATTTATCAGTAAGTGCAAATTCAATATGTATAATCGTTTCAGATGTTGCACTTTTCCAAAAAACTAAACATCCTGGAGTAACTTTGGAAACCTTTTTATCTTTGAATTTATCCCAAATACTTTGGGCATTCCAATCTCCAGTCCTTGGTAGCATACCAACTGAACGCAAAATTTCAATACAAAACCCGCTACAATCAAATCCACTAGGATCATCACCACCCCAAATATAAGGTAGTCCAAGATATGATTCAGCAACCATAGTAGCAATCTCAAAATTAGTTTTCATTTTTAGTTCTCCTTAATAGTTTATTTTTGTAATAACTTGGCATCAATGATGTCGAGTTGGGCTTCATATTCATCAATTTTAATTTGGTTATCAGTAATTAATCCAAATAAAATATCGGATTTATCACTCGATAGGGTTGTTGATTGATTAAGAGTTGATAAATCTAAATTTGCATCTGAAATAATATCACATGTAGAATCAAATAATACATTAATACTACCACCTAAAATTCTAACAATAATTCCAGACCCACTTAAATTCATAACTGATAACTTATTTAATGCTTCATCAAAATTAACAGAAATTGTAGAATCGATTTGTCTTTTAGATAATAAATAATTGTCTTTAAACATAATATGTCCTAAATTTGAGTTAAAATAATATTTATTCGATTTTGAAGTTCTATAATCTTAGCATTTTGTTCATTAATTAAACTTATTAATAATGAAAATAAGTCTCCAGTAATCAAAGTTGTTGTAGATGATGTGTTGATAGTTAATTGTTTATTATCATCAACATAACATGGAAATTCTAAAAATATATTAAATTCTCCAGATAATTCAATAGTTATCGTCTTTTTATGATTATTTACTATCGAAAAAACTCTAGTATTTGGATCGAAATATCCATCTATATTTTTAGATAATGGAGTTTTAGAAATAACATATCCATCTTTAAACATATCATAATATATCCTTTATATTATTTAATCTTAAGTTTCTTTTTTATTAAAGCAATATTGGTATCGATATTTTTCAATGGTGTAGTTTGATTAGATATTCGATCAGATATATCAGTATATCCATCTCCAGAAATTTCAGTTCTTTCAGAAATGGTATTTAAATTAAGTAATGATTCTGCAGTAATTACACAATTATGTTTTAATTTAAAATGAATTTCTCCAATAACAGAAACTACAATTGGTTCACCATCTATATTTATAGCAGTAACTGTTTGAGATTCTGGATCATAATCAAAATCTAAATATTTCATAAAACTAGGTTTATTAACAATCACTCCAGATTTAAACATAGTCCATATCCTAATTTTAATATGGTAATTTAATTCCGCATTTAATAGTACTGAGATAATCATTCCAAGTTACTATAAATGTGAATTTTGGAAAAGTAAAATCTTTCTTTTGTTTTTCTACTGGAACACAACATGATGTGATTTGTGGTTTAGGTTCATTCCAAAATTCTTCATATTCTTCATCATTACAATTAAATGAAAGTCCAGCTGGAAGAGTAAATGCATTGCGTAATCGAGAAAATAATTCTGGATCTTTATCTAAAACAAAGTTTCCAAGAGATTCGACTTGAAATAAACAATCAACTTTATCAACATCAAAATCACTAATTAGAAAATCTCGTCCATAAATTAGATCATTACAATCTAAATCCTCAGGTGGTAAATTCTTAATAAAATAATTATGAAATTCAGTAGTCAATTTAACTGTATATTCTTCTAATCCAATTCCAAAATAATCAACATTTGGAGATGCCCCTAATGATTTAACATAATCGATCCAATTTAAATATATTAATTTAGAATCATTTTGAGGATGGATTTTTAATTCAGGTGGAACCTCAGGATCATTATTATTAAATGCATATACTTTTCCAAAATTAGGATCAGACAATATTATAGCTGCATAATCAAATTTAGTTCTTGGAGGAAATGTATAATCTGCATATGAAATATATGAATTCCAAGTCATAATAATATCTGGTGTACATGGAATGATAATATTCTTTAACTGAATCGGAGTATTATCCCCGATAATTAGGAAATCCTTTCCATAAACCATCCCATCCCCATCCATATCCAAATTATTTGAAAATTCGTCAACTAGTATTGAAATAAGTTCATTTGCACTTCTAGCTGGAACATATTCATCACTTACTCTCACAGCATAATCTCCTAATCCAACAGTTGATAAGTAATGATTCCAAGAAATATTATGTATATTTTTTAACGGCAATTTTGAAGTATATACAATTTTCTGAATTATCAATGGATGTTTAAATTGATCTTCATTTGGTTTTATTGTATTATTACTTAAATCAAAATCACCATCAAAAACAAAATCCTTTCCATATACCTGATTATTACCATCTGCATCTGTTTTACTTGCCAATTCTTTAATTAATAATTTTGTCATTTCTTGAGGGGTTCTAACAGCATTAATATAATCAGAGGCTGCAATTTTTACAGGATCGTCTTCATCAGTAGATCCAGTAATATCGTCGAGATCCCCAGGTCTAGCATTATCTCCATATTTAGGAAATTTAATTCTATTTGGATATAATATGCTAATTCCATCTTTTTCATGCTGTTCCCAATCAACCCAATGGATTCCATCTAAATCAATATTCTCTCTATATGGATCATCTGCGTATAATGAAGGTACATTTCCAGTAAAAAGAAATGTTTTTGCATATACATTTCCAGTTCCATCTAAATCTTGTCCAGATAAAAGTTCTCTATTTAAACTTTCTACAGATGCTCTCGGTTTTCGATTAAAATATACACCATCTGAAATGTTTAATGATAAATTATCTGAACGATGTCTATAATTTCCATGAAAATGACAATTGTGTTTATGTTTAAGTAATATATTTAAGGAATTCATAGAAGTTGTAATCTGTTGCAATAGATCTAATATTCGTCGTAATACTGGAATTGATCTTAAAATTGAATTATTGAAATTTGTATATTGTTTATGAATTTCAGAACTATTACAAGTAATGTATGGGCCCTCTGATGTATTCTGACTAAGTATAATTTGATCCGCCATTAACTCAGCATCTGTAAAATTAGGTAGATCAAAATTAAGAGATGAATCGAAATCAGATAATAATTGAGTTAAAGTAGATAGATCTAAAAAATCAGACATATATTCTCCTAAAGTATAGATTTTAACCTATCATCAATACCATTAACATATTCCTTCCAAGTCATATACACTACTGGTTTATCCCGAACATGTTCAATTCGTCTTACAGCTGTAGGAGTTATCATTTCAAATCCAATAATAAGGGTATTTAGTGGATTTACGATTGGCTGTCCTTTTAAATTTTTATTTGGATGTCTTAGCGCTCCAGGCATAAAAAAATAATTCTGTTTACTGCGAATTCCCATTGGAACTTCTTTATCTGATTTTTTAAAAATGAAATCCCAAAAGTATATTTGACCATTTCCATCATAATCTTCTTTATTCTTCATTTCAGTTTCTAATATTTTCCATAATTCTGGACATCCATCAGAATTACTCGAATATGATATTCCATTATTTCCCTGTATATTAAATTCAGAAGATATAGGATGTCCTTGCCACGTTGCATGTTTATGAAAATTATGCTGATGCATATTAATAGTATAATTATTATTGGTATCTTCATATTCCAGTTCAAGTTCATCTAATATTGAATTAGATAAATCTCTAAAATATGTTAAATATCGAAATGAATCTTCACAAACTCTATGCATGGTTCCAATAGTACCATCAACAGTAACTGGCATAATAACACCTTATATTATTTAATTATAGATTATTAATATACCAAAAAATAGTATCTTTAATTGCAGTGTTAAATTTAAATCTAGAACTCCAATATAAAGTATTATTAATCTTATTACAATCAATTGAATATCGGTAATCATGCCCTAATCGATCATCGACGAATTTAATATTGAGCTTGAGATCTGGATATATACCATATATAATATCATAAATAACATTAATGATTTCAATATTCGATAGTTCAACTCCACCTCCAATATTATAATTTTCTCCTGGAATACCATTATCATATATAGACAATAAAGCTTCGCAATGATCAATTACATATAGCCAATCTCTAATATTTTTTCCATTCCCATATACTGGAATTTCTTTTTTATTAAGAATTGAATTAATGACCATTGGTATTAATTTTTCTGAATATTGATTAGGTCCATAATTATTTGAACAATTAGTAATGATTATTGGTAATCCATAGGTATGAAAAAATGATCTGACAAGAGCTTCGGATGAAGATTTAGATGCTGAATATGGGCTCGATGGATTATGTTGAGAAGTTTCAGTAAATTTACCAGTATCTCCTAAACTACCATATACTTCATCTGTAGATATATGAATAAATCGAAATGGATTCGACTTATTATAATATAATCTACATGCTTCAAGCAACCAATATGTGCCTACAATATTAGTATTTATAAATGGTAGTGAATTATCAATTGACCGATCTACATGAGTTTCTGCAGCAAAATTAAATATTGCTGAAATTTGATATTTTCTAAATATAGATTCTAATAATTCAATATCTCCAATATCTCCATAAATGAAAGTATACCTAGATATATCTGAAATATTGTCTAAATTTCTAGGAGTTCCACAATATGTTAAAAGATCTAAATTTAGTATATGCCAACTTGGGTTTAATTCTAAGGCAATCTTTATAAAATTAGATCCAATAAAACCAGCGCCTCCAGTTACTAATATGTATTTTTTCAAAGTGGGTTCATCCGATTCAATATAATTGTCAGTTAATTTAATAAATATTATATAGATATTAATTAAAAAATAGAAATGATGTTTACCAAAAAAGTATTATTATTAGAAAAATAACCATAACCATAATTAAAAGGAATGAAAATGGCTAAGTGTTTCCGCAAGAAAGTACTAGTCCCAACACTCAAAATAACAATGAGTAAATTTGGACCAACATTAATCACATCAGATATTGATGTTATTTCAAATACAATATCTGATGATTGGTCTAGAATCCAAGATTGTGAAAATCTAAATCACGAAATTGCCACGATGGCAATTAGGCAGAGTCCACTAGCTATAAGACTAATAAATGAGGACGATTGCCCGAATGCAAGAGAATATCACAATTTAATATATAGTTGAATTAAGAGAGTAGTAATATGAAAATCATCATATTACTACTCTCCATTCTATTTTTTTATTCTGGAATACTTTCAATAATACTAAATATTCCATCAGAAATTTCTTTATCTGTTATGTTATATTGAACATAAGATTTGATATCATCTATACTAATCCCAGCTTTATTATAGTTATTAATTATAGTGCGAGTGCGACGAAGATGTGCATTAAAAGCATTTTGCTGGTCATTTTTAAATTTATTATAGCTATTAATACACACTGTAACTGCAGATTCCGCAACATAACTATTACTATTTTCCATCAATAACCTCCTTACTAATTTAATATGGAAGACTATCTAAATACTCTTGCCAAGTCATTCTGACTATTGGAAATGGTCGACAATTATCAGATAGTATAATATCAACACATGTTAATGTAAATGGTTTATTAATATCTTCATCAGTAATTATAAAATCAGTACCATAAATTAAAGAATTATCATCATTATCAGTATGATTCATAAATTCAGATAACAATACTTGATCATGATTGGCTGGCGGTTCAATAAACACATTTCCAGGCTCAACATTAACTCCATCTTCAGCATAATGAGTTTTACCATGTAAATGAGATAAGTGTACATGTGTTTGTAAATCTAACATATCATCAACACCATCTTTAATTAACGTACATAATGACTCTATTCTAAGTAGAGTATCATAAATCCCACCAACTCGTCCATTAATATTTAATAATGGATCTTTTAATTCATGAGCTCTACAATGTACGTTATAAAAATTCAATCCACTTGGACCCCGAGCTCCTGGGATTCCTGGAGGTCCCGGTATTCCAGCAGGTCCCGGTATTCCTTGTGGTCCGGGGATAGATTCAATAACAGGTTCTGTAGTTTCTGTAGGTTCTGTAGGTTCTGTAGGTTCTGTAGTTTCAGCCATTAAATGCTCCTATATTTACATTTTTTTCATTATCAATATACTGTATATCTATAATATTTTTACTATCAAAATAACAAAACTTAAAGGTAAAATAAATGAATTTTTTAACTGCAATGACAACAACAATAGATAAAATTAATGAAACTGTTAATAAATATAATATTCCAGCGGATAAAGATATTGATGTTTCGTTAAATACAAAAATTATAGATCCTGAAAATGGAGATCTTCATTACCATTGTATAAATATATCTATACATAAAATTGAAGATGATTTTAAAATAAATACAGTTGGCCATAGATATTCTCATAGAATATATACATCGAGTGGAGAATATAAAGAATCAATAATAGAAGAAGATATTATATTTGAATAATATCGAAGGATGAATTATGAATAAAGTAATGATTGAAGCAATTAAGTTCATTATAATAACATTTCTTGCAGAATTTAAAAACCAATGTCTTACATTTATTACGGAGTTAGATATGAAAAAATTTAAAGTACAAATGGTCGATTTTATAAAAGCTCCATTTACAAATAAAACAAAAAAAATTGCAGCCCAACAATTGAAAGATCAGGTGTCTGAAATTAATACCAAATTAGATAGTACAATCATGATGTATGAAAATATCATTAAACAACACCAAGAGTTAATGAATGAAATGTCGAAAATAAAACAAGTCCAAGATAATATAGTTATTTCGGATCAAGTTAAACTTCCAGCTCCAGCAATTACAGAATGATATGGAAAGGCTATTTCAAAAGCTAATAATTAAAATATGCCCAAATAACATAGAACATATATTAAATTTAACTGAAGATGAAAAAAAGTTAGCAATATCAATAGATGGAACTGTAATAAGATATATCAATAATCCAAGTAAAGATATTCAAAGAATTGCAATTAATAATAAAAGTGCATCTATAGAGTATATAATGTCTCCTGAAGATGATATATGTAATTTAGCAATATCTATCGATGGTATGAATATTAGATATATCAAAAATCCAAGTATTGAATTAGCTAAACAGGCAATTAAATTAAATCAAAAAGCATATACAGTTCTATCTCCACTAATGCAGAAAGAATTGTATGATATTTGGAAATTATTATATGAATAATGAACATACGGTGATTTATTATGGATAGTATAAAAATTTTAAAGACACAAATATATAATGATTCGCGAGGATTCTTTTTGGAGTCTTATAATCAAAAAGAATGGGATGATATTAAATTTATACAAGATAATATATCAATCTCAAAATTTGGAGTTGTTCGCGGATTACATTATCAATTAAATAATCCACAAGGAAAATTAGTCAGAGTATTATCTGGAAGAATATTTGATGTTGTCGTTGATATTAGAGTAGGTTCTCCAACATTCGGACAATGGAAAGGGTTTTATCTATTTAGTATATCTGATCAACTATGGGTTCCTCCAGGATTTGCTCATGGATTTAGTGTACATAGTGAAAATGCAACTGTTCTTTATAAATGTACTGATTATTATTGTTCAGCGGATTCTTATATAATTAATGTAAATGATCCTAACATTAATATTAGATGGGATTGTACAAAACCTATTATATCTGAAAGAGATATGTGTGCTCCATATCTCAAAAACATAGATAATGAAAACCTCCCTAAATATATAAAGGATTAATGATGGAAGTTGATGGAACCCAATGTGATACTCAAGAATTCACAAATAAGAATATATTAAGACACCTTCTTGGAACATATAAAAATAATAAAACTCCACAAATATGTCAAGATTGTCTTAAACATATTAATGAAGTTGATAAACTATCTGAACTTATTTGCAGATGGATAATTTCTGAAATTGCAATATATGAATTTAAAAACCAATTTAAACCAGATAATAATACAACAACTACGTTTTGTTTTAATCTGTGCAATGGTATTTGATAAATTATACGGATATGATACAATTATCATATCCGTATTTTTTATAAATGTCATATAGATATTTATAATTATGAAAGATAAATGTAATTTTTTCTAAAGACATGAACATTATATTAATAACAGCGTGTCTTGAGAAATATTTTGTATCCGATTGGATATAAAACTATTTCTTTGTTTTTTGAAACAAAGAAAAATAGATATACAACTTTTAGTAAGTAGATTTTCTAAGCTCCCAAGAATACATGTATCGGATTATTGTGGGATAATTTGATAACTAGACAATCTAAATGTTACGGTGGAGTGAAAGTGAGAATATTGTATAGGGGATGCAATATTCTCACTTTTTACCGATCAGATTAAAAATAAATTAACACGGTTTTGCTGGTTGGAATCTATTATTTTTGACAATAATATAGAGATATAATATAATAGATACATTATAACCATTTTATTTAAATTTTATTGGAGCCTATTATATGAATAATAAACTATTAAATAAATTAAAATCTAGAATTATAGATGATTTTCGCTTTTTAACTGCAATGACACCAGAAGAGCAAACTCCGGAACTTTGTAAATTTGCAATCGAGAGGAATCCAAATTCAATACAATATATGTATGATCAAACAGAGGAATTATGTAGGTTTGCAATAATGAATAATGTATGGAATTTTCAGCATATAAAAAATCCATCTATAGAATTATGTAGATTTGCAATTGAGAGAAATGGACATCTATTATCATACATAAAGAAACAAACACCAGAATTATGTGAAATAGCAGTAATGGAAAATGGATTTGCATTAAGTCATGTACTAAACCAAACTCCGAAATTATGTAAACTTGCAATTGAACAAGATGGGGTAGTATTAAAATATGTGAAAAATAAAACATTAGAATTATGCATGATTGCAATTAAACAAAATCAGAAAGCACTAAAATATGTAAATGAAACTAAATTCCCAGAAATTCATGAATATTGGAGGTTACTATATGAATAATGAAATGTTAGAAAAATATAAAAAACAAATTATACAAAATATTGACATTTTACAGGATATACCAATAAAAGATCAAACTCGGGAACTTTGTGAGTTTGCAATTAATGCAAATCCATGGGCATTCAAATATATAAAAAACCAAACAAAAGATATTTGTAAACTTGCAATTGAGAGACTTCCAAGTTCAATCCAATATATAAAAAAACAAACTCCGGAACTTTGTAAACTTGCAGTCAAGTTGAATCCATTGTGCATTCAGTATATAATAAATCAAACTCCAAAACTCTGTAAATTTGCAATTGAGAGAAATGCATTTTGCATTGAACATATAAATGATCCAACTGAAGAATTGTGTAATTTTGCAATTAAAGTAGATCCAGAATCAATACGATATATAAAAAAACAAACTTCAGAACTATGCGAATTAGCTATTAAATCTAAACCACTCACAATTAAATATGTAAAAAGACAAACAAAAAAACTTTGTGAATTGGCAATAAAGAAAGATTGGTCTGCAATAGAACATGTAAGGAACCAAACAGAAGACTTGTGCAGATTTGCAATAAGGAAAGAACCATGGGCGATTCGATATATACATGACCAAACAGAAGAATTATGTAAAATTGTACTAAAAAAAGATCCAGCTGTAATAGAATACATAAAAAATCAAACACCAGAAATCTGTAATTTTGCATTTGCAATAGATAGTCGTACATTTAAATATATAAATAATCCAACGGAAGAATTATGTAAAAATGCAATCGTCAATGATATATCCACAATGGTATATATGAAATTAACAGAGGAAATATGTAAGTTTGCAATTGAATTTGATAGACATGCAATTTTATATCTCAACCCAACTAAATATCCAGAAGCTATTGAATATTGGAGTCTATTATATGGATAATAAACGATTTGAAAAATATAAAAACCAACTTAGAAAAGATATTAGTATTTTAGAAAATATCCCAATAGAGGATCAAACCAAAGAATTATATAGGTTTGCAATTGAATTGGATGCTAGTTCAATTCAATATATAAAGGATCAAACTCCAGAACTTTGTAAATTTGCAGTAACTGAAAATGGATGGAGCCTTGCTCATATAAAAGACCAAACTCCGGAATTATGTAAACTTGCTATTGAATCAGATCCATGGGCTATTAAAAATGTAAAAGATCAAACTCCCGAATTATGCGAATTAGCTATTAAATCTGACCCATGGGCGCTCAAATATATAACAAATCCAACTGAAGAATTATGCAAATTAGCAGTTGAAAAAAATGCATGGACAATAAAATATGTAAAAAAACAAACTCCAGAATTATGTAAAATTGCAGTAACTCGCATGGTTGATGCATTTCAACATGTAGAAATTTTAACTGAAGAATTATGTATGATTGCAATTAGGCAATCTCGGGATATAATAGGTCATATAGATGAAACTAAATTCCCACAAATTCATGAATATTGGAGATTATTATATGGATAGTAAATCTAAACCAATAACATATATTGAATATGTCGAATTAAAATTGACTAACCAACCCACACATCATATGAATTCGATAGAAGATATGATATTTAAAGATGGATCTAAAATTAAAGATATAGAAAACCCATCAGAAAAATTATGCAAAATAGTAATAACTCAAAATGGAATGAATATTCAATATATAAAGAATCAAACTAAAGACCTATGTCGATTAGCAATTCACAATCAACCATTATCAATTCAACACATAAAAGATCAAACTCCGGAATTATGTGAAATTGCAGTTGAATTAAATATAACTGCATTGAAACATATAGTAAATCAAACTATGGAATTATGTACAACTGCAATATATCGACATCCACAAGCAATATCATATATAAGAAACCAAATTCCAAAATTATGCACAACAGCAGTTATGCAAGATGGATTATCATTAAAGTATATAAAATACCAAACTAAATTACTTTGTAGACTTGCAGTTATGCAAAATCCATATGCATTTACATTTGTAAAAAAACAGACTTTACAGATATGTAAATTAGCGGTTAGTCGAGATGGGTATATGATTAATTTTGTAAAACATCAAACTCCAGAACTTTGTAAACTTGCGGTTAAGCAAAGTGGAATTTCAATCGTACATATAAAAAAACAAACTCCGGAACTTTGTAAACTTGCAGTAATGTCAGATAGTGTAGCATTAAAGTATATAAAATATCAAACTCCGGAAATATGTAAAATTGCAATTGAACAACAACCATCAATGTTACCACATGTAAAAGATAAAACATTAGAATTATGTATGATTGCAATTAAACAAAATCGATTAACAATTGGGTGTATTAGTAAAACTAAATTCCCAGAAGCCCACGAATATTGGAGGTTATTATATGAGTAAGAAAAAACTTAAGAAAGAACTTAAGAAAAAAGTTAAAGTTAATTATTGTGTGGAATTACACAAACATATAATTATGAAAGAACCATATTTAATTCAACATATGAAAATTCAACCTATAGAATTTTGTAAATTATTAATAGAACAAAACTCATGGTCTATCAAATATATAAGAGACCAAACTCCGGAATTATGTAAACTTGCAATTGAGAGAAATCCAAATAATATAAGACATATAAGAAATCAAACTGAAGAATTATGTAAATTTGCAATTGAAAGAAGTGCAAGTGCAATCCAATATATAATAAACCAAACAGAAGACATCTGTAAACATGCAATTAGGTTTGATTCATATTCAATTAAATATATAAAGAATCAAACCCCAGAATTATGTAGACTTGCAATTAATAAAAATGGTTGGTCGATACAACATATAAAAGATCAAACGGAAGAATTCTGTAAACTTGCAATAATGGATAGTTGCACCTCAATTCAATTTATAAAAAATCAAACAGAAGAAATATGCAAATATTCAATCATACAATTACCAGGAACAATTAAATATATACGAAAGCCAACTAAAGAATTATGCATATTGGCAATTGAATTAAGTTCAAATGCAATTAATTACATTAATAAAAATAAATTCCCAGAAGCCCACGAATATTGGAGGTTATTATATGGATAATGTAAGTATTGGAGGATGTTATATGGATAAAGAAGAATTTAAAGCATTTAAATATGAAATTGATCAGAATCCTGAAAGATGTAAACGTGCAATTGAAATGGATGGGAAATTAATAATGCATGTGAGAGATCAAACAGAAGAGTTATGTAAAATTGCAATTGAAAGAAATCCATATGCAATCAAATTTATAAGAAAACAAACTCCCGAATTATGTAAACTTGCAGTTAAACGAGATGGATATGTATTAGAATACATAAAAGATCAAACAGAAGAGATATGTGAATTAGCAGTTAAAGCAGATCCATGGTCAATTGAATTCGTAAAAAAACAAACTCCAGAATTATGCTTGACTGCGATAAGAACAAATGCAACTGCACTTGAATATATAGAAAATCAACCAGCATCACTTTGTAAACTTGCAGTTGAGTTAAATCCATGGGCGATTAAATATGTAAAAGACCAAACTATCGATCTATGTAAATTTGCAATAGGACAAGATAAATTGATAATAACATATATAGATAAAAATAAATTCCCAGAAGTGTATGAATATTGGAGATTATTATATGGATAAAGAACAATTTGAAAAATATAAAAACCAAATTTCAGAAAATATTACTATTTTCCAGGAACTCTCAATAGAAGACCAAACTCCAGAACTTTGCATGTTTGCAGTTGATAAATGTGCATGGTCTATGCAATATGTAAAAAATCAATTTCCAGAATTATGCAAATTGGCAGTTGAACGAGATGGATGTTCAATCCAATATATAAGAGACCAAACTCCGGAATTATGTAAACTTGCCATTGAAGAAAACCCATATGCAATGGCATATATAATAGATCAAACAAAAGATTTATGTAAACTTGCAGTCACTCTAAATGGTCGGGCAATACAATATATGGAGGATCAAATTCCAGAATTATGTGAAACATCAGTGTTATATGAACCCCATCTGATTCAATTTATAAGAAAACCAACTATAGAATTATGTAAACTTGCAATTGAACAAAATAAATTGGTGATAATGTATATAAATAAAAACAAATTCCCAGAAGTACATGAATATTGGAGATTATTATATGGATAAAGATGCGTTAAGAAATTATGAATCTAGAATTTTTAAAAACCCACATCTATTTAAGGATATGCCAGTTGAATATCAAACACCAACATTATGCAAATTTGCAATTGAACAGGTTCCACAATTATTAAAATATATAAGAAGACAAACCCCAACATTATGTAAAATTGCAATTCAGCAAAATCAATATGCATTAGAGTATGTAAGATACCAAACATACGATATATGTAAATTAGCAGTCACCCTAAATGGATTTGCAATTCGATTTGTAAAAAATCAAACAAAAGAATTATGCAAATTGGCAATTAAAGAAGATCCATGGTCTATTAAATATATAAAAGATCAAACTCCGGAATTATGCAATTTTGCAGTTAAATTACATGGACCCATAATAGGGAGTATATCAGATGAATATATAACTACAGAGTTATGTATAACAGCAATTAAACAAAACCAAAATTCAATTGATTATATTAACAAAATTAAATTCCCAGAAGCCTATGATTATTGGAGATTATTATATGGATAAAAGAATGAATGAAGAAGAATATGAACAATTTAAATCTGGAATTAATCAAACTCCAGAACTATGTAAACGGGCAATTAAACAATATGCATGGTCATTCAAATTTATAAAAAACCAAACTCTTGAACTATGTAAACTTGCAATTGAAAGAGATGCATATATAATAGAATATGTAAACGATCAAACTCCAGAATTATGTAAATTAGCAATTGAGAGAAATGGATATTGCTTTCAATATGTAAAAGATCAAACTCCAGAGTTATGCGAACTTGCAGTTAAGAAAAATTCACTCATAATAGAATATGTAAAAGATCAGACACTAGAATTGTGTCGATTAGCAATATCAATCAACCCATGGACAATTAAATTGGTAAGAAAGCCAACTATAGAATTATATAAATTTGCAATTGAATTAAATCAACAATCAATACACTATATAGATGAAACTAAATTCCCAGAAGTACATGAATATTGGAGGTTATTATATGGATAACAAATTAATACATCAATTTATGTCTGGTGATGCACTACAACAATTTATATCTGGTGAAAATCAAACTCCAGAACTTTGCAATGAATTGGTATATAAATATCCATGGATTATTGAACATGTAAAAAATCAAACCTGGAAATTATGTAAACTTGCAATTAAAGGAAATCCACTTACAATAAAATATATAAGAAACCAAACAAAAAAACTTTGTGAATTGGCAATTAAACAAGATGTAAGATCAATTCAACATATAAAAGATCAAACAGAAGACTTGTGTGAATTAGCAATTAAACAAAGTTCATCTGCAATTCAATTTATAAGGGAACATACAGAAAAATTATGTAAGCTTGCAATTGAAGAGCATCCATGGTCTATGCAATATGTAAGAAATCAAACTCCCGAAATATGCGAATTTGCAGTTAAAGAATATGGATGTACATTAAAATACATAAAGGACCAAACTCCGGAATTATGCAGACTTGCAATCATTCAAGATGAATGTGCTCTAGAATATGTAAAAGAACAAACAGAAGAACTGTGCAAAATTGCAATAAAAAAAGATGGGTTAGTGTTAGAATATGTAAAAGTTCAAACAAAAAATCTGTGCGAACTTGCAATTATAGAAGATCCAAGATCAATGCAATATGTAAACGATCAAACTCCGGAATTATGCAAACTTGCGATTAAATTAGATCCATGGATTATACAATTTATAAAAAATCCAACTATAGAACTATGTAAACTTGCTATTGAAATAGACAAATATTCAATACGATATATAGATAATTATAAATTCCCAGAAATATATGAATATTGGAGATTATTGTATGGATAATGAAAAAATGAGTAATAAAGAATTAAAATTATTCAAAGCTGGAATTAATCAGACTCCAGAATCATGTAAACTTGCTATTGAATTATATCCACATCTACTTAAGTTTATAATAAACCAAACTCCCGAATTATGTAAACTTGCAATTGAAAGAGATGCATATTACATTCAATATGTAAAAGATCAAACAACAGAACTCTGTAAACTTGCTATTAGAGAAAACCAACATTGCATTCAATATGTAAAAGATCAAACAGAAGAATTATGTAAACTTGCAATTGAGGGAAATGCATATGCAATTTCACATATAAAAAATCCAACTGAAGAGATGTGTAAATTAGCAATTTTACGAAATCCATGGTCTATCAAATATATAAAAGACCAAACTCCCGAATTGTGTAAATTAACATTATTAGATGAACCATATATGATTAAATATATACGAAAACCATCTATAGAATTATGCAAACGTGCAATTGAATTAAATAAATATTCAATTAATTATATAGATGAAACTAAATTCCCAGAAATTCATGAATATTGGAGGTTGTTATATGGATAAAGACGACGATATAAATCATCTTAGAGATCTTGAAGAATTTAAGTCTGGAATTGGACAAACAGAAACCAGATGTAAAGAATTAATATATCAATATCCATGGGTGATTAAATATATAATCAATCAAACAGACGAACTTTGTAAATTTGCAATTAATCGAAGTGTATATTCATTTGTATATATAAAAAAACAAACTCCAGAACTTTGCAAATTGGCAGTTGCGATTGATCCGAATATATTAGAATATATAGAAAATCAACCAACATCACTTTGTAAACTTGCAGTTGAGTTAAATCCATGGGCGATTAAATATGTAAGGAATCAAACTCCCGATTTATGTAAACTTGCAATAGAATCTAACAAATGGACATTAAAATACATTGATAGAACTAAATTCCCAGAAATGCGAGAATATTGGAGACTATTATATGATTAAAAAGTATATGGTAAATTATGATACCGAGATCTAACACTCGAATTATATAAATTTGCAATTGAACGAAACCAATATATACTACATTCGATAGATACTCGAGAATTCCCAGAAATAAAAGAATATTGGGGTTTATTATATGGGTAAAAGAATTATGACTGAAAGTGAATGGATTGAGATGCTTGAAAATGCATCGGATGTTCGTACTCGATCATACGATAAAGATATGAAAACTATTATAGAAATAATGAATCATATTCCAAAACTATGCAAATTAGCTATTGAACAATATTCATGGGCATTCCAACATATAAGAAAACAAACCCCGGAGTTATGCAAATTTGCAGTTGAAAATAATCCATGGTTAATAAAATTTGTAAGAAATCAAACCCCAGAATTATGTAAAATTGCAGTAGAATCAAATTGTTGGAATTTAGAATATATAAGGAATCCAACAAAAGAATTATATATATCTGCAATTAAACAAGATAAGAGAATAATTATAATAATAAATAAAATTAAATTCCCAGAAGTATATGAATATTGGAGGTTATTGTATGGATAATGAAATGGATAATGAAATGAATGATGAAGAATATGAACAATTCAAATCTGGAATTAATCAAACTCCCGAACTATGTAAACAGGCAATTAAACAATATGTATGGGCAATACAATATGTAAAAGATCAAACAGAAGAGTTATGTAAACTTGCAATTGAAGAAAATGCATATGCAATTTCACACATAAAAAATCCAACTGAAGAGATGTGTAAATTAGCAATTTTACGAGATTCATGGTCTATTAAATATATAAAAGATCAAACTCCTGAAATATGTAAATTGGCATTATTAAATGAACCATACTTGATTCAACATATACGAAATCCAACTACAGAACTGTGTAAGTTTGCAATTAAACATAAGAGTGCAGCAATTGAATTTATCGATAGAGATAAATTTCCAGAAGTATATGAATATTGGAGGTTATTATATGAATAAAGATGACGATATAAATCATCTTAGAGATATTGAAGATTTTATGTCTGATAAAAATCAAACAGAACAAAAATGTAAAGATGTGCTTAATAATAATGGTTATATGTTAACATATGTAAAGAATCGAACTCCTGAATTATGTAAACTTGCAGTTATGACAAATGGAGGCGCATTAGAATATGTAAAAGATCAAACACCTGAAATATGTAAACTTGCAATATTGCGTGATCCATGGGCAATTAAACATGTAAAAGAACAAACTCTGGAATTATGTAAATTTTCAATAGAATGCAATAAATTCACAATACAATATATTGATAAAGATAAATTTCCAGAAGCACACGAGTATTGGAGGTTATTATATGAATAAAAAAACATTAGAAAAATATAAACGACAAATTCGAAAGGATGCTCCAAATATATTCAATATACCAATAGAAAATCAAACTCCGGAACTTTGCATATATGCAATTAATATAAATCCATGGGCATTTCAATATATAACGAACCAAACTCCCGAAATATGTAAACGGGCAATAGAAGAAAATCCATGGATGATTGAATATGTAAAAGATCAAACAGAAGAATTATGTAAACTTGCAATTAAACTACTTCCATATTCAATCAAATTCATAAAAGAACAAACAGAAGAATTATGTAAATTAGCAATTAAATTAGATGCTCGTTGCATTCACTATGTAAAAAATCAAACAGAAGAAATATGTATATTAGCAGTTAAGAAAGATAAAATGTCAATACATAATATTGATAAAGATAAATTCCCACAAGCACATGAATATTGGAGACTGTTATATGAATAAAGATAAATTTGAAAAATATAAACAACAAATTTCAGAAAATATGTATGTATTCCAGGATATACCAATAGAAGATCAAACTCCGGAGTTATGCTTGTTTGCAATTAATATAAATCCATGGGCATTTCAATTTATAACAGACCGATCTCCCGAAATATGTAAACGGGCAATAGAAGAAAATCCATGGATGATTGAACTTATAGAAGATCAAACAGAAGAATTATGTAAACTTGCAATTAAACTACTTCCAGTTTCATTTAAATTCATAATAAACCAAACTCCTGAATTATGTAAACTTGCAGTTGAAAGAAATGTATATTGTATTCAATATGTAAAAGATCAAACGGAAGAATTATGTAAACTTGCAATTGAACAAGATGGGAAATTATTAAAATATGTGAAAAATAAAACATTAGAATTATGCATGATTGCAATTAAACAAGATCGGTTAGCAATTAAACGTATTAGTAAAATTAAATTCCCACAAGCACATGAATATTGGAGACTATTATATGGCTAATGTAGACTATTATATGGATGATGGAGCGATAATAGTTGGTAATGTTAATATAGACGAAATGAAAAAAATAAAACACATAAGGAAAATTAATAAAAGTGAAGAAGAATCAAAATTAGCAATTAAACAAAATCCATTTGCATTACAATATGTAGAACATCAAACTAAAGAATTATGTTTGCATGCAATTAAAAAATCACCATGGGCATTTGAATATGTAAAGGATCAAACAGAAGAAATATGTAAATTCGCAGTTGAACTAAGTCCTTTTACACTTAAATTTATAAAAGAGCAAACAGAAGAATTATGTACAATTGCAGTTAATTTAGTGCCATCAGTAATTAGATATGTAATAAATCAAACCCCGGAATTATGCATGTCTGCAATAAGAAAAGATGCATTATCATTAGAGTATATACAAGTTCAAACAAAAGAACTTTGTGAAATTGCAGTTAAAATTAATCCATGGGCAATGAGATATATAAAAAATCCAACCATCCGATTATATAAACTTGCAATTGAACAAGAACCAAAGACAATCGAATATATTGATGAGACTAAATTTCCAGAAGCTCATGAGTATTGGAGATTACTATACGGCTAACCTAAACACTATTTATTATCCCCACATAATAAATGTAAATTTGGTTGATATTAATTAACGGCAAAATCTGATAGTCCAATTATAAAAATCCCATTTGGAGGCAAAAAATGAAAAAAGTGAAAAAAGTAAGTAAAACAATAGATACGATAAAGACATTCAAAATCTCCCCAGATACAGAATATGATATTGAATTTGATGAAGATGGGCCTTTCGATTGTCTAATACAAATTAGACATTTTGTATATGGTATAAGTAGCGTTGGTATTACAAAATTAAATCTAGACAATGTAATTAAAGATGCCGAAATTGTAGTTGCGACAGCTAAACTCACTGAAGATATTGAACCTATAATTAAAGAATTGGTATCAACATGCATTACAACTAGATATAAAGTAAAAGAAGTAGATGGTATCAATGATATAACTACCAAAGTTAATCATATGATTAAAAATAAACCAGAATTATGGATAAATATAATTGGAGGAATGTCTGCTATTAGACAAATGCGCAATGAAGAAATTTTAAGCCTAAATGAACCTAAATGGAGTTAGATTCAATATTATAATATAGATATTATTGATTATAGGGAATGAGAAATCATTCCCTATAATTACTATTTTTATTAATCAATCTAGGAGGTTTAACATATGACATATAACATGAAAGATATCGAATATATTAATTTTAATAAGATATATAATTGGGAATATTATATGGGATTTGCATATGATATGATAACGGATAAATTAATAGAGCGATCAATGGACTTCAATTTAAAAAATATTAATATAGACGATCATTGGTATCATCAAGAATTTTTTAATGACCTAAATAAAAGTAAACGTGATGTAATAAAAATGCATGCTTATCGAATTGCAGCACTAGCAACAATTATTAAGAACAATTCAAATGAGATAATTACCCCTATTGATTTTGACTCAATTCGGTGGAATAATGGTTGTTCTGGAGTTCAAGATGGTAATCATAGAATCAGAGCATTTCAATTTCTAAAATATAAAAGTTTTCCAGCAAATTGTTCTGGAGAAGAATCTGAGATATTTAAGATAATCGATCTGGATTAATTTAAACTAAAATATATAGATATTAGTAAAATATAGATAATGATTTATTTTTAGGAGAACGAATGGCTAAATTTAGAGAAATAAAACAATATACACAAACACCATATTATCAAATAAATGTTAGTTGGGAAGAAGTTGAAAGTAAATTAGAATCAATATATAATAATAGGATGGGATATAAAGTTGAGTTAATTCCAGATTTCCAAAGAGGACATATCTGGTCTGAAAAGAAACAAATTGAATATGTTGAATTTAAACTTCGTGGAGGTAATGGATCGAATGTATTAATTTGGAATTGCCCAGGATGGATGAACTCGTATATTGGTCCATATCAATTAGTAGATGGATTGCAACGAATCACAGCCGTGCAAAGATTTATGAAGAATGAAATTAAAGCCTGTGGATATTTGTATTCTGAATATGAAGATAGATTATTAAGTAATTGTGAATTCGTATGGACAATTAATAATCTTAAATATAGACGAGATATACTACAATGGTATATTGAATTAAATTCTGGAGGTGTCGTTCATACACAAAAAGAAATAGATAGAATAAAATCGCTATTAGAAGTCGAACTTAAACTTTAAAATTGTTGGAGCCTATTTAAAAAATGATCGTTACGTTATCAGAACAGACAAAAGCGCACATAAAAACATTACGTCTATCGCCAAATACTTATTCATTTACAACTAGAGAATTGACACGAGCATATAAACGAGAAATCGTCAAAGCTCATCCAGAGAATGGTGGTTCTGATAGTAAATTACAAATAGTAAAATTTGCATATGATACCCTCAAATATATAGCAAATGATATCACCCCAGTATCAAAATATCAAACATGTCCAGTATGTGAAGGCAATAAATTAATGATAATGAATAATAACTCAAAAAAGATCCCATGTCCAGATTGTGATACATTTCTTAATTCCAAAAATGAAATTGGTCCATCCGGAAAACAATCAATAAAATGTAAAGCATGTAATGGTGACGGAGTTTATAAACTGAAAAATGGTCGATTTGTACAATGCAAAAATTGTGATGGAATTGGTAAATTTATATTTAAATGTAAAAGTTGCAAAGGTACTAAATATATATCAGATCCAACGCAACCACCAGCAGTAACCCCATGTAGAAATTGCAATGGAAGTGGAAAGATAGTAATTTAATTAAACTCAAATCATAGGAATATATAACGTATTCCTATGATTATTTTTTATAAAGGAATTCTCCAGATCATGAAAAAGATAATATTAGATACTATTGATTTCATACCAGATATATTTATTGAAGAAGATTTAGATTATCATTTTGAATTTAATATATGTTTAGATATTATACCAGTTCAAATTCGAATTATAGAAATTAAAATAAATAGAGGATTTAGAAATATTTCTGAAATTAGAATTTTAGATGTTACCAATAATGTTAAACTTACGGTATTAAATGAATTAAAAGCAAGTGATGAGTTATCTGGAAGCATTAAAGCCCTATGGCCAAGTTTAATAGAAATGATTGCACATAAACATAAATTAAATCATAATCATTTAGAGATAGCAAACTTATGGACTTTAATATTAACTAAATTCAATAAATTAACTATATCAAATTAAGGAGAAATATGATAACTAAAACGCAACTTGATGATAAGTTAAAAAGATTAAATATTAAATGTGAACTTGAATTTGATATAGAATCAATATTTAACGTTGATAAAGAATCAAACATTAATAAGATAATATTAATGTCTAATGTCAATTATAAATTAAGATTTAATGTTAAAGATAGATCTACAATTTTTGTAATTCTATTATATTCTAATTCAAATCCATCCGAAAGCAATATTGAATATTATATTGAAGAAGCCCAAATTGATACTTCCGAAATTAAATATCAACTATATTGCAGAAGTGTAATTAATAAAAGACCATCATGCACTGCATATTATGCATATAAAGAAATGATGCATAGTTTAAATTATCTACCAAAATATCAACAATTAGGAAATATTAATGAATTAACAGAACTAATTAATAATATTGTTGATCTAGTAACTATAGATATCGATAATGTTGATGATGTTGATAAAATTATAGAACCTATCGAACAAGAAAAATCATATAAGATAGTATTACATTATACAACTGGATTGAAAGCCATATTATTTATAGTTAGATATAGTAAAGATGTTACTCATTTAATATTTACAGATCAATTAGAATTAAATATGGATGAATTTGCAGTCATAATAGCTGTAAAATCTCCAACTGTAATATATGGTGAATTATGGGAAATATGGAATCGTACAGTTAATATGATTATTGATAAGTATAAAGTAGAATATAAAAAATCTATAGAATCGAATTAATATAATTCAATTATTTTTGTATAGTTTATATAGATATATAAGTTAGAATAGGTCTGAAAATCTTTAGGACTGTAAATATCAAAGATGATTTATTTGGAGGCAATGTAACCTATAATTATGAGGAGTGGTATCACCTAAGTATTGGATTAGAGATTAAAGTAGAGGTTGTATTCGAAATAAATGCCAAAAAGGAAATTAAAACAATGTTAAATTTAATAAATAGAAAATCAATTAAAGTATTAGTATTCATCGGTATGATTATGCTCGGTGGAGTAATCGGATATGGAGCATCAGTCGCAGTTAATGGATTTTCTAGAATTAATAAGTATCGCATTATTATAAAAAATAATGACATTGCTATTAATAACCTGAAAGCAGAAATGAAGCAAAATGTCAGTGTTATTGGTGAGCTTAAAGAAACGATAAATGATCTCAAAGAAGATATTGGTCTTGTTGATTCAAAATTGGATTTTCAAGATATCGAGAAAGTTAAGATAACATTCTATGCACCATCAGAAGGTGGGATAAATTCAAATGGTGATCCAAGTAAAACTGCCATTTTGAAAAAACCAATTTCAGGAAGAACGTGTGCTATAAGCACTGCTCTTTACGAAAAAGGTTGGTTATTCCATAAAGTTTATGTAGATGGGATTGGTATCTTTGAGGCCACAGATAGAATGAATACTAAAGTCAAGGGTATGCAAGTTGATATCTGCACAACTTCTAGTAGAAAGGCTAGAAAATTGACCCCAAAACATCGGGCAATAATTGTCAAACTTGAGCGCTTAAAGGATTAGAAAAATAATGCATGGGATGAAATTAAAAGTTTCATCCCATGCAAATAACCTATAGGAAAAACCATTAATGTGGGAGATAATATTGATTTCAACTCTAATATTATTATTAGAGAAAATTATAAACTAATAATAGGATATTAAATGAAAACTCGAAGACATTTACTAATATCGGATACACATTTTGGACACTTTAAACTAGTTAATTCTGGATATCGTCCAGATGGATTTGAAATTCAAATATTAGATAATTTACATAAGGTTAGCATCCCAACAGATATATTAATATGCCTTGGAGATGTAAGTTTTTATAGACATGAAATTTGGCAAAAGAAATTACTCAAATCATTTAATGGGACACATGCATGGTTGGTTAAAGGAAATCATGATTACCAATCAGACAATTGGTATTTGAATATTGGATGGGATTTTGTGGGCGAACAAATTTCTCTGACTCGGTTTAAAAAGAAAATTTTATTTACTCACATCCCAATGGACGATATTAGTAAATGGGATTTAAATATTCACGGGCACATGCATAGTGGTGTTCATCATCCTGAAATCAAATTAGCTGGAAAGCATAAATTAATATCTATGGAGAATAACAATTATCATCCAACAATATTACAAGATATATGCAATGAACCGATAATAGGAGAGTTAAATGAACATTAAAATATTTATAAGTAAAGATAATTCACCAATATCGAAATCAAAAGATTCCCGATTTTTTAAACAATTTGTCGTATTTAAAGATAAGAAGTTCTGGATAGATGAGAATGGAGAATATAATGAATTATCGGATAATATATATAAATATATATTATGGGTTGCTGGAGAAGATAATATAGAATATATAAATTTATTATCTGATGAAGTGGAAAAGAAATTAAAAATTCTAATATTAAATCATTTAGATACATTTATTGAATCGAAAGATGAAATAATAAACTTTCTTAAAAATTTCAATCACATTTCAGATTATAAACCAGAAATTAAAGAAAGCCGGATTGTGTTATTTAATTCAAAAAAAATAAAGATCATAGAAACTAAAAATGGAGTGAAAATTAATGGATTTACAATCAATAAGAATACAAATCCAATACATTTTCCAGAAGTAATAAAAGAACAAATGGGTATAGATGAACTCATATCATTGGTAAATACAATAAATGGTAAATTATCTAAATTTAGAATAATATATAAAGATCCATATAAAGAACCACATAAAGCTGAAGATCCACAATTATATTATGGAATTACAGTTATCGATAAACCACAACCTAAATAGGAATAAATATGTTTAATATTAAATTTGATCCAGGAAAACGAAAATACGAATACCAAATTAATAAAATGAGGTTTACGATTATAAATAGAGGAAATTATAATTGGGAAATTATCACATGTAAAAGACATACACTTTTATTTCCATTTATTGTTTGGGAATGTGGAGAATGTTCAACTATAGATGAAAGAAATCTTATTGATAAATCAATTGGTGAAATACTTCTATATTCATTAACTACAAAATAAGAAGATTAATTATGGCTGAATATATATCAGTAGAAGATCTAATAAATCTAAAAGCAAAAGATATGAAAACTGCTATTAAAAAACAAGCAGTATTCATAATCAATAATTCAAAATTATCAATATTAAAATTATCCAAAAATAGATGGAAAGTTATACTTGAGCATAAACGGGAAAAGTCGTGGATATTTAAATTCAAGACAATCAAAACCCAAATAATTAATGAAGATGACCTGAAAAATATGACCCTTGGAGATATTATAATAACTTTATATTCGACGTAATATTATATTGTTTGATATAGATATTATCAAATATAGGATACAGTTTAATAAACCCACATTTATTAATTGGAGAAAATAATTATGTCACAAATGGATGGATCGCTAATCAATAGCATCGCGATGATGATGGTAAGAGAAGATAAAACAAAACATTTAAATGTTTTATCTTCAAGATATGAAACTTTTGTTGTTGTTAATATTCTAGATTTTTCAATAAAATTCACGGACATATCAACACCAAATACAATTGAAAGATCAAAGTTGATTGAATTGGTAGGTGCTAAATGTATATGAAGAATATAATCGAATTCACATATACCAAAATAAAAGCAATTGGATTCGATACAATGGTATTCGATATTACTGGATCAGTATTCATTCATGATAAAAATGGATGGTTTCAAATAGATACTAATTGGTTTACAGTTAAATTAGAACAGCCTCCGGTTATTAATGGTATGGTTGTTAAATTTTCAGCAGATGGGGATTCACCATATGAATACTCAGTTGAAATGGTCAGCTAATTCGTAAATCAAATCTGTCATTTTAAATTATTTGATAGAGATATTAATTTACATAGTTCCATTTGGAATATTTTTTGAAATCTCGTAAAAAAGGAAGGTGCATCATGCTCTGATGTGACAATAGAATTAGTATTATAAACAATTATATAGAGCATCATAAATATATAATATTATAATACGACTAACTTATAGATTATATAGTAGGACGGTCTGAAGAGCCGAATTAATTTAGATAGTTGGCTGAATTAATCCAATATTTAAATTAGACAAATCAAAGAAGGACGGTCTGATGAGCCGAAGTAATCTAAATAATTGGCTGAATTAATCCAATATTTAAATTAGATAATGTAGAGGGTGTCAATAATGACACCCTCTTCACATTTTTTTATTTTCAATTTAATATAGATATTGTAGATTGTAATCATGATAATTATTTAATTGGAGATAAAAATGTCATTCAATAACAAAGATTTAATGTTAGAAACAATTGCAGTATTGACAGTAATAATTGGTCGTAGTTCAGACCGCCAGAAAACTAGATTAAAAAAAGTATTCACTGATAATTCAGAAAATGCTATTGTCTTGGCGAGATGTTTTAATTATCCGAAAATAATAATACCAACACATCAGGTAATATTAGATGATATAGGAGTAGAATCATATATCGTCGATGATGAAGAATATAGATTTGGTTGGATTTCTTTAGAGAAAGCCGAAAGAGAGAGAATTGATCAAATCACCGGACAATTATTACTGGAAAGTTCGTTTTAATATAAATGGAGGAGAATAAATATCTCCTCCACATATAATTTTAATAGGTATATTTAATAGAATCTGAAAGACTATAATTTGTTATGTTCAAAATTAGTTTAAAGGCATACATAGATAATCTCAAGCATAGTTCGCAAATAATTCCAAACTCCGAAAATTTCAAATACAAATATACTAAATAATTAGATATAAATTATATTTTTTTATTTGGAGCGACAATATGAGACTTATAATTGCCGAAAAAGTTGTTTTTTTAGAAATAGAAAAAAACCGGTATCGGGTACTTAAGACAAATTTAATACCAACAAACATCAAGCATATACATCAATTAGGCATAGCTTCGCAGTCATATAAATGTTGCCATAATACAGATTATCTTTCTCAACAAAGATGTAAAATATGCGAACGATTCATGTGCAAAAATTGTATTAGGAATAACAAATGTCCTCATTGTGGACTGGACTTATATTAACCAGTAAAAAAATTCCCAGAAATAGAAATTTAATTATTCTATTTCTGGGAATTTTTACCGATAATTTACCATAAAAGTTATATGAGTTTTAGATATTTAATAGAGATATTATTACGTATAGACAATAATGTCTATATAAACTTATAATGAGGAGAATTACCATGAGACAATGTTCAGTATGTATGAAAATGAAGGATGAGAGTGAGTTCGACGGGTTCGAATTCGCAGCGGATAATTGCAACGACTGTTTCCTGGAGGAGGATTATGAATCCTCCGAACTAATCGAAATAGATAGGATGCTCGAAGAGCATCCATTGGAGGGTCCAATAGAGAAACCCTGGGAGACATCTCCACTGGAGAGGTCCACAAATTAACCTTGAGGGGTGAATTGAATCTAATAAATTCAATTCACCCCACCAGGTAAGTTATTTTTTTAAAAATATATCTAAACAATAACAATATTAACTCCATAAGATTCCATACATTTTTTTGCTGTCGGAAATTTAATTTCACTATGAACAGGAATTGTTGCAGATATACTTCTATATTCACCGTGCAATCCAGATGTAACTGGAGAAAATGTAGATACATCAGTAATTGTATATATGCTACATGGATGATTCATTAAATGTGATAATTTCTTTGGTATTTTAAATATACCTTTCCAGATTTTAGAATTTGCAGATGTATATATATGTGAAGAGAATTCAATACCAAAACTATCATCCCATGGGAATGTAAATGCAGAACATACATTTCTAGAAGTTGCAGCATATATCCATTTTTTACCTAATGAAGATCCACTATTTGAGATATTATGAATCGAATGCAATTCTTTTAAGTTCGAAATATGAGATGCATGATATAAGATTGTTGGTTTTTTCACATTATTAGTTAATACTAAATCATTTATAGTCATTTAATTATTCCTATATTATTTTAGATGCTATATATTCACAAAATTTCTCTTCATCTAACTTAGTATTACCATATGTAGTATTTTTTATAGAATCGATATATACAGTTGTAAAATTAACTAATAATCGTTTATATTTTTCTTTCTCACCAACAGTTAATATATGTTTATATATTTCATGTGATAGTTCATGCGCGGTTAATAGTCGTTGAAATTTTATAATATTCGTATTTTTCATATTATAAAATTTACTTACTTTTTCTAAATGATCTAAATCTCCTACATTAATTGATTTATTTTTTTGCCAATTACCACCACAAGCATATGGATTCATTTTAGGATTTGGTTTTCCATTATCAAAATAACATCCATTTTTAATATTAATCTTCATATAAGATATATCATATCCAAACATTTGTTTAATTTTAAGTTTTATATCATCTAATGAATTATTTAATTTCACATTATTAGTTAATACTAAATCATTTATAGTCATTTAATTCCCTCTCTTTTCAATTCTGGATTTAGTTACAGGTAAATAATCACTAAATGTAACAATCTGCGGAAGTTTTATGAATACTAATTTTGAAGTTTTATATAACTGCTCTATATGTTTTGGATCCTGAAATTTAGACATAACAAGTTTAATATCCGTATCAGAATTGAGTTTCTTAATATATGATTTGCCAACTTGAATAATTGTGCTCTTAGACAAATCATCTATAGTATAGCAAATGCGATATTTCAGATCATTTGGAAATGCAAATAAATCAATGGGAGTTAAATAAATCCCATAATTACCAGTATAATTTTGGTTTAATATTGATCTATAAAATTGATTATACATATATTCCCAGTATATATTGGCATTGTTAATTTTATCATTAGTTATGCCTGGTAACTTTTTAGATATTGCTCGCTTTGAATAATCATCAATTTGATTCGGTAATATTAATGTGCTAATTGGAAGTAATCGTTTATTCGCTAATATCTTATTTAATGATTCATCATCGAATAAATAATGATAAATAGGTGATTTTAATTGTACTGCTTCTAATATTAAAGTATTGATATCCATATGAATATATCCTAATAAAAGTATTTTTGATTAGATTAGATAGGTTATATCTATTTTTTAGTTAATATTGAACCGGACATATTAAAAATTTACACTCATTGTATAGAGATATAAATAAGTATATAGTCAGTTTTATTTTAATCAACTTAATCAAAAAAGGAGATCGATCATGTACGAAATAAAAATATTAATTAGTATATAGTCAATATATAGTTAATATATAGTCAATTCAATTCAATTCAATTTAAAGGAGAGTAATCATGCATAAAGTAATAATATCGAATAGCTTCGTTACCATGGCAGAAAATGTACCGACCCATACTGTTGAAGCTGAGTATGGTGATAATTGTGTATATGGAACGAAACTAACTCTAGCCCATCATGGGTCTAGGTCAGAAAGTCCATGTCCATGCCTTGGAGATAATATTAAAGACCAAGCAGAGGGCATAATAATTGGAATATCCCATATTGATATGGATACCCTCGGTGGTATTTATCGAATACTGGGATTAAAATCCCCAGATCTTCAACCTAATGATGTGGAGACAATGTTTTGGAACATGGTCGCTAAAATTGATATCTTAGGATATCATAAACTAGACGAAATCAGAGAACAAATGTGGTTGGAGTTGGAGTATCCAGATACAATAGGCTCGGCTCTTGAGTTTTTCAATGAGCGTTGGGGATATCTATTGGAGATTCTCCATGGTATGTATGCCTGGTTTGGAAAAAATGAAATAACAATCCCAGAGGATGGGAGCATCCATGATTGTACATTTCACATAAATGAAGGTTGCAGAGTTCTTGATGTTCTGGGACTTGGTGATCTAAAAAATGATGAGTTTAAAAGACTCAACCAAGATGGCATTGCTTGGAAAAAAGACCAGGATGATTTAAATGCAAAAACCCTAGTCGAAGATATTCCGGGAATTATTGCATTCCGGGTATCAGATAAATTTGTAAACCACATGTATATCTCGCCAACAGGAACCCCTTATCTTGGGGTTGTTGGATTTGATAATCAAGTCGGATCTATCACAATATCATTGATGGATCCAATTGAAGGGGTTGATTGTTGTCAGATTATGCAACAGTTTTATGGTCCCCATGCTGGTGGTCATAAGGGTATCGCCGGAAGCCCAAGAAATCTAAAAGTGACTCAGGATGAGGGTTTCAAAATGTTTAAGATATTCGGAAATATCATTAAACAGAATATTTAATCAATTGGACTATATAATAATAACATATTATATAGTCCAATTAACTATTTTTTAATCTAAACATAACAGGAGATATAATATGAATACGATAACTGGAGATTTAATCGAATTTGCTGAAAATGGACAGTTTGAAGTTATAATCCACGGATGCAATTGTTTCTGTCAGATGGGAGCTGGAATAGCAAAACAAATAAAATCAGAATATCCAGAAGCATATCAAGAAGATTGTAAAACTAAAAAAGGAGATAAATCTAAACTTGGCAACTATTCATGGAAACTGGTTACTGGAAAATACGAATGGAAATTCATAATAATTAATGCATATACACAATACCACTATGGTAGAGGTATACATGCTGATTATAATTCAATTCGATCTGTATTTAAATCAATAAAACAAAATTTCAATACTTGTAAAATAGCATATCCAAAAATCGGAGCTGGAATGGCGGGTGGTGATTGGAATGTAATAAAATCTATAATAGAAGAAGAATTATCTGGATGTGACCATACATTAGTTATATTACCCAATAAATAGTTATATTGGTTTATACTATTTCATATAGATATTGATAAGTAATAAAAAAGAACTTAATTCACATTCCGTGAGTTAAGTTCATTCACAGCCCGTTTGGGCATAGAAGAAGGAGAATTATTATGGATTATGTGATCGAGTTAATCAAATATGTCCCTACCGAACCTAGAAAGTTTGGTAGGGTTATTTCAACAAACAAACAGGCCCTGAGAATTTGGGGCATGTTGGTGAAAACAATTGGGGTAGTCGATTCAGTCGACTATCCCAATTTAGTAGAAACAGAAAGAACTGGGTATTGCTTGAACGTCCGCAATATCTAGTCTTTCCAAGGGGATTTCACCCGGACAATAAAAGTCCGTGCCTCTTAACTGACGGTCTAATTTAGTTAATTAGACCCACCTTCTACGGTGAAAAAGAACCACTTGAAGCCTGGATAGACAGAGTGGGGTAAGTAGGAGCGCAAAGCCGGCACGGGGTGAATTAGACACATCCTAGGACCGGTGCGGAAGTAAAAGATCCCAATGACAATAAGTGGATCAATGTCGAAGTTCGGAATATGGAGACCAATCAATAATATATCAGTGATGATATAGATAATGCATTGGATTAAAGAGCGAGGCAGAGCCGCTACGCCATATTCACTACCTATCTTCAAGGGAAGATAGGTAGAGGTCTCTAGGATTCCTAGAGAACCGCTATTTTTTTGATAAATAGTTATATTGGTTTATACTATTTCATATAGATATTGATAAGCAATAAAAGAACTTAATTCACATTCCGTGAGTTAAGTTCATTCACAACCCATTTGGGCATAGAAGAAGGAGAATTATTATGGATTATGAAATTCAATTAATTAAGTGCCTCGGAAGTGAAAGGCTTGTGGTTGAAATAAATCAAAATGCTCTCCGAATTTGGAGAGCATTAATGAATACTTGTGGGCATGCATTTGAATGTCCACAAGTAGTTAATACACACGATGGGGTTAGTTATTGCCTAGATATACGTAATAACTAAACTCCCACGCCCTGAATAAGGCATAAAACTATTCACTACCTATCTTCAAGGGAAGATAGGTAGAGGTCTCTAGGATTCCTAGAGAACCGCTATTTTTTTATATAATTTTATATAATTTTATATAGATATTAATTAACATAATATGGAGTTGTTCCAATTATATTTGTTTAATTCAACGCCCAATTGGGCATCGAAATTGGAGGTTTGATATAATGGATTTATCATATCGTTCGAACGAAGTATTTAATGTAGAAAATAACATCACTATCGATCTTCCTACTGGAGTTACATACTCCAGGGAAGTGATAAAAGAAGATAAATCTTCTCCATTGAAATTCCCAACATGGAAATCATGGGCTGGATTAGAGGGATGGTGCGATACCATCGAGAAAAAGTTTAATTGGTCCAGAAATAGGGCATTTATTGCCCTGATGGATCCGGAAAAGGATTGTGACTGGGTTTCTGAGTTATCAGAATCTCAGTGTGATTTAATTGTCGAGAGTCTTAGGTCACCATTTAAAGTGACCTGGAATCGAGAAAAAGTTAAGATTTGGATTAAGAAATATAACCAGATGATATATCTTAACCAATGGTTAGAATGTCCATTGGATGAAAGATTCAAACCCAAATCAAGAAAGGGGTTTGATTTGGCTATAACCCTATCGGTTAGACCAACACCATTTATAATAGCGTGGTTTAATCGCCTAGAGGCTAAAGACTACCATCGATATTCACATACCGATATGTGGGTATTGATGATATTGGGGAGAACATCTCCAAAACTATCTAAGTTGTATGACCACATATATGGTATTGACACCACATATTTTGATAATTCTGAAGAATTCAAGGAAATCTGCAATCAAATTGACTTGAAATATATGAAGTTCTCATCTAAAGGAGAAATAAAAGCTCTTCTAGATGCGGGAGTTCATCCAACAACTCTAGTCGGGAAAGAGTTTACTAAGGCAGAAGCATGCCAAATGGTAAAAACAAGATCTAGTTATACATTACCTGAACTGAAATCTACAAAGCTCAGGATGTATATGAGCACCCTCAACATCCCGGTAGGGTGGTATGAAGAAATCCGTAGTAGGGAAGTTGCGGATTGGGCAAATTCCCATGTAGAAAAATTGGACCGCACAAGGGAAATCCACGGTCCAGCTGGTGCAATGCAAACAATGCATTATCATCAGCTTTTATATAAGGTAACCCCAGGTATGTTACCTCAAGGACCTAAAACTGCTTGGAGAAAAGTTATAGGTAGTCTTGAAGAAGTAGCGCGTCTACAGATTCAAGAAGAATTGGGGAAGAATGTTGAATTACCACAACTCAAACATCCAGAGATGTTTGATGTTGAAAGAATCAAGACTTCTTTCGAATTAAAGAAAGAAGGTGAATTGATGGGCCATTGCGTTGGTGGGTATGTACGATCTTGTTTAAGCAAGAAATCATATATATACCACATTGGGGATGTTGCTCCAAAAGGGGCGACGTTAGAAGTATGTTATGTCCAAAGCAAATTTACAGCTCAACAGATGTTTATGTGGAAAGATAAACCTGCAGATGCAGATCTGTGGGAAATTGCAAATCTATTGGTGGCAAGCATCAATAGAACAAAGCAAAAATAGTAGAGTAAATAAGTTACTCCAAGATTATTAGTCTTGGAGTAACTTCACTATTTTTTATATTTTTATATAGATATTAATTAACATAATATGGAGTTGTTCCAATTATATTTATTTAATTCATAGCCTATTTTGGCATCGAAAAGGAGATTTAGAATGAAGACTGAAACCCAAACTTGCCCCTATTGTAATTCAGAAAATGTAACAAGATACAGAGGAAATGATGATGAATTCCTTTGTAAAGAATGTGCAGTTAGAGAAATTTCAGGAATGTTATATGATGCAGAACCTGAAGAAATTGCCACACTTCGGAGAAAATGCGAAGATGTTATTCGTAAAGACAAAAAAATCAGAAGCGAATTGATCATAAATATGTTACTTCGCGGTAACATAAATCTAAATCTGGATATACCAGATATCCCACAAAAGAAAAAGAAAGTAGCTCGGCCAGAATGTTTCAATTTGGCCCCGAATGTAGTGGTATTAAATATGCCCAATAAACATGTGTATGCTTCAAAGATATTTGTTGATGGACTTGAAGCGATATTTATTAATGACGAAATCATTTCTATTGATGGAAAAATCAATAAAAATGGAGAATTAACATCATCTAAATATCAGATATGGTTTAGATGTATGTCATTGAAAATGGCAGTATCTACTGGGATAATCAATGATTGTCCTAAAATTAAAGATTTTAAAATAAGAGTCAATCAAAATGGAGAGACAATTAAATGCGAATTAGAAAAAAGTGTATAACAATAATAGAGTTAGATGAAAAGGAGCTGGATTGGCTTATAAGATTAATGAGACATTCACCACAAACATGTGATGATGCCGAAATAAGAAATAAATTCTTAATTGAATTAACTGGAGAAGAATTCACAATAACTCCAGAAGATTACGATTAATTTTAACTGATTTAATATAGATATTAAATCACAGTGGATAATGATATTCACATAATTTTAAGGAATTATTAATATGGATATTAATGTTATCCTGAATAAGCAGCATAAGTTGCTGCCAGATCAGGAACGAGTCCTTGCCGACATATTCGGTAAGGATTCATGGACCATCGTGTCAATCCCAGAAGCGGGGTTGACAGCTAACCAACAGGAAGAATTGGTTAGAACATTGACCGGTGTGGTGGTGTTTGCCAGCTGCCCACCGGTAATGGTGAAGGTAGCTGTTGAGGCAGCTACTAGCACCATCGATGGTGAAGATTGGATATATGAAGTGTTGGTCTTCGGTAATGACGTTCGGGAGAAGAAGGAACTCCCGAACGGACGCGTTATCTCGGTAATGGCCCAGACGGGCTGGTATCTGAGATGATCTAGGAGTGGATATATATGAATTTATATATATCCACTTCTATCCATCATTTAGTTTTTTATTTAAATTATATAACTAATAGGTTTATTTTTATGGACAATATAATTACTTTCAATGACATGTGTGTTAAAAATTCTAAATATAAACACAAAAATTTTGTAGTTTATAAAGGAATTGCTGTTGAATTTCTAGGAGAATCTATTCCTGGATGTGAAGTTATGGAAATTTCACATAGTGAAAACATTGGCTGTCATTATTGGATATGTCAATTAGCCCCCGAAGTATCAACATTAAATCTAACTCCAAATTTTAAACTAGAAGGAAACTACTACATATCAGATAAGTTATATAATGATGTGATAAGTAGACCTGATTTTAAGAAATTGGAAGAAATTGAAACTAAAATTTGGGAATATTCACCAAAAATACAATCAAGTATAATTAAATCTATCAGAGAACAGGATACAAATTTATTGGATATGTTTCTGGATATGAATACGCTCCAAGATGAGCTCGTTACAGAATATATAAAATCAATAAAATTTTAAAAGTAATTGGAGGCAAAATGATGGGCAAAAAGTATAAGAAAAATCATGCGAAAGATCGGTCAGTAATAACAGCTAAAACCTGTGAATTAAAATCATTATTGACTGCATTTAATCGCAGCTATCTAAATGATCGCAATACCGGAATTTATGATTGCGGTATCATAAATGGATTAATTCTGGCAATTTCAGTTCTTGAAAATACAGAACCAGAATTCATTACACCATCCGAATCAAGAACGTATGATATCTATTCGGATATTGCTAAAACTACTCCGAATCTCGTGAGCATTTCAAATTCAATTAATTATTAATGACAATGGTCCATAATCTAAACAATTATGGACCATTAAATATTATTTTTGTTTTTAGAAATTGGAGAAAATCATGCAAGTTATAGTAATTCTAAATAAACCACTTTTTCCAGAACAAGAAAAATTCATATTAGATGAATATAAAACTTCATATTCAACAATAAATATTCCAAAGATAGGATGGACATTAAAAGAAATGCGGAAGATAGTTAATGCTTTCGATAATAACTCAATAATTGTGTTCACATCGAATATTCCAAAAATGGTTGAGTATATAACTCAACGGTTAGATAAACATCCAAAATTAATACTAAAAATTAAATTATTGGATTAAAATTTTATCTTTAATTTATAAATATTCATATAGATATTAATAAACATAACGTATATACGCATTTTATTAATTTTTCGAAAAAACAGAGTAAATAATCTATATCACTATATAAAAGTTAATATAGATATTGATATTTAGATTCCAGATCAATTACGATTTGGATAAATGGAGGAGGAACCCATCATGCACAAAGCATGTGGTTTAACAAAAAGGGAGCTTTTGGAAGGGTTGAAGTTTTTGACCCTCCAAAAATATCCAGAGGTGGAGATTTATGTCTCCACCTCGAAAAAATTAAACTCTCCCTTTCTTGAAAAAGAAAGGGAGCAGAAGTTAGAGGAAATGCCCTCTAACTAGTCGAAATCTGCTTCGAATATTAAGTTATATTCGGAGCAGCTTCGACACTTCAATTTTATTTTAAACAATAAAGGACACCCACATGTCAAATGAACAATGTTTAAAAATCACAAAAATGAATGACAAACGAGATATGTTCCGAATTAAAACTAAATTTGGTACATTATCATTTATCGATGATGATTGGCACATAATCTCAGACACCGGTAATGTAATAAAAGGAAAAATTACAGATGTCATGACTCTTACAAAAAACGTAATAGAACCATTTCCATTTAGTCAACCAGTAATGAATATAGATATTGATGAATTTGAGAATTGGCTTACTTGTGTTATGGATGATAAATTTTCAAGATTCATAACTAAAGTAATAACAAATACAACAATAACTGAAATTGAACTTGATCTGGAGAATTGAAAAATGAATATATATTTAACAAATGAAATTAAAGCACGAATTATAAACAACATTGACTTGCACATAGATAAAGAATATTCTAAATTAGATATTATGAAAAAAATTAGATATCATGAAGTTGAATTAGCAAATGCTATACGCGGATGGGTTAATTGTAAATATCCAAAATCTGAAATGGATATTATAAAAAAGCATAATTTACATAACAGTTATACATATATAACTTTATATCGCACAACAGCAAATGGAATTTGGATATTTGCATCATCTTATAGACATTATGCAAATTTGATATTTGAACATCCAATTGAAATACCAAACTCTGTAAAATTAGAAGATATTATTTCAGAGAATTATTTAGATGAAGCGCTATCCCTAATGGATATGACTGACAAAGTAGATTATGAAAAAATAAAAATTCTAAGAGATGCAACATCCAAAATTTCAAAGTTTAAAAGATTATATCCATTTATGATAAATCTTCCCCAATTTAAAAAGTTTATACCTATAGAATTTTTATCCGAAAATATGATTTATCAAGAATCTACCCCACTAATTAAATATAATCCAGAAATCAATATTCCACAAATTGAATATGGAGAATTAAAAAATGCCTAAATATTTAACAGTAATGATTAAAGAGCAGATTAAAAGAAATATTGAATTTGAATTAAAAAATACAAATATTTCAAAATGTCTCGAATCCGAAATACAAGAATTATCAGATGATATAATTAAATACGTTAATTATAATTATCCATTCCACGATATGAACATTATTAAAAAGTACAGACTAGAAAGGACATATAATAGTATATGTGTTGGATATTATAAAAATGAATTAGGATATGGACGAAGTAATAAACCTCATATGTTCTTAATATTCAATCCAGCAATAGAATTACCAACATCAGAACCTCTCATTAATATAATTATCCATAATTATAAAGATAGAGTTACGCTCCTGATAGAAAAATCTGACAATATCAAATCGAAATTTAACAAATTGATAAATTCTCGCATGTCTATTATTCGACGATATATAAAGGTTGATAATTTAATAGCAAAACATCCTGAATTTGAAAAATACTTACCTGAATATATAGAAGAGGTTTAAAAAATGAATCCATTCCTAACAAATGCAATTAAAATCGATATTAGACATAATATCAAAGAATATGTTAATTCTCAATACGTAAATATTGATGAAGTCAAAGAAATTGAATTTTGGACTCGGAAATTAACGTCAGATATTGAAAATGCTGTAAATGATATGTATCCAAAAGAAGATATGTGGATATTAAAAAAATATAGTGTTGAAAAATCACATAGAGAAATAAAAATCAATATAAGAGATGGTGGGAAAAGTATACAACTAATGTATTATAAATTAGAAATTCCAAGTATAACATTTAAATTTAATAATACAATATTAATACCAGCTTCGGCTGATCTATTTACCATCATCAAACACAATTTTCTCGAGAGAACAATTCAGATGATTAATATGAATTGGGATATCGAATGTGAGAAATTAACCATTGTAGGTGCATATATGGCACAAGTTAATAAATTTAAAAAGATCAGCGCTTTACTTTCAGCACATCCTGATTTCGAACGGTTTATACCGAAAGAAAGCCAACCAATAATACCATCGATATTAACTCCATCAGAACAGATGCGTATCGAATTTGAAAAGAATATAATAAAATAGGACACATATATGCAAAGACTAAAAGTATTTGGAACTATAATATGTATATTCGGATGGTTGGGATTATCATTTATGCATCTCGCAACTATATCATATCTTCATTCAATGAATATGGAATCAATGAAAGAAATAGGAATGTGTCTCTTTGAATTATTCGCAGCTGCATATTTTGCCGAACAACTAGTAGATTACATAAAAAGGAAATAATCGTGCCTAAAAATAAAGTATTAAACAAAATAACAATAGCATTTTTCATAACAATGATAGTAATTATACAATTTACTTTACTGGCAATAATAATGATTACTGGATTGTGTGTATTTCTAGAAGATAGAATTTGGGGTTCATTAATTACCGGAATTTCAATTTGCATTCCTATAGTGTATATTGAAATAATAGTATTAAAAATATTAGTTCGGAATAAATATAACACACAAATAGAAATAGGAGATAATTGTGAGTAAAACAAAATTACTTTGGTTATATATCAAAATAATCTGGCTTATGCTTATTGTAGTTTCGTTATATGGGTTTATGATCCCGGCATTAATTTCAGCAGCAAATACTGAATTGGTTTTACTAGGTGGGTTTTTGATATTTATATCATTTCCCTTAATGTTCTATATGGTATATCTTATAATCAGAGGAGTTAGAAATAAATGAAAAAGAGTTTAGTTCTACTAATTGCAATTCTATCCATCATGGCAACTACAACATCTTGCACAAAAGTACCTGCAGGATATGTAGGAGTAAAAGTATATCTTCTTGGAGGCTCAAAAGGAGTTGAAACTGAACAACTTACAGTTGGACGGTATTGGATCGGATTCAATGAAGAACTTTATCTTTTCCCAATATTTACACAGAATTATGTTTGGACAAAAGATGTAACTGAAGGTAGTGAAACTGATGAAGCTATCTCATTCCAGACTATAGAGGGTATGAGTGTTAGTGCAGATGTTGGAATTTCATATGCAGTTAAAAAAGATAAAGTATCTGTGATATTCCAGAAATACCGGAAGCAGATAGAAGAAATTACGGATATATATCTTCGAAATATGGTTAGAGATGCATTTGTATCTTTATCATCAACCCGTCCAGTTGAAGATGTGTATGGAGCAGGTAAAGCCAACCTACTTAAAGGTGTAGAAGATTATGTTCGCTCACAATGTGGAGATATGTTTGATATAGAACGGATATATCTTGTTGGAGATTTGAGATTGCCACCCCAGGTCACAGATGCATTAAATGCTAAGATCCAGGCAACTCAGAAAGCACAGCAGATTGAGAATGAAATTCGTTCAGCTAAAGCATCTGCCGAGAAAGTAATTGCAGAAGCAAATGGACGTGCTCGGTCAATCTTACTTGTTGCAGAATCCCAGGCTAAAGCGAATAAAATTCTCGTTGAATCATTAACCCCAGAACAAATGATTCAATATGAAGCACTTAAAAAATGGAATGGTCAGTTACCCACAACTATGGTCCCTAATGGAGCTGTTCCATTCATAAATACAGTGCAATAATCGCCAATTTTGCCCATTTTCGTTATATGGCTATACCGATTATTATAGAGATATAGATAGGTATTGAATTTAACTTAATCTTTAAGGAGGTTAAAAAAATGGGTAAGAATAGTATAATTAAGACGGAAGTGGTTACAATAGACCGCTTCCGGTTGAAAGAACGTCCCGCCTGTATTATATCGGGCGGAAAGATATACTCTGGGTGGATCCAATCCACCCGGAGAAATTGCCTAGTTCCCGTGCTAAAGACGGGAAGTAAGTAAATGGCCGGCGTCGAGCTGGTCAGTTATTCTCCAGACTGCTTAACTGCGGTCTGGAGAATAATGGAGGATGACATGGCAGTTCAGAGATTTTCTGAATTGCAGAAAAACCCACACACTGTGGTTAGCGATAACCGCATTGAAGTGGGAACTCTAACTAGAGTTGGATATTGGCTTCGGCCAATGTCTGATTCTAGTTGGATTAGACAATAGAATTAGAGAGAGTTAATAAAATAACTCTCTCTAATAAACTATTTTTATTTCAATATAATAGGAAACATAATCATGAGAAGATATACTAAATTTCTAATTCGCAGTAAGAAACGTAGAGAATTCATATTTAATACCATGCTTATTATATGGTCTGGATTCATTATAATTATGATAATTGATAATTGCATTACTCAGCAACTGTATTAATTAGTAATTTTATATAGATATAAGAGTTAAATCGTAGTTTTTATTAATAATTTAAATAGGATGAATAAAATGACATTAGAACAAGTAGTTCCAATACTATTACCGATTATGGTTACAACTTTATGGAGCATTGTAATAATAATATTCATAAAAGAGAATACAAAATCAATATCAAAACCAAGGTATATTAACGAAACGAATAACATTTGTAAAAATTGTAATTATTGGAATGAAGAACTTAATTATTGTTTAAAAATTGGAGGCGTTGTATTTGGTAATATTGCAGAAATATATGTACCTAATGAACAACAATACAATAACATGAAAGATGGGATACTTAAATGCCAAGGTGAATTTGGATGTAAGTTATTTTCATCTAAACAAATTAATTTAAATTAAATAGGACTATAAATGAAAACTGTGAATTTAATTATAATTGCATTCACTGTAGTTATGCTTGCTGCATTTGCAGGGATAATCGCTGAAAAGTCAATCCCTAACTTTATTATTTCGAATCCACAAAAAATAATATGTGTCAACGGATATGAATATCAACTCATTATAGATGTTAATAATATTCCAAAAATATGCAAATAGGAGATAATTCATGAATTATAAAACATATCTAGAAAGAAAAAATGCACTAACTGCCCAATTTCACATTGATGATAATAATCTAATACGAGAATATGCATTAGCTAATAGTTCTGTTAAAATTGGAGATATTATATTATCAGAAACTAAACGGATTAAAGTTGATATGATATATACTCAAGTAACAGGCATGCTTATACCAGAATGTTTGTATGATGGATTTAGAATGACAAATTCTGGAAGTTTTTATAAATCAGGAATAAGATCAAGTATCAAACAACAAGATGTTAGAAAAGTAATCAATATAAATGAAAACCAGGAGATAATATAATGGATACAATTTCAGTAACAGACTTTTACCCAACCCACGGTGCATTATGTCCAAGTTGCGAACATGTAATAGTATCAGACGACATGCCAGAAATAGGTGAAGATGTATATTGTGATAATTGTGATACAGAATTTACAGTAACAGAATAATTAGGAGATAATATAATGGAAATGATATCGATTGAAGATTTCTGGATAGAAGATGGAGTATATTATACATTATGTCCAAATTGTGCACATGTAATATCAATAGATCATAAACCACAAATAGAAGATAATGAAATATATAAAGATCATTGTGATTGTGGTGTTGAATTTATGATAACAAAAATGCAATAGGATTAGAATATAAATGCAATATGAAGAATATGTCAACGAATGTAATAAATTACTAGATGATTATAAAAAAAAGAAATTAGTCATTGATATAGAATATGCATTATCTGCAAATAATATCAATATAAATGATATGATTGAAGATAATCATGGAAATGTGATGACCGTTAAAAAAATTGAAATAGAAGAAGATACTGGAGATTGTATTTATTTTGGATCCCCATATAAATATGGTATATCATGTCACGATGTGATGGAAATTTTACCGAAACATGCAATAAATGGGAGAATATCATAATGAAAAAATTTACTGGATTTGAAGGTTATGATTGTGTATCTTGTATGGGAAATGGAGGCTGCAATGAATGGATTGGATCAAGTATTAAATGTAATGGGAAATATTATGCAAATAAAGAAGAAGTAATGATGATGTTAAGTCAGTATAACATATTTAAAACGCCACCAAGATTAAAATTCATCCCAGGAGATAATGTATTTAGCACCGTCTATGGAAATGGATGTGTTATTGAAATAAATCCAGACTTACATTATCCAGTTAAAGTTAGATTTGAATCCGATGTGATAATGTCATATTTGTATAATGGAAAATTTAATGAAATTGATGCGTTCAGATCATTATTCTTTGGACATTATCTAAAACTAAGCATTGAAGAAATAATCCCAAAAAGAGCCCTAATAAAAACAGTGTGGATTGTTATGAATTATGATACCGAAACAAATAAAATATCATATTCAGAATTTATCCAAAAAAATCAAGCAGATGCCAATTATACCGATACTAAATATAAAGGATCTTTACCTCCATTTAAAATGGATTTAAACATAACAAATATAGATCATATGGGAACAATTTTATATCATCTATTAACACGTAAATAAAAACAATAAATGGGAGAATATCATAATGAAAAAATTTACTGATCTTGAAGGTTATAATTGCTTATCTTGTATGGGGAATGGATGTTGCGATGAATGGATGCAAGGTAGAACTAATCCATGTGGGGGTAAATATTATGCAAATAAAGAAGAAACAGAAGTATTGCTTGAATGGTATAATATGATATCTCCTCCGCGACTAAAATTTAGAGTTGGCGACGATGTATTCAGCACAAACTTCGGAAATGGATGTGTTACTCAAGTCGATTCTAGCCAAACGTATCCAGTTTTAGTTAAATTTGAATGTGGAAAACTCGAATCATTCTTAACTAATGGAAAGCTCAAAGGTTTCGATGAATTCAGATCATTATTCTTTGGACATAATCTAAAAGTAATCGTCAATGAAATAAATCCAGAAAGAATGTATACTACAGTATGGGTTGTCATGACTATTGATGTTGCGACAAATAAAATTTATCATTTATCATTTGTCGACTATCAAGATGCAAATGAATATTATGAATTCAATGACCAACATGGGAGTCTACCACCAATTAATGTTAATATAAAAGATAAAGATGATATTAAAGAGATTCTAAATCAAATGTTAACAAATAAAACTAATAAATAGGAAATAGTATGATACAATTCGATAAACCTAGAGGATTTGATTGCGATACATGCATGGGTGGTAGAAATCCAGGTGAACCATGGATTGATCTATCATGTCAAGAATGGAAAACTGCAATAAGAGCAACTGAACCTTGCGATGGAAGATATTACGCCCATCGAGAACAGGTTGAAGTAATGCTCAAATGGAAAGAAGATGCTCTTAAAAATAAACGTAAATTTAAAATAGGAGATAAAGTCACAGTACTTATACGACAACACAGAAAAATTACTAATATCATGGATGATGTTATGAATTATCCAATATGTATTGAGATGGAAGATGGAAAGGAAATCACATGTACTAGTGAAGGCAAAATGCTCAATCAGAATACATATAGATCCGTATTCCATGGACATGATCTAGAGATTGAAGTTAAAGAAAAATTCCCAATTGAAGAAAATTGGATTGTTAATGGTTTTGTAAAGATGTATGAATCTATTTGTGAAATACCAACAACATTTAATTTTACATCTGGAGTTGAAGCTTTACAGTTTATTAAATCATCAAAATTAGAAAAATCAAACATCAGAATTACTTCAGATCCAATTAGAATAGAAAATAAACATAATAATATTGGATCAATTAAAAAAACTAACTTCAGGAGTATATAAAAATGGGTGAAGTTATACTTTGTAAAAATTGTAAATATTGGATTAAAGGTAAAACCAAATGCATAAGAATATACCATAATTGTCAAATTAAAAAAGATGGTTTTGGACCTAAACCTAAAGTTGATGAATATTGGGAATTTAAAACTGGACCTGATTTCGGATGTGTTTATGGTCGAGCAATTAAAGACTCACCAACTAAAGAAGTCATTTTTAAAGAATACAATAATAGGGTTTGGTTAAATGAGCTAGACTCATCTTCAACTGGATCCATTGTAACTTTCGATGGAAAATCACAATGGAGAAATGATCCTCCGGAGACAAGAGAATCATGGGTTGAAATTGGAGATTGCCATGATAAGGTTAAGATTCACAGATGTCATAAAGATACCCAGGAAACGTATCTGAAGAAAATAGAAAAAATGCGAAATGCATTAGATGAGTATATTATACATCTAAAATCAACAATAATCGAAACCCCAACCCCACCAGAAACACCACCAGAAGCTCTAACCCCAAAAGAAGAGCCAAAAACACGGATACCAGGTATTCCAGTACTTGATTCATTGAATGATAATATAAAATATTATATAAACACTATGGATCTTGAGAACCCCAAGAAAATGGACTCAAATATAAAAAGTATTGAAACTCTTTTAAAAGTAATGGACTTATATAAAATCGAAGATAATTGTGCAGAACCACCAATAGAACCAACACCACCAATAACTCGAGAAACACACGTAGACCTGGAAGGACCAGAGCCACCTCCAAATCGAATATTAAGTTATAGATAAACTAAATAATAGAAAATTCTCCCAGATTAAGCCTACACTTAGTCTGGGAGTATTACAAAATATATAGAGATATTAATAGTAAATAAAGCTTTTGGCTTTAAATTTTTATTTTAATATAATAGGAGATAATCATGAGTACAACACCAAAAGTAGTATCAGATGGAGCAAATTTGTCTATAGAACTAATGGTATTAGCTGATAAAATGAGAGAAGGAAAGGTAATACCAATGAATATAATACATGAAAATACCGGATCTGCAGGCATTATATCAGATAGAAAATTTATGAAATTATCATTTGAATATACCGAAGACATTTAATAAATAGGAGATATAATGCTAAAACACAATGATGATGGGAAAGTATGTACAACTTGCATAGGATATAATAACTGTGACTGTTCGCAATGGGTTATAAATTGTAAAGATGATCTAACTGGTTGTCTAAATGTGAATAATTATAAATTTTATGCCAATAAAAAACAAGTTGAAGCCATGCTCGAATGGATCGATAATAAAAAATTTAAAGCCGGTGATAAAATCAGCAGAATATCAGTCGATGAAGGGTATATAATTCACGAAAGCGATGATCAAAATAGAGAAAATATTGCGGAATTTAAAAATGGCGAACGTGTCTTATTTAACCGAAATGAAGAAGGCAAACGCACAATCTTCCATGGACATGACCTTAAAATTGCTGTCAATGAAAATATTCCAAATAGACCTCGTTATATTTGGATGGTTGTTTATATGCATGCATGCTCCACAGATGACGAATGTAAAGTATGTCATAGTGAAGATGAGGCTATAGATTTTTATAATAAATGTGCAATCCCATTGGCTAAACCAATTAAAGTCGAAATTATAGAAAATTAAAGGAGATTTCAAAATGACATGGTATGATATGAGTAGAAATAATGCAGATGTAAAATGTCCAGGATTTAAATCCGGAGATAAAATCACCAGAATAACAATAAATGAAGGTCATATAATTAATGGAGATAAAGATACATATAACCACAATAATACTGCAATATTAAATAATGGCGAAACTATAACTTTCGCTAAAGATATGAGGAATAATCGCACGGTCTTTCATGGACATGATATTGTAATTAACGTCGGAGAAAAAACTCCAATTAGAACCATACCATTATGGGTTGTTATATGCAAGCAACCCAATAAAACCTCAACATATGCTGTTGAGTTTACAAAGGAAGCAAATGCAATAGAATTTTATGATACAAAAGAATTGCACATTCTATCAAGACCAATTAGAGTAGAAGTTCCAGAATCCTCCAATATATAAAAAAAGGAGCAGCATATGGGTGCAGCAAAACGACGAGGAACTAAAGCCGAAAGACAAGTATTGGCAATAAAAAAAGAAGAAGAAATTCGCACACAAAAATATTTAGAATGGAAGAAGATAGAAGATTCAAAGACTCCTGAACAGAAATCATTAGAAAAAAAGAATAAACTAAAGAGAGATCAGCTTATGACACAATTATTGGGGTTTGGATTGGGTTTTGGTGGTGTTAGTTTATTAGATAGGAATCTTAGAAAATAGGAGAGTTATGATATACTCGATATATCGTGATCGAATGTATGATCAAATAATAAACTTTATATCCGTTATATATAATTGGATTAGCAGTTTAACTACATTTGACATAATGGTAATTTCAGCAGTCATATTTGGTATCAGTGCAATTTTATCTCTGATCGTTATGTATCATTCAATATATAATTATCTCAATTAAATGGAGTGGATAAATGAGTTTTTACATAATATTAAATATTATGTTTTCGATCTCACTTGTAATAATTATTGGCGTTTTGGGTTTTATTATATATCTTAATAAAATATCTAATGATGAAGTAATAAAACTATATGAGGATGTTTGGAAATGGCTGCTGAAATGATGAAAACCATGATAAAAATAAGAGAAGATATTTCAGAAAAAGTGCATAATAATTGGGTATCCAGTAAATTAAAAGAAGGATTTCATGCACCTATTGATTGTAAAAGTCATAATGCAAATGCAGCAATACAACATGAAATGAAATCGTTAGATTTCTATACGTTTCCGAAACATTTTGAATTCTGCCCAAGATGCAAAGGACATTTATATCCATATTCAGAATTGTCAGATAATATGAAAGAAAAAGCCAGAATTGTTGTTGATAATATGCTAAATTCCATATGGGAATTAGTCGAAGAGAAAGAAAATGCCGAAGAGAAAGATGAAGATAGTATAGTTGGTTTAAAGAGCATATTAAATTTAGTCAAAAAACTAATAAGATAGGATTGGATTAATGGAAATTACACATGAAAAACTCACGGTTATAAAATTAAACGAATCTGAATTCACCTGGCTTATAAAATTTCTAGAGAAACCAACAGAAAACGATAGTAAAATGCGAGATGATATGGTTTTCAGTTTAACTGGAAATCGATTGACTCCATCATATAACAGTCTAGATAAGAGAGGATAATAATCAAATGGGTAATATCATAGAAGTTCAACTCGTTTATGATCTGAAAAATGATACATTTGAAATAACGGGTAACTCAATTAACCCAAGAGAAATAGTCTCTAAATTTCTACGAACTCAAATAGGAGCTGATAGAACTAAAGAAGATAATGATTTACCAATAGATCGAGATAAATATACAATTTTAATATATTTGGATCTAAGTAATGATAAATTTCTAGTTAGCCATGATTGTGGATCTAAAAGTCTACGAGAAGGTATATTATCCCGATTCATAACATGCAAATCTGCGAAAAGGAATATTACATCGATCTATAATGTACAATAAATAGGAAAGAAATTAAATGAGCTTGACAACAATAACAAATATAATGGGATTTATTGTAATAGGATCATGCATTGTGCTCACTTTATATACAGTAATAGACAATCATATATTCAATAAAAGGAGAGCAAAAAGACTAAAAAATATAGATCGCTTAATCTCAGCATTAAATCAAATCCCACCCATCAAAATACAAAAAAAATAGGAGATAATCAAATTGGGATGTATATTTCTAATTATTATAGGAAGCATCATAGGAAGTATCATAGGTATTGCAATAGCAATATTCGGGTCTAACTCAAAGAAATTACCAATAGTACTATTTATACTAGGCAGCAGTCTTATATTGCCAGTAGATAGCATTGCCAGAGATATGACTTATCAAGAATATCAAGAATATCAAGATTACCAAGATTATAAGGAGAATAGAAGGGAAGAAAGAAGAGAACGTAGAAGAGATAATGTTCGAATCATTAGAGAATATAGAAGAGTTATTGAAGAACAATATTATATACCGGATGAAGATTATTATTACTATGTTCCACCGAAAAGACACTATCCTCGTCGATATTATAGACCAGCAGTTAGAGTTTATTATACTAATTAAATGGGAAGAACAAAATAGAAACAACAATATACAGTATATGTACAGTAGTTATATTCATGTGTATAATCGTGGTTATTTATGTAATAACAGATAATTAGGAGAAATTATGACACGAGATGAAATAAAACTCGAGAAACAGAAGCTCGATTCAGCCGTAGATGAATTTGCAAAAGAAATGAAAGCCCGTCTACATGAAAAAGTCGACGAAGGTTTTAGAGGATGGGACTCCCTAGAATTAGATGAACATTCAGTTCCGTTTAATATGCTATATAAAGCAGAAAGCATATTTAATAAATTGTCCAGAAAACAAATTTTACCTAATAAGACAATGTTTGATTTGAGCAATTATGCAATGATGATTTGGTATAATATTAAATCTAAATAGGAATAATTATGGATCTTAATGTTTTAGAAGGAAAAACAATTCAATTTCTTGAGTTGGACGCAGGACAAATTAAATTCACATTACATGATGGTGATATATTTATGTTATCTAATCATAATAGATCCGATAATAATAGCCTATATATCGACGTATATAATGGATCTGGTGATGTGGCAGATCTTATAGACAGTCCTATTGTTCAATTTGAAAAACTACCAGATACAGAAGATACATACCTTCTCATAACAGAGAAATCTGGATTTACAATTAAATGGGCTAATCCAGATGTAGTATTTGAAAAATTGATATATTTGAAGAATTAGCTAATCCATAAAATAGGATCAAATATAATGGATATTACGAAATTCGACGAAAAGATAATTAAATTAATTAGAAGTCGTGAATCCCTATTAGTAAATTTAGAACTAATTACAAAAAGAATTCATGAATTTTGGCTTATTGAAAGAGCAAAAAAAGGGTTTCATCCTCCTACACAATGTCCAAATATGGACGTATCAGAATCACAGAAATCCTTAGAATCTGGTATGTTTTGTGATAAATGCGATATAAATATGTATCCATATACATATATATCCGAAGAAGTTAAAAATAGACGTAGAGAATCAATAATATCATTTATTGAGGAACTAAATAAATTTGAAGGGTTAATAGACGATAAATAGGAGGATGAAATGACACAAAGCACGATATCAAAATTAATGAATGAAGAGAAAGCAATCGAAAATAATATAGATTCAATAGCTGAGAAAATTCACAATTATTGGATTAATATGAAGAAATCAGATGGATCTCATAGTCCAGATGAATGTGATTCTCTCTGTGCAACTGAAAGACGAGAACTTGGTGGACTTGAGACTCCAGATTTTAATAGATATTGTGATAAATGCAATACAAGCATGTATCCATATAAATACCTGCCTGAAGAGGCCAAAGATGCAAGTCGAAATGTAGTTTCTGCTTTAGTTAAAGTAATTAATAATAATTAATAATTAATTAAATAGGAGATAATACAATGGAACTGAAACAAGTAGCTGAACAGAAAATGGAAATCATAATTACCGCCCATAATAAATGGGTACATATCAAATATCTCCAGGGATTCCATTCACCACATGAATGTACTTCCAAAAAAGCACAATTAAGTCAAAGCGAATCGATAAGAACTGAAAATTTCTATCAATTTCCGAAATTTATAAAATATTGCGATAAATGCAATACAAGTATGTATCCATTCTCTGAATTACCAGAACCCGTTAAAGAATATAGACGAGAGATCATATCGTCAATATTAGATGTAATTGTTGAATTGGAAGAGATCGAAAAAATTGAAGAATTAGTTTAAATAGGAGAAATAAATGACTGTATTTGCAGAAGGACAAAAGGTTGGTTATATTGAAAGAAATGAAACTACTGTAATCGATCTGACAATAGTTGAAATTCGTAAACATTGGGTAAGTGCCGAAGATGATGAAGGTGGTAGATATCACATTGAAGCGGATAGTCTCGAATGTCGAGATGGAATTGCATTCACATATGATAATGATAAAGAATATGAGGAGAAGAAAGAACGCATAATTAAATTAAACAGTCTAATCATCAATTTAGAATCTAAATACAATACAATTTCAATAAAAACATTAGATAATATGCAAAATCTATTGGAAAAGATTTGGGTTAAGGTTCCTAGAACCCCCACTAAAGATGGAATGTGGCATATTATATGTCCAAATTGTAATAATCTGGGAACTGTATATAAGAACCCACATAGTATGGATTTTGTAAAATGTTATAGATGCTATCGCGATCTGTATATATCAGAATAATCAAATAAACACATAAATAGGACATAATATAAAATGGATGCTACAGTAACGGTTTCAGTAGAAGAATATACTAAATTAATCCAAGCAAGAACTAAACTTCAATGTCTAGAAAATTGCGGTGTTGACAATTGGAGTGGATATGACGAAGCTATGGAAGATTACTATCGTGAAATTGATGTCGAAGAAGAAAAATAAAAGGAGATAAGAAAATAGATAGAAAATCTTACGACCATAAGCGTAAGACTCTTCGAAATAAGCACAGGAAAGAGCTACTTGATCTTGAAAAAGAATATGTAGCTCTTTCCGAATTCAAAGTCGGAGATATAATCACAGATGAAAAAACATCTTTAAAGATAGAATTCATTTTATTAGATACGTTCCATGATTATATTTACTTCGGACAAGCATATACTCGAACTGGTCAAGCTTATAAACGAAAAAAGCAAGTTCATATAATTCAGTTTAAATCAACCCACATATATAAACTAAATAAATAGGACATAATTTCAATGAATAGTAAAATAAAAGAATATAAAGCAAAAATAGAAGCAGAAAAAGTCAGACATCAGATTTGTAAGAAAGTAATAAACCACGAATATGCAATGGATAATAACATAATTCAAATTTCAGATGAAATAACAGATCATAATCTTCGAATTATTGTAACTCACATAGATCATTATACACCAGTAGGAAAATTGCCAGAATGCATATATGTAGGTGAAGTACCCAGTAAAGATGAAGGTCCCCGAATGAGAGGCTATATACTTCAGAGTGATGTTAAAAGTCGAAATGGAGCTAAATATTATAAATAAAATAAAAATATTAGAAATTATCATTGGTCTTGCATTCGGAATTACAATAGGTACGATTATATTCATACTAATACTCAGTATTAATGAATGTAAAGATAATATGATAATATTATTGTTAATTGCATTTATATTTGGAAATCTAATATGTATAACATATCGAGTATTTAATAGAGTTATACATAAAATATATAATTATAAACACAATAAATAGGAGATAAATAAAATGACCAATCCAGCAAGTGGTAAAATGAAATTGCAAGTATGTATTAGTGAAGATAAAGAATTTAGAACATTAGTTCGGGATTTAATTACCGGTGGTGTGAAATCAATACTGAAAGAAGAACTTCTCGAAATAACAGCAAATGTAATTAAAGATGTAGCAAAACCAAGCCAACATACAATACACAATGCTGTAGAAAGATATGCATCGAAAGCATATAAAGAAGCTGTAGCAATTGCCGCTGATAGACTTGTTGAGGAATATAAAGTTAAATTGCAAGAATTTTTTGAATCTCAGAAAGAAGAACTTAATAAGAAGATGTATGAATATGCAACAACTCATCTAAATGATGAATTATTCGATATGGCTCTTGGAGAAATATCTAAACGAGTATTGAAAATTCCAATTAGTGTTAATCTGAATGGAGAATATCAAGAAATAAATACAAAACCATAATAAATAGGACATAAGCAAAATGCTAAATTGGAATGAAGATAATATGGGTTGTAAATCATGTTGTGGATTCACAAAAAATTTGGAATGTTCAGTTTGGCTAAAAGAGATAGGAGTTCAATCTTCTTGTAATCCAAACTTTGGAAAAGTATATTACGCTAACAAAGAACAGGTGGATGCTATGCTTCAATGGATTGAAGAAAAAACTAAAGCTAAAGTCAAAGAAACCCCCGCACCTAAGTTCCAAGTGGGAGATAAGGTCAGTTATGTAATAACATTGGAAGGTAAAATAACCTCTATTGAAGATGGTTTTAAATATCCTATAGGGGTTGATTTTTGTGTTGGGAATAGACGTTTCAACTTAAAAGGTGAATGTAGCGAAGGATGTGGTTGTGTATTGCATCAAGGGCATGATTTAGAAGTTATAGTTAAAGAAAAACCTAAAAAGACTACTCGTGATGTTTGGGTCGTCATATGCTTTGATCCAAAAAAAGGGATTTATAATAGAACTTTTGATTCAACAGATGCCAATAAGGAATATTTCCAGTCCTTTTGTGAATCTAATAAACATCAGATTCTATCACAGCCCATTAAGGTGGAGGTTCCAGAATGAGTGAAACTAAAATGCTAAGATGGGATGAAGATTGTAAAGGATGCTGGACATGTATGTGGCGTAGAGAAGAAGATAATTCTTGTGTATTGCGCCATAAATTAGGAAAAAGTAAAATGTGCCTTCCACAACAGAAGATGAGTTATTATGCTAACAAGGACCAGGTTGAGGGTATGTTTGAGTGGTATGAATGGAAAGCTAACGAGAAAGCCAAAGCTGAAGCCAAAGAGAAAGAGATTCCTGAATTTCAGGTAGGGGATGAAGTAAGTATCATACAATCATATCGTGGAGATATAGTTCATATTCACGATGAAAAACACTCTAATACCCCAATCACTGTTAAATTAAAAGATGGACATGTTCGTCATCTAAACTTAAAAGGAAAACTAAAGGGTCAGGGTCGTATACTTTATCATGGTCATAATCCAGAAGTTATAGTTAAAGAGACTCTTCCCGTAAGACCTAAAAAGACTCGGGAAGCTTGGATTGTTGTTTTTAAGCACTCACCTGCAGGTAATATATATAGTGAAGTTTGTGATACGGAAGTTGCCGCTATTAAATTTTTAAGTGTAATTGCGGTACCATTATTATCTCCCATGAAGATAGAGGTTGAAGAATGAATGAAAATAAAAGCAAATCCAAATCCAAAAAAATAAACAAAATCAAAAAATGGGATGAAGATGGAGGAGGATGTTTGACATGCATGTGGCGTAAAGAAGAAGATAATTCTTGTATGGTTCGCCTCGAATTAGGAAAAAATAAAAAATGTCATCCAGAACAGAGCGGTAGAAAGTGTTGCTATGCTAATAAAGAACAAATTACGGATATGCTTCAGTGGAGCGAAGCTAAATCTAAAACTAATGAGATACCTAAATTCCAAGTGGGTGATGCTGTTAGTGTTATAAATAGCGTTGATTGTTTTGAAACATATGTTACAGATTTAAAGGGTTGTTATGACCATTCTGTTTATGTCAAATGGAAATCAGGATCATGTATGGGGTTTAAAAAAGATGGAACCAGAGAAAGTGATAAAATCAAACTCTACCATGGTCACGATCTAGAAGCATATGTTAAGGAGAAACTCCCAGTAAGACTAAAAAAGAATCAGGATGATATTGAAGAAAAATCTAAAGCTAAAGCCAAAAAACCATGGTGCGCATTCCGAGTTGGAGATCCAATATATAGCATACGAAAAGGAAATGCAATCATTGCCAAAATAGCACCTGATGAATCATATCCCATTAAGATATTATTTCCTAATGGACATGAAGAGGTTAGAACTATTGATGGTAAATTTATCAAATCTGATAAATTTAGAGACATTTATCATGGACATGATTTGGATATAGCATCATTAGAGAAAATACCAATAAGACCAAAAAAGATACGTGAAGATTGGGTAATACTCTTTCTTGAGATGGATGCAGATGGTATGTATAGTAAATCTTTTACTGGAGTTCGAGGTGAAGAGAAAGCCATGGAACTCTATGATTTTTATAAGAGTAAAGGAAAAGTAATATCATATCCAATCAAGGTAGAGGTTGAAGAAGAATGAAAGAATATGGAGAAGGCAATGGTCATGTTCACCTTATGTCTCAACTTAACTCACATAGATCTTTATGTGATCTTGCATTTGATTATTATTCAGGTGAAGAATACCATGATTATGTTGAACAAAGTAAAGGAACATCGGATGAAATTGTTAGAACAGACAAGACTATTGTTACATGTCCAGAATGCATTACAGAAATTAATAATTGCATAGGAGTTAAATTTAAGGGGGAAGAATGAATTGGTTAATACCATTTCAAAAATACCCAGGGTTAGATTGGACATACTCTATCCTTATTATGTGGTATTTAGGATTAATGTTTAGCTTTACGATATCAACGACAGTTGGAGCTATTGCCTACAACGAGTCCTCAAATAAGAAAACGTATATAGCAATGTTTGTGACTGGATGTTGTGGGGCCACTTTCTTTTGGTGGCTTTCCTGGCTGATAACTGGAAAACCAATATGGGATATAGCTACCAAATTAAATCAAACATTATAATGGATAAAACAAAATGAAAATAACAATAGGATTTTGGATTATCCCATTGATTATAACTATCTTCTTTTGGGCAAAGTGGTATATTAGAGAGTCCCATGGATCGAGCGGATCAACTGGCAATTTGAATGATAGTACATATGAATTTATTCTTGCTATCACAGCAACATTATTGGTTTGGTTATTATATTTTGCAAGTATGTATTTTTTAACTTTATTGTGATATATCTAACAGATTAAATCAAACATTATAATGGATAAAACCTAGTTGGTAAAAAATTGGGAAGATATAGTTAAATACTATATCTTCCCAAGTTATATTTTTGTCTAAATTTTGAATTATTTAGTATAGATATTTATAATTATAGAACAGAACTCATAATTAACTTTAACTCAAGTCTAATAGGAGATCTTATGAAATTTGCAATTGTAATACATGAAGATGATATATTGAATATCGATGAGATTGTTACAATCTGTAGTTTTTGTGAGAGTTGGGATATATTCAGAATCTCAAATTCGACTAATTTAGGAAGACTGGTTGAATCAGTTAAACCGTATTGTCAAGTAATTGTAATACACCCAAATGATTTAGAGTTAAGGTTTTGGAAAACTATAAATAAAAATCTCGAAGTATTAATATTGAGATTTAAACCAAATGGGGTTTCAAATTTAGAATCGATAATCAATTAGTATATGGGCAGTAGACTAGTTTCAATCTACTGCCCATTGTTTACGCTTTAAACGTTCCAAGAATTGCTTTGAGTTTACCCGAAAGTTCGGATAGCTCAATAGCTTTATTATTTATTTGAGAACTATTATTCGATATATCTTGAGCTGAATGATCCACATGAGCAATGTCGCTTGCAATTTCACCAGAAGCAACACTAACTTGACTTAGATTTTCACCAACTTCACTTATACCTAATGATGCATTATTAATATTACTTGAAATCTCAACAGTAACTGCAGATTGTTCTTCAACAGAAGTAGCAATGTTAGATACAATAGAATTTATATCATTAATAATAAGTGAAATCTCAGATATTTCAGATATAGTTATATTTGTAGTAGTTTGAACTTCTATGATAGTTTTTTGAATCGTAGAAGTTGCCGCTGCTGTCTGTTTTGCAAGTTCTTTTATTTCAGATGCAACCACAGCAAACCCTTTACCAGCTTCTCCAGCCCTTGCAGCTTCAATTGTAGCATTAAGAGCAAGAAGATTGGTTTGTTCTGAAATAGCATTAATTACAGATGTTATTTGTTCAATCTCCTGAGCAGCTTTTCCAAGATTTACTATAGATGTACTAACTTTAGAAGCAACAGTTACCGCATTCTCACTAACACATCTGGCTTTTTCTGAATTAATAGCAATCTCATTAATAGTCGATGTCATCTCTTCAGTAGCAGCTGCTACCATATTAATGTTAGATGAAGCTTCTTCCATTGCTGCTGCAACAGAACTTATATTAGATGTCATCTCTTCAGTAGCAGAGGCAACTGCTCCAGACTTTTCTGATGCATCTTTAGCTCCAGAAGACATAATATTTGATATAGAAAGTAAAGATACAGACGAAGTATCCAATGTTATTGCATCAGTTGTGATGGTTTTTATAAGTCCTTGCAATTTTTCCATAAATAAATTAAATGCTTTGCAAAGATTACCAATTTCATCACCACTTGAAACATTAAGACGCTTAGTTGTATCCCCTTCACCTTCAGCAATATCATATAATCCAGAAACAACACAATTTATTGGATTGACGATAATAACACTCGCAATAAAATAAATAACAACAAATAAAATAACTAAAGCCATAATTGAAATTATAATTGTTATATTTCGAAGAGAATATACATCTGCCATAATCTCATTTACTGGAATAACAATACCAATAGTCCAAACAGTTCCAGTTCGCCCAGGCTTTATTGGAGAAAATACCAAAACACTTTTTTTGCCACTAATTACTGAAATGCGTTCTTCTGTAATTGGTTCTCCTCGAAGAAGTAAATCATATGCTGGTAAACTTATAAATTCTTGAATACTTCGTCCGATAATATCTTTCTTTGGATGCGCAATAATAGTTCCGGTATCAGATATTAAACATCCATATCCACTAGTATATGGTTTAATATTAAGGACAAGCTCTTGCATTTTATCTATAGAGAAATCAACACCAGCAACACCGATTATTGAATTTTGATTCTTTATAGGAACACTAACACTTAAAATGGATATAGTTTGTCCACTAATGGTGTAATTAACAGGAGGTAATATCACTTCAGTACCAAGTGCTCTTGGTTTTGTATAATATCCAGTATATGTATTATCTTCAGGTTCAGGACATGGTTCTATATGTGTACCTTCAATTCGATTCCAATATGGAAGAAACCGACCCTTAGAATCATGACCCTTATGATCAATAAAGTTAATATCAGGACCAAGTATATTTGGTTCTAATACCGTCCATACACCAAGATAATCTGGATTATCAACAAGCATATCTTTTAACATTAAAACTAACATATCTCGATCTAACGGTATCTTCTGAGTTAATAATCCAGAAAATATTTGGGATAATGTTCTTGCCGAACCCAATGTCGCATCAAGTTCAATTCGAACTTCAGTAGCATATCGACTTGCCATTTGTGCTGTCTTTTCAAATGCAATCTTCTTAGAGGTTGAATATGTTCTATTTATCGTTATAAAGTTCGAAATAACAAGTGTTATAAATAAAACAGAACATATCAAAATCAATAGTTTGCCCTGTAAACCTATTTTTTTACCCATTATAAAACCTATTTTTTAATTAATTATTTTCTTCGATATCCATATATGACTTTAACACGAATTTCCTCATATTCATACCGCATAACTGTCCGTAAATTCACCGGCGCCCCAGTGTTTTCAGTAAAAGAAAGACAAAGCCCAGAATCAATAATAGACCCACGTACAGAAATGGTTCTACCAATAACAGTAGGGGTGAATTTCGAAATCGTTGGAAAGCACCAGAAGAATTCATAACTCTGGGAAGTAAATTTGAAATTTGAGTAATTACGTAAAAAACTAGTACTATGCCAATAATCATTGTCGGTATGTAAATGCTCCAAAATATATTCATATGGTAAATACCTCCTATCATTTGAATTTGGTATAAATGGAAATGATTCTGAATCATTATTCCATGGTATAAGTCGGCTTACCGTTGGTATTGAATTATGGATGTTAATAAAGCTCATAGTACGAGCATATGAGGTTGAAATATCACTTGGATTTCGCAATGTCATATCTGGATGCCATGTTGTTACAACAAGAGAAAATTCAGCAAACCCAATTTGAATTGGATTGTAATTTTGATTATAAATATCAGGACATTTTATAAAATTTGGATTTGGAGGTAATACTAAACCAGTTCCTCCCAAAGTTCCAGTACATCCAGTACCTCCGGTTATAATTGGCCAATACCCAGTTCCACCAGTTGTTCCAATAGTCGATCCAATATCTCCAGTTCCTCCAGTTGTTACACCAACACCTCCGGTCCCACCAGTACCACTTAAATATTCCTCACAATATAAAGTTCTTCTATATTCTAAACAACAAACTCTCATTATTCCAGTAAATTTATGATTAACATCAAATTGCACCTCTAAATATTGCAAATTAACATAATAAATCTTCAACGGATGAACTCTAAGATTTTGCTCATTATAGAATATTAATTTAGGATTAAAATTCATATTATGCCGCAATGTAATCCATTCTGCAGATTCGTAATAAATTGCACTAGTATTTGTTGCTGAATCTTCACCAAGAATATTATAATCAGCATAAGTAGTACAAGTATCTCGGCTCTTAGAATTTTTGCAGGCACAATTTTTATTTTCATTATATAAGCTACAAAAAATGTTTGTCTTATCTTGTTCTGTAGATACAGTAGATATTTTACAAAATCCACGCTCTGGTTTATCGAATATAATTTGTATCGAATTATTATCTATAAACTTTATAGTTCTTGGGTTAAGTGTTAATGGTGGTGGGTATGTTGTGTCAAATGCTGGAGAAAGTAAATAATCATCCAGAGTTGCCGTTGAATATCCATACGTTCGTATTACTATAGAAGTAGTATTAAGATTATGGTGAATATCCCAAGTACAAGAATCATAGAATACATTAGGTTCATATTTCTCAATGAGACTTAAATTAGAACTAATATCAATTACATCTCCAGCTTCATTGATTGCATATGGAGGACTTTCTCCACGAACCCCCATACCTAATGGAACTGAATATGTATATGTATCAATATAGTTAGTTGGAATATAATTAGTTTTATACCCACTTTTATCAATAATATAAATTGTTCCAGAAAACCGAAACGGAATTGAAATGTTAGAAGCATTAGGATTATAAGTTATTAACTCGACCTTTATTTTTTGAGGGGTTATATAACCCAACAAAAGGGTATGGTTATTAAATTGGTCAATATCAACGCTATCATCAGGAACTACCATAGTATCTAAATCAATACTATCAAGGTTATGTGTTATTGTAAAACGACTTGTCTTATTTGTCACTTTAAGAATATACATATTTCGACAGTTACAATTACCATACTCAGTATAAACTGGGTCTTGAAATGGATTTGATGGTTCAAATGTAGGCATGTGATCGTAAATATAGACCTTGCCGCTTACTGGTTCATCAAAATGCAACTCTAATCGTGTAGTGTCGATATATGTGATTTTATTCGGAACATATTTCTTCCCACTTAAAGAAATGATTGGAGAAATATAAAGATCGTAACTATCAAAATAATGTTCTATGTACCAAGTTTTAGTACCATTTTTTCGGGAATGGATATAAGCCCCAAAAGCAAGTTTGTCTGTTGGTTTGGTTATTGCATTAACTACCGAAGTTCCAAATTTAATGGAATCTTTGGATAATATTGGATATGTATCTAAGATTGCAACTGATTCGGATTCTAAATTAGGACCATCAATATTAAATGAATTATCTATAATCGAATACATCCCAGATATTATATCATTCTCTTCATCCAACCATACATCCTCAGAGAATATATCAGTATATCCATGAGAACCCATAACATCTAATAATGGATATTCAATAAATTCTTCATTAGGAACTACATGTGGAAATGGAATTGGAATAGGTTCTAAAGAGCCACTTATCTCCTCTATTAAGACAATATGAACTTTAGAAATTACAGGAACTAAATCAATACTCGGTTGATTACGAACTTTAATATTACACTCAACAGTAATAATATTATCTGATTCTCCATGATATTTAAGAACATAAAAATTTATTTTACAGAACAACAAATTTGCCGAATGAGAATAAATACTATTAGCTTTTATAACTAATGTATTTCTATCTGGTCTAAATGAAACTAAATTATAATCATTCCCGTACGAAATAGTCTCTACATTTGGAAATAAATAGGGACTCGTAATCTTTAAAGTAATCGTCTCTATATTCACAGAATGAGCATCATAAATATTAATTGGTAATGAGAAATCTTGACCAGCATAAGAGATAATATTTTTAAGTTTGATATAAGGGTTAAAAATAATATTGTCTGGAGGAATATAGTTTAGTTTTTCTATTACTATTTCCTCTTCTGGGGTTATTAAGAAATATTGATTATCTATTTTAACATGAGAATCATAATATTGTTTGTTATAATGTTCTGAATCATAGTTATATGAATAATAGTGAGATAGGTAAATATGGTAATTATAATAAAAGATATCATTTATATAAGTAAACTCTGGTATGGTTATTTCATTTATATTTGGATCTAATAACTCAGATGTATATGATATTGAATGATTTAATATAGTGTAAAACTCATTCAATGGAGTTACGGTGGTCTCAAATACTAGGTAAAAAATCTTTGAGTCGCATCTCTCTTTATTTAACGGCAGAATGTCCTCATGATATTCACTATTGGGAAATATCTTCTGATTATATATCTGAAATGAACATTCTATGAGATTCGACTCATCTAAAATATTTGGAACAATTACTGGGCTGTGTGAAATATCTATCATGGGGGTTTCTGCAGGATCTACTGGAGGGACTGTTCTGAAATCAAACCAATCAGAAACAAGTTTTGGCGGGGTTGTAAAAATACTTGAGTCATACTTAACAGAATAAATATCCATAAAAATGTCATACGTTCCACTATCTGAATAAACTATTGGAATAATTACGGGGCGCACCTTATTTGTTAGGCCTAACCCTATGACTAAACTAGGCATTTTATCGATATAACTATAACTATCATCGATTATTACTGTTGGTTTTTTCCATAAAAGTTTTACACTTCCAATTAAATTATCTAAATTAAATTTAATATGAGAGTCACTCGTCGCAAATGGATTTCCATTCTGATTCTTATGAGTAATCACTAAACAATCTCTAGAAAATAATAGATCATAATTAGGAATAGGATTACCAATTCTATCAAAACATTTTATATCTAATCGATTATAAATATCATATAAATACTCAAGTTTTAACTGTAATACTTCCTCTGGAGTTAAATCTGGACCAAAGTAATCTGAAAGATAATACCGATATTCATCTTTACTACTAATTAAACTACTTAAGTTAATTACCCAATACTTACTTGTATAATGATGTAATAATAATCTAGTTACTGAATAATCTATATCCATTGTACTACTAAATATATGACATATACCATTCTGTAATATTAGTTTATCAGGATTAGTATCACAATGAAAGTACAATATTATTTGATCCTTATTAATTACTAATATATTTTTTGGTATTATTGGATTATTATATTGGTTAAAACATTCTATTCTTATATTTGTTGTATTTAGGTTATGATTTATCTCCCATAAGTACTTAGGCTTTATTATATAATGAGTGTAGAGATGATTATATTTATTATTTAACGGCAAAATATATTTATTTCGCTCGACAATTAGGGCTTGAGTTGAGTATTTCCCTAATCCAATATAAGTTCTCGCTGGTCTATATAATATAAAGTTGGAAGAATCATTAACAACATCAAGTTCAAATTTAATTAAACGATCTAATGCAACATATCGATTCATCAATGAATATTTATTATTTACTTCTATGTCATCTGTGAATATCAATGGCATAGGTAAATGTGGATCAATATAATTGACTTCATAATTAAAATAGTACAATTGATATTTATATGAGAATTCATCTACGGTTAAATTAGTATCAGAGAATGGTGTAAGTGGATTATAATCCAATTTTGCTGGAGTATAGTACACTTTCGGAATAAGTACAGTTGGAATCGGTAATCTATGTGAATAATTATACTTAGTATAAGGATCGTTAATTCTATTATCAAATGGATTACTAATTATATTATAAGATCTGGACGCCAATAAAGTACCTGTACCATCAACATCTATCGGAGTATCGTCTGGATCGAATAATGAAATTGGAACTATATCATGATCTAATAAATCATTTCGGGATACTGAAATTGAACCTGCTGTTTTAATATATACAATGTTTGGATCTGAACATGGTATTGTATCATCTATAGAATCTGATTCTACTAAATCGGTTCTATGTTTGAAAAAATAAATTAATGAAAGGTTACAAGTAACAGATTTAACATAGAATTCAACAGTAGTATTATCTGTAGAAGGACTAAATATTAAATCATTACTATTTAAACCATGATGAATTGACCAATATGAATTACTAAATGCAAATGTATTTGTATATAAATCTTTAGTACTATCATTTGTATTTATTAAACTCTGACTCTGAGGAATATCACACTCAATTTCTACATAACCACTTGAACTCCATGGAATTAAAAATACATGGTCTTCTTGTCTTAATAATGTAACTCTAATTGAATAATTATCTATAATATCTAATTGATAAAATACTCTATTTGGATTAGTATAATCTTGTGTTAAATTATTTGGAAATGTAAATAATGATAGATCTAGTAAATCAATAAAAGATAATATATCATCAGACCATACTTTTATCTTAATTGCTTGGGTATTTAAATTATGTACTATATCCCATTTATGTTGATTATTTATTTGTTTGAATTGTAATATTGTTTTATTCTTTATATAGTAAGGTTTTATACAAGTATTGCAATTATCCGTTATGGATGGATTGATCGTTATATAACCTTTATATTTATTATCAAAGGTTAAAGTTAAATGATTGTTTATGATATCTATTTTTAACGGCGAAATTGAGCGTCCGAAGATGTCAAAACAATTAATAACGATCTTATCATAGAACTCCCCTGTCACATCCATCTTATAAATAGCATCTGGTGATGGAGAACATGTTTTATCTGGAGTGAAAAATTCATCATAATTAAAACTACAAGTCCAGATATGTGAGTAAAAGCGTTCTATATAAACAAATGAAGCACAATCAATATTAGATACAACTACTTCTGCATCTTGAGAATAAAATGTCAAATCTTTAAGTACAGCATTATGATTATCTACTAGTTGAACATCATTATAATTTAAATAAAAAGGTGAATACCAAGAGTCATATATATTGATCAAAATAAAAGGAGAATCGAGATTGTGATTAACGTTATAATTAATAATATTCTCTTCATAGACAATATATCTATCATTTGGAGACGAATTTATCACAGAATAACAGCATTGAGTAGACCCACTTCCGGTATGGCCGGTTCTTCCAGGATTACCAATATTACCAGTACCACCAGTCTCGCCTACAACACCTTGAGAACCAGGATCACCAGTACCGCCAGTTGGACCAACACTTAATCCCAACCAACCTCTCTTTAAACCAAAAATAAAACTTTTATCTAGAATATTCATTATTTTACCATATGAAAAATTTGGATTTGATTCTGGTAAACTATCTAAAGGTTTTATCTTTATGTTACTAATATTTGGATTATATATTTTCATTTATTCTGAAGTCCTTATATAATTTGTATGTTATATACAGGAATACTATCATTTATAGTATTTATATAATCATTGATAATGAACGGCAAAAATTATGGTTTTATCAATAACTATACAAAGATTATAAACGGCAAAATCTAAATTGTCTGGAAAAATAATCAAATCCGTCATATAGATATTATACAATAGTATATAATAACTTTAATTTGGAGGGTTAAAAAATGGACAAAATTGAAATACCATGGGCTGAAATAACTATCGGTGCCGCAGGTCAAATGATCGGCGGTAGTTGCACAATGGTGATTGGGGCATTGCTCGAAAGAACTCCATTCACTGCAATTGGAATTCTGATGGTTGTTGTGATTGGTTGTCTTTTACTGAATAGGTTAAACTACTATTCAAAAAAGGTAAAGGATAATAAAGCACATATGTTCCTTGGAGTATTTATCGGTGTGATTATAATCACCGCGGCAATCAATAGACAACATTAAAAAGGAGATGGAGATGGACCTATTCATTGATAATGATAGAAGAAATATTGAAAGGATTAATTGCATATCGAGTTTAATAATTGGTATATTGGTCTCTTACTTTATCATCGGAATGGTGATTTGGTATGGAGGACAATTCATTCCAATATTAAATATGGATGATTTTAAAGTTGGAGCTGGAAAAATAGTACTAACTAATGGGTTACTAATAATTACAGAAATTAATGAATCACTCATTATACTTCTACTAGCAGCTCATACCGGATTGGTATTGTTCATTAATCCTAAGGCAGAAACACCATGGCGGATTAAACAGAATGTGTTAATTAAAAAGAACCTAACATATGGGATGGTTCTGGGAAGTATAATATTAATAATTAACATATTGGTGTGATATAAATGGACTAGATAAGGAAATTATATCTTTATCTAGTCCAAATATATCATAAACTTTTTTTATTGTTAATATTAAATAGATAAATAAATAAACAATAAATATATTAACTGTCAAGGCTATTATTTTCTCAACCACAAGCATATTTTTATAATTGGTATTTAACGGCAAAATTTGTGGGATTATAATGGTAAATAGTTATGGTATTATTAAATAATGAATATAGATATATGGTATTATAATATTTAAAGATACAGTTCCTACAATAGTGGATTAATACCTGTGTGTTTAAATATTATTGTACCAGAAAATAGAATATCTGAAGATGTATTTTTTTACCAGTTGGAATGGATTTTGGTATATTAATATATGCTTCAGTAACATTAGAAAATAATTGAATGTACATATTTTTATCAATAATAGCAGAGATAGATTGTCCAGTATCATTATATGCAAGGTTTATAAATGCCCCATTTGTTTTTTTTGGATAAAATAGGGATGGTTGAAGAGCCAATATATTACCTGGAGAAGGTAAATATATACCATTGATCTGTTCAGATATTAAAATATTTGTAACGGCAAAATCAAAAGAATTATAATGTGATTTTATTTCAACTTGTAGTTGGGATGTATCTACACCAGTCAAAATAAGATCTATAATAGCTATAGAATTTTCTCCAGTTCCATCACCATGATAGGTTCCAACTCCATATGCAGAGCCAGTTCCACCAGTATGCCCAGTACCTCCAGTACCAGCCGTCGATCCAGTACCTCCAGTACCTCCGGAAATACTTCCAGTCCCTGGACTCCCAGTACCTCCAGTAGGCCCAAATCCACCAGTACCTCCAGTAGGTCCAGTACCTCCAGTAGGTCCAGTACCTCCAGTGGTTCCACGACAACCAGTTGCTCCAGTTGCTCCAGTTTGACCATGAAGTCCAATAGGACCAGTTCCACCACATCTTCCGGTTCCACCAAGAACACTTACACCATCTGGCATTAAATCATCTCTAAGTTTCAACCATCCAGTTTGTAATCCAAAATAGAAATTATCATGATCATGGACATAAATAATTCTACCAATAAAAGGAACTCCCCAATCGGGAAGTGTAGGAAAAGCTTCAACTGGAAGATAATCAATAATATCTCCACCATATATTTCCATATTGTTTCCTATTTTTTTAAAATATTATGTATAGATATATAACAATAGGTATTATCTATCAATTATATTGGAGGCAAAAAAATGACCAAACCAACATTGTCCGAAATTGAAGTTAAAGAAATATTAACTAGGTTGCCAGAAATGGCATATATTTCAGAAATGAAATATGGCCGAAATACAAAATCATTCTGGGTTAGATTACCAGGATGTAGAATGGATAAAAAGCTACAAAAATCATTTACATATAGTAAATGTGGGAGTAAAGAGAATTCACTACTCCAAGCTAAATTATGGAGAGATAAACAATATATAAAAGGAATTAAAGCTGGTTTGTTTCTAGAATATTTTTACAGTTACCCGACTAGAAATTTAATAAGAAAACCAAAAAATGGAAGACTTGGGATATTCATATATAATAATATCCATAAAGTTATACGAAATGGAAAATTATATGACATTCGAGAATATGCATATGTTGCATCTTGGATTGAATATGATCACCAAAAAAATGAATATACCCGTAAAAGTGTGCGGAAGTTCTTTTCAATAAACAAATATGGAAAGGAAGAAGCAAAAAGGCTGGCCATCGAAGCACGAACTAATATAGAAAAATATTTAAACTCTAGAAAACATAAGGATTTACGAAAAAAGTGGATGGACCTGAGAAATAAAAGCATATTGTCTAAATTAGGTCCAATGACATATATAATTGAGACAATATCTGGATTTAGAGTACATATTCCAGGTAAGAGACCAAAAAGTTTTCACATCAATAAACATATTGATGGAAGAGATGAAGCATTGTTCTGGGCTCAAGATTGGAGAGATGATATAATCATCGACTCTAAAACCAAAATTAAAGATTAAAAAAGATGGACCAATTAATTAATTATAATTAATTGGTCCATTGACTTTTTTTATTATCGATATTCAAGATCGGGTTTATCTTTCTTTATCACGGGAGCTAATTTTTGTGCAAGTTTAAGTTGAACTTGAACTTGATTTTCACCGAGGTTTGGAACTGCTTGACCAGGATTATAACTAGTTCCGCAATTCATTTTAACTATCGGTGCTTGCAACGCTATTAAAACATTTGCTCCAATACCATATACTAATGCAGCACTGCAAAGTGCAGATAATTTGGCAATCTCAAACCGCATTTTACCAGAATAATCATACACATTTTTATCAACCCGCTGATGAGCAGAGCCACCAACTTCAATCTTTTGATCTTTATCAACATGACAATTGTATTCTTTCTTAATAGAAATACCAAGGTTATCATCACTATATAAATGATATCCATCTTCATTAATTATTGTCGTTGTACGAAGTTCATTATAATATAGATGAATTGAATTTGGAATTAATGCTCCAGTTAATCCTGGACCTGAAGTTTCTTCAAGTACAATAAACATATTATGTTTCTTAGGAGTTTTAAATAACAAATACATATCATCTCGATCATTAGTACTTACTGGGGCACCTACACCAATTTTAAGAATACAATCTAAAATCTGATCTGACATTATTCGGTCAATATATCCAGTATTTAGATCATCTTCATAAAATTTAATCATTACACAGGTTCCAGGCTGAACTGGTTTATATTCCCCATAAAGACTATCATCACTTCCAGTATATCTCCACTTATGGATATGATTTTTAACCCAAATACCTTCAGTTTTAGTCATTAATGGTTGAAGTTCAGGAATATGTACTTTATATCTGCCCTGATTTTTAGGATCAATAGGAGGCAATGTTATTGCATGATATTCATTTTCACGTAAACTTCGGCCATGATTACTCATTTTAATTTACTCTGGTTATTCTAGCAGATGATTTATATGTTGTGTCTTTTTTTACTCCACCAAGTAAAAGGCTTGGATGTTTATAATCCGATTTACGAACACTAATATTTAAAATGGTTTTATCAGAAAATCCTTTACAACCTTTAAAATTAGTTAATTGAAATCCATGTTCGAAAATACGGTAGAACCAATCAAATAATCGTCCTTTTTTAGGCCTTCCAAAGAAATGTGTAATAACTTCACAAGTTCCAGACTTCTCAACAGTAAATTCCACTTGATCTGCATTTTTAGCAGCAATAATATACCCATTAGTACTAATATCTGGAGTATTAAATACTGCATCTTCTGCAGTGTAGAATAAAAATGATGGGTTAAGATTTGCAACCATTCTGAGATTATTCAACACAATCCCTTTATTTGGTACATCTCCAAATGATAATGAAACTAGATCAAATGGAATTGTTCCACTTCTCCAAGGAACTTTATCGTAATTAATTGATTCCAAAACTAAACTATTGATGTTTTGAATTTCCATTAATATTACTGTCCTGTAGGTTCTTTATAGTTATGCATATCTGCAACATTTCGGCTCATAGGAGCAGGAGTAATTACCATCGTTCTAGGAACTTTAATTATTTTTGCTTCATAATCCATTATATTTCCAGTTCCAGCAGGTTTAATATTAAAATTATGTCCGGGATCAACAGGATAACCTTGAGGTGTAGCAATAGTCGTAATTCCATGCTGTTCAATAACACGCCCTTTAATAATGTTTGCAAACTGTAAAAGATCTTTAAATATATAAGTTTCAGTATGTGTTATCTTATTTCGAATTTCCCAAAATAACTCTTCCAATTTTCCATTGTAATCTACTAGAAATTCATCATAATCTCCAGCAAAAAATTCATTACCCTGACCAACAAGAGATCCACCAGTTGTTTTAACTCGGCTCAGAATATCTGAAACTGCAATAAAATCACTCATTATAAATTCTCCAAATATAGTTAAATGTTAGTATTGATATTGGTGATTGTATTTATCAACAACATTAATACAGATATAAAAATTATAATACGGTAAGTTTAAGTTTGTAAATCTAATATCTTTATTTTAATGTTAGGAGGTTTTTGATGAAAGTGGATTATTTAACTGCACGATTAACGGTTCATATTCCCATTTCAATAACGTTTCCAGAAGGATTACTTCAGAAAATTATTGATCAGACTGATGGTGGTGATACTAAATTAATTAATCATTATCGAGAGATAATTAAGAATCAAGCAAATATGGCCCTCAATGAATTACCAAAATCAACACATATAACAAAAAGTAATGTTCCAGCATTAATCGAAAATATCGATTAATAGACAAAATAGGTAGAATTTAACAAATTTTACCTATTTTTTACCTATAAGAATTATATTACTTTTAAATATTATATATAGATATATGTAGTTAAGGATTATCCAATAATGGATAATTAAAACCATAAAGTTGGAGGCGAAATGTTTAATCATAGAGTAGTGCGAGTAGTGAAAAGTGTAATTATTGGTGGTGCCGGCTTTGCCGGGGCCATCATAGCCCTTGGAGCAGTTGCTCCAGTAGCACCAGTAGTTGCTGGTGCTACTGGAGTTGGTGTAGCAATTAGCGGTAACGCTATGGTATCAAAAGGCGTTGCCGTGATCTCTACGTTAATCGTCAGCATGGCAATGGCTGAGGCTACTGTCGATATGGTATCGGCATTAACCTCCCAATCGGCGTTAAATGCAACCTGGGAGAAACAGCAGGCTGGAGAACCAACTCCAGCAGCTGCTTCATAAATAATGAAGCCTGGACTAAACATCCAGGCTCATTAGCTTTTATTTTTTTATTTAACAATAACAGGTTCTGGTTGAACTACTATCGTAGGCGGAGAGGTACTATCGGTAGTAGTAGTATTATCATAATTGGTTCTACCATCAGTAGTAGTAGTAGTATTATCATAATTGGTTCTACCATCAGTAGTAGTATTATCATAATTAGTACGACTATCAGTACTTGTAGTTGCAGTGCTTGTAGTTGCAGTGCTTGTAGTTGCAGTATCTGCATTATCTGAATTTGAATGTTCTGTAACAGAACCATCTCCCTCAACATGCTTTGTTGTTACATTTATACTATTTTCAGAATCCTTCTTAACTGTAATAGGAGAATTATCTCCACTATTATATGAAGTTGTTCCAATTCTATCTAAAACATGACCGATAGCCCAACCACCACCAAATATCTTAATTGCTGCTGAATTAAGAATAGTATCAGTAGTTTGAACAAAAGCATTTGGTTCAGCAACAACTGGCATTGGAGCTACTTGACTATGATTATAAACGGTGAACACTTCTCCTGATTTCGCAGTCATTGTAGCGATTTTATTATTTGTATTTGCAATAGCCCAGGCTTTAGAGGCTTCTCCTTTTGCTTGCCACATTGCAGCATCAGCATTATACTTTGCATCAGAAACAAATAAAGAACAACCATGACAAAAAATAAGCAGAATAAAAATAATACAATATATAATTTTATTCATAAATAAACTCCTTATAATCCAAATACAGAAGTGACATCATAAGACATATTATCAATCAATTTATAAATTTCAACTTCTATTTTATTCTGTAAATCACTAGATACTGCAGCAACATTAAGAGTTGGAAATGGATATTTTGAAACTATAGACAAAGCAATCAAATAATCTAAAGTAGAAGTCATTGCATAAAATCCAGTAGGCTTCAATATTGAAATTGCTTTCATCATAAGAAGAGGAGGAGATTCATTAATTATCTTAAAATCAATCCAAGCTTTAAAGATATCTCGCATATATGTATATTTTTGAAGATGAACAATTAATGGATCAACTTCTTTCTGTAATGATGTGCTAATTCGACGATAAGTATATTCTTTAGCTAAATCATGATTAACTTTGATTAGAAATCGATAAAAGAAATAAGAACATAAAACATCTAGAAATTCTTTTTGACGAGGAGATAATGTGACTGACTTTGATAATAATTTAAGACACAAAAAGTTAACATATTTAATTATATCCCCATGTAGTTTTATATTATTTTTTATCTCTTTAGTATGAACCCTTACTGTTGCTCTTATAAATTCGAAATATGTAGCGTAAAATGCAGATTCTATTCTACTTGTTTCCCCTGTTTCTGGATCTATATCTAATTCTACGACATCTAACAATACTCCAGCAAACTTAATTCTATTAATAATAAATGATCCTAAAATTCCATTTTTACTAGGACTGCTAAAATCTCTACCTAAAAATATAAGGTTTCTATCTATTAATTTTTGAACGGCAGATTTTGCATGTGTTTTCGGAATTTTTACAATAAATGAATTTAATGTGTTTCTGAAAGTGTCATATAAAAGTTTATTATCGCTATTTCCAGGTGTCATAATTAATAATTTACGTTCACCAACAAAAATTGGTAAATTCATATCTTCAGGATCAACAGAGGTAGGATCAAATATTGATGTGTTTTGATATTTCATAAAAAGTCATTCCTTCTCAAAAGCTAAAATAGAAATAATTGAAGAGTTTGATGGAGCACAAATGCTTCCATTTAAATATTCAGTATTAAATTGATAAATCGTTCCAAGATCATTACACATCAATACAATTGGATAATAGTATTGATTTTTATATGTATCATCACAAAATTGATGTGGGTTGAAATTCCAATTTTGATTATCAAAGGCTACCGTTTTGGCACCCAGGACTAATGATAGTTTATTTTTAAAAAAAATATTCGAATGAGGTGTTTTTTTAAACTCATTAAATATAATTTTGGAAACCGACGATAATCCTGAATAATGATTGACTAAATTCGATGTAGTTCTCATGACATCCCCATATTTTTTTTAAATATTTTATATAGATATATTGTATTATCAATAATAGAGATTAGTTATATGAGTTACATAACATTCTCAGTTATTTTCTTAATAGTTTTAATTAATTTAATGGAGGCAAAAAATGGCAAATGATGTAAATGAAAGAAGTATCGGTGATGTAATTTCAGCAACATTTGGGCTGATTAGAATGCAAACCCAAGGAAAAAATGTCGGTATCCCATATTGGAGAGGGGCTCCTGGGATTGGAAAAACGACAATCGCAGAGGCAACTGCCGTAGCAAATGATATGAATTTTATGGGCACACATTATGCCCTTCGTCCGATTGAGGAAATAAGTGGGTTACCAAATTTCACAACGGTAACTGTTAATGGAGCTCAAATGGCCGGTACTGTCTGGACATTTCCAGATATATTAACAGAGTTGTATAAATTGGCAGCTAATGGTAAACCAACTGTTTGGCTTTTAGATGATTTTCATTTAGCTTCACCAGCAATCATGAATTTAGGTTATGAGATGTTTAGTGAACGGCGTCTCAGAGGATTTGAGATCCCACCAAATGTTGGATTTTTGTTGGCTGGTAATATGTCAGCAAAAGCTGGTTCAAAGAAAAATTTAACTTCAGCTGTAGCAAATAGATGTTGCATAATGAATGTTAAAATGGGATTCAATGAATGGAAAAGAAACTTTGCATTGGCAACAAAAGTCAATAGCAAAATTATCAATTTCCTATCACAACCAAAATCCAAGAAATTCTTCCAAGAAGAAGAACAATTGGACAGACCATGGGCATCCGCTCGAAGTTGGACACGATTTTCTGAATTCTTAAATCCGTGGGAAGCAGATATGCCAATGTCAATGAGTGATGTTCTATATTATGCAGAATCTCACATTGGAACTGAAGCAGCGTCAGAATTTGCTGTATATTATAAAATCTTTTCAGAGATCGAAATGGATAAGATCTTTAATAAGGAATTACCAATCAAAATTCCAGATGATATGTCAAAGCAATATATCTATGCCTTGGCATCGGTAAGCGAGTTCATAAAAAGATACATCGCTAAAGATCCAACAGGTATAGATATCATGTCAGATATCATAATTGAGATTGCAAAACAGAAAATCGAAATTGCAATCACAGCATTGAAAGAGATTGTAATAACAGAACAATCTCTAAAACTTCGAGATTGTTATTTCCCAATAAAAAAGATGATCATGACTAAAGACATGGCCATTGGGAAAAAGATCGAAATCGACATCAAACACATTTAAATCATATGGGCGATTGCAATTTTGCGATTGCCCATATAAAGGATAATCAAATGAACGCTGCCGAAAAATTAAGAATTTGCCAGATAAAGATATTAAACTCCAATTATCTTCGATTATTTGGATGTTTATATTATAATTTTGATATAAATATAATTCCAGAATCAAGTTTATCTTGGGATGGAATGGATGAACATCAAATAGAAGATGCTAAAGCAGGATTGACTGCGGCAGTATGTGTTACTTCTAATCAAAAACCATCAATTATGATTTTTGAACATTTTATAAACCAGAACACAGTAGAAGAATTGATATTTGTATTAATTCACGAAATATTACATGTTCTATCTGGTCATTTTAATCGAGGATCATCATTTGATCATGAAATTGCAAATTTAGCGCAAGATCATGTAATAAATGTTCCATTAGATGATGATATATCTGCTGGACTTTTAAAAAAGGTATCAACACCAAAAAGTGCATTTATAATTAATGAGTTAAGAGATAAAAATCTATCAATGGAGGAGGTATATAGTTGGTTAATTAAAAATTCTGAAACATCAACAATATCAATTAATATCAATGGGCCTGGAAATGAATCCGACTCTGAAATGACCCTTGATGTTAATGTTATAAAGATTAAAATTAATGGAAAAACCAGAACAATAATGAAAGATGTTGTTCATAATGGTAAACTAAAGAAACTAGAAAAGCAAGTTAGCGATAATTTAAAAGCTGAAGCTAGAATCTTGAGTAACAGTGATCACATCATATCAAAAGGAGATGGACATTCCGCATTAGATAAATTAATTGCTTCAATAATTGAGGTGGAAATTCCATGGTATGTACTAATGGAGAAAGCGATAGCCTCAAAAATTTCTCCAGATTCAGATGATCGAAGTTGGAGTAATATCCAAAAAAGACCATTTGCCCTAGGATTAAAACTCCCAGGATATGGAACTGAAGAATTGTATTCAACATTGGTGATTATGGAAGATACATCTGGAAGTGTTTCAGATACCAATGTAAAACAATTTTCCTCAGTAATTGAACAATCTATGAAGTACTTTGATCGGGTTAGAATACTTCAACATGATATGAAAGTAAATTCAGACATAACATTAGATGTCAATGATGTAACGAATACTGATCTCATATTTAAAATAAAAGGTCGCGGAGGCACATCTCATTATAACTGTTTTGAGATTGTACAGGAAATGTTTGATGAAGATGAAGATGTCAGTTTAGTTATAATGCTAACTGATTTTGAATCAGATATCGAAAGTTCCTGGAATAAATTTTCATGGACGAAACATATTCCAGTAAGTGTGATATTAACGAGAAAATATGATGTACCATCATATGTCGATAAAAAGCCAATATTAATCAAATAGGAGATAAATATTAGGGGATTTAATTATCCCCTAATTAATTTTTTTTATTCGCTTGACCAAGTTGGAAGTTTTCCCATATTTAAATGATTATAATGTGTAGGAGGATGATATATTGGTTTAAGTGGTTTATGATATTTAGATGAATCTGTTTTTCTATTAAGTTTTGCTATTATATCTGCTTGTTCAAGAATAGATTCAATATTTACTTTTTTTAATCCATACTTACTCTTTAAATTTTTTGGTACACCAACGGTAGATTGAGATGTTGGTGTGAATTTAGATCTAAATGGCTTATTATTTGATGTTTGAGAATTTGAATGTTGATTTAATCTTTGTTTTATTATATTACGATATTTTAATTGATCATTAACCGAATGAGCAGTTGTAATGATTGGTCCGGTATTTCCAATAGGAACTCCAGAAGGATCCATAAATATCCTCTCATATTTTATTATTTCTTTCGTCTAGAAAGATATTTCTTAGCAGCAAGTCCAGCACCAATTGCTCCAATTGTACCAGCAGTAATTGATCCAAATTTAGCTGGATTGTTCATTATATAATCTTTAGCATCAGCTCCAAGAGATTTCAAAGATGATTTTACAGACCCAAGACCACTTCCATTCTTCAAATTATTAATTTTATCTATTGCCAAACGATGTGAAATTGCAGCATCATCTGCTATTTTTTGAGCAGTTTTTTTAGCCCGATTATGCATATATACAGAAGTCCCACCAGCAGCAGTTAGACCACCAACAACCAATCCACCAATACCTCCAATCTTTACTCCTTTTTTAATACTCGGTCCAGCAGTATCATTGACTCCAAGAGTATATATTCTGTCAAATTCATCCCGTGTTGTAGATTCATTTTTATTAGTAATAATATTGGTGTTTTTAGGATTATGTAATTTACGAATTTCATCAACTTTAGAGGCATATGAATTAATAAGAGTTTTTGGATTATAATGTGAAATGGCTTTAGAATTTGAATGCAAATCTCTTAAATTTGATCTTATAGAATCATTAAGTTCAGATCCTTTTTTATGATAAGCAATATATGTATCCATACAATTTTCCTTTAATGTCCCTTTGGTCTAGAAAGATATTTCTTAGCTGCAACACCAGCACCAATGAGACCAGCTCCAAGTGCAATTTTAGGATTATCTGAGGCATAATCTGTAAGACTAGAACCTACATTTTTAACTGAATCGATAAGTCTATGTCCAGAAGTATATCCAACTGCATTCTGGAAGTTTCGGCTAGCATGTTTAACTATATGTTCTGGAGTAGGAGTAGTAGTAGTATTATTATTATTATTAACTTGATTCCGGATATTGTCTAATATAGATGGCATAATCTAATTCCTTTATAAAATAATTTTCATTTTTTAATTTTAATTTTTATTTTTTCTTTCGTCTAGAAAGATATTTCTTAGCTGCAATTCCAGCACCAACGAGACCAGCAGTACCAGCAGCAGCCATACCAACTTTACCAGGATGATTCATTATATAATCTTTGGCATCGACACCAAGATCTTTCAAAGATGATTTCATAGATTTTACAGGAGTTTTAGTCCCATGTATTATATCAGATCCTAATGAATGGATATCTTTTCCTAATTTTCCACCATCCTTATATAGGGTTGAATATCTTTCATCGGAATTAATAAAATTCATAGCATCATGTTTTATATTTTTTACGTTATCATTAATTGCATCTCCGGCAGAAGTTACATGTTTATTTACATAATTCTTAACATCCATATCATCGATCTTGTCTTTTGCAGAAGTTATATGTTTATTTACATAATTTTTAATTGAATCCATGATGAATACTCCTTATAATATAATTGTTAGAATAATTAAAGATTATTATTATTTTTTTCGTCTAGAAAGATATTTCTTAGCTGCAATTCCAGCACCAACGAGACCAGCAGTACCAGCAGCAGCCATACCAACTTTACCAGGATGATTCATCATATAATCTTTAACATCAGAAGCGAGATATTTTAATGTTGATCCAAGAGAATCTGGATTACGAACATTACGAAGATTTGTAATATAATATTCCACAGATCCATCAGCATTATGAATTGGATGATCAAGATCAATTTCAACTGGAGTCCCATCAGAAAAAACTGGACTCCCATATTCATCTTTATGAATTGAATTATCAGATTTATATTTATTTATCAAGTCTACGGTTATGATAGTTTACTAATCCTCTCGAAGCCAAAGATGCTCCAAGTACTGTTGGTAAAATCAAATCCATCTTTGGTATATTATGGTGCCCCTATATTTTTTTTAAAATAGACTTTTAAAAATAGACAGATCTAAAAAAGATCTGTCTATTTTCTAAAACATTAAGCAATGATGGATTCAACCATATTACTAATCAAACAATTAGCAGCAGTTTCAGTGAAAATTGCAATATTTTCAAAAGTTTCCTCAAGATTCTCACCAATAAAATCTTCAAGATTCTCTAAAACGTGATTTTTAATATCCTGAGGAAAAGTATGATATACAGCGGCTGCTCCGAGGATTTCATCTTCGCAACCCTCAAGATATGATTGCATTGATTCATTTTCAAGAATAACGGAAATAAACTGTGTCATGATAAATACTCCTTATAATATAATTGTTTACAATAATTAAAGATTATTATTATTTCTTTCGTCTAGAAAGATATTTCTTAGCTGCAATTCCAGCACCAACGAGACCAGCAGTACCAGCAGCAGCCATACCAACTTTACCAGGATGATTCATCATATAATCTTTAGCATCGACACCAAGAGATTTCAAAGATGATTTTACAGACCCAAGACCACTATTACCAGTCTTCAGATTATCTGATGTTGTCTGCAGTTTATCTGCTGCCAAACGTTTGGCAATTGCAGCATCATCTGCCACTTTTTTAGCAATTTTAGCTGCACGATCCTTCATATGAAGATAACCACCACCAGCAGCAATACCTCCCGCAGCAAGTCCACCAAGAAGACCAGCTCCCCCACCTTTTATTAAACCCTTCTTTGTTCCGCGCGATGTTCCACGCTCATATCCTTCTTTATCTCCACTGGACTTCCCTTTATAGTAGAATTTTCGATTTCTATCTTCAACACTACTTGCAGGGTTTTTCTGTTTACCGGTATTATATGGATGGTCTTTAACTTTACTACCAGTTTTTGCAACTTCACGATCATGCTGTCTATATGCCGTATTTATTTTTTCTTGATTCGAAGATTGTAAACTTTCCTCGATAGATGCAAAATCAATCCCAGAACAAGTACCACCAGAAGATTCGATAGATTCATGAACAAGTTGTCTAATATTAATAGAAGCCATAATAATTTTCCTTTTATAAATTAATGTTGTTTATTTTATCTTATTTAGAAAAAATACTAAATAAAAAACCAGATTCAATTTTTATTTTTACGATATTGTAAATACTTCTTAATACCAACCCCAGTAGCAATGCCACCAGCAATTGCACCACCACCAGCACCAATAATACCAAAAATATCAGCAATAATAGACTCTGGGTCTTCCGACTTTGGTGCCTCTTTTTTTAATCTCATAAGTTCATCAGACATATGTTTATACTCAATTGCTTTAACAGCGGCTAAATCTTGGGCACTTTTTATTTTCTCTCGAAGTACATCTTTACCTAAACTTCCAAGAAAATATCCGCCAGCTCCGCCAGCAGCAACTCCACCAACAGCAGCAGTCATATTAGTATTAACTGGCTTTGCATTTCCAGTTTCAATCTTTTTTTTACCATATCCATATGCAGTTTTTGATGTATCCCATGCCTTGCCTGGCGCTTTTGATATAATACCTTTAGCTCGATCCCATTTGGGACCTTCAAGAATAATTTGGTTTATATCCATATCATAATCTCCGTTGTCCATTCTTATTACCAAGATGGGCAGCAAGACCAACAGCAGCCGCTCCTAATGCAGCATGAGGGTGAGCGCTAATAGTATCCATAATTCCACCAACAGCACCTTTAGCATGATTGCCAAGATCATGTCCAGCAGCAGTAAGACTAGAACCAGCTTGTCTAGTTTTTGCAGCAACATCCGCCGGATTTACATATTTAGTTGGTACAAATGCTTCAATAACTAATTGATTAATATCCATCATGTTCTCCGACTAAATTTCTTTTTAAGATATGCAGCTCCACCAATTGCAGCCGCTCCAATTGCAGCGTGAGGATGATTTGAAATTACATCTAAAGTATGACCAACAATACCTTTTCCAGCATCTGAAACATGATTTGCAGCTTTAGTAGCTGTACTTGCAACGGTAGATGCGTGATCACCAATACCTTTTCCAGCATCTGAAACATGATTTACAGCTTTAGTAGCTGTACTTGCAACGGTAGATGCGTGATCACCAATACCTTTTCCAGCATCTGAAACATGATTTACAACTTTAGTAGCTTTACTTGCAACGGCAGATGTATTATTATGTGGAGATACAGCAGCAGAGACTGAATGATTTATTGGGTTTGAACTTGGAGGTTTAGGAATTGGATACTTATGTTCATCTGGAGATGGAGATGTAGTTACCTTTGCCTTTGGTTCAGTATATTTAGCTCCAGGACCAAAATCGGTCCAATGATTTGGATCATGTTGTCCTGGAACTGTAGTTGGACTGTTTGCACGATACACTTGTCGTTTTATCGCATCAGACTTGGCCTTTTTAGCAGCAACAGTGGCTATATATTTCGGATCATCATATCCATCTTCAAATATTGACATTTGAACTAAATCATTAATATCTGACATAATATTCTATCCTTTATTCCTATTAAGATATTTTTTAGCAGCAACACTCGTGGCTAAAATTGAAATTGAATTACTCATCTCTTCAATTATTTCTTGAGTGATGTCAGATACTCCAGGAATAAACATATTATTCTCTAATAATTTAGTCTTAAATAATTCAATATGTTCGGAATTCTCAAATATTTCTGGAAACACATCCTCTAAAAGAGTTGCAGAAATAATCGGTTCATTTTTAAGCTCACTTACTAATTCTTCTATAAATAATTGCATTGTCATAATATACTCCTAAACTACAAGTTGATATAATTGAAAAAATATTGGATTATCTAAAGTGACTTTAGAAAATATCTCCCGATATAATTGCAATGTACATCTAAATTCTAAAACATTGCTTAACGTTTCGGAGTCTCTAGTCATTAATATAACATCCTCAGATGAAGCGTCTGAATCAATAACACAAATATTCCCAAAACGATCATTAAGATTTATATGAAATTTCCAATATAATTCTGAAGGCTTATATAGTTCAATATTAAAATTTGAATCTAATGCAATTATAATATCAACATAATCATCATGAATTGTAAAAGAATCATTAATATTAACAAGAGAAATGATATAATTTCTTAATAATTTACGTTTATTACTTCGATGTCCACTTTGTAATTGTTTAAAGAAATCAGCTGTAGATTGATTTGAAGAAATTGGTTCTCCGGTTGATGAAAAATCCAAATTAATAGAATCTATATACCGTTGTCCATATCCAACTGAAGAATTAAATAAAAAATCAATAGTAAATGCTAAAATCTTTATAGGAGATAATGAAGATAAATCATATATAAATTCTAAAGTAGATGGGATAATTTTACCAGTTACTGTACCAACTATATGTTTCTTAGATTTATCGATAAATTCAAAAGAAAAATAAAAGTTACCTCTACTATCACAATATGAATTGGAAGTATTGGTTGGAGTCACAGTATATGTATTACCATTATGGAGGATTAACATATCTATAAATTTGGTTTTATCAGATACGATCTTAAGAAGTCTAGAATTTATTCCCGTCATATATGAATGTAATAATCCAACAGAATTAATTCCAATCTTTGGAGAAGACATTACATCATTATTTAATGAACTAGTATAATCAGATAAAACATCGGTAGAATATACAAATTGATATTTATCTAACTTAAATTGTCCAGAAATATAATCATCAAAAACTTTATGATCACTTCTACCTCTTAATCTACCTTCAAGGATATTAGTAGTAGGATCATATTTGACATTAGGCATAAATCCAGAAAAATATCCAGAAAATAAAGCAGTCAATGTATCTTTTTGATAATTATACTCAAGAATGACTAAGGTATTTATATTATCATCATCCGTAGTTAATATAAAATCTCCCCATTTCTTCATACCAGTAATGATACCATTAATATTACCAGAATATTTAATCCCCATATATAAAAACTCAAAGGGAGTGGTAAATTTCTTTTCAGTTAACGTATATAAATTAACATCTAAAATAGCAATATTAGTTGATACTTTATCATCATTTATATTAGTAAATGAAAGGGTTAAAATTGGTATATCATCGGTTGGAACAACAACTCCATCGATATTTTTTTTAATATTTGGAAATGATCTTCCTCTTTCGAACGGCGGAATTTCAACATATGCTGGAGATGGAGTAAGTAATGTTAATGATAATGATGTTTGATATGATCTCTGATCCGTACTTTGAATGGCAGAAGATATACTATCTAATCTAATTAATGGTTCATATTGTACACTAAAACAATATCTAGTTTTATTTGTTAATTGGTCTTGTTTAACAAATAAATTAATTATTTCATCATTATGAACATCGAACATATCCGAATTTATAAATTCATCATCTAGTTCTAAAAATGAATAAAATTTATAAAAATGAAAGTATTTATTTATAATTAACATATGTTGAATTTGGTGTTCAAATTGAATTGCCGATAATTGAGATTCACAATTAATAGAAACCTCAATATTAAATTCAAACTGCTCTTCTTGCAATAATAATGAAAGTCTTTTTGTTTTATTATATAATATTGGATATTTATTATTATTTTCTAATGGGGTGTGTTTAAATACATATGGATGATATCCCATTGGTGTTGAAGAACGATAATTTATAATTATAGCTGGAAGTTCAAAATTTGCAGTTTCATTTTTTAACTGAAATGTTCGATTACCAATATTAAATTGATAACTTTTAATTTGGTTACCGGGAAATAAAATATTATCAAAAAAATACCGAAGGGATAAAAGTAAATCACTATAGAAACAATGAATCTTCATCTAATTCTCCCTAGGTAAAAAAGTCTATGAACCATGATCCACTAATCCATGATCCATAGACTTTATATCTATTTTTTGTTGGGTGTTTAGACAGGATACCAAAAGTAAATACCATTAATATCCTATCAGATTTTAAACTTTACGATTAATCTTTCCCTAATCTAGCTTTAAGAATTTCCAACTGGAACCCATAACAATGAAGTCCCGCACATGAAAATGCAATAGGGCCAGGCTCAACTCCAGGAAGATTATCGGCAATATATTCATTCAATAGAATAAATCCAATCATATTTTCTGGAAATCCAGCAAATAGATCCCAACTCCTAAAGACAATAGAAGTAATAAGCTTCCCATCTTTAATTTTAAAATCAAGTCCACGAAGACATGGGCTTGTTCCACGCTCAAGTTCATTTGTGAATGGACGATCATATGCAAGAGTTGAATGTGGATTACCAACTGGAATATAACAATGATTATTACCATATCCACAATTTTTAAAATGATTAATAACCCAACTAACTGGTGTGTTTGGTCGATCTTCAATAATCGGACATGTGAAGTTTGGAGCAATTAATTTATATTCATTCTGTCGATTACTATTAAGCTGTTGAACACAATAATCTCCACTAACTGTATTTGAAAGAAATTCACATTTCACTTCACGACAATATTCTGGATAAGGGAGAATCTGACCATTAATCCATGTAGAATATCGATATTCTTCATTAGGGGCAAGATTAGCATCCATAATATAATTAGCAAAATATAAATTTCCAGACTCATCGCTTGTTGGAGCTGGAAGAGAACTACCTTCTGGCATTATTGGAGCGAGTGGTCTGACATGTGGGTTATGTATAAATCCAGAAACAAAATCAAATTCTAGACGAATATCACCGGCATAAGATCCAGCATCAATTTTATATTTGCGTCCATGTTCATGAATCTTACTTAGAAGTTGGAACCAAACATCATCGAGTGTCGTTCCTTCAACAAAAACTGGCTTCATAAAAAATCTCCTTATTATCTTGCAGGATCAAATTGACCATTAGAGTGAACTTTACCATTTTGCCAATTACCATTATATGGAGTACATGTACCAATAATTGGGAAGAATGCAAGTTGAGCAACTCTAAATCCACGTTCAATGGGAATTGGTTTCTTTGATAAATTAGTAAATAAAAATGTCAATGGTCCTTTATATCCAGGATTAACATATGTGGCTTTAAGAAGACATGCAGACCGAAATATTGTCGTTCGAGTATCGATAAGAGCGCATAAATCATCTGGCATATTAAATGTTTCAATAGTTTCAATCAAATATGGTTGATTTTCAACTAAGTTAAATATACCACCTTTATCAGAATCAATTTCAGTAACATCTCCAGTATTTCTTCGATCTTCAAATAACTGACCACCACCACGATGCTCATAGACTTTATTAAGTCGAACATCAACAGTTACACCTTCAATAATAAATTCTTCAGGAAGGTTCTCAACCAATTTATCATTTACAATACGTTTAAATATCTCACTGCTACCAAGAATCATAATGTCTCCTATAAAGTTTATAAATCAATATGAATTTCCAATTTTAATACAATGAACTAGATACATTTATATTATATCTATTTTTCATTGTTAGAAATGAAACAAGAAAAAAGTTTACACATATATAAATATACGTGAAAACTATTTTCGAACGGGCGGAACACCCTCTAACCATAATCCGAAGATTATTGAGGGAAGACACTGATCCTATATCAGTCATCTTTGGAATGGGCATAACCCACTGACTATTAATATCTATATGAAATTTTTCAAAAGAACATGAAATATCAAAACAAACAAAAAATTATTACCAGTGATGGTAATAATTTTTCGAAAAAGTTGGTGTAGAGTATTAAGTATTAAGTGATAAACTCAATACCATCTAATATCTATATGAAATTAATTAAAAAAAAGTATAATGACATAACAAATGCTATATCATTATACTTTTTTAATAAGGCAAAACCTAACAAAAAAAAGGAAATCCGAAGATTTACTTTTTTTCGATGGGAGCACTCTCTAACCATAATCCGAAGATTATTGAGAGAAGATACTGATTCTATATCAGTCATCTTTGGAATGGGCGTAACCCACTGATTAATAATATCTATATGAAATTTTTTAAAAGAACTAGAAACTTATCTCATATAGTTTAAGAATTCATCCCAATTAGGCAGTGCATAATTTTCATAAAAATATTCTCGACCAAGTTTAGACCAGTTTTTAATCATATTTAACTGTTCCATAGTTTGGTTTCCACCAACATGTTTGAAATTAGATTTGATATTACATTCTTTAATTTTATATCCTTTGAGACTTGCTTTGAAAGCAAAAATATTTTCTCCAAAATATCCGGGGAAACAATTACCATCAAATCCACCAACATCTGCCCAGAGTTCTTTAGAAAATGACATTAAGCAACCATCAATATATTTAAATGCTTTCCAATTACCAGGCTTAGTGAGTGTAGGTTGATCATAGAAAAATGGAAGGTTTTTTGTTTCATATTTTTTATCTGTTGGAAATGATGCCGTATATGTATACCAACTAGAAGTTCCAATAACAGTACCACAAATAGAATTATAAAATTTAGCAGTACCAATTAACCAATCAATGCATAATGAATTAGTTATAATTATATCTGGATTAATGACAATAATATAATCACTATTTGAATTCTCAATACCCAGATTATTACCTTGACAATACCCTAAATTAGTATCAGCATATATAATATGAAGATAATTACCTTTCAAATTCATATCAACATGAACTTCACTATTATCAACCAAAATAATATCGTAATCATATGAAGGGCAATAAGACATTACAGAATCCACAGAAGTAATCATATCTTGAATCATTTTCTGTGAATGGTTATAAGTAACACACACAAATGAGACGGTAGTATTAACCATATTTAATCATCCTTAAATTTGAAAGCATCATCAAGAACACAATCTCTAAAAGACCAATCTCGATTCTTTCCAATAGACAATTGATAATCAATTGCAGCAACAACTTCATCTACAGAAATTACACGTTCGCATAATTTATTCGGGCAAATCCACCCCACTTCAGATCTACTATTCCACTGATCTGGATTCTTGTACTCATAGTCATATATCCAACGCTGCGGCGTACACATTCAGTTAAGATCGCGAACCTTAACCCGGGAATTATCCCAGCTACATATTTCTATGCAGACTAGACTATATCATCATCTTAAATATTAAGATGCTCTGTACTTCCACTCGCTTGAGTGTACTCTACTCTCTCAGAATTAACTGGATTTCGATAGTCGTTGCACCTTCCTCTAAATGAGGCTTGGCTCAGGATTGTCATAGGATTCTCCCTTAGATGTCCCCTGAATTCACAGAGTTATTCGATCATCATCGCTGATGAAAGGCGCCGTTGACAACGCCCGCATTTGGTGTTCTGACATGTAACAATGTCAGGATGGAATATATTACTGTGGAATGGATATCCAAAATCTAATGGGCTTGTTCCACACCACATAACAACTGATGGAGTTTTAAGAGTTGCGCTTGCATGTTGCCCAAAAGAATCACATCCAAGAAACACATCTGCATGTTTAATAATTGATAATGATTGTGGTAAATTAGTTTTACCAACAAAATCAATTGCATCTGGATGGAGATAATTTTTTGGTAATCCATTTCCAGTAAGTTGTATCACTGTGTATTTTTTCTTTATAAGTGCATCAACAATTGCAACTTGTTTATCATCAGTTATCATCTTATTATAGTAACTCATAAGTGGTTGGGTTACTACTATAGGGCCTTTCAATTTACTCATAAATTTAATAATATTATCTTCAACATCTTTAGCAATTGGTATATCTGGCAATGGTGAATTACATGGAGGTAACTTCCCCAATTCTCGTACAACATTTACTGCAGACTTACCAAGATTTCTCAATCTATTTTTAACTTCCCAATAAACTAAATCATATGATTCAATATGATCATTATGATAAAAATGCCCTTGAGTATCCATATTAAAAATTTTAAGAGAATCAGATTCAAAATGCTTAAGAATATTATAACTAGAATTACTAGCAATATGGTGCACTATATATTTCTTAGAAAGATCGACAAGTGTAGGTGCAAGAATAAATCCATCACCCAATCCTAATGCCCGATCCCCAGACGTGAGAATTCGCTGTTTCATTTAAACCCCTTAGATTAACCAGTTATAGTCATCCCATGATTTTGAATTGACAATTTTAATATTTTTATTTTGGCTTGAAGTTTGTGATTGATTACGAACCGGATGATTAATGTGTGCAAGAGGATACGACTTACAAGTAATATTTCCAATAGATTTACTTTTAATCCGACTATGTAATTCATGATCTTCATAACCCCACTCAACAAGTTCTTCATTCCAACCTCCAAGTTTAATCCATGATTGAATTGTCATTGCATTCCATCCACCAAGCCCAGATTGTGAAGCCGGAATATTCCAAATTAAATCCCAATTAAACTTTTTCTGATTATCAATAAATCTAGCCATACTAAATATATTATTATTAGTTTGTTTTGCTTTATGATATGAATAATCAATTAATTCCGGAGGAATAATCATATCAATATCAGTACAAATAATAACTTCACAACTATTCATTAAATATTTAATACCAGAATTCAATGCTTTTGATCTGCTAAATTGTCCATCAACTAAACATTCTTGATCAGACATAGGATAATAACTAACACACTCATCCACTCCTAATTCAATAAGAGATGATTTATAGGATGATGTGAATCTAGATATTATATTAGATTCAATGTTATAAGCTGGAGCAATAATACCAACACATTTTAATTTCATAACATCTCCTAATTCTTACGAACTCGAGCAAACCAAAATGAATATTTATTAGTATCATCGATAGTATCGAGAATATCTAAATCAATTTCATAAAATCTAAATTGCTCATTACCCCAAGGACATTCAATATTATTAGCTTTCTGAATAATAGAGGATAGTTCAGAAATATATTTTTTATCATTTCGAGAATACATACCAAACATAATTCCGAAATTTTTAATCTTTGGCCAAGATTCTATTATCTGATCTCTAATATTAGATAATGTTTGATTAAAATAAATACAATTAAAGAAATTATTACTAAATTTAGGAAGTAACATCTTAACATCTGTATTATAGACATTGATATTCAACAACTTATCATAAACCAATCTCTGAACAATAACATCATAATCAGGAGCGTGATTTGCAAAACTAAATAGTTTAGCACTTGGCATAATTGTATTTAGAGCAAGCAAATTTAAAGGATTACCAGAATTCACTTCAATATAATTAGATGCGGCTGATATAAATTGGCTCACAATGGCCAAATATGCTTTAAAAGCAACATACTTATCATCTTTTAAACTTGGATCAATAATATCTTTCCAATCATGATTAACTAAAGATTTAATCCATATTTTAAAAAGACGTTTATTAATATCATCTTCTGTAAATGCCATAGTTCTATAAAGATTCGGTTCAACTGGATGAAAATTCTCAATAAATTTATCAGTCTTACATTTATCAAATTTATTAAGAAAATCAACAATACCACGACCCTGCACATCTTCCCGATGTCCCCAGTTAGTAAATTTAGCAACAATATCAGCCGCTGGCATAACATATGACATATGGAGAAATGTTAAATCTCTACGAAGTATTTTATTATTTAAATCAACATTAATATCTGCAGGAATAATAGTTGGTCTAGTAAAATGTTCAGGGGGATTTACAAACCAATATGGATTATCTATATAACAAATTGGCTGAACAATAATGCATTCCGGACTATTTTTACCATCATACTCACAATAATTAATTATATCTTTACAAACATGATCCTCATATACTTCATCCGATTGAACTAACCATATATGAGTACATTCATTAGAATGCCCATTTAAAGTCTCCATAATATAAAACCCAATATTGTCCTGTTTAGCATATTCTGAAGAATTATTATCGGTATTATGAATTAAGATAATTTTATCATCAAATTTACTTAATATTGATAATACGGTTTCTATATTTTTATCTGAAGCTTTATTTCCAATATATGAATAATCATTTAAGTAAATTACATATTTCTTAACATATGGAAGAATTGACTGTATTGATGTTTCTAGAAACTCCAAACCATATGAAGGCCAAATATAATTGAAAGCAATTACCCCACTTTTTTCATCTGGTATGTCTTTTAACGGCGAAATAAATGATTTAGATAGTTCAATATCAAAGCCAAATACATCCTTAACTAGGGATTTGAAATCGCCATTATCAGAATTAATTCCCAAATGAATGTCTGGAATATTTACAATATCATTATATCCAGAGCCAATTATATCGGAATCAGTAAGTTTATGATATTTAGACTTAAATTCAGAATCGGTAAGTTTCTCATACCAATATTTCTCTTTAACATATGCATGTCTTGGGGGAAATTTTTTGATTATTTCATATAAACTAGCAGTTCTCATCCATAAACTATCGGTATTTGAAATTTCATCATCATAATGCGTTACCTTCAATAAGGATCGCGACTCCTTATCCGCAGCATTACCTGCAGCTACATGTTTCCATGCAGACGAGACTATATCATTATCCTATATTTTATTTTATTTTAAATTATTACATGTTTCCAAGTTTTATTATCTCTAATTCTATAAATTGTTGCTGGACTGACATTATATAACTTAGCAATATGTTTTCCAACTTCTCCATTCTGAAGCCTCAATTTAATAGACACAACATCAGATTTAAGTAATGTTGCGACATTAGTAGGACAATCAGGATCAACAATTCGATTATATAAATCACTAAGTGGAATGATTAACTGATTAGTTATATGTGTCCAAGTCAATCCTCTTAGAATTCTCATAATTGCAATATAATTCACATTATATATTTTTGAAATATATGTTGCACTTTGTCCATCATAACGCCCATTATAAATATCAGTTAAGATACATCGAACAATATCATCCGTTAGCTTGGAACCAAAAACATCAGTTCCTTTTGCTTGTCGATTAGCAGCAACCATATCATCGGAATTATCCTGAACTGTTCCAGGTAGAAGGTGATTTGGATTAACACAACTTGGATTATTGCAAGTATGTCTGATTAAAAGATCATTTGGAATTTTACCATTATATATATAATATGAAATTCGATGAGCTTTATGTGGTGTATTATTAATCCCAATATTATAATGTCCATTCCGATCAGGAGTATAATCCATTTTCCAACAATCATCTGGACAATTCTTCCAATCTGTAATTATATGGGAATAAAATCTATCTATATCTTTTTGAGTTAAATTAATTTCTAACATATTTTCCTCCTTATATAAGGAAAACATATAACTGGTGGAGGTGAGAATAAATTAATATAAGTAATTCATTCAAGGTCTGCAGGACCATGTCCCTCCATATAAAATATAAAATATAGGATCTCTTGCGCTTCGAACCCGCTTGGGTTCTACTCTACTCCCACAGATAGCATCTGGGTTTCGATAGTCGTTGCACGTTCCCTAATATTAGGGCTTCGCTCAGGATTGCCATAGGATCTCTCCCTTAAGTATTCCCTGAATTCACAAGTTTATTCGATTACCATTACTGGTAAAAGGGGCTATTTATGGCCATTAACCCTGCCATGTACTGTTTCGTCCTACATGTTCAGATGCACCAGGATATGCTGCTATAATTTTATCACGATGCATTCCGGGAGCAAATTTCCCCCAATGAGTTATACTCCAGTCTAAACCCGCACGATAGTCAGCACTCCCAAGATCTAGATCGAATGGACAAAATTTCAAAAAATCAGTAGCTCGAAGAACCATATGTCCAGCTCGGGCGGTATTCTTCCAAAGCCAACCATCTTCATCTTTATCAATAATATCATGTTCAGGAGAATTATAAAAAGTTGCAATATGTGCAGTTAGACATGAATGCAATTTATCGCATAATAATGTAAAATCTTCAAAAAATTCATTATCTTGATCACTAAGCATTACATATTTACAATCATTAAAAAATCCACTTTTAAAAACTGCATTTGTTCCACCACGTTGTCCTAGATTCTGTGGTAATGCAATTACTTGAATATCATCAAATTCAGAACAAACTGCAATTGATTTATCTTGAAGATTTCTATCATCACTTTGCTCAAGCACACAAATCTTATCATCTTTACTTTTATGAGCAATTATAGATTTTAAAGTATTTCTGAGGTATTCTGGTCGGTTAAAAGAAAGGATTTGAATTCCGATTCGATACATTTCTACTCCTTATTAAAGTAATGATTTTTGGAAAAGTCTACTAATTAGGTCATTTCCTGTAAGAAGTCCAACTTTAGTTAAAGGTGGATTCATTGCGGAGAATACTTTATTAAATAAATAATGCAAGCATATATCAGAGTCTAAAATATACTCTAAATTATCAGTATTAAAAAATTTATCTCTATGTCGATATGTAATTGGAGATATAGATCCAAGATCACGAAATATGGGTTTATTGTCTACACAAATAGGAGTCAACATACTAGATCCTAAATCACACCAATTCATATTATATGATGCATCTATTCGACGATCTTGGCGGTTAGCATATTCAGTAATTATTTTTCCATTTTGAATAGATGATATAACACCATTTGTACATATACCCTCATTATTTGTGCGACAATTAAAATCTATAATAGGTGAAAATAATCTATCTAATGGTCCCATAACAATAGAATCGGCATCAATCCAAAGTCCACCAAACTTCTTTAATAATGCAACTCGAATATAATCCACTTTCAACGAAATATTCTGTGAAGGAATATTTGATACATGAATTTTATTAAGATCTGTACGAATATCTGGAAGAAATTCAAAAAGATTCTTATCAGTAACTATCATGAAAGAAGATGGATCAAGGTGTTTTTTCATTGTTTCAAAACACAAATTAATAAGTTCAGAAGGTTGAGTTTGTCCAGGTGGACATTCCCAATATGTCCAAATCATAGTATTAAGAGAAATCAATATATTATCCTTAATTTTTATAGTTAAATGACTAATATAATTTCATATGTTTAGTATTTAAAAAATGCCTAAAGAATATTAATCTCTAGGCATATTAATTATCTTAAATAAAAGATTAATTCGAGTGTATTATTTTTCTGGTTCTGATTCTGAATTATATCCAGTAAATTCTGGGGTTTTATAAACAAAATCATCATCAATTAGATGATCTAATCCAATTCTAGAAACAACTTTCTTATATTCACCCTTAAAATTATCATACATATCATCGAGAAACTTATGAAGATGTGTAATTCCAGGAGCTTCTCCATTTTTCATCATCATTTCACAACTTGCAAGATATCTACGACCCAATTGCACAGCCACATATGGATGAACTCCCATTTGTTCGAGATATTCATGCGTTCCAACATTGAGAGCTCCAGTCATCGTTAGATCTCGAATAGTGTGAAGAAATGCCATACGAACATGTTCAGAGATTTCATTCTCTTCAAAATATTTCTCATCCCAATTTTCAGGAATATCACAATTCTTCATAATCTGTTCGTATGCAGTCTGATATTGACCAATCTCTTTAAGAGCAGCTTCAATATAAATATTAGCATCAGTTATATTACAAACTTTCTCTTCAATATCAATTTCAATAAGATCGAGTTCCCTCTTCTTATTATTAACATCAATAGTTCTAAGTTTCGTTGTTACTTCATCAATCATAACAGGGTTTGCATTGGACATTACAATTTTTTGATATTGTTTAACCGTACCTCTTAATGAATCTCTACGCTCAATCAATTCTTCAAGATTAATTCGATCGCGACGAAGCTTAAATATATTTTCTTTAAGAGCTCCACGCTTACGCTCAATTTTAGCAAGACATTGCTTCATACGATGAAGTGGTCCAGTAGCAAGCATCGTCAAACTCATCAACCGACCAGAAACTTGTGAATTCTGTTTACCAAATAATTTAGTAGCACGGTTAATTTCTGGCATCTTATCGGCAATCTGATTAAGCTGCATATCGCCAATTGCCGTAAATTCAACTAGGGATGTTGATGTTGGATCGCCTGCTCTTGAAAAAATTTGGATAAATCGATTTGATTTATCCAAAAGGTCAGAATAATTAGTAGTTGACAAATCTTTAATTGAAACATCAATTGGAATAAGATCTTGAGTCATTGGTAATCCTTTATTAATTATATGTGAGAGGGTATTATTATGGAAGGGATGGCTAGGATCAAACTAGCGACATGTTGAATCAAAATCAACCGTTCTGTCACTGAACTACATCCCTTAATTTTTTATCTAAATAGTGGTACCCGAGGTCAGATTCGAACTGACAAGAGGATAATCCTCTAGGGATTTTAAGTCCCTTGCGGTTTCCATTTCGCCACTCGGGCATATGCTTTAGTGGAAGAGAGTATTGGACTTGAACCAATAACATTCAGCGTCAAAGGCTGACGTTCCACCATTGAACTAACTCTCTTCAAATAAAATTATAGCAGAAGGTCCCGACCCTTCATCTTTAGCGTCCTAATGTTTTACCATTAAACTATACTATAATATTGTTACATAAATACAAACATACCATTGTGTCTTGGCTGTACACTTGTATCTACATATATATTAAATCCAAATTCTTCTCGGAGAACTCGACAAACATGAAAATCCTCAGAATCATAATGTCCATCCACAACCCCAGTCTTGAAAACATTATAGTGTTTCATTTCTGAAGAAACTGTACCGCGACTAAATGGATTTGGATCATATGTATTGTCGTCATCGATAGCTTTCTGGATTAATTTATTAACAACCTTTCGAGATAGAATCATAACTGCTGTTCCAACTCGATCTACTTCTAAAAGATCATCGTCAACTTTATCTAAAACTTTACCAATATTATATACAGGCTTACCTTCAGAATCGAATCCTTTAAGTGCAACAGGTGCTGCAATGATATCTTTATTATGAGACATCAATTTCAACAATCCATCTGCTGGAAGGAAAATATCAGAATCAATAAATACAAGATGAGTAAAATCTTTCATCATATGAAAATATGAAATAACTGAATTTCGTCCTCTTGGAATTAATGATTCATTCCCAATAGTCATGACGGTAAATGGAATTCCACATCTATGAAAGTCAATTATTGAATGGAGATAATCAGTATGAACCATTGCATTATATGCTGGTGTACCGATAAATAAGTTCATAGTTTTCATATGTTCTGGAATATTAGTAGCATCAAAAAGAGGGGCATTTCCATTTCCTGCAAAATTATCATTAGCATGTTTTGGAATCTTATCTACATTATCATTCGTAGTAATAGGTGCAATGTCATGTACAAGTTTAATAGTATCATTATTCATTAAAATATCTCCTGTGTGTTTTTAAAGTACCTTATTATAATGGTATTATATCTATTTAATATTGTTCCGTTTTACATAAAAATTAAAAGGACCAAGCAAAAATATCATTGATGCTATATGAACCGGTAGAAATAATAGTAAATGATCTATCAGAATGAAGTACAGTCACATCTGTATCCCCACATGTAATATCAATAGCATTTGTTATCGAATTCATAATTACCTTTTGAGCCTCTGTAAATGCTCCAGAATACTTAATAGTATTAGAATTTGTAATTGCAGCACACATCGTTCGACCACATGAAATTTTATTAATATTTGTCCAAGATGAAACATCAAATTCAAATCCAATGGTAGTGTTATTTAACTGTTTCATAAGATATTGATATCCACATGCATCAATATCTACAATATTTGATAATTCTTCAACTTCACTTTTAACAGTACTATTTGATGTGAATGCTTTAACTAATTTATTTTCGGTAAGTCCAAGAATCCCATATTCAAAAACTGCAATTTTTATAAAAGTATCTGTAGATGCAGATATCTGAGAAACTAAATCTGATATATATTGTCCTTGAACTAAAATGTGACCATTTAGAGTCAGGGCGGCTATTATATTCGAAGATATACCAACTTGGGTAATTTCAATATTATTCCAAAGGTCTGGATCGAAATTAGTAAATGTACTAGAAACTAATATATCATTATTAATATCAATTCCAGCACAATAATCATGTCCAGTGGTAATAAATTCTAAATTTTTCCAAACCAAAGAAGAAAGAATTCCAGTCGATAATAATCTATTGATATCACTAATACCAACAATAGTATGATCGGATTTAATATTATGATTTTCTACAAAAGATAATCCTGGATAATATGGTAATGTAGAATTAAAAATCCAAGAAGTATCACATTTTGCAATCCATCGATTTGGAGATATGCAAGTTAATTCAATATTGCATTGATTACCAATAATATTTTCAATATAAGAACAATTCTGACCATTAACTTTAACAAATGTATTGAATTCAATTTTAAGTATCTGTGAATTGAATTTGAATATATTTAGTTTAGTACCTTGAGTTAAACAACTAGGAATATTAATAATCTGGGTTAACGTATTATTGCAAATATAAAAATCATATTGAAAATCAATTAATAATGATAATGATGAATTATTATATACTGTTCGTTGTTTAGATTCTACGTATTGAAATTTCTCCCAATGATTTGATTTATATATATTTAATTTATGATCATGTAATGTAACAGCAATATATCCGTTTATTGGATTTATAATATTGAGTAATTCAGAATCATTAGAAACCTTTAATATATTCTCCTTACGAATACCATTATTAAATATATCAGTAGATTGTAAGTTTAAATTTCCATAATAATCCATATTAAATTCCTTAAAATTCCTAATAGACTAATCCCATTTAGCCAGGTGGAAATTATTTTTAAAATGTCCTTAGATAGATTTGTTTATAATTAACGGCAAAATTTGAGTTATATTCCAATATTATAAAATCCATTAGCAACTGAAGGCGTTCCACCAGAAGAGTTAGTAGATATGACAGTCCCATCCGATTTGATTGCTGTGAAAAAATATGGACTTGCTGTAGCAAATAATATATCTCGATTTCTCCAAAGTTCTGGGTTATGTAGTTGGGTATTATATCCATAATATCCAGCAGTATTATATACTAATCCACTTTTTGCAACAGCCAATATCTGATTATATCCACCTCCAATAGTTTTAATAGGATCTGTTGGCATAACATGCGTCCAATTCAAATTAGTTCGTATAATTTGATATGGCATATTTTGAAAAAAGATAGATCCATTTGTAAGATAAGAACCATCATCAAATAAAATCATAGATGCAACATCATATGATCCTGCACAATCAATTGGTTTGCGAATCCCATCATATTTCCAAATTACCTTTGGAGGGGTTTGTGGATATTGCCAATTAAAATACTCAACACTCCCATCTCTATTAATCCAATAAACTTGATATGTTGATAAAAATAAAATCCTAAATGGACTTCTTTCACTTTTACATGTAATTGTTGGATATCCAGAATAATTAATAATAATTGTACCATCAGCACGAATTGCGACACCACCATATATATTCATATCATAATCAATTATATTATAATATCCAGATTCTTGACTCATGTCTATAGTAGTTATACTTGTTTTACTTGTTGCTAAACTACCATCTGATCGAACCCCAACAAGATCAAGATATCTCGAACTAAGTTGAATAATCGAATTATCAAATCCATTAGCAGGTGTAATTGGTATAGTATATGTTGAATTACCACAAGAAGCAATCCCACCATCCGAACGAATTGCAAAAATATTATAATATCCACAACATAATATATTACTATATTTAAGGTAAAAATCTCGTGGCCGAGTTAATCTATATGAATCATAGCAATTTAATGTCCCGAAATTATTTATTATACCCCAACAATTATAGGACGTTGCAAGAAGTGTAACTGAAGAATTAACCCCAACAATATCAATCTCAACATCTGAAGAATTAACATATTCATCATTAAAATAATTTGGTCTGATTGATAGTTTATCAATTCCAGTATTAATGAATGTAAATGATAATCCAGATTTCCAAGCAGGTAAATTAAAATACACTGGATACTTACAATTATAAATAAATGTATATCCATTATTAGAATCAATATTGGTTGGAATGATATCAAATTCACAAGATGCTAAAGATATTGGAGTTTCATTTTGTTTAATCCATAAATTCAAAGGCCCAGAATATATATATAGTTTATAATTAGACAAATTAATAGCTAATTGTCCAATCTCTATAGGTAAATTAATTAAATCAATCTCAGAAGAAACTATATGGATTCCGAATTTAAACTCAGTTTGTGTATTATATAATTTACTACCTGGAAGAAAATTAAGATCTGCATAACACTTCATATTAATCTCCAATAAATTTCCAAGGACCATATTGATTAATTATTATCCAGTGAATTGAATCAATACATAATAATGTTATTGAATCTAATTGTCCAGAAGTAGAGTTATTCTCAATATGATATCCAAGATTATTTGAAATAATGTTATTTACATTAGCCTTTATTATAAATTTATAATTAGGAGCAGATATAGTTTTAATAAAAGTATAATATATTCCAGACATTGCAGGTGGTAATGTGAATGCGATATGTTTTTTAGTAACATTATACTCATCCGTATGGATTAATCCGGAATCTCCAATCGTAAGACTATAATTAGATGGTTTTGGATTAATTAATTGTCTGAATTTAATCCAAATATTAGAAGAAATATCATAAATATTAAAAAAATAATCATATAAAGTCAATATAATATCACCATCTTCAATTCCATATAATGATAGTAAATCAACATCATTCTGGACCCATTCTATACCACATGAATATAAAATATCATTACTTTGTAAATTTCCATTATAAATCTTTATATCTCCATTAACATCCATATTAACTCCTATCCATTACTAATTCCAGCCATAGCCCAAGCATTCCCAATAAGAGAAGTAAAATCAACACTATTAGATTGAATTATTGGATTTATATATTTAACTAATTTACTATTATTAAAACATATTCGATTTAATGTACCAGAAGATGTTGCTGTAGGATATCCTAAGTTAAGTCCAATAACAGATCCAAATATTGTACAATTTCCAGGAGAATTAATTCGCAAAACATCAATATATGAAGATCCACTTGACCCAGATATTACTCCAATATTTCCAATAGAATTGCTAGCACATGCTGCACCCCATCCATTTTGATGTAGAACATCTCCAAAATATAAAGCATTCCCAGGTTTAGAAATATTTACAACTTCAATACTAGATATTCCATTCCAACCACAACAAATTAACCCAATATTACCAACACCATTAGTTATTAATTGATTTAAATGACTTCTTGCATAATTTAAATATCCAAAAGTAATGCTAACCATAGATGTTGATATTCTAAAAGTAGAAATTAACGTATTATTTGTATAATGATCCGCTGCCACCATCCCAGTATTAAGAACCCCATTAGATCCAGCACCACCCAACCCATGAGTTTGCGTTAAATACCCATGGTATTGTGCATTTTCTCCATTAGAGTTAATATTAATCTTACATCCATATCGTACCGGAAAGCCTCCACCCCATCCATGAAAAAATACACCAGATCCCATCAATCCATTAGATGTATAATTAAGATGATATCCAATGTACGTCATTTCACCAAAATATGTAGAAACAGCACCAATTACCGAAATATTATATGTTTCAATTGAACTAGTTGAATATCCACCAGCAATAATAGCTTTACTACCACTACCACCATGCATCAATAATTCAGATTCAGAAGGTTCTTTCCAATCACCAACAAGTTCGGTAGAAATCCACTTATTATCTCCGATATATTGAATTGTAATATATGAAGTTCCAATAGTATTAGAAGTTAATCCAATAAAAGAATTAATTGTATGATTGACATTAGGAGACACAATAATAATATTAGTATCATCAATTTTAATAAAAGAATATGTTAATCCGATAATTCCAGCATTAGGCAAAATGAATGTGGTGTATTCATATTCAAGATTAATTGTGGTTTTAAATGTAGATCCTGATTCAGAAGATTGTATAGCAATTATACTACTAGATCTCATTGTGCCAAATTGTTGATTCCTATAAATATTCTCTGAAATTTTATGCCACATATTATTATATCTAAGATTAAGATAATGATCATGTAATGTTGTAATGATGTCCCGTTCTTCTGGATTTTGAATAAGAGATAAATCATCATCATTAATAACATTTTTAAATCCATCAAGCTTAAAATCAGAACCATCCCGAAATACAGAATTTATAAGATCAACATCTCCATAAAATTCCATCATCATTCTCCATTTATCCAAAGTCCAGATTTATTAGTGATTACCCAATTTAAATTATCAATACCAACAAGTGTAATTGAACTAGTTTTATAATTAGATATGATCCCAATTGAAGATTTATTAATAAAATTCCCAGATCTAGGATTAACCTGAATTGAATATTGATCATTAGTAAAAGAAAAATTCATACCAAACTTTGGTATTGGTAAAGTAAATATAATATCATTACTAGATCCAACATTATTGAAATTAAGACCACTCAGATGTTCTGGTAAAATAAAATCCGTAAGTTTTTGGATATTTGATAAAAATGGATATTTTTTCCAAACAGGAGGATAATATTCAGTCGTTCCAAGAGTTGAATTTATTTCTTTAATTCGATAGAGTTCATAAACATTAATACAAGCATCATATAATGTAAAAATAATTAAACCATTATTATATCCACCAATAGAATTATCAGATGTTAAATATAAATCTCGTTCAATATCTGTATCAGCAAACAATACATCGATATCAAAATATTTATCATTTCGAGTAATTCTACCAGGCCCTTTAATATTAACATTCCCTATAATTTTCATAATTTATCCTCTTATGAATTAGAACAACATCCATGGCCTCCACTATTATATGTTAAATTTCCAAAAAAACTAGAATTAGACAATTGAACAATATTAACATATTCAATATTCCCAAAATTACAAAACACTGCACGATTTCGAATTTTATTAGAAGTAGCATCCCCATCTACTAAATTAGTAGATAAATCTCCAAAATAAACACTATCAGAATTAGTAGAAATTGCTATACTTGACATAGAATATATATCATGACTAGTTCCTCCAATTATTCCAATATTATTAATCCCATTAGAAGTTGCAGATTTTCCACTCCCAATATGAGAAGCACTCCCAAAATCAACTGCATTTCCAAGGGATCTAATATTAATAGATTCTATAGAAGTTGTTAATTCAGAACCAAATAAAATTAATCCTTTATTATTTATATCATTGGATAATAAAGCGCTCCAATTTCTTGAATATAATAAAGTTCCAAATAAATCAGAATTAGATAAAATATTAGTTGCAATATATTGAATTTGCAGACCATATGTCCCATTACCACCAACAATTATTCCACGATGATTAATACCATTATCAGTACATGATCTAGTAGCATCATCATTTAAATTATAATTGCATTCACCAAAAGTTACAGCATCACCAGGTGTAGAAATATTGACATAATCAAAAGTGCTACAATAATATAAACAACCAGGACCAAATATTCCACGGTTATTAAGACCAGTAGACATTGCTCCAATTCTATCTCGACCAAATGTTAAATTTCCAAAAAGTAGAGAATCTGAAGCATTTGATATATCATAATAATCTATACTTCGAAATAAATAATCATATGATCCAGAACTAACCCCAATATTTCCACCATCAATAATAATAGAAGATGGAACACAACTCAATTCAAATGCATCTGATTTACCACCAACAATCCAATTATATATAATCCCAATTAAGTGAATGAAGTTTACTGAACCAACAGAAGTTAAATTAATTTCATTATATATAGAATTAATAATATTTCGTTCATTATCTGTCTTAATATTAATTTTATATGATTCAAATTGAACTATTGTTATGTCTATAAAGTCAGTAATTAACGGCAAAATCAATGTAATATCTTTCGTTATTCCAAGATTAATTAATACTTTACCATGATCTTCTGATGAAATAACACAATCATCAGTAAGTATTCGTATTGGTTTATTCTGAGAAATATCATAATTATTAAATTTAGTCCACGATTTCCCTACAGAATTATAATAATATAATTTATAATCATCTAGAGTAATTGCATATTGACCATTCTTTAATACATAATTACGATTATTTATTAAAGAATTTAAATCAAATTTATCAATAGATTTATGAATTGAACCTAATGAAATTAAATTACTATTATATTTTGCATTTGAATTGTATATATTTATACTTCCATAAATATCCATATACCATCCTTTTATGAATTAGAAGTCCCAGAGAATCCATATCCAGGATTAGATAAACTCCCAAAAGATGACCCATTGCTCATTGTAGATATAGTTACATATTCCATCGTATTCCAAGCATAATTATAATCAACTGCAGTAGTCCATCCACCAACAAATACGGCTCTATTATTTACATGATTGGAACATGCTGCTGGGCGCCAACCTCTAGGACTTGATAAATCACCAAATACAATAGAATTAGCTGGAGTAGTTATAGTTATATAATCAATCATATTCATAGTTGGAATACTATTACTACCAACAAAAATGCCTCTATTTAAAATCCCATTAGATGTAGCAACACCAAGATAATGATATCTAGAGATTGTACCAAAAATTATAGCACTTGAATGAGTTTGTAAACTATAATACCATGAAGAAGTTTCACGTGCAAGAATAGCTCTATTATTTTGACAATTAGAAGTTATTGTATCCCAATATGAGCTAGAAGTTACAACTTCTCCAAGATATACTCCAATAGATTTACTAACTAAATTATATTTGATCATTGCATTCCAACTAGGATATGTTCCATATTTAAATGCAGAATTTAGAATACCATTTGACGTCATACATACATACCAACCCCATCCATCTGCAGCTGCAAATTCAGTAGAATTAGATAATATTGAAATATTAACATATTCAGTATTTCCTCCTGCCCACCAATAACCCTCAAGTCCACCAGACATAAGACCAATATTACCAACACCATTAGATGTCGTTCCAAAATCATATTTAGGCAAAAATAAATTTCCAAAATAACTAGAATCACAACTACTATTAATGGAGATATATTCAATTATATTTTGAGGCACTACTGTATTTCCAGAAAATATACCACGATTTTGGCAAGTATTAAATAAATTCTCAATTTTCAACCATTGAGATGTTGATGAATCATATATATTTATTGCCCAATCAACAGATGTTAAAACACAATCTCCATCATTAGCGTTTAATTGATTCCGATCAATATCATTATACATGATTGGAAAATTAAATCCAAATTGAAGATTAGAGTTATTAATAAATTTACCACCAAATCGAATATTAAAATGTCCAGGAATATCCATAATTAAATACCTCTATGCATTTGATGCAGTTGCCTGAAAATTTCGAGCACCAGCTAAATAACCAAATAAACTTGAATTTCCAGATGTTATTATATTAATATGGTCTATAATATTTAAATATGTTCCATCTCCACCAACATGTATAGATGAGCCACCAATAATTAATCCTTTATTTAAAGGACCATTAGAAGTTCCGACAGCCCCCCAACGTTTAGTTGATAATTGACCAAAAGACATGCAAGTAGAAAGAACATTAATATTGATATAATCAATAAGATTCATATAATTAATATCAGCAATTCCACCACAATATAATGCTCTATTATTTATTCCATTATCAAGAGTAGCTCGACGAACCCACCAATATTGTGAATATGTTAATGTACCAAATGCTACCCAACTTGAAGAAACTTGAGTAAATGATTTATAACACATTCCATTAACAACCGCACCACCCTGCCATGATTGATATTGAACAGTACGATTTAATTCAGAATTCGAAACAACAGCAGGACCATTATATGACCAAGTAGGCAATCCCCCAAATGACGTGAATGTTCGTATACCATTTATATTTGTATACTCAGAATGAGTTCCATATATATAAGACCACCACCAACCATTACCCCACCAAAATCCAAGATTCACAACGAGATTTAATGAACCATTAGATGTTGTACCAGAATATAATCCACAATAAGTACAAGTACCAAATTTGGTAATATCAACACCATTATTAATATTTATTGATGTTACTGAAGTAGTAGGATAATTACATGTTCCAGAAAATATTATCATATTCCCACTAAATCCATTAGATGTAGCACTACCATCATAATTCCAAAAATTAATCTCATTAATAAAAGCAGCATCACTTGAATTTAAATATGAAATGTAATCAATCGTATTCCAAACATATTTATTAGTTAATGGTGCATTCGTATTTCCTCCATAATTAACACAGGTATTTCCAGAAGGATGGTAACCAATGAAAATTTGATCTCTAAGATTATTATCTCCAATTGAAATTTTTATACCATAATTAAATAAACATGTTTTTTTAAGATCAATATCAACAACAATATCTCCATCTTTAAGAAAATCATCAACAACATCATTAGTAACACCAGAATAAGTACCGATACGTCTAGGAAATTGATATGTATTAAACTCAATAATATCATAATTATCAGTTATATTTATATCTCCACCCAACATATCTAGATCGCCATAAAATTTCATTTTTATTCTCCATTTGAAGTTGCAGAATGTCGGGCTCGGTTTCGTCTTAATGTACTAAACATTGAAGAATTTACATTAACAGAAAATAAATTTACAGAATCAATACTCTGTAATGCTGTTGATCCAACATTAGATCCTCCAGAAAAAATACTAAGATTTTGGCTAGTTTCTGTAATTGCTGCACAATTAACTCGAGGACACCTAAGTGTACCAAAAATAACACAACTGCTTTCTTGCATAATATTAAATGCAGATATCCCATCAAGACCTTCAGTATATTTAGTTCCAGGCACACCAATTGTAGATCCTTCAGGATATATTTTTGTAGCTGTTCCACCACCAAACATTGCACGATTTCCACGTCCATTAGATGTTGCGCAAACTCCAGTAGTATTATATAATAAAGTACCAAAATAAACAGCATCTGTAATATTAGTAATATTAATCAAATCAATAACATTATATGATTCATAACCACCAGCAAAAATTGCACGATTATTTATACCATTAGATGCACCAGCTAAATCACCACGACCATTAACTAAATTTCCAAAAAATACAGCATCTCCAAGAGTAGATATAGAAATGTAATCAATTGTTGTTCTACCAATTAACCCACCAGCAAAAACGGCACGATTATTTAATCCATTAGAAACCCCAGCTAATCCATATCTACCAGAAGATAAATTACCAAAAAAAGAAGAAGAAGAAGATTTTACAATATCAATATATCGAATTGTAGCTACACCTCCTCCACCGCCTCCAATTATAGCACGACCAGCAGAACCATTAGAAGTAGCAGCGGTACGATCTAAAGCAGCACTTAAATTACAGAAATATCGCCCATCTCCTTTAGTTACTAGATTTATTTTCTCAACTTCAGCAGTTATAGAACTTCCAGTATATCCTCCACAAAAAATACCAGAACATTCTGGACGTGGTATTAATTTCTGCCAATCAATATTAGCTTTATAAATTTGGTTTATTGAATTCTTTAAATATGATATAATTGGAATATTTAATGCATGATCATCTAACGTAATTATAACTTCCCCTAATCGTAATGGTTCTGTTGGAGATATATTACTTATAGTAGCAGATCCATTTGAAGTTGCCATAACATCAAATACATATCCATTATATAGATTTCCAAAAAATGATGTTGAATATCCAAAATTAATATTAATTTTTTCAATCGTATTTGTATAATATGCACCATATTTATAATAATCTGTACCTATTTCAACACAACCACCAGCAGCAACCCCAACATTACCTATTCCATTCGAAACCGCCCGACTCCCCCAACGCCCAGTACTAAGATCTCCAAAATCATATGCATTCGATGTTACGGAAATATTAATATATTCAATATGATTTGTATATACCCCATCTACACCAACAGCAACATCACTACTGCCACCACCAATAAATAATGCTCTATTTCCAACATCATTAGACATTACTGCCCGATCAGTATCTGAAAATGTTAAACTTCCAAAAAGTTGAGCATCCGCAGCAGTATCTATAGCAACATGGGATATTTTTTTTACTAATTTTGAAACTGGTTGAAATACTGCCCGATTAAGAACTCCATTATCAGTAGCTTGAAATCTAGAACCACCATAATCCATATCTGCAAAATAAGTAGAATTGCCAGAAGTAGAAATATTAATAGTAGAAATTACATTAGATCCATCAAAACTTCCAGCAAAAAGACCTTTATTATTAGTCCCATTAGAAACTCCAGCTAATTGATATGAATGTTGATATAAATCACCAAATGGGATTGATGTTGATGTGGTAGAAATTGTAACATAATCAATATGATCTGTAATATAATATATTATAGAATTTATAGTTATAGAAATTGCACTCATAGTGCACCATCCACCAGAAACACTTCCTCCAGCAAATAATGCTCGATTATTAGAACCATTAGAAATAGCAGTGCCAGATCTCCCCCAACAAGTGTCATATAATGATCCGAAAAATACACTATTTCCAGAAGTCAACAAATTAAGATAACTACTAACGGAAGTACCATAATATAAAGTATCTGATGTCGTTCCAGATGCAAATATTCCAATATAACCAGAAAAAAATAAAGGTCGAAGCTGATCTCTTTCATGATCATTTGCAACCTTTCGGAGGTTTGCATATTTAACTTGTTCCCCATTATTAAATAAATGACCGGATCCAATTACCTCAATATCTCCATAAATATCCATTCATCCTCCTAACAATTAGACGATCCCTCATTATACATATTCGACACTAACATGTCCCCAAAATATACAGCATCAGATAATACAGAAATATTAACCATATCAGATACTAAAATTGCTGGAACTGTATGTTCATATGTAGCAACTGCTCTATTTTTAACACCATTAGAAACAAATACCCCTTGATTACACAAACTACATAAATTTCCAAAAAGTTTAGCATTTGCTGGAGTTGTAATTGAAATATAATCAATAACATTAGTAGTTGCAACTCCAACTCCACCAAGTCGATAGCTACCACCAGCAATAATTCCACGATTATTAATTCTATTATCTGTAGATATTGTCCAACATGCTAATCGACATGATAATCTTCCAAAATCTAAAGCATTGCTCAATTTAGAAACATCCACATGTAAAATATCTTGAACTGATAAATTATTATTAACATAATTATAATTATTACCAATAATAATACCCTTACTATTTATTCCATTTGAACATGCAGAACCATGACTTTGTTTCGAAGCCATATTACCAAAAATATTTGCATTTTCAGGTCGGGATATAGTAATATATTCCATAGTTGTAGGTGCAGTTACAGCTCCATTCCAACAACCAATAATTAATCCACGATCATATTCAGTATTAGATAATGCACATGGAGCATATCTACCAGTAGTTAAATCTCCAAAAATTTTAGAATTATTTAACGGAACACTTATAGATGTATATGATATTGGGAGGGTCCA